AACAAACAATCGGGGTTCAACTGATAGCACACGGCGTTGCCGTAGATCTTGAAGCCTAATTACCACTTAGGCCCACCCGGTTTACTCCAGAATTGTTGAGCCATTCCCAAGCCAGATGCTCTTGGGTGTTGATAAGGTAGTGGTATAATACGCGGTGTTAGGTTAATATAACCATCTGCATGTGATTGGAATACTCTAGAAACGAATTTTATAACTCGTCTGGGTGTTGTTTGATGCGTAGCCGACTGGTCCTCTGATAAAATCTGACCATGTTGCAGCTGCAGCGTCAATCTTTTCAACCCCATGTGAAATGTTTCACCTAAATAGCATCTCTGATTCCCTAGTACGAACAGATTCCACCCAAGCTTGGCGGTATCGCCCAGTGGATCTATATTGCTGACATATGGTACGACTTCTAATTTATCCGACATTTCAGATATGGCATATTGCATATCTTGCATGACAGGTGGATAGATAGAGTGGTCGAATGTGTCTTTATCGAACCCTTTGCTCATGAAATAACGCACCAGAAGCCTTTCGGCAACATCGTTATTCAGTGCAACACGTAATTTATCTGCTATTTGACTCATAAACTATTTTTGACGCCTACCACAATTATCTTACATCTATGATATGTGAAAATCTGTCTGTTCTCTCGACAGTGATTTGGTGTGGGAAAACGTCGTGAAAACAATCACTATGTGATATGATGAAAATCGATTCGAATCGGGTGGCTAAATCATCTTTGATAACACTAATTAACATCTGACGACCATATTCGTCTAGGGCTTTTTCTGGCTCATCCAATACTAATATATTACTCTGTGGACCATGTATTCCCTGGTGCAGATCGAATACAGCAAACATGAAAGCGAGATCTGTTCGCCCACGTTCACCACCACTCTGGAAGTCATATCCCCATAGATTACTATCGATGCCGAGAGAGTCAGTCAATGATACCTTAATATCTAAACCAAACAGATCAAGATAATGATGTAATCGAGTGTTGAAATATGGTTGGTGTCGGCTAATCAAATAACTTTTAATCTTTCTACGATCACTGTATGCTTTTTGAATATATTGTAGGTGAATCAGAATAATGTCGTATGTTGATATATCCTTACTTTCTGTTTTGACCTTGTCTTCAAGTTCTTTGACCTCTCGGCCCATTTGAATGATAGACTCAGTATGTGTGTTCTTTTCTAACAATATGTTTTCAGCTTCTTCTCTTGCACGTCGAGCCGAATCTAAAAGCATATCGCGTTGAGAATTTTTTGCTATAGCTTCATTTATAGTTAGCTCCGGTTTTGCGGCTGCTAGTTTCTTTTTCGCAGTGATTACAAGTTGCTCTAATTGCGATTTTTTAGATCTCGCACTTTCTTTTAATTCCACTGTTGTCTTTGTCGCACCATCAATCGATTTTTGTAATTGTTCGTCAATTATCGATATCATTTTAACAGATTTATTAGTAACCGCTGCAATTGCAGTAGCTGTGTCTCCCTTCGATTTATGTATATCGACTGACAGATTTGAAGTTTCTCTTATCAGGGCTGCCATTGAATTATTTAGTTCTTCAATTTTACGTTCCGCAGCCAATTTGATATTTTTTGGGCCATCAATCTTACTATTGGCGTAATCGGCTGGCAATTCTCGTTCACATTCAACACATATTTTGCCCGATTTCGCTTGCCACCTCTTAATTATCGCATTTTGTGTATTTATAGCACCGTTTTGATCGGCTATCTGTCCACGCAGCTCTAAAATTCTCTTATTAAGAGCGTCCACCTTATTTTTATTGGCTTGTACGGCTGCATCATTGACATCTTGCATATGGTTTTTTTCAACCGCTGCATCTTTTGATATCTTGTCGCGAGTTTTTTGAGCCTCTTCTCGCAGCTTCATAATAGTTTGTAGTTTGGTATTCTCCATATCCGATATGCTATTATCGATTTCTGTAATCTGTGATTGTATACCTGATATTCTGGCATCTATCTTCGATACTAGTTCCCATTTTTTAGTTAGCGCTGCGATATCTATTAAATGGGAATGTTGTACTTTTTCTTCATATTCCACAGCATATCGTAATTTGGTATCACGCCGCTCATTTCGGCTATTTTCAAAAGATAAAGAAGATTTTTGGGCAGTATCGAGCTGCTGCATCAAGCTTGCTATTCTTGCTTCGAGATTGGCCACACTAGTCTTACGTTTTTCTTGTTCGATTATGACTTTGTCGCATCGTGCCTTCGCAACTTCGGCGTAAATCGATAGACGATCGATACCCATCACACGCTCAAAAGCTTGACGTCTAGACTGATCTTGCATTGCAAGCCATGGCTGTCGGTATTGCGAGAAAAATACCGACCCACAGAATAAGTTATAATCAAACTTTAACTCTCTTTCAAGAAACTTCTGTTGATTACTTGTCGTTGATAGAGTACAGTTTATTACTTCTTGCGTGCCGCGTCTAAATAACAGTTCTGTATCACCACTTCTAGTCCTGATACGTTTTAGCTCATTACCATTCTTGAATCTCAGGCTAACCTTTGCGTCAGTACTGCTGAACCAATTTAATACCTTGTCGCCAGGATTTTGGTTATAGATTGTTTTTCCAGATAAGCACCAAACAATAGCCTGCATTAAAGAGCTTTTTCCAGCCCCATTAGATCTACCATATACTTGTTCTGTTTTATCAAAAACATTACCAATAATGAAGCACTGCTCCATATTTGATAGTTTCAATGTAGTGCTATATGGACCCCAACTGATGAAACCTTCGATACTAACAGATTCAAGGTCGATCATTCTTATTTTGCTCGATTTTTTTGAGTTTGCGAGATAGTTTGATCTTGTTAATACGTTCGCGATTTCTTGTAGCGAGCGATTCCATACGCTCTATCAGAAGAGTGTCATATAGCGATAGGAACGGGATTTTAATATGTCCATGCATGTGCAGCTTGTGGCGATGCACTAACGACACAAGTCCAAGCTGCCTAAGTCGAGCAAACGATACTTTTCTAAAATCACTCTTTCGGAATTTCTTATCAAGAGCAGTAGAAATTACAAGCTCAGTGATTATCCTATCCATGTTCCTTAATTGTTGTTCGTCGGTTGTATGCTTAAGGTAATAATCAATAATTGCTACAGATCTGATACGTTTTGATATAACACGATTAGCAGATGCAACTGATTCTGCGACTTTGTCCTTTGCATTTCTGATACGGTATTTGTCAGATTTCAAACCACGCTTGAAGAAATTGATGATTTTGCGTTGTTTTTCTATTGGTAGCTTGACAGCATTGTTAGAGAATTCTAATCCAAGGAATTTGAATCGTTTGACCAAATCGAATCCGGCGTGTGGTTCAAACGAGAAATTCTGTGTGTGTGATGCTTTAAATGTTAGACCGAGTCTTGCTATCTCAGTATCTAAACGAGATGCTGCTTGCAAAACTGCGTCCGGGTCATCGCCAGCTACGAGAAAGTCATCTGCATATCTGAAATAGTGAATACCAGGCAAGGCCATCATTTCATCTAAATCTGTTAGATGGATATTGGCCAGGACACAGGCTAATGGACTACCAAAAGGAACTCCTACATTAGCTTGCTTGATATTACCTAGATCAGTACCATAGGTGAATTTGATACGCTGCTCTAGTAATTGCAATAAATCCTTATCACACAGTCTTCGCAATTGCCCCAATAAGATGTCATGATTAATATTATAGAAAAATTGTGTAATATCACGCTTAACAAAGTATTTGCATTTCTTGACGACCCTTGATACTTTAGATTGGCATTGATCTACACCTAAGGCACCGGTCCTATAAGCATATGAACTTGGAGAGAACCATTTGCTTAGAGATTGTCCTATCGATGTTGCCAACCATCGCTCAGTGATTTTGTCGCCCCATGTCGATATATAAATCTTGCGTTCTTTACCAGAACGGACGCGTATATATTCTCTGTATGGACTGAATGTATAACAATTAGAAGCGATATCGCCTTTTAATGAATTCAATGCACGATCGAGCCTTCTGGCGAATTGCCAGAAAGTTTCACCATCAAGTGATTTTGTATATCCCCTATTTCGGTCGAAAGCAACTTTAGATATTATAAATAATGCAGCACGATCGAATGGCAGTTTGTCAAAGCAGTCATTTAGAGTTATCATTGGAGAAAATTTATCTTAGGTCGTTATGTGTTTTCCCTTATACCTCAAAGCTGTCGATTCCGTGCCATACCTTGGGGAGGTTTTCGACGGTATGGAGGTACATGCCATCCTGAGTCTAACGATTCAGGCCGTAGTACCAGTTTCGAACTGTCAAACCTATAACGGCCTTTTTACAAAACTATCTACAATACTGGAAATACCGATATGAGATTCGACCAGCAATTATCGGCGATTCTTGAAAATGCCAGTAGATTACGACCAGCATCGATAATGACTGTCCGTGGTGTTGAAATCATAGCAGATCATGCTCGATGGATTAAAAGTCCAAACGGAAAAATTTATTTAGCTGCTGGTCTGAAATCAGGTGGCAAAGAATATATACGTACTGGCAGGTCTGCACTTGGGCCGATGCATGAGATGCGCGATTTCTACGCACCCAGACATCATACTATGGTAGGAGACGACGAAAATGGTTGGGATGAGCCAGATGAGAATGGCGGATATTGTGCCGATACTCTACCAATCATCAGACCGAAATTCCAAAAGATTATAACAATTCACAAAGAGAATATTCGGGCACTCAAGTGGCTTTAACGTAATCTACAACACAGGAGACAAGACCGATCGTAAGTTTTCCCTGACGCTTCGAAGCTATTGATGACCGTGTCACGCCTTAGGGAGGTGTTCAATGGTACAGAAGCGCATGTCATCCAAAGCCTAACGGTTTTGGCCGTAGTCCTAGTTCAGAACTGCCAAACTTACGACGGTCTTTTTAATTATGAGCTTTAATAAGAAATTGTCAACGATATTGGAAGCACGTTTATTGCGTCCGGCGATCATTACAATGAAGCGTGGAACGGTCATTGAAGCCGACCACGTTAGAATGATAAAGACTCCTGCTGGAAAGACAATACTCGTTGTCGGTATTGGACCAGGACGATTTGATGTGGAATGCCCTAGTAACAATCCTACTCATGTAGTTGGTAAGTTACGTGATTTTTATGCACCTTCTTACTATGTTCCGTCGAAAGGACAAGATCCAGATACTGGTATTGATTTGGAAGGCACGTGTGAGAGTTGTCAGCGCCATTATACGGAATGTATGAGAGACCCATGTGCAGATCCTAAGTATTATTACGATCTACACCGTATACTTGTGAAGATACAATTGTTTAAGAAAATACTGACAATGAGGCCAAATAACATCGCATCGATACGTGAATGATAATTAAAGTCAATTTGGTGGTATGTCGTATAGCACGTTCTTAAGATATCTCCGCTTCTGTTCCGGTGTTCCTTCTTCTTTTAGTTTCCGCTCTAATTCTGGCCATGGACCAGAAATGCTCTCTGCATAAGTAATTGCTATATCGAGATCTTGAAGTATTAATGGCTCTCCTTCAATAAATTCATCACCAATAGCGACCGCGTAGTTGAGAGCTTCTCTTGGTGTCTTTGGCGTGACATCTCTTTCATCACCACTAGATCTTGGCTTTCGCCCAGTAGTTTTAATGTAAAGTTTTGTAAAACGCTCATCACGAGCAATTATTCTTTCTGCCTCGGGCCAGTCATATTTTTTCCTGAATCGCATCCATCTCCAAACATCACCGACTGTTCCATTTTTAAGAATCTCTTCGTCGGATCCGGGTATTACTTCTCCAACAGAAGAACAATATGAGATAATGAACTTTGCGTGTTTACTATCGATGATGCGTTTTGCGATATTTGGAGTCACACCTACATCTTTTGCGAATTTACATATCAATTTTACATCTTCTTGGTTGTTAATTTTAGTGGCTAATACTTTATCTAATGCGTCAACATCTAATTTCCCTGCTTTGTAGAGTGGCAGGCTATACTTCAATATTTGAGCCACTGTACCATCTTTAATTATTCTATCTAATAGGCCAGGAACAACTAATGCTGTGGCCGCTACATAGTCAATGGCGTGATCGAGATCCTTAAACAGCCACTCCTTCTCGAATTGTGGCCAACGTTTCTTTGAAATTTCTGCCAATTGTACGGCAGCATCACCATTTTGTGTAGAAACTATTGTATCAACTATTGCGTCCGGCACTACCTCGTTACCGCCGACGTGCCCGATCAATTGCCTTAGAGCACTTTCCGCTTGGTTAGGATAGAATGTCTGCACGGCATCTATAAATTCCTTGACAAACGGTATCGGATCGCCGAATTTCGATATATACTGAACAGCATCGTATATATTGTTTGATATGCGTGTGTCGTCTTGCATTATGGCCGTAAGCAATGCGTGCTCGATTTTCTTATTTGGCTCGCCAGTCAAGCCAGCATAGTTTATCATCATCTTATTAATATCTAGCCCAATACCAGTTATCTTACCAGACAAAATATCTGGATCTGGGGCCATCAATTTCGCTAATTCTTTTTGTGGCCTGAAATGTGCCGTAGATCGTGCTGGTTGGATTTGTGAATAGTCTGGTGTATATTGTACGAATTGTTTGCCGTCTTTGAATATCGTGAAAATAGCACCATATCTTTTTAGATAATAAGGAGCTTGCGAATTATCCTTTCCATAGCTTTTACGCGTGCACCACACGCTTCCTTCACCAATTTCAGCTAAAGAAGCTGGGTTGGTTGATCGAAGTATAATATATGGTCCACCCCTTGCGTATACTTCAACGCCGGGCATCTTAGATGGATCAAATCCGAGACCACCTTGTCGTTTACTCTCTACTTCGCCTAGCTGATCGAGCATATCTCGTAAACTATCTAGAGTATGCTTATTAAGATCTGGTTCTGGTAGTCTGCCCACCCGCTTTTGTTCGACAAACCGGGTAAGTATATCGTGTATCTCATGAGAATCTTCCGGTAGAATAATCTCCCTGTTACTAATTCGTTTTAATAGCCAACCAACATTCTTCTTTTTTGGATCGGGATCGGCATCTATCACATGCTGTAATAGCTCTTTAGCAATTCCTTCATAATTCAAGTCTGGCCGATTGTCATTTAGCTTCTTAGCAACATTGATCGCAGTCTTGCCGAACTTGGCGACGGCATTGGCGACGGGATCGAGTGCTTCCAGAAAACACAAATTACTAAGTAGCATTATTGTCAAATCTTTTAATGGGAAGTTTTATCTAACTGGGAACATCCAATGGTATATTTCGATAAAGCACTATCAAGAATCCTAGAAGCTGCCACCTCGCCCGCAGCACCTGTTAAAACACCGGTACGGCCGAAGCAACCGCCAGAGCATAAACCTTGGAATCCGCCAAGGCCGAAGCAGTTGCCACAACCTAAAAATCAGACAACTATTCCCACCAAGCCGAAACCAAGTACAACACCGAAGCAACCGCCAGAGCATAAACCTTGGAATCCGCCAAGGCCGAAGCAGTTACCACGACCAAAGAATTATACCGTGCCAAGTCTCCTCGCACAACTTATGACGGAAGCCTATGAAGATGAGGTAGAACCCGGTACGCAGGAATTCTGGCGAGATTTACGACGAAATCGCGAACACACATTAGGAAAGCATCCTATTTTCGCTATGTCCGGAGATGATTTATCGCGTAAGTCATGGGAACATACTGATCAGCGTGTCAAAGCTTCTGGTACCAATATGGGTACTATGATGCGCATAGTCCAACAAATTATGCGTATTGAAGCGGCCCATGAAGATGAGTTAGTAGAATTGGCGAAGACGATCACTTGTAAGATTTGGCATATTCCTGAAGAAATGTTAAATGGTCGTCTGACCGATGATGTCGAAGAAAACGAGGCAGACGAAGATCTTGGTGCCGAAGAAGGCCCAGAAGAAATCGACGACATTACTCGAAAGCATATTAATAAACGTCTGACCTTGAATGCTATGACACACGGATCGGCAGTTCATGCTATGTTGTCTCTGCATCATGCTATCGATAAAGAGATAGAAGCAATAGATCCACGATTGCTTAGATTATACGATCAGATATCGTCGGGTTCACATGGAATGTACTGGTTGGTTGATATTCCTATGATGTTTGCAAATCTTGGTGCTATGGCTGTCGGTTCTACCAAGGTTGAATATCCAGAAGAGGAAGATGGCGACCCAGTCATACAGGCTCGTGGCATTATCTTCCCAGTACTAGCACAGGAGATGAACAAGGGCGTTGCCGAGCTACTAAGTCATCACGGATTAGCAGATTTAGATGAGCCGACCACTAAAACCGTCTTAAAGCATGCCGATGATATCAAGCATGAACCATATTTAATGCAGGTTGGCCCAGAGATGTGGCGTAGATTCTTAAAGATCAAACCACGTGAGCTTGTGCTGTCCGATCTTTATGTTGCTCTCTCAAAACAACCGCCAGATGATTTACAAAGGATTATTGCTGCGGTTGTTGATGATCCAGAGAATGCAAAACAACTATTAAACGACCTGATGGTTCAGCCAGAAGAATTTGATATTGGTGAGTATAGACCTGATGAAGAAGATGACGAGCCAGAAGATTGGCAATCATCTTGACTCAAATGATTAACTATTAACGAGTTTCTTGACTTTATTTAACTTGTCAACTTCGAGTCTTAACTCTGCTATCGTTATATCGCAGTTACGCAATTCTTTTTTATATTGTTCGAGTATAGATCCTATAAATTCGGCGTTCTCAATTTGTCTTAATGCACGACGATCACAATCATCCGGATCTTCCGGACATGTCTCGCGTAAGTATGATGTGATCGATGCTATTAGTTGTGCTGCTCTATCTTCTGTGGCTGGTAACATACTACGCATTTGTAGGTCTTCGTTTAAATGTGGCGAATTGAACATTCATTTCGTTCCACCGATCTTCTTGATACGGCTCACAATATTTACCAACCGTATCACCAATATCTGCCATCGTAAGCTCATTACCCCAATCATGCGTGCATATGATCGAACCAACCGGAGTTAGTGGTGCGAATGTGTTGAATTCCCATTTCTTCAAACCACCATCGCAAACGAGTAAAACTGGACCATTGAAATGTGCGTGAATCTTGTCTATAGCTTCCTGACTGAATTCGTCAGCTTTTACGAATTCGATATCTAGCAATTGAAACATCTTTTTGTCATACATGGTATCGTCGATATCAAGGCTCATCACTGGTATATCGAGCTTCTTCCCCCATAACCCAAGGACTAATGTCAATGCACCATGGCCAGTGCCTATCTCAATGACATTGTGGAAATGGTTGTTTTGAAATAAGCTATCTATGATATAATGTAGGCGATAACTATGTGCCATATACGTGCCAATGAAAGTGGTGTGCCATTCCCACGACATAGCAGAATTTTCTGTTGTTAGCATTATAGCCATTTGTCCTTCAAAGTTTGTAATATCGTTAAAACCCTATTTTTAGTTGAATGGTTTTGTTTTACAAATTCTCTCCCAGTATTAGCAATTACTTCTGCTTCTGGGCTCATGATAAAATCCCATTTCTTGAAGTCATCAGATGTTATTGGGACATAATGGATGTATGGGATTAATCCAAGTTCATCGAAATCTGCGGTTCTTTCAAGAAACCCAAGCGTTCCACATCCTAAGGTCTCGAACGGTTTTTTCAATGTGTAGTCGAGTGGATGAATTATCGAAACATCGTATTGTGTTGGCATCGGACTTGCAGAAGTACCAACTGCGCCTTTGAAAGTTGCCATATATCGTAAAAAATTGTCTCCGTGGTATGGATGTGAGAAATTATCATATCCGCAATGTTTTAAACGCTCAATTAATGGGCTAGCATCCCAAGCTATTGCTTGTCTTAACTTGTACCATGGACCGACAGCACCAGACAATAATATACGGTTCTTGCGATCCTGCCATTTGATATTAAATATGTAGCAAACGTCATTTGCCCACCAATAAAGAGGCGCAAATTTGTGTTGAAATTCTCTATAAACGTCTTTATAAAGATCGTGCGTAGTGAGCGTTCTATAGTACGGCGAGAAAACAACGTCAATCTTGTCAAAAAACTCTAACCGAGCAGCTAACTGGTCTTTATTCCACCAGTGAAAATCGTCTATAAATGAAGATGTTTTATATGCTCTCTGTTTGTATGCCTTATCTCTGTGGCTTATAGCACTATCCCAACAAGAAAATACACCATCGAAGCGTTCTCCCGATGCATCAAGTTGGCTCGATGTTTTATTCTTAGCGAATTTTACCTCTATACCAAATTCACTAAGAGCGACGTCTTTATATCTATCCATACCATATACTATATCAGAAAATGATCCAGATAAGTGGTTATCTAATGCATCATTTGTTAGAACGTAAAGAACGAATGGCGTCATTGTATCTCCTGCCAGTTGCGAAAACATTTTTTACATGCGTCACATTGTTCGCCTGCTTTAACTTCTCTGAATCTCTGGCAATATTCATTTTGCCAGATAACACAGTCAGAGATCACTCCATTTTCCTTTTTAGGTGGTGAAACACTGTTGCAAATTGTTATAGAACCGTTTCCATTTATGCCGATTGTTTTCCATGGGAACTGACAATATCTTCTTACTTCATCTTTAGAGATTAAGGTCGGATATACTTTGACAATATCGGATTCAGGTAAAGCCCTGATTTGATCTATTGATTTCTGGTCGTCCTTCGTTAAGACCATTTCCCAAAATCTACTGTTCTCATCATCGTCGAAATGCGGAAGAAGATTGTGTAAATGAACGCCCTGAATACCAAGGGACTTAACTAATTGCAAAAATTCTGGTATGTCAGTTAAATTGCTTTTATCACACACATATGACACATATGTCGGTATGCCAGTCTTTACACTAAGTCTTATACCATCTAATATCGCATTGAACGTTTTGCTCTTCGTTATCCTTTCATGCATCTCTTCGTTTGCCGCGTTTAAACTAACAGATAAGTAATCTGGCAGGCAATCTTGCAATAGATGTAGATTTCGAGTTAGCAGCGTACCATTTGTTATGAGGCCAGCATATAGAGACCTACCATAAGAGTGCCAGCCTTTATATGGTTTCTTAATATATTGCATTATTCGCTGCAAATTATCGCATAAAAAAGGCTCACCAAAACCGCAGATACATAGTGATCTAATCGTTGGGAATTTATATAGCAAATCATCTATTGTTCGTTCCGACATATCAGGAAAATCTTCTAAATCTTTATGTTGTCTCCAACAGAAGTTGCATCTAAGATTACACTTATTAGTGACATATAGTGTAGCCGATATGGGTTGTTCTAAGAAGCTTTGCATTTTAATGTATTCTTGCCTTTTGGTAGTAAAATTCTTTTCTCCAATTTGTAATCTACCAGCACTTGCGATGCTTGTATATGCACCAAGAATTGCATAAAGATTTGTCTCAGACGGGTTTACCTTGAATATTTCTAACAATTTTCTTGGTAAGCTTTCAAGCCATATATATTTAAATTCTTTGAATTTCTCCATCAAATTTAAATATCTTTCAAAAATGAGTTCATCATTCCATGCTGGTGAATGTTCGCCGACTACTATATCTATCAATCTGTAAAGGTATCCATCGGCTTTCATTCTATCTAGTTGTTCTACTTCACACGACATATTTTCAAGGTTATACGGATATTTTTTAAATATATCATACCTATAAATCTTAACACCATATATTATGAAGTCGAGATGAGTATCGTGCAACTGGAACCCGATCATAGCTATATTAGGATCGTGCTCTTCAACAAATGACCGATACATTGTCTCTATTGCATTTGGCTTTAGCACCATATCTTCATCAACTTCGACATAATATGGTGTTTTACACCTAGTTAGCATCTGTTGAAAGGCAGCAGACATAGGACTATAGTCTTTGATAATATCGATGTTGACTATAGCTGTTTGACCTTTTAGAGCCTCTAAACACGATTCATAATTTGGATTTGTGCCAGAACTAATAACAAAAGCAGTTACGGTGTTTGATAGGTCTAATCTGTTATCCATCGATCCACTCCTGAATTTTAGAGTCTATCTCATCTGCAATTGCGTCATAATCAGTACAAATATTGATCTTATGCGACCAAGTCGGCTCCACTGGTGTTGTAATGATATCTAGCATCTCTTGCTTATTCCTGAATTCAGGAATTTTAAGAGACTCGGTTACACATCGAGCCAGAAAATCTTTTGGTATAAGAACTCTTGTTCCTCTGGCAGCCATATCAATCACACCATATGAGTAACCTTCATGGTGTGTTACTATGAAGTTTTCAATAGTAGATGTGCTATTAAGATATGTTAAATAGTCGGAAGTTATCAATGGGATTTCAAAATCCATTATGCGATGATTAAACTTATCTTGCGGCCTAATCATTCGATATATCTTATACTCGTGTTTAATATCGTCTAACCAGACTTCAATTTCATATGTTATATCTTTACCAGTCCCAACGAAACTCTCCCAGCAGTGATCTACTAAAACTGTCTTTGGTTCTTTGGGTGTTAGTCTTAATAGATCTTTTTGGCAAGGTAGACAGATATAAGAAGTACGGCCATCATATTTGCAATCTGAGTTAAAAATGAATGAATAATCAACGCCAACACCGACGAAATTTATCTCGCATAATGAGATTATTTTCTTAGCTCCGGCCTTTTCTCTAATTGTACTAATTTGCTCTGTCGTGATGCCAGCATAACAAATTAGTAATACAAAATCAGCCTTTGGAAATTCTGTTCGAAAGGGTGCTATTGGAAGTGATTGCACGTTAATATGCTTATGTTTTTCAAGAGACGATCTTATACAGAACGTGAGCATAGACGCACTCATATATGAGCAAGACAAACTCCCAGGATCATATCCCAATATCAGCATGCTATATGGTTTGGTCATTTTATTCCGAAATGAGTGTTAATTGAGTGTATGCTTTGGATGTTTCCTTCAACTGCTGCCTCAAAAGCCATATCCCAATATGGTTCTAAAATCTTCCAGCTCAACGTTTTCTCAACCCTACGTCTATTTTCAGTGCCAACTTGCTGTCTAAGATTTTTGTCTTCTAGAAGATGTAATTTTCTATTCATCTCATCAACAACTGTTTTCTCCGGATTAACTGGGACAATCCAATTGCGATCTAAAATCATTCGTATGGATCCGACATCAGTGCAAATAACAGGTATGCCACATGCACAAGCTTCCAACACAACACGAGGCATACACTCGCTTAGACTTGTCAAAACAAGTACGTCAATAGCATTATAGAATCGCAGCATATGATCAAGAGTTCTCTCAATAAAGAACTGTTTACCATGTTGCGATTGAATATCGACTTTGTAGTCAAGCATATCTAACAAATGCATTCGCTTAACATTATCTCTTCTACCAGCCCAACCAACTATTAAACCACTGATGTACCTATTATTTCTTTTCATCAATGATGGTATTGGTAATTTTTCATTAGCACAGTGCCATTTTTTCTTGCCCCATGTCGAGATCTGTTGATTTCGTTTCAGTGGTTTGAAAAAATCAGTGTCTATACCTTCGGGTAGAAAAACAGATGGACATGAATAATGTGTTTTACAAAATTCAAATGTCTGTGGTGAGATACCTACAGCAAGATCAAGATATGGATATGGTTGAAGATTGGTAACAGGTCCAGCATGTCCGCCAATGACCTTTATATTACGTCTTTTAGCTTCTAAACACAAATTAAGTGCTTCTGGGGAAATATCAGGTCCATGAATATAAACTGCACTGACATTTTCTAAATCCGTCTTATTATGTTTCTGAATAACTATTTCGTGTCTTGAATACCGTTGCTGTTCTTTATCTAAGAAATAGTAAGCCCATCCAAATTGATCTACGATTTTTGCTATTTTCATAGTTACGAGTGCTTCTCGCGATTTGCCCTATGTACTAACACAGTAGCACCCAAGGATAAGATACATACAAGATTTGATATGTATACTTCCTACCGAGTTTAACAAGAGTACTGTAAACATTAGATTGTAGAAACATTCATAGCAGCGTGGACGCTGCTAGATCTAATTCGCTCGCTGCGCTTGCTTCATTAGATCTATCAAGATTTACAATTTAGAAACGTTAATGTAAACAAGATTAGAAGAGAATATTATTGATGTATGATCTGCCAGCGCAAAGCCCCCCCGCCCCCGGTGGCTAAAGCCGAGGGTACCCATCAACCAGCCCAATGCTGATTGAATTCCACGAGTTTAACGTCCCGCTGCCTCAGCATATCCCAGATAAACCGGATCAATGCTGAACTCCCCAGACGAGTCCTCTCTAGGACCAATAACATATCCTTTGGACACCCGTTCCCTGCAAGGGCTGCTTCGCTGCCATCCTAGCACTACAACCGTCTCTGGTGTTGACGAATCCTGCAGGAGTTAGACTACTCTTTTTCCGGTTATTAGACCGCTCTGCATGGAGTGAGCACGTCATTCTTCTCCATTTGCTTCATCTAGGAAGCTATATTTTAAGATGTCTATCACACCCGGCGTGCAGAAAGTACGCCGGGTGTGACTTCGACAATTATGAAGATATGTGATCTAACCGCACGATCGTAGTGGAAGACGTCTGTACGGCTGCGACACCAGATTGGAGAATTGTTTTGACTGTTTGACTGTTTGACTGTTTGACTGTTTGACTGTTTGACTGTTTGACTGTTTGACTGTGATTCGAGCGGTCTAAATGCACTAGCCGTAGTGGAAGACTGACCTTGTGCACCTGCGACCATTGTGAGTTGTGAAGTCAAATACGTCTATCTACTTTTTAATCGTTTTCTTACGATCTGCTTCTTGTGATGTATTTAAATGCTTATGAGAATAAAATTCCAGAAATTACACAATGATGCCAAAATCCCTACAAAAGCGGGCGAACATGAAGCAGGATTTGATATTGCTGCTGTAGAGGATTATAGTCTTCTACCAAATGAAAGACATCTCTTTCATACTGGTTTGGCTTCAAGCATAGAGACTGGTTATTGTGTTGTGTTATTCGATCGATCTGGAATTGGTGGTAAAAAGGGTATTCACCATTTGGCTGGTGTGATTGATAGTACGTATAGGGGTGAATGGTTAGTTAGTTTAGTAAATCTCAGTTCAGACACTTATACTGTCAAAACTGGCGATAAAATAATTCAGGGTTTAGTATTGCCAGTGCCAGAATTATTTATCGAAGAAGTAAACTCTTTAGACGAAACTGTACGTGGAATTAAGGGCTTTGGCTCCTCTGATAAGCAACTATAAAATCCACTGATAAATAATCAGCGTAGCGCAATTTCTCATAACAAAAGGAGCCGATATGAAATGGTTCGTTTGTGTATTATGTTTGTCAGTTTTCTTTTCAGCAAACACGACATTTGGTCGTGGTTTACGCCGTAGGGGCCATGATAGTACATCTGCTTCGGCGAATGCACCAGTTGATGACGCACCCATCTATCAGGTGGAAAACCAATTACTCGAAGCGGTTAATGACACCCGACAGAGGTATGGCTTGGGTGTTTTGGTTCTCGATACTATGTTACATCGTACTGCTAGACAACACTGCGGGTGGATGGCCAACCACCATAATATGATTCATTCGTCTGGACATATAGAAAACATAGCCATGGGCCAACCAACGGTTGAATCGGTAATGAGTGCTTGGATGAATAGTCCAGGTCATCGTGCGAATATTTTAAACCCCAGCCATACCAGAATTGGGTTATCTGGATATGCCTCTCCAAATGGTACGGCCTTTTGGTGCCAACAATTCAGATAATCGAATTAAATAAAAGTCACAATCGTGCTATAATCGCTTTTTAATTTCCCAGACTTAGATTTAGAGGAGTTACGACATGGCGAAGTTGCATCAGATCGTTGCTTTGGTCAAGGCGAAGAAAGCTCAAGCCGAATCCGGCTTGACCAAGCTATATCACATTTTGCAAAAAAGCGATCTGCTCGCCGGTATTGCTAGGAATTACCGACCAATCGACGATGAGGACACCGACCGGCTTCCACCTGAGAGCAAGCGTGTTCAGCTTCGTGTTCAGGAAGTTATCGAGCAGGCAAAAGAAGCTATTGGCCCGATGCTCGATCTCGTGGCGACTCAGGACACCGCAAATACCGAAGCTTTCGCCGATGTTGTTGTTGACGGCGTCGTCATCCTCGAACACGTGCCAGCGACGAATTTGTTGTTCCTCGAACACAAGCTTGAGGACTTGAACACCTTCGTCAGTAAGCTTCCTACTCTCGACCCGTCTGAAAGCTGGCACTTCGACGACCAGGAAGGTTGCTATGCGACCGATCAAGCTGAATCAGTTCGCACCAAGAAAACTCCTCGCAATAACGTCAAGTACGATGCGACCGACAAGCACCCTGCACAGGTTGAAACCTGGATGGAAGATAAGGTTGTCGGCCGTTGGACGACTACCAAGTTCTCTGGTGCGATTCCGGAAGCTGATCGTCGGCTAATGGTCGCCAGGATCCGGAAGTTGCAGGACGCCGTTAAGTCGGCACGATGCGAAGCGAATTGTGTTGACGTGAAGGAAATTTCGGTTGCCAAGAGTTTCCTTGGCTACATCTTCGGATAGAAACTGTCGAGGCCCGAGAATGGGTACAGCAGTATGTGCAGCCTTAGATTCAGACTGATACTTAGAGATTGGCTCCAAGTCTAGGTGCGAGACCTAGCCCCCGCACTTCCAAACAGTACACGCGGGGGTAGCCCAAAGCAGAGGCAAGCCACAGATTTAGATTATCACTACAGACTTAGAATTACGTCGAAGGCCAAATCGAGGTTCACAATCAAACAAACCACGGACGCCTGTTCAATTCAGGCCGACCCATCTTGCGGGCAGATTATTATAATGGGTCGTAGTACAGTTCGTAGTACACGTGGGTATTAGCTTTAGATTGTGAATTAAATGGAGATAGTTGGCCTGTGAATTCGACGCCCTAATTGTAATTGAATTTACAATTTCAAAGCCCCGGTGGATCGGAAATTTCCATCGGGGCACTTTTTTAGGTACATACCATGGAGGAATAAAATGGCGGACGAAAAACCGAATATATGTCCAACGTGTGGAATGTATACTGGTGAAGAAATAATCGAATTATCACCAGCGTATATGTGGGACTGTCCAAGTTGTGGCCGCGAAAATTTTCAGAGATCTATATTATTGGCTGCAACAGAAGAAGATAAGGAATTGGGTATAGATCCTAACGACTATACTTGGCAGACTTATCCGAATGTTGTTATATGCCGACATTGTGAAAAACAATTCAAAACGCGGCATGTTTTAACGAATGATGAGAGTGAATCATCTTAGAACAATCACACCATATTCGTTGTCTGAAATAGAATAATAGACACGCCGTATTCCTCTGAGTCTCATAGCATTTTGGCATTTGGTGCATGGATGAGCATTGCTGAGTCCATTTGACCGCAATATTCTTACGACGTAAATTTCTGATCCGCAGTTCAATTTTCGCACCAATCTGGCTTCGGCATGAGAATGTGCATTTTGTTGAATGCATGGGATATTATTAGCGGTCACTATTACTCCATCTGCTCTAACGCCGACAGCACCAAGGCGATGATTGCGATAGATATTATTAGAATCACCTTTTAAAGCGACACTTTTAGCAAGACGGAAATAGCGTTCAACTTTAGTCATTTTAATATAATACTGACAAAAATATATCGAAGGACTGTGAATTATGACAAATAATATTGATCAGATTTCTAGAACGATTTCCGAAGACGTAAACGATGAGCCGCTTGTCACTGTCGCTGGCTTTGGCCAGATGACTAAACATCAGGCACTACAAACTACCATTACCTATCTCAGGCAGATGGCCGACAAGTTGGAAGAAGGTATTGGAATACCAATGCATTATTTCGATATGGCCAAGGATCACTATAAAGCTGTTATCGGCGAGCCTTAATCTTTTCGTTCAACCTCTCGATATGATCATTGTGTAGATAACATAATTGGTCGCTTCTGAGGGGAAATATCATGGCTGTCGATCTTGATTTGGCTAAGCGTGTTGTCGATTACTTAAATGAATTGACCACATTAGACAAACCTTGCATCGGGGCGCTGATTGCAAATCATATACCGTGTAACCAAGCTCTCGCCGACCATCCTACGTGCCAGGTCTCGGCCCAGCATGGCGGTTGTCACGTTGGCCTTCTTGGGCTGCTTAACGGCTTGTGCGGGAGTTATGATGACGGACCTAAAAGAGGCTGGGGTGCTATAACGGCCGTGTTTGAAGAAGCACCAAAAGGGCAATATACCTGTCTAAAAGGTTTTGATATCGTCTCAAATGAAGAGATAGAAGCAAAAACATGAACAAAGTCAGATTCCATACCGTAGAGCAGCCAGATTCAGATACGACAACGTTTGTTTTGAGTTGCAATAGACTCGATGTCTTAGATAAGACATTAACATCGTTCTTTGCCACTAGAGACTATCAGACCAAGATGGTGATAGTTGATGACAGTGCAGTAGAAGGTGTTTTCGACAAACTTGTCGAAAAGTACGGCGACCAATGTGATGTCGTTTGTTTCCCGAGAAATCGCACACAATGGTGGGCACTCGACTTCATGGTGTCCTATTGTGATTCTGAATATATCTTCTATCTCGAAGATGATTGGGAATTTTTGAAGCCAGGATATTTGAATGACTCGAAAAGGATTCTGCAGACACATCGTGATATCGGTATAGTTGATATTTCTTGGAGGACGTTCGACTGGCAGGGAATTAAGAGTTATGATAAAAGTATACAACGGTTACAGCGGGAAGATGGTGTGGGCGATATTACTTTCTATTATAAAAAACCATGGACGATAACAGATTATCACTTATATTGGTGTATATGGTGCGGCAGCCCAAATTTAAAGCGGCGAGACGATTTAATAATGTTAGGTCGTGTCGAAAAATGGCACAATGAATGGAATATCGATAGAAAGTTCTTTGCGCTTGGATTTAAGGGCATCTTTTTAAATGACAAATATGTTGAGCATTTGGGTGATGATTGTAGTGCAATAGCTGGCCGTAGGCCAGATGACTCTAAAACGCCTTACGATTACATCCCGCAAGAATTGAAACACGACAGAATATTCCCACAACTTAACTATCGCTGGCTCGATAAAGATTATCGTCATCCATATGACATTACTATCGTGTCGATGATGATCGATTTAAATAGGGACGATAGGACGTTCGAGCAACATTATCTCGAAGGCGTCAAAAAGCTTTTAGACACTAGGCACAGACTGGTGTTATATTGCGATCCGAAATACTTTGAGTTAATGAGGCAAACCAGAGGTGCTAGTGAATTAACTCTGATTCCATTTACTACAGCAGACATCGAGAAATGTGAATTCTTCGGTGGCATCCAGGATATCATCACAAAATATCGATGGCTTCATCAATCTGATTGGATGAAGGACAGCGTCATCGGTTCACGTTATTATATTGCGATGACATTGTTGAAGCAACGTATGCTTGATGCGGCGACCAGAAATAGTAACAGTAGTTACTTTTATTGGTTAGATTCGGGTATTTATAATAGTTATCATATTACTGGTGATCTTAACCAATTTTATTTTACGAGAATTCCGAACGATAAATTCTTCGTCACATCATATCCATATCACACGAATTCTGAAATTCATGGTTATGATATGGATATGATGATCGAAAGATGTACTCGAAATCCATATTATGTATGTCGTGCTACGCTTTTTGGTGGAACAAAGCAACAAATACAACAGATGACCAGTTTGTTCTATTCAGAAGTTGATTGGGCGATACAACATGAATGTATGGGAACCGAAGAAGCGATCTATACCATATTGAGCATTATGTATCCTGATTTGTTTCATAGATACGAAATGCCGAATGGTGATATTAAACATTTCTTGAACACACTAAAACAGTGTTAGTATTTAAATAATATCATAGGGAGTAGTGTAATGCGTTTTCATATTCTTGGTCTCCAACATACTGTCTCATCAAAAGAATATGTGGCTTGTGCGTATACGCAAAAAGTCGTCAAATTTGCGAAGATGATGACTGATCGTGGTCATACGGTCATTCATTATGGCCACGAGGATTCAGATTTACAATGTTCGGAGCATGTGCCCGTCTTGACTAATGAAGACTGGAAGAAGGCATATGGTGATCACGATTGGCGCAAACATTTCTTTAAATTCGATACAGGTGATCATGCCTATACTACATTTAACAGGAATGCAATAGAAGAGATTGGTAAGAGAAAGCAGAAGAACGATTTTATTTTACCGTTCTGGGGTGCAGGCCACCGTGCTATCTGCGATGCACATCCAGACATGATATGTGTTGAGCCCGGTATAGGTTATGCTGGCGGTCATTGGGCGAAATACAAAATTTTCGAATCATATGCAATATATAATGCATTCTATGGTTTGAATTCTGTTGGACAATGCGTGCAGAGTTGGTATGATTGTGTGATACCGAATTATTTTGATCCAGATGAGTTCACATATTCAGCTGAGAAGGATAATTATTTTCTTTTTCTTGGTCGTGTTTATGTCGGAAAAGGAATTCATATTGCCACGCAAGTTACCAAAGCCATCGGAGCCAAGCTTATTGTTGCCGGGCAGAATGACGACTATGATCTATCAGCAGAAAAGCATATTGAGTTTGTTGGATATGCTGACATTGAAACACGCAAGAGATTGATGTCCCGTGCCAAGGGCGCTTTCATTGCTAGTACTTACAATGAACCGTTTGGTGGTGTCCAAGTTGAATGTTTATTTTCTGGAACTCCGACGATCACCACAGATTGGGGAGCGTTTACAGAAAACAATTTGCACGGTATTACTGGTTATCGCTGTCGAACATTCGAGCAGTTTGTCTGGGCAGCTAAGAATATTGGCAGAATAAAGCCAGAAAATTGCCGTTTCTGGGCACTCAACAACTTTTCGATGGAGCGAGTTGCCGGGATGTATGAGGAGTTTTTTGATTCTATACTCGATGTCCATGGCAAACAAGGTTGGTATGAACCAAAACCTAGTAGAACAGATTTACTTTTCAACAAGAAATATTATCCAATTGTTGAAGAGAAAATCGATTATGATGCAATCGCCGAAGAAGAAAAGCCCTTTGCGGACAGATTAGCTACATGGATCAAAGATGAGATTAACCCATCTACAATCATCGATATTGGATGTGGCCCCGGAATCTATGTGCACTCGCTACGCGATGTCGGCATTAATGCTAACGGAATCGACATTGATGATCGTATATTGCACGATCCTTATTTGTTTAAGGCTGACATACTAGAATATGCCCAAGACGATCGTGAGCCTACATGGACGTCCGATTTAGTGTTATGTTTAGAGGTTGCAGAGCATATCGATCCGCAATATTCTGATATGATTGTCAGGAGCGTCTGTAAGGCGATTAATCCTGGTGGTATTTTGATTTGGACTGCTGCATTGCCGGGCCAGGGAGGCACAGGACACGTAAATTGCCGTCCGAAATCATATTGGAGAACAAAATTCGAAGGAGCTGGTCTAATATTTGATGAAGCGTTAATGAATAAGTGTTTGAATTATCTTCATAGTGGAAAATTTATGGGATGGTTCTCTCAAAATGTGCTAGTTTTTTCCAAAATGGATCTTGTTTGGCCGCAAAATAGTTGACAGGATTTGCTAACTGATGAAATTCCCGAAGATGAAGTGTGAACAGTGTGGAGAATGCTGTGGCATTGTAGTGTGCTCTAGTGAAGAGTTTTACGCAATCGAAAAGCACATAGAAAAGAATAACATAATGCCGGTGAGGCAAGGTGCCGATTGCCCATTCCTGACAAAAGATAAGGGCTGTGCTATTTATCAATTCAGGCCATATCTATGTAAGCTCTTTGGTCACACGCATACTTTAAGATGTTGTCATGGGCACAATGTCAATGTTTCATTAGGTCAAGTTGAACGCCTTAATGAACAACATATGGCAAAGACTAAAGCTGCTTGCTTGCATGAGTTTTGCTATTCTAGTGAAGAGATTGCTGAAATCATAGACGAGATGAGCAGTAAAGCAATAAAACAATAATCATATTGCTTCTGGATCTGCTTTTTTAATATATATCTCGTTTCCTTCTTCTACGATTTCCTTATTCAGCCGAATAGCTAGATTGCGTCTGAGATCTTTCGCATTTCGAATATCTTGATCGAACCATTTTGTAAATAAGTCTTCTATTTTTATTGGTTCAAATTCGACGAGTTTAGCATTTGGTATTTTTTCATCGGTTAAATTGATAAAAGTGACTTTTTTGGCCCCCATCGCCGCAAACCGTTCACGTATGTCCTGGCATTCGTTTGGGGTGTAATCTCTGGTTGTTGTGATTCTGACCATATCACCACATACATCAGCCTCTGTTTTCTTATCGAGATCGTCTTCTGAAAACGTATGAAACTGTGGCGGACGCGCATCTGGCTCTAGTTTACATCCTTCTGCGAGCACATTGACAAATATGTGTTCATTCTTATCTTGGTCGAAAACGAAGAATCCGTGGTCACAATCGCCCTCGTCATATTTAAGCGGGATAAGATCACCAGGATACCATAAATTTGTTGATACTTGCTGACATAAATGAAAATGCCCAGCATATATGCGATCGAATTTGCTTTGAATGAATGTTACTATCGACCAGTTTTGCAGAAGGAAGCATATATTTTGGATAGCATTATTGACGCCGACATGAGTTAGTAATATATCTTCTTTGCTTGCTTGTTTTTCTATTCGTTCAAGAATTCGCATATAAGCTGATTCTGAGTAGACAAATGGTAGCACCCAATATCGCCTATCATCGATTTCTAGCACCTTGACAGTATCGACGATCGTCATTAGCTCCCCGAGTGGTCTTATGCTGTTTATATTCCAACTATGCTTTAAGAACATATCATGATTTCCAGGAAATGCAATCCACTGCTGGTTATATTCATATTTCGCATCTCTGAAAAAATCATAAGCTCCGCAAAGTATTTCTATTGACAGATGTTGTCTGTCGTGAAACAGATCGCCAAGAGTGATGACTGTATCAACATCATGCTCTTGGCAATAATTTCTAACGGCCCTTAAAGCCCATAAGATGTCGTTAGTACGACCAGCATATCCGAGATGGACATCTGCAATGATTGCTATTTTTGTCATGTCAAATTTCTTTAGTAACTATGAAACGAGGTAATCATGCTCAGCGAAAAACTAGATCGTATTCTCAATAATACTGACCAAAATACCGATAGACCCGCTTGGTTGAAATTTTGTGAATGGATTCATTCGTTCCATGATGTAGATGTCAATAAGTTGATTAAATTTCGTAATTTTTCTGAATTTGAGCAAAAGGCTACCATTGAACTGCCGTTGAAATACTTAGAATCAATTAAAGACTTGTGGATAAAGTGGAATAAAGCTGTAGAAGTAGACACTACGAATATATAATTCTGATAGTATTTTATTCTCATATACCAACACGTCATAATGGAGCTTTTATATGTTGTCTTGGACAGACGAAGAAATACTGGCGAACTTCCCATTCGATACGCCACGCGATGGGCAGATTGCTTGTATTAGGGCAATCCTTGACGCCTTCATCAATAAAGGTAAGAAATATTTCGTTCTTGAAGGTCCAACCGGGACTGGTAAATCTGTCATAGGTATGGCAGTCGCTAAATTCTTTCAAAACAGTTATTATCTTACTGTTCAGAAAGTCTTACAATCGCAGTTGATGAAAGATTTTGCAAGTGGTGAGACTGTCGATCTTAAGGGTCGATCTGCATATAAATGTGCTTTTTATGAAAAGTTTGGAGCTTCTGCGGTTGCAAGAAAAGGAATGTTTCAAAAAGACTTAAACAAATTTTTGATCGCTCCTCCGACATGTGATAATGGCTATTGCCGCAGGAAAGATAAAGCTCGTAAATGCACGATGTGCTTTCCATACCAATCTGATAAAGAAGATCGTGTAAGTCGGTTAATAGAAAATTATTTGCATAGTACGTGTCCTTACTATCACCAAGTAGGACAAGCGATGGCTGCTAGAATGGTCATCATGAATTATAGTAGTTTTCTGTATCAGAAAACTACCGGGGATAGATTCTGGCCACGTGATCTTATGATTGTCGATGAATGCCATCAAGCGGAACCGCAGTTATTGGATTTTATTTCGGTCACAATCGACGACAAACGATTGCAGAAAGTTGGTTATAAATTAGAACCATATGAATTACCGCAAGAGTATTATGTATCATTTAAGGAAAACGATATTTTAGCTAAAGTGCAAGCCATAGCGGAGAGCGCTGAAGAGAATGGTGATGTAGAGATAGCTGATGAATATGAAGGCATAGCACGCAAGCTAAACGCATTTTATAGTGCCATTGAGGCAGAAGAAGAATGGGTTGCTGAATATAAAGCTAACGAAGGCTATCGTGTTGTCACTCTTAAACCGGTATATGTTCATTCAAAATCACATCAGCTATTGTTCAATAATGGTAAAAATGTGCTTTTGATGAGTGCTACAGTTTTAGAAGTTGATATATTCTGTTCCTCTTTGGGCATTCCGAGGAATCAGGTTTCGGCATATCGTATGAAGAATCGTTTTCCAGTTGAACATCGCCCGATAATTAAAGATATTGCCGCTAAAATAGTTGGTGGTCCAACAAAGATGCACGAATGGGCACCAAAGTTAGTCGCAAAAGTTGATAGCATACTCGATAGATATGAAGCCGATCGTGGAATTATCCATACACATAATTTCGCTATTGCTGATCTATTGATGGCAAAATCTCATCACAGGGAACGATTTTTGTATCAGAAACATTTCGCTACAAAAGAAGACATGCTGAGGAAGCATGCAGATAGCGATAATACAATTATTGTCGCACCAGCTTTACACGAGGGCCTGGATCTATATGGTGATTTAAGCAGGATTCAGTTAATTTGTAAGGTGCCATGGCCAAACTTTATTGATAATAAACAATTGGCACGAAGGTTAGAACTGGATCGCCGATACTATACATGGTTGACTGCTCTTAAGCTCATTCAATCAAGTGGTAGAAGCATCCGTAGTGAGACAGACTGGGCTCATACTTATGTTCTTGATGAAGTTTTTGAACGGTTTATGAGAGAAGCAGCTTCGATGATTCCGTCATGGTTCAAAGACGCTGTCGAATATGGCGAGAAGTTCAAATCGGAAATCCAAGAAATCCGATCCAAACCTATAGATGATGACATTCCATTCTAGGTACCAAAAATGAATTATTACGGCGCAAGAGAGATTATAAGAGATGGCAAGCCTTCTGGCCTATTTCATTATACTTGTCGCAATGATAATCGTATATGGCCCGTTGGGCTCTGTGCCGACGATTGCCCAGGCCATCTGACACGTGAAGAGGCCGAGGAACATTGGCGATCTTATTTGATTCAGGGCATCGTGTTTGATGACATAATACAAGAATGGCCGAAGGACAAATGTGAAGCTGACGGCTGTAATGAGCAGGCAACAATGGTCGGTTCAACCAAAAATGAGCCTGGTGTTTTTAACCATCGAAGATTTTGCAATAAGCACGCAATACCGGAAGAGATGGCTAAATTCATTGAAGTCGGAGAATGTGCGTCGTCATATTGATGTAGTACGAAGGATAAATAATGATTGTTTTCCATCATTGCGATGCCGATGGCAGATGTGCTGCGGCTATTGTGAAGCGTTGGTTCTTTACTATGCCACGTCCTTCCCAAGAGCGTGCTGGTATCCATATGGTCGAGATGGATTATAAGAACAGAGTGCCGATTGAAAAAATCAAACCAAATGACACTGTGGTTATTGTCGATTTTTCATTTAAACCAGATGACATGGCGGCGATACAAGCCAAGACAGAGATGGGAGTGATTTGGTGCGATCATCACAACACAGCAAAGGCTTATAGATATAACGTTCCTGGTGAACGCGATTTCAATGAGAAAGGGCTGTGCGGTGCTGAATTGACATATAAATTCTTCTTTCCACGCGATGCCAAACCATACTGGTTAAATCTTCTTGGTGATTATGATTCTTGGAGGATGCAACATGAAAATGAATGTCTACCATTCTATGAAGGCTTAAAGCTTTGGGATCAATCGCCTAAGAAGGGAATTTGGGATTTATTATTTGATGAGGAGACCCTCTGGCAGAAGATTGTTGAAGAAGGTAAAATAGCTGTTAAATATCGCACCAATTATTGTGATGATATCTGCAATGCTTTCGGCTATGAAACGACGATAGGTGGTCAAAAAGCTTACGCAGCGAACATATATCGTTTTGGATCTCAGGGATTTGGAGAAAGAGTAGACAAATATCCAATATGTATAGCATATATACATGATGGTAAAGAATATACTGTTAGTTTATATTCTGAAACGGTTGATGTGTCATTGATAGCGAAACAATATGGTGGTGGCGGTCATAAGGGTGCCGCAGGATTTGTTTGCGACAAACTACCATTTAAAAAGAATTAGTCTTGTAGTGCTTTTATTATCTTTTTGATAATAGGTGATTGAAGAATATTCTTATATTGGTCAGATTGTGCAATTTTAATCAGTAGTTTCTTACCAGCTGTTTTTCCATATTCTTCGACAGCATCTATAATTCTATTACCAATTTCAGAAGCAACATTTTTTGTTTTCTGTTTCGTCCGTTGTTTTCTTTTGTTGTTTGGAACGCACACTACAGCACAGGCATAAGCACGACCATTTTTATCGTGCTTGATAGCTGCCCCGATTTCTTTAACATCCGGATGGAGTATTGCTTCACGATGCGGTTTTGAATTGAGCCAATCTCGTACAGCCATATCTTGATCGTCTGTGCCCGCATACAATACTTCACCGGCATTCAAAAAATCATACCCAGATGCTCTCATTCTGTCTGCTGGTTTTGGATATTTAACATTCTTTAGTACATGCCCAAATTGGCCAGTTGAAGCCATTTGTATAGCCTGAATTTCAGCAGCTATACTAATACTACTATTTGGGGATAATGGATCTAGATGTTGCGATTGGCGCTGGTTGTTTATTGCTTGAATAATATTACCGGGCGTCATCGATTCATTTAATGACAAAACTCTCGATAATTTACATTCAAACCTGATGGTATCCATGTATTATATTTTCTTAAGTGATAGATTAACACTGAGGAGGTAGTATGCCAAATAAACAAGAGAATCATAAACCTGAAACTGCTGTGGTTTGTGAACAGTGCGGACGAAAAATACCAAAGGAACGTCTAAAGGCTGTCCCAGACACAGTTTTTTGTGTACGCTGTGCTGCGGAAGTTGAAGAAGAAGGTATAGATCGGATCGTACCACTGGTTGATTATGATCCAAGCGAATTGCTTGATGCAATATCATCGGATGATTAATTAATATGTCCAATATCGCAAACCTGCCGAAAACAGCCACCGATGGTACGCAGGTTTGCGATACCTATGGATCGATTTGGCAATATGACACGCAGACTAATTCTTGGACCAATATTGGTATGATTGGCGATTCGCCGGTCGTAACAGAAACCAAAGATGGTTTGATTTCACCGACTATCGTAACGCGTATTAACGCGATATCAAGTGCCGTCCAGGATGGTTTAACTTTTGATTTCTTAAAAATATATCCATATACTTCTGGATATTACTATTTATTTAGATCTTCAAATCATACAATAACATTTGAGCCAGAATCCGAGAACGCTCTTAGGATTGAAGCAAGTAGACCGAGATTATTGTCGCTGCTTTCACAAATCAAATGCCCCGGAAGCCAGGGTGAAGTAGGAGCAACTGGTGCTGCTGGTATATCAGGAACAGCCGGAGAGGACGAAGTAAAATATGCTGCAATTGTGTCTGGTTCAATTCTAACAATAGACGTAGCCGTTGATGACTCGTTAGGTACGCCGATATCATTGAGAATTTTTGCTGGTTATTCTACAACTCCGACTGTTGTTATAAAGGTAGTTGGTTCTGAATATGAGATTTTACAATCCAAGATAATCATAGATTCAACTGCTACATTTTTTGACTATTCAGATGGCCAATTAGTTGGAAAGATAGCTAGCTCGCAATGGGGAAAGACGAATTGGTATTATAAAGCGCTTCAGATGGGCAGAAAAGGTGCGACCGGGCCAGAAGGTAGCAGCTTTCTAGAAGTTATAACCGATTCTATCGACGATGCAAGTCTTATAGCCAATAACGCCGTCATAATGATGCGCGAGGGTGATAGTACCGACACGATCAATTATCTTAAAGCAGAATTATTTAAAACAAATTGTGTATCGAAATTAGCAATTAACAATATATGCTCGACCACCACAATATCACTTACTGATTCATATGCAGCATTACACATGACAGTTGATACTTGTAAGAATATTACGAGATATGTTTTAGAACCAGTAGTTGCCGAAATACCGAATTTAGTTTTTAGCGAATGGACTCCAACTGCTACATGCCTGCGGCAACGACATATGGCGGAGACTCGATTGTCATGGATGGATTTTACGAAGGTCGGCTCAGCTATGGTCCCATGGCAAAAAGCTAATAGTGCCATAGCTGGTGATCCCAGTTATCCGTGGGCGATAGTTGAAGAGTCTGATCCGGGGCAAATGTGCTGCCAAGAAGATTTTTTCTTCTGTTCTAATGTGAACGATGTGACCGGAGCATGCCCAGTTAACATTGTTGGCGATCTGCTCGCACCGATTGAAACGGCTTATGGTTGTGATTGTGATTGCCCAATATCATTCTTATTGCAAGATGGTTACGAATTTGAAGATGTTAATGTTACTGATATTGTCGAGACATCATCTCAAATAGCTATATGTAGCATAAATGGAGAAACGCACGAATATAATATAACGATTAATTTATCAACATCATCGGCGATTGTTGTAATAGTTTCATGGAAGCTAGAATATGATTCTATTTGTGATGAATCAAGAGATTTGTATTCATCACAATCTAACACGATACCTGGATTCATATTTGATCCACGTGAGGCAGTCTCTGAATCGAATTGTCCGATAAGCTGGACAATTTCGGACAAATCCACCAAAACATCAACCCTGTCGTTGCAATCGAGCAGCAGTAGTCAATCTTGTACTGCAGTCGGTACAATGTGGCAGCGATATATCGGATCAATAGGAACAATTTCCGCACACGCTGAGATTAATACTCTTAAATTGGATTGTTGTCTTGGTTACAAGCTTACTGTTTCGATTGCGACTAAAAACATAACTGCTGCAACTGGTGCAACAGGAGTAACATGTGGTTCTGGGGCCACCGGGGCTTCTGGGGCCACCGGGGCTTCTGGTGCGTCTGGAGTGCCTGGGGCTACGGGTGCGTCTGGGGTCTCGCCATCTCCATCTTCGTCACCATCGATATTGTCTCCTTCACCGTCGCGATCGTTAAGCATGTCGTATTCGCCATCAATATCTCCATCAGTGAGTTTGTCACCATCTCTTTCGCCTTCACACTCACAATCATTATCCCCGTCATTATCGTTATCGCCATCAGCAAGTAAATCATTATCTCCATCGCCATCTATACCATCAGCATCGCCATCGTACTCATTGTCTCCATCTCTATCATTGCCGTCGTTTTCACCGTCAACATCGCCATCACCGTCACCATCGCCGTCACCATAAGTTAAGGAGTACTTAGTTGAGTTGTCACGCATTAAGTAATGGTGAAAATGTTGCAGACGGCACTATCGTGTTAGACGGTAATGGCGATAGATGGCAATATAATAGTAGGTTGAATATTTGGTCATGTATCGGTGCTTTAGAATCTGTTCCTGTTGTTACCGAGGCTAACAATGGTTTGATTTCACCGACTATCGTAACGCGTATCAATGCTATATCGAGTGCCGTTCAGAGCGGCTTGACTTTCGATTTCTTAAAAATATATCCATATACTGCTGGATATTATTATCTATTCAGATCTTCAAATCACACAATAACATTCGAACCTGAATCTGAGAATGATCTTAGAATTGAAGTAAGTAGACCGAGATTGTTGTCACTGCTTTCACAGATGAAGTGTCCAGGCGAACAGGGGGAAATAGGAGCAACTGGTGCCACTGGGGTAGATGGTATAGCCGGTGCATCTGAATTAAAGCATATTGCTTCTGTGGTTGGTACTGTGCTATTTATTAATGCGACTGTTACATCGACTATCGATACGCCTATTTCGTTGCGACTATTTAAAAGCGGCTCCAACAAAAGCGTATTGACCATTTTACAACCGGTTAATGATGATCCATATACGATATCATATTCAGAAATCAAGCTGAGTTCAGATTCTTTTTTAAACTATGATCGCGTTACTTCTACTATTTCGGGTCAATTAATATCTAATGATTGGTCCGATCATAGTTGGTATTATAAAGCCAATGAAATTGGTCGTAAAGGTCCACAAGGCGCTGACGGCTTGGGTTTCTTTGAGGTCGCAGAAAATAGTTTAGTCGATGATACAATTGCAGCTACGAAAGCAGTTATTACATTACGATATAGTGGATTAAAATCGAGTATTTTCTATTTTTCTGATACTTTATTTTTAAAGAACTGCGTATCGAAGCTTGCGATATCACATGCATGCAATACAACTAACATAGATACGCTTAGTGCGATTAGCGATTTGTCGTTTGCTGCAGTTCGATCTGTGACTGATACTTGTAAAAACATAACACGATTTCAGTTTGAAGAGAAGCAAGTTATAGATCTCATAGCACCCACATTACAGTTTGTTGAATGGACACCAGTAGAAGCATGTTGGACCAAACATCAGGCCAAATTCAATTGGAAGGATTTTACTCCAGCGTCTATAGTTGCTTGGAGGCAGGCCAATTCTAGCACAAATCAAGATTCACGATATCCATGGTCAATAATTGAACCACAATATCCGGGACAACGCTGCTGTCAAGAAGATTTCTTTTTCTGTTCTAATGTTAACGATGTCTCTGGCAGTTGTCCTGTGTTGGTCGTAGAACCAATAACACCACCAATAGATGAAATATGTTGTCCATGCGATTGCCCTAGCTATCTAGATACTAGTTTAGAGCTTAGGATGCCATATAATCCAGATCCATCAGACGATCCAACGTGCGAGGGATTTGATTGTGTTGTGGATGGTACATTACAACACTATGACATCACCGTAAACATACCTTACGTTGATACAAGCACTGTTACAATAACGATCACGTTCAGTACAAAATTTAATGATATTTGTGCTGAAGCGAAATCAATAAGTAGTGCATCGTGTCCGGACTATCCCGATGCTGCGTCATGTTCGGTTGCTTGGTCGGCTATATGTACTAACAATAGCAGCGTCCACGGTGGCAAGAAATATTCAACAATCGGGTCACCATTAGTATTCACATATACAGGGAACAGTGGTGTTTATCTAAAATTTGGGATTGATATCAATCTTGAAGGTGTTGTTAGTTGTTTAGGTTATTCACTACTAGCTTGTGCAATTGGCTCGTCAACTCGGCCAACGACTACCGTAGCACCGACGACTACTATAGCACCTACCATTGGCCCGACAACTACTACAACTACAACAGAATCTCCATATCCAACAACAACTTTAGCGCCGACGACAATACCACCGATACCGACAATACCACCAACGCCGACAATACCACCAACGCCGACAACGTCAAGTCCGGAAATTGTGTGCACAGACCGATGCTCATGGTACAAATCTCCTGGCGGTGGTGATTGGGTCCATTTAAAGGATTGCACTCAGTTTGGTTGCTATTGCGATCCGCCAAGTCCGGGTGAAGAACCTAAAGCAGATTACGAGCTTACGTACACTAGGTGCAAGCCAGGTATTGCTCCCACAACCACATCTGGTCCCACAACCACATCTGGTCCCACAACCACATCAACTACGTCTGGACCGACAACCACGTCTGGTCCCACGACTACGTCTGGACCGACAACTACATCTGGTCCCACAACTACATCTGGTCCCACAACTACATCTGGCCCGATAATCACATATTCTGTTTCATATATCCATGGTCCGGAAACAGTGCACCCAGCTGTAGGAATATACACAGGTGTCGCAGGTGGCGACTTCATGCAACAAGGAACAGAAGATTTGAGAGCACAGCCACCAGGCAATGGACAAGGAGAGGGATACATACTGTCGTATTTAGGAGAAGGTCTTGGTTGGAAAATTTCTGGTGGCACTGGTGGACCGACGACATCGCTTACACATGATCCGGGATCATATGTTTGGGTGCAAAGGATAATATCTACAGAGCCAATAGGGAGTTACGATAGTACGAGCGAATCGCCAGATTGGCGACCAATGGCCGATCTTTATCTTGAAAATATATAATGGAAGAACCATGCCGAAGAAGCTAACTGTTGGACTAGCTCATTTCAATGACTATGACGGAGTTTACTTTTCTATTCAAGCTCTGCGAATGTATCACGACATAAATGATGTCGAGATCGTCGTAATTGATAATTCGCCAGCGACTGTTGCTGGCAAAGCTGTTTCAAAGTTCGTAGACAGTATATCGTCTGCACGATATGTTCCTTATGAAGAAAAAATTGGTCCAGCTAATGCGAAAGATCGTATATTTCGAGAAGCACAGACCGAGTTTGTTCTTTGTATGGATTGTCATGTTTTACTTGTTCCAGGTGCTGTAAAACGGCTTATTGATTGGTATGAATTTAATCGAGATAACAAAGATTTATTAACAGGTCCGTTAATATATGATAATCTTCGGGATATTTCTACACATTTCGATTTAGTGTGGCGTGATAATATGCTAGGTATTTGGAGTAGAGCTTGGATGTGTAAATGTGGTCGGTATTTCTCAATCCCGATATGGAATGGAGAAATCATCATACATGACTTGATGTATAGCGATATATCACGTACACAATGCCCTTGTGGTCTTATCTATCCGAAAATTCCATATACTGGTCATGAGCCAGCATTTTACAACATTGGATGTAAACCTCTTGGGTGCAACTATAATGATCCAGCATTCGAAATACCGGCTCATGGTATGGGGCTTTTTTCTTGCCGTAGAGATGCGTGGCTCGGATTTAATTCTGAATTTCGTGGGTTTGGCGGCGAAGAAGGTTACATACACGCTAAATATCGAAAAGCTGGTCATAAGTGTTTGAATCTCCCATTTCTCGGATGGTCGCACCGATTTTTACGTCCAAACGGTGTTGCATATCCACTTAATTATTGGGACAGAATCCGTAATTATGTTATAGGGCGTCAAGAGCTTGGTATGGGGATAGAGGACATTCGAGATCATTTTGTTGGTCTTAAGAAGAGAATGCGCGAAGGACGTGTGTCGTTCGAGGAGGTTATAGATGAAAAATCTTGGAACTATCTTATAGAAGATCCAGTAGGACACATAGACCCACCATGTCAGACTTGTGGAAATTTTGGTTCTACTATTGATGAAGTATTTTCTTGGACAGAGCAGCACCCACACAACATGGGTCGCCATATGCCGCGTTTTCGCGAGCTTGCTTCTAAGTGCGAGCATATTACAGCAATGGTTAAACAAAAAGAGTTTGATGTTACGTTATTGGCTGGACATCCAAAGGTTTTGCGAGTTTACACACTTGAACCGGCAGCGATTCATAAGCATTTAGCTAAATTATGTGGCGACCTTGTAGATTATAAAAGCCAACATATTGATTGGATGACGCTCGACGACATAGAAGAGACCGATCTCTTGGTCATACATTCCATCCATCAAGCTGACAGACTTTATGCTGAATTGTCCAGGTTTGGACATCGTGTACGCCACTACATTCTATTGCGTTCAACTGGTGCATATGGTGAAATTGGTGAGCCATCTGGCCCCGGTTTATTCCCGGCGATGCGGAAATATATGCGAGAGCACCCAGAATGGTCAGTAGTCGAACATGATGAGGACGACTACGGTTATACAATTCTAAGTCGCGATATAACAGATAAGAAAAAACTTCCGCCATTGACCAAGATGGTATGGAATTATACGAAGGCGCTTTTAAAACATGCTGCCGCTGGCATAAAAACAGCGCGAATCGAAACAATAGAATCGCGGCTAGATATATGCGCTTTGTGTACACAACGTACGCTTAATCGATGTGCTGTATGTGGATGCTTCTTAGATGAAGGACCAAGAGAGCGAGATGGAAAGGTATTGTGGCCTGAATCTGTTTGTAATCTAGGTGAATGGTTCGAAGAGGAATGATTAAAACGCTTCGTAACATTCACGCAGGTATGACAATTGCTATTGTCGGATCTGGGCCGACAGCTATTGACTTTGTTGAGAATAAAACAGATATATCGATCGGTGTCAATGGTGCTGCTAAATTAGGAAAGCGTTTTAATTACTTTATGTGTGGTGATGTTAAATCACCAACATATGATTGGTTCAATATTGATTGTTCTGATACTAGAGTGATAGCGAAAATGATTGCTTCGTCTGATAAAATTCTTTATCCAGACGAGTCATATCCGGGTATAACGAGAATAGCTGTTGTTACTGCCAAACAAAATACTATACAGTTACCTTGTCCTGTTAGTCCACATCGGACTTTTATGTATAAGTGGTATAAGTTAGATAGGCTTAAAAAAGATATGAATTATTTGATGTTTGGCGGGACGATATCTTGCTGTGCCGTACAATTGGCATATGTGATGGGTGCTTCTAAAATTGTTCTGTATGGCTGTGGATTTACTAATATTGGCAATCATTATTTTTATCATACTAGAAGGCCGGGAAGTATATCAGAAAGTCAGCGCATAACAATGAGCACGGTAATTAATGAAGTAAGGAAACGTGGGGTCAAAATCGAGATTGTCGGCAATACAACGCTTCATGTTGTTTAGGGGTTATGATGTCTACAGCAACAATTGTTATGTCGGTGTTGAATGAAGATTATACTGAAAAGACGATAGATACGATTACTGAAAACACACCAGCCGGACTTATTGACAAAATCATAATTATTGATGATTGCAGTAAGGTTCCGGTTGCAATCGATAGACCAAATGTGGTCGTTGTGCGTAATGAGATGCGTGAAGGTCTTATACGATCACGGAACACCGGTACTGCGCTTGCGCAGTCTCCGATTGTGGTGTCGATGGATCCGCATATAAAGGTAGCGCCGGGTTGGTTACCACCAATTATTGAACGACTAACACAACGGTACAATTGTGTTGCTGTACCGTTAACTAGAGGGCTTGATGCACCGAATTGGGTGGAGACTACAGCTGCTTATGCTAAGACTGGTTGGAGATGGAATCTCGATTTTAATTGGATATCTGATGATGGCACCGATATGATGCCAGCGTTCGCTGGTCATTGTTTTGCATTCACAAAGCGATGGTGGGAAGAAACTGGTGGATTTGACACCGGTATGTATAAGTGGGGTTGTGAAAATATCGAATTTTCTCTTCGAACATGGCTTGCTGGTGGATCTGTTGAAGTAGTTCGCGATTCTGTAGCTGCACATTGGTTTAAAACCAAATTCAATTATGAATTTGATACGCCCACATTAGAGCAGAATAAGGCACGTATAGCGGAAGTATGGTTCGATGATTATAAGAAATTATTTTATCAATCTATTAGAAAAAAACCAGGAGATATTAAGTTTGGCGATATAACGGAGCGTGTAGCCATACGCAATAGAATTCAGAAAAGACCATTTCAGTGGTTTCTTGATAATTTTTTGCCAGATTTGCAGGGCATAGAGCTATTAAAAAACAAACATGCCAATGCTCGTATCGCTATATTGGGTGCTGGCCCGTCGTTAGATCATGTTACTGCTGGGATATTAGACGACTTCGATGTCGTGATAGGTGTGAATTATAACGCGCTAGTATTTGGATGTGATTATGTTGTGTTTCATGATCTAAAACCAGCCGAGGCGGTTATAGATGCTAAACGATATAACCCGAGACAATTGCTTATTCCGAAAAAATTGAAGACAGGTGCTGGTATAACGTCCGTTGCACCGTCATCAAAATTTGCTGATTGTATAACTTACGAACTTGGTCAGCAAGACTGTGATTCTTGCTTAAATAATAAGGATCAGCCATTTTTCCATCATGCTTCAACCGTCCATACTGCTATACATATAGCTGCATTCATGGGTGCGAAGACGATTACTCTATTTGGTTGTGATGCTAAATTGGCTCCCGATGGGCGTAGTCATACCACTTTAGTTCCACAATATAATCATGGAAAATATTGGCCCAATAACAAAGATACAGAAAATTATATTGCTCGCATCAACAGAGGATATAATATGCTGTTTGATCCACTTAAGAAATGGAATATTTCTTTATTGCGGTATGAATATATGCAAAAAACAACAGGACCTCAGTAGATATGGATGTCGCGGCGCTATTTGTAGCGTTAATAGCACTGGTCGTTGCGTTGGTGTCTCTTGGATTGGTCTTGTTGATCTACAAGGAATTTGTTAGGACAACATTTGATAGTCGCAACATGGAAAGACCGATTACGAAAGCTGCCACCGGAGCATATACCGGAGAGCAAAGAATTGCAGCGCGAGCTGTTAATGCCACCGAGCAGCCTATTTCCACTCCATTTCTCAATGCGCCAGATCTTCCCCCAGAAGCTCTTGCGCCATCAATTGGTCGACCACCCATCCCCAAAGGCGGATTCGGAACAAAAGTCGTCACTAAACGTGGTCAATGATGATGAGTTAGAGCAATCATCTTTTGTATTTGGATTGGGTGATGACTGTACAATTAGGAGAGCAGCAGTGAATGCAATTGGTATCGATATTGGGACCAAGAATATAGTTGTATCATTTCGACACAACAATAAACTGGTTTTTCTAAAAGAAATCAACGGCTATTATCTTATCCCACGACCGAGTAAATTCATAGAGAATATGCTCGACGATCCAAATAAGACGAGATCAGATGGTACTAAACGCCAAGCGAAGTGGATCCATCTTGATGGCAAGGATGGAATTTATGTGCTTGGCAAGGATGCAGAAGAATTAGCATATGCACATAACAGTACATTGTTACGGCCAATGGCCGAAGGTGGTGTTGCCGCTGACGAAGCTGCTTTAATGGTGCTATCTAGTATTGTCCAAGGTTTACTATCAATGTCGGAGCATGATGCTGGCACATTTGATCCAGAAGTTAAATTATGCTATTGCACTACGGCGAAGGCGCTTAATCATGCGATGAATATTGATTACCATCAGCAAGTTATTAATTTAATTATTTCTGGCTATCAGACTGAATCGAAAATTATAACCAGCTCGATAAAGGAATCTCACGCATTGGTGTTAAAAGAAACGCCAGATGCGACTGGTATTGGTATTTCTTGGGGTGCTGGTACTGTTACAGTTAGTTATGTTCTATGGGGCAATGAGATTTATTCATTTAGCTGGGTCGGTGCTGGCGACTGGATTGATTCTGAGGTTGCTAAGCGGCACGGCTATGATCCGAACATGCTATATAAGAAATCCGCAGAAACTCCAACGACGGTTTGTCGTGTGAAGGAGAAACTCGATCTTACACAAAATTATACGACTCGACTTGAACTAGATATTGTTTTACATTACAGGATTCTTATTCAGAATGTTATTCGTGGTATCGTTCAAGGTTTTGTTGATAATGAAACGAGCGCTCGAATGGATAAGCCCATCGACGTATTTATGGCCGGTGGCACATCGTGTCCGGTTGGCTTCGAAGGAATGGTAGCCCAGCTATTCCAAGAAGAAAAACCACCATTTGCCATTAATAAAGTGAAGCGATGTAAAGATCCGCTGTTTGCTGTTAGTGAGGGTTGCCTCATAGCGGCTGAGACATCTTGAACACAATTATGCAAGAAGAAGTTGAATCAACGCAATATACTGGACCAAAAGAGTTCGTACATCTTCATGTGCACAGCTTATCGTCGTCTCTAGATGGTGTTCCGTCAGCAGAACAATATGCCGATGCATGTATTCAGTCCGGATTCCCGGCAATGGCGGCTACAGAGCATGGGCATATGGCGTCCTTTCCAGATATGTACTTCGCTTTTAAGAAGCGAGGATTGAAATATATTCCGGGTTGTGAAATATATTTCAATGACTACGAGCAACTGCGTAGAGATCTAGATACACAGGGTGTTAAACAGAAGGGTATGGATGTCGATCTTAAACAGCGCATTGGGCGCAATCGACACATGACCATTCTTTGTAAGAATGCTACTGGTGTCGCCAATTTAATTAAGTTAACGACATTAGCGAACAAATTCGGTTTTTATCGTAAACCGCGCATCTGGTTAGAGAAGCTGTGTGAGTATAAAGAAGGTTTAATCGTATTATCTGGATGCGTAAATGGGCCAGTTGCATATGAGATTAGGTTAGATATTGACAATTTAATAAGGGAGAAAAAACCGCATCCACGTGTTGCTGATCGTGATCTGACAGCCGTGCAATATATTAAAAAATTCAAAGAGGTTTTTGGCGAAGACTTCTTTATGGAAGTGCAAATGCCGTGTCTGCCGGATACTGGATTGTTAGAAAATAATGTTGCGGTGCATGATGTTAGAGTATTTCGCAAGTTAATTGAGTTGGCTGATATGTACGGTATTAAGCCGGTTATCGCTAACGATGCTCATTATCTTATACGTGAAGACTCTTACTTACAAAGAGTTATGATGGCAGTCGATCAAAAGACTAGCATTTACGACCCAAATATGTTTCAATCTCAAAGTGAAGAACAATATTTGAAGTCACGGGGTGATTTGTGGGCGACTTTTAAAAATCGCGGCTATTCGCATAAGATAGATAATGCTAAATTCGAGGAATTGTGTGATAATACATTGTTGATAGCGGAACGATGTGAAAAACCTGCTCCGGATACTTCCCCAAAGATTCCAAAATGGTCCGATATTGAGAAGGGAGTCGATGCTAATAAGAAATTAGCTGAAATTGTATATGCAGAGCTTAGAAAGCGTGGATGGGATAAAGACACAAGAAAATGGTCTTCGGATGGACGTGAAGTGACATATGCGGAGCAGGTCGAAATTGAGCTTAATAGATTTATCGACAAAGGATTTTCTAGTTATTTCTTGATAACGAGAGATTTAATTCAATGGGGAAGAAAGCAAGGTTGGCCGTTTGGACCACGTGGTTCGGCCGCAGGATCATTTGTATGCCATCTTCTTGGTATCCATACTTTAAATTCACTAGCATGGGGCATGTCGTTTGATCGATTTCTAGCAAGCTCTCGTGGCGGATACATGCTAAAAACCAAAATAGACTAATATGAAGAACGTGTATACTGAATCTCTTCGATCATTGCATGCGGCGGTATCAGATTATCTGCTGTTAATTGGTGAACCTCGACCATTAACTTGTCAGTTATGTTTGAGCTTTGTTGAATTTATTGGCACCCTACCGCCCGGAGAAGAATTACAAGCTAGAAGTCTGGACAATTTTACGTCTGCTATCCTTGAAGCCTCAATACTTGGAATAAAGGATAGATTAGATGGATTGCGTCCATCATCAGATGCTTGTTTACAAAGCATAACTGACTGTCTGAAAGTGACGGAATCGCTTGATATAGGTAGTCGTTGTGAAGTGTTTTTTAAAGTGCTTGGTATAGCCATTACCGGTTTAGCAGATATTACACATAAAGAATATCCGCAACTCACTGACGGTAATGGCAAGAAACTTGGAAAATGAAATGAAGATTGAAATATTTGCATGTGGTTTTAGTGTCGATAATGGCAAGCCAGAGCAGCGTGGTGCTGCTACCGCTAGGCTACAGCATATCGATAGCCATGGACGAGAAGCTATCAGAGTAATTAGTGAACCGGTAGGTGACAGTACTAAGCCGCAGTGTGATATTAAAGCGGCGATACTTGGTTTGATGAGTATAAAGGCACATCCAGTATTACAATTGCGCAAAAGTCCGGTTGTTTTGTTTGTAACACCATATGTGGCGCAACTAATGGAGCGTGATGGTGATAAGTACAAAATAGAACCAAAGAAGAACGCCGAATTGATACGTCGTTTACGTGAGAAAGCTGATCTTTTCACTGATTTAACTGTTCAGATTGGTGAAAAAGAACAAATGCAGCAGATTTTAGACGTGGCAAAGACAGCTGCCGAAACTACAGTTGGTAGTGATAGTGGAACAATTATCAAGTGATTTGAAAACAGAAATATTATGGGAAAGTATAGTTTTGAGACTCTTGCTGCAGCGGCGCACGGACGTATCAAAAAGTTAGGGTTACCTGAAATCTACACCAAACGGCTAAATTTTGAGCTAGACCAAGTTCGTATGCAAGGAGCCCAAAGGTATTACGAAGATTTGATGGAGTCTGGTAGGAAGTACGATAAAAATCCAAATCAACTCTTGTTACCATGGCTGCTCAAGCGATTTGTTGGTGACGCTGATAAAGATCCAATTGCACATAGAGATGGACCTCTGATGCTTAGTGCAAAGTATGACGATGTGCAAGCAATTATAAAAAAGACTGGAAAGCTACCAGCCGATATTCGTCAAGACGACGATAAACCAGATATCGATATCGACTGTCTACCAGAAGCCAGAAATAAAATAAAAAGCTATGCTGCCGAGCGATATGGTGAGAACAATGTGGCTAGTGTCGGTACTTGGCAGACCTATCTTTTTAAGCAGGCTATCGCAGACGCATATACAGCTCTCGGGCTAGATAAGTTAGAGGGCGGCAGCCAACATGGTGTTGGAATTAAGAATAGAGCTGTTGTATTAACAAAAGACCTTCCAGACGATGTCAATACTATGCGTGAGGGAGGTTTAGGTGCATGCAAGGGCCGTGTTCGTGATGGAGACGGTCCAGAAAAAGAATGCGGTTTTAAGCACAAAGAATTAAAATGCCCTAAATGTGGCAGTGGCGATACAGATACGCCGACCATCGCAATGATTTTGCGTGATTATCCAGAAATAGAAAAATTCATATCAGAAAGCAAAGAAAAACACAGGCAGGTCATCGATACAGCTATTCGATTGGTTGGTCGTTTGAAGCATGCTGGTAAACATGCTGGCGGTATCATTATCGCCGACCGCGATCTATTTGGCAACGTACCGATGCAATACGATAGCAAAACAGATCAGTGGGTTAGCATTTGGACAGAGGGCCATAGCACACAGTTATCGAAATTTGGCTATTTGAAGTGGGACATGCTTGGTCTAAAGAATTTAGCATATATTAAGACGTGCTGTGAAATGATTAGAGAGAATCATGGCATATCTTTCGGCGATCAATTGGAAGGATGGGATGAATCTGATCCGAATGACGATATTGCTGGTTACTATTGGGAAGACGGTAAGAAAATATCTATATCGCTCAACGATCGAGCAGCATTGAAACTCGCCAACGAGTCATTAACAGACAGCATTTTTCAGTTCGACACAGAACTAGCTAAGAGAACATTGTCGAACGGCGTTAAGAGCTTTCACGACTTATTGATTTTCAATGCGATGGGTCACCCAGGACCAATGCAAAGCATTCCGGATTATGTTAAAAATCGAGATGATGTAGCAAATAGTTGGTCTAGGGGTGAACACGAGGCCATTATCGAAATATTAAAGCCGACTAGTGGTGTAATTGTGTTCCAAGAGCAGTTAACTTCCATTTGGCAGAGGGTTGCCGGATTTACAGGGCCGGAATCACAGGATGCTAGAAAAGCGGTGGCCAAGAAATGGAAGGATAAGTTGAAACCTGTTAGAGAACATTGGATAGTAGGCGCTAGTAAAAAGATAGGTGAATCGAAGGCACATGAATATTGGGATAAGATGGAAACGTTTGGTCGATATGCCTTCAATTTAAGCCATGCTATCTGCTATTGCCTATGGGCTTATCGTTGTTTATGGCTTAAAGCTCATTATCCTGAGGAGTGGTGGGCCAGTGTAATGGGCCTATGTGATCAAAAGGCTCTAGAACGATACATGTCTGCGGCTCGTGGTGAAGGTATCGAATTTGGTGAAATTGATATAAAGAAATTAACATCTAAGCCTACTGCACATTCTGGTCCAAATGTTAATAAGCATATCGCACTTGGTTTGACAAGCTTGAAGAAAATAGGAGATAAAGCTGCTGATAGTTTTATTGACGAGGTTGGCGGCAACGAATATACCGATATAGATGATTTTATCACCAAAAAAGGTAAAAGCAAGATTCTTTTCGAGCGTCTTATCAAACTTGGTGCATTTTCGCGACTACATCCCAATAAGAGAGCTACGTGGATGTGGTATTTGCACGCTTATGGTTCCGGTGCAGTTGAAGATTTTGAATTTGACAATATTGATGAACAGGCACAAGCCGAGCTGGCAGCATCGAAAGCTAAACAATTAGAAACTAAGCCAAAATTAAAAACATTCAGCTATCCGGTCAAGATATTAAAAGATTGCAATATGCGTCGCCTTATAGCCAATGCTAATTGGACTGAGGCGACAATCTTGGTTGAGCGAGAGCGTCAAATAGTCGAATTCAAGCGGCAGTTTCCAAAGCGCAAGATTCCGAAGAAAATGGAAAATTGGCGTCCTACTATAAAGGCTACTCGTGAAGATATTATGTCTCTGTATCAGGATGATTATGAATTTTCTAGAGTGTTGCAGTTCGAGAAGCAATTTTTAGGATATCATTGGCACTCTCCTATTGATCTATATAAAGTTAGTGGTGATCATACTGTTGATAAATCGAAAATTAATGATTGTTTGGAAGGCGTAATAGTGGAGGTCATGTACGCCAAGACTAAAAAAGGTTCTGACATGCTTCGTATGACAGTTTCAGATGGCCGCAAGACCTGTTTGATACTTGTTTGGGAGCAAGACATTAGAAATCAGACTAAAAAGTTATTACAGCCAGATAGGGGTATCAGAGTAAGGGTTACGTACGATCCAGATCGCAATAGTTTTGTTCTAAAGAGAGGAACTGTTATCGAACCTCTATGGACCAAAGCTGCTTGGTCCAAGGTACAATCCGAGGCCGAATGATCTCTGCCCAGATTGCTCTAATAGATATATTGCTATATACCATCAAATAATACTAACAGCTATTGGTTAGAAAACAAATTTTAGTTGTTGGCTTCTAGATCGGCAACATCGAAATTCTTATCGATGTATAATTTGTAGAAAGGTGTGAACGTGGCAGACATATTACCAGCTAATTTGGTACCGCGTTTATTGCTTGACCCGGCTCCCAAGCTTAATGCAAGTCTTGATTTGAATGGCAATAATATTGATAATATTACGCCTGACGAAATTGCCACTTTATCTGGTGCCACAGGTCCGCTACAGGCTCAAATTAATGCTATTATTACTGGTGCCTCAGGGACAGTCGGTTCAACTGGTGCTACGGGTCCAACCGGTATTAGTGGTGCTACTGGTGCTACGGGAACAACTGGGCCTGTAGGTGCAACTGGGGAAATTGGTGCATCTGGTGTTATAGGAATTTCTGGTGCCACTGGTGCTACTGGTGCTACTGGCATAATTGGTTCAACCGGATTATCCGGTGCTACCGGTGCTACAGGATCGATAGGTCTAACTGGTGCCACTGGCATTGTTGGGATATCTGGTGCTACCGGTGTTGTTGGTGCTACTGGTATTGCTGGCTCAAGTGGTTTGATAGGATTAACTGGTTCTACCGGCATTATCGGATTATCTGGTGCTACTGGTGCTACTGGGTTCGTTGGCTCTACTGGTATAACGGGATCATCTGGATTGATTGGTCTTACTGGCTCAACTGGTGCGACAGGCCAATTGGGTGCATCGGGTGCAACTGGTCACCAAGGTAATATTGGTGCATCTGGGGTCGCCGGTGCTACAGGTGCCACTGGATTTTTTGGGGCGACTGGTCTCACTGGTGCAACAGGTCTTCAGGGACTAATCGGGAGCATGGGTTCGACAGGTGCAACCGGTTTTGTTGGTGCATCTGGTGCTACTGGTCTTGATGGTGCTACTGGTTATAGGGGCCGCACTGGTTCTACTGGTATATCCGGGGTGGTTGGAGCATCTGGTTCCACTGGTTCTACTGGTATAACAGGCCCAACTGGACCAGCGGGTGCCACCGGTTTGATTGGATCCACTGGATCCACTGGTGCTACCGGCGCTACCGGCTTAACTGGTTTAATTGGTGCTACTGGCTCAACCGGTGCCACCGGTTTGGTTGGATCCACTGGATCTACTGGTGGCACCGGGGTGATTGGCCTAACTGGTGCTACCGGCTTAACTGGCTCAACCGGTGCCACCGGTTTGGTTGGATCTACTGGATCTACTGGTGCTACTGGCGCGATTGGCCTAACCGGTGCTACTGGATCTACTGGTGCTACTGGCGCGATTGGCCTAACCGGTGCTACTGGATCTACGGGTGCTACTGGTGTGATTGGCCTAACCGGTGCCACCGGCTTAACCGGTTCAACAGGTTTAGCTGGTTCAACGGGTTTAGCTGGCTCAACTGGATCTGCTGGTGCTACTGGTGTGATTGGCCTAACTGGTGCCACCGGCTTAACCGGTTCAACAGGTTTAGCTGGCTCAACGGGTTTAGCTGGCTCAACTGGATCTGCTGGTGCTACTGGTGTGATTGGCTTAACCGGTGCTACTGGATCTACGGGTGCCACTGGTGTGATTGGCTTAACTGGTGCCACTGGCGTGGCTGGGTTGACAGGGATATCTGGATCGACAGGTGCAACAGGTGCTACCGGTAGTGTCGGCGCTACTGGTTTAACTGGTGATATTGGTCTAACCGGATTAACTGGTGCTTCTGGATCTACGGGTCTTATAGGATTGACGGGTGATACTGGCGAAGTTGGTGCTACTGGCTATAGGGGTAGGACAGGTGCAACTGGCCCAATTGGCGAGACAGGTGCGACAGGATCAACAGGCGCTACAGGTGCTACTGGTTATACCGGTGCTACTGGCGATACAGGCTTAACGGGAGCTACCGGATCAACAGGTGCTACTGGATCTACCGGTATAGTCGGATCTACTGGCCCAGTTGGTTCTACTGGCCTGACCGGTGCAACTGGATCTACAGGTGCAACTGGATTGACAGGAGTAACAGGATCTACTGGTGCGACAGGGCTAACTGGGGCAGTAGGATCCACTGGCTTGGTTGGCGCTACGGGTTCTACTGGTGCCACCGGATCAACTGGCATAACTGGTTTATCGGGTGCTACGGGTTTGACTGGTGCCACAGGTGCTACAGGTTTGGATGGTGTGATTGGCCTAACCGGTGCTACTGGATCTACGGGTGCCACTGGTGTGATTGGCTTAACTGGTGCCACTGGATCTTCCGGTGTTATTGGTTTAACTGGTGCCACAGGTGCTACAGGTTTGGATGGTGCTACTGGCTATACCGGATCTACCGGCTTGGATGGTTTAGATGGCGCGACAGGAGCGACTGGTGCTACGGGTCCTAAAGGTGCTACGGGTTCTACTGGTGCGACTGGAACGCACGGTTTAACTGGTGCTACTGGTGCTACTGGGTTAACCGGTGATCCAGGTGCCACTGGTGCTAGTGGTGCAACTGGCCCCATAGGCTTAACCGGTGCTACTGGTGAAGTTGGATATATAGGTGCTACTGGTGCTAGTGGTGCTACTGGGCCACAAGGTGACATTGGTGCCACTGGGTTGGTATTAATAGGTGCGACAGGTCAGACAGGAGCCACTGGCTTGGGTGCGACAGGTGCTACTGGATATACTGGTGCCACAGGTTTACAAGGCATATCTTCTGGCTTGCGTGCTTATTTTGATGCTTCTTCGGTAGAATCATTTGCACCAGTAACAAATGCATCATTAACTTATGTCGCTGCTTCGAAGACAATAACACGCACGACAGGAAGCTTCGTTGATGACTTGTGGCAGCCGTTCCAGAGATTGACAATCTCTGGAACTGTTAGTAACAATAAAATAGTATCGATAGAATCTGTATCAGCGTTGACGCTTACCTTGTGCCAAACTACTGACAATATATTAGTAAATGAAGGTCCTGTTGTATCAACTCTAACTGTGAAAGGCGAAAGATTCAATTTAAAACCACCAAGTGGTTCAGAAATACAGGCGGTTTTAACTGGAATCACAAATAGTGATCCGAATGGTGTGCCATTTGGTGGTTTCATAACTGACGTTGGTGTTCCGAATGCATTAATTGTCCCAGCTGGTCTATGGCAATTTACCGGAACTTATTTTGCTAATAATACAAATTGCTTCGTCATATATCAAGTTTTGATACGGTCTTCTGATGGTTTATCGACAACTGAATTATTTATTACATCAGCCACACCTGAAATTACTGGTAGAAATTCTGGCAACGCAAATACATTCACTACAAAATATACTCTGTCAAGTGACACATCAATTCTTGCTACTGACAGATTAATAGTAAGAGTTCTTGCATATACAACTGTTGCTGGTGCTAGGACAGTTACTTTTATATATCAAGGTACTACTAGAGGATCATATGTTGACACGACATTTAGTGTTATACCACCAACTGGTGCGACTGGTGCTACTGGTCTTGGTGGTGCGACTGGGGCTACTGGTATAGGTGCGACTGGGATAACTGGTGCGACTGGGATAACTGGTGCGACTGGGATAACTGGTGCGACTGGGATAACTGGTGCGACTGGCTTAACCGGTGCGACTGGTGCTACGGGTTTTACCGGTGCGACGGGTGCTGGTTTAACTGGTGCGACAGGTTATACTGGTGCCACTGGACCACTTGGTGGCCCTATTGGTGCAACGGGCATTGATGGTGCATCTGGTGCGACAGGTATGGAGGGTGCCATTGGGGCGACTGGTTTTATTGGTTTTACTGGTGCAACGGGTATCGATGGTGCGAGTGGTGCTAGCGGGATACACGGCTCCGTTGGAGCAACTGGGTTAACTGGTGCCACTGGTGAGACGGGATTAACTGGTGCTACAGGTGAGACGGGATTAACTGGTGCTACAGGTATCGTTGGCGATGTTGGTGCAACTGGTTTAACTGGTGCCACTGGTTTAACTGGTTTAGCTGGTGCTACGGGATCTACTGGTATTTATGGTGCGTCTGGCATTGGTGCAACTGGTTTGACTGGTGCAACTGGTATCGGTGCTACCGGTGCTACAGGACTAACCGGCGCAACTGGTTTGACTGGTGCAACTGGTATCGGTGCTACTGGTCCTAGTGGTGGAGAGCCGGGCGCTACTGGTGCTACCGGTATTGCCGGGGCTACTGGCCCTGGTGGTGGGCAAATGGGCGCTACTGGTTCAACTGGTGTACAAGGTGCATCTGGTGCGATAGGAGCAACAGGCGTAGGTGCCACCGGATCTACGGGTCTAGTTGGTCCGATAGGATCTACCGGTCCAATTGGCGCATCTGGTACTGGTGCAACTGGTTTAACAGGTGCAACCGGTGCAACTGGTATACTCGGTGCCACTGGTGCCACTGGTATATCTGGTGCATCTGGCATTGGTACAACTGGCTTAACTGGTGCAACTGGTGCAACTGGGCATATCGGCGCATCTGGAACTATTGGTGCCACTGGATATACTGGTGCCACTGGTGCTGGTAAATTGGTGAGTAGGATTTATGTCGGCAACAATGGTGATTATGCTACAGTAAAAGCTGCTGTCGATTGGTTTAATGCTAGTGCTTCATATGATGCCGAGATATTGATAGACGCAGGCCATCATCCTGTAGCAGATACCATAACAGTCAATAATTCATCATATGGCCTTCAGGTTAGAGGCTTAGGATCCGCTGTCACATATCTTGAAGCTTCTACTGGTTTGACTAGCAAACCAATGTTCAATATTCGAAGTATGTGCGATATTAACAAGGTTACTTGTACTGGATCAACACTAACAAATTATGGTACTTTAGCTGGCGAAAATTGTATTACGTTCGACACCACAGCAAGTATCTACTCAGAAATAACAGATCTCGATATAGATACGTTTAAGATAGCCATAGCCGATTTGAAAGGTGTTAATTTATTTGTTTTTAATTTCGTAATGACTAATTGTAATACTGGTATACTTATTGATTATACAACTACTGGCATACCCGCGACAGCTCAAGATGTTGAAGTTGGTAATTTCAATAATTGCACTACTGGTATAAATCTAGCACAGATTGGTGCTGGTACTACTAGTAATTTCTATCTTGCACATTTGATCTTCGATCAGGGCTCAAACTCAACGTCGATTCTATATGATGGTACGAAATACTTCACAGGCACATATAATGATATTTTGAATTGTGCCTATAATAATACTGGAACATTTGTAAGTGGATTCGATTTCTCACTTATTTCTGGTAGAGATGCTGATGTTGAAATGATTGGCAATGTGGGAGCGCCAGATAGCGACCCATATGCTAAAATCAATGTTATTGGTAATACTGTAACAACAACTTGCACAGCTGCTAATACGTACTACAGGGTTAATGGTATGAATAGCAGGACGCATATAACATTTAATGCTGTTGCGACTAGCGGTACATTCACTATAACATATGAAGGCCAAACTACTGCCGCCATCGCATACAATGCTACAGCGGCTACAATCCAAACAGCAATCAATAATCTGAGTAATGTTACTGCTTGTACTGTTACTCAAGTAACATTGTCTCAGGAGTGGTATGTTGAATTTACGACAAGTGGTGAAGGATGGGGAACTACAACTGTTAACATTTCAGGATTGGGTACGACCACTTCTGTCTTGGTTGAGCCAAGCCATTTCACTTGTAAAATTGCTATTACCAATAATAGAATGACAAGCTTGAGTAAACATGTCAAGAATGGTCTATATTGGATCTCTGGCAGTCTAATAGTTAGTAACCAAAATAACAGAACTATAACTATCGGCGTAAAGAAAAATGGTACAGGTAGTATCATATGTCCGTTTCCAGTTAGAGCAGCTACATCTACTCAACCATATCCTTTTGCTTTTTCGTTGTACGCACAGAATGTTCAACAAAATGATTATATGGAATTATTTGTAGCTAGTGCCAATGCTGGCGATATAGTTATTGTCAAAGAAGTTTATTGGATGGTTACGTCTCGATAAATTTTATACAACCAAACATAATAAGGATAGCGATACATCGAGCTGTATAGGTATATTATGAAATTTAAAGAATTCAGAACCATTCAACTGACAACGCCACCATCACTTGGCGACAATCCACCCGAGAACACAGTGTATGAATGGTTTATTGATAATGGAAGCACGATAAGTATAATATATAGATATTCTGATGGTACGGAGAAGGCTGTTTCAGGTGGTGCTGGATCTGTCGGTGCAACTGGTGCAACAGGCGTTGGTGCAACTGGTGCAACTGGTGCGATTGGTCTAACCGGTGCGACAGGTGCTGGTTTAACAGGTGCGACTGGAACTGGGGCCACCGGTTTTGCTGGTTCGACTGGTGCAACCGGGATCGGTGTTACTGGTGCTACTGGTGCTACAGGGCTAACCGGCGCAACTGGTTTGACTGGTGCAACTGGTATCGGTGCTACTGGTCCATCTGGTGGGCCGACTGGCGCAACTGGTGCTACTGGTATCGCCGGATCGACTGGTCCTGGCGGTGGCGATCCTGGTGCAACTGGTATAGCAGGTGCCACTGGTCCTGGTATTAGTGGCTTGACGGCTAGTAGAGTACCATTTGCTGCCAGTGCTACTTCACTTATAGACGATCCAGATATGACTTTTGTGACTGATACTCTAACAGTTACAAAGATTTACACTAATAATTTAACTGTCTCTGGTCTATCTGATACAGCTAATCCCACATATGGTGCAGAAATCTTAACTGATAGTGGCTGGTCTTCGACAGGATGGACTGGCAGTTGGTCTACTGGTTGGGTGCATACAGTAGGATATTCGTTTGCTTTATCGCAATCTACGGCCGCAACTATTGGAACTAAATATGACATCTATGTGACTGCCACATTTTCTGGTGCATCTGCTGGGTCGTATACGATTTCTTTTGGTGGCCTAACTTCTCAACCAATCTATGGTTCGGCGAACTGGGGACCAACGGCAGTATCAACGGCATCACTGGTGATAACACCGTCCAGTGATTTCAATGGCACATTGGCCATAACACTTCGTGAGATTACCGCTGTCGCCGAGCCAGTGATACTTTTTTATGGTTTTGGTAGTCAAATTGCTGAATGTAGAGTACACAATAATAATCTTTTTATAGGTAGAGGTGTTGGCGGTTATACTGGTGTGGCGTATAATAGTGTCGCTATTGGCATGGATGCTTATTTCTATAACACTAGCGGAAATGATAATGTGGCAGTTGGGTGGTGTGCCATGTGCAACAACACTACCGGATATACGAATACTGCTGTTGGTAGAAGTGCGCTAGCCGGAAATATAGATGCTAATTCGTGTACTGCTATCGGATTTGGTGCATTGGCGTTATCTAATGCTAATTATAATACAGCTGTTGGTTGTAATGCACTGACTGCAAACACAACCGGTATTGAGAATACTGCGGTAGGATTAAATGCTTTATATAAAAATACTACCGGTACGAATAATATGGCCTTCGGCAATAGTACTCTAGAATTTAACACAACAGGTGTTTGGAATACTGCAGTTGGCGGACTTGCCTTAAATAAAAATGTAACAACTAACTGTAATACTGCCGTTGGCGGCATAGCACTTAGAAATAATATCGCACAAAATAATACTGCTGTTGGTTATGGTGCACTTACAAGTAATACTACGGCATCGAATAATACGGCCATAGGCGTACAAGCATTATATGCCAGTAATGGAGAGTCTAACACGGCATTAGGTGCTGGTTCGTTAATAGCAAATACAACTGGTTCTAGTAACTGTGCCGCCGGTGTGCAATCGATGCAGGCCAATACTGTCGGTCACAACAGTGTTGCATTTGGAAATCTCGCTTTAGCTGCAAATACTTCTGGATACTATAATACTGCACTTGGAACGCAAGCATTACGTAATAATACTACTGCATATAATAATGTCGCTGTTGGTTTTCAATCACTATATAGCAGCGTTACAGCGTCGAACAATACTGCGATTGGTAACATAGCATTACAATATACGACAGCAGATTACAATACTGCATGTGGTTCCGGGGCGTTAGGTGCAAATACCACAGGGACATACAATTCTTCTATAGGTTGGGAAGCTGGGTATTATTTGCAATCTGGTGCTGTTTGTGAGACGTTGACAAATATTACATGTCTTGGTGCTAATTCAAAGGTTTCAGGTAGCAACCAAGTACAATGTGGAGACAGTGCTACGACGTTCTATGCTTATGGCTCATATCACAATAGATCTGATGCACGTGATAAAGCAGATATTCGAGATACTTCTCTCGGTCTTGATTTTATAAATGCTCTTAGGGCGGTCGATTTCAAATGGGATTATCGAGAAGATTACGCAGGTACAAAGGATGGTAGTAAGAAGCGCACTAGATACCATCATGGTGTAATTGCTCAAGAAGTCAAAACGGCGCTCGATAAATTAGGTATTGATTTTGGTGGCTACCAAGATCATACAATTAATGGTGGTTGTGATGTTCTCACAATTGGTTATGGCGAATTTATTGGACCGCTAATAAAAGCTACTCAAGAGTTGACTACATACACAAAGCAGCTTGAACAGACCATACAACAGCTGACTAAGAGAATAGAACAACTTGAGGCGATTAGGTAACTATGAAATTTAAAGAATTCAGAGTAGTACAATTAACATCAGCGCCTGTTTTTGGTGATAATCCGCCAGAAAATATTGTCTATCAATGGCTAACTACAGGTAGTGATACTACAGTAGTTATTAATATGAGATTTTCTGATGGCTCTGAAAAGACTGTTTCTGGTGGATCTGGTTCAATAGGCGCTACTGGTGCGACAGGCTATACTGGTGCCACAGGTCCATTGGGTGGTCCTACCGGTGCTACTGGTGCTACCGGTCTTGGTGCTACCGGTCTTGGTGCTACTGGCTTGACTGGTGCGACTGGTAGTGTTGGTGCAACTGGTGTAGATGGTGCTTCTGGTGCGACGGGGCCAGCCGGTGGGCCGACAGGTGCGACGGGCTCTACTGGGCCGGTAGGTGCAACGGGACCTTTAGGAGGCCCAACGGGAGCCACGGGGAGCACCGGAGTTGCAGGACCAAATGGAGCCACGGGCACTGGTTTAACTGGTGCTACAGGCCCGCGTGGATCTACTGGATTAATTGGTGCTACAGGGGCTGGATTAACTGGTGCTACAGGCCCTGTTGGTACTCAGGGTTCTATTGGTTCGACCGGCCTAACTGGTCTTTCTGGTGCTACTGGTCCGAGTGGTATTGATAATGTAATCATCAATGGCGGATTTGATTTCTTTCAACGAAATCGTAATGAATACGGATATTACTACACATCGGTCGACGATACATATTGTTTCGATCGTTGGGTAGCTTTAACACAAACCACAACTATCGAAACTACGCGTTGGAATTTAGCAACTGGTACACCAGCACAACCTGGGCCGTTTGAAGGATTAGCAGTACAGAACAATGCCACAGCACAAAGAATGGGTTTGTTGCAAATTGTTGAAGGTGCTAATTCATTCCCATTACGTGGGCAAACTGTGATTTTGCAGGCCGAAGCGACAACTACTGCTCCACCAGCGTTTGTTTTACGTTATGCTATATTAGAATGGACAGGTGTGGCAGATACAGTGACAAGCGATGTAGTGAAAGATTGGACTAGTACATCTTACACACCAAACAATTTCTTTTTAGCAAGCAATTTGGTTGTGGCCGCTGTTGGTTCTTCGGTAGTAACAAGCAGTCTTACTCCAATTAGCTTATCAGCGACAATAAGTAGTGCCTGCAACAATCTAATCGTTTTCTTTTGGACAGAATCTCCAATAACAGGTTACTCGTTTGGTTTGACACAGGTCGATTGCCATGTCGGTCCTGCACGTGCTTGGAATCCTAGACCAATAGGGGAAGAGTTGGCGTTATGTCAGAGATATTATGAGAAGAGTTATGATCTCGATGTGATGCCTGGGACAGCGGGTCCTTCTTCGGGAGTTTTTTCAGTAAGTTCACTAACAACGAATGTTATTGTTCCGAACGTGAAAGATTTCACTGCGGTGAAATTTAAGATACCTACCGTCACGACATATTCTCAATCTCTTGGTACGATTTGGATGTTTTCTTTATGGAATTACTCAGGGGTAGCCAAGGGCGATTACGCAACGGGAGCTGCATCTCCTGCTTTTAGGAGCTTCCAACTTCCGTCAGTTGGGCCGTTGTTGGCTAGTTGTTGGTGCAATTGTCATTGGACCGCAGAGGCAGAATTATAAATGGCCACAATCATCATAAATCTTGGCATTTCTGGTCTTACGAATGTCAAGTTTCTTCCATATAATTATGATTTATCACAAGTGTGGAATGGTACTAATCTTGAAGATGTTAGCACTGCTGTTCCGGTGTTCGTAGATATGCCAGAAGTCTTAGTTGGTACGGTTGGAACTGGAAATTATAAAGCGGAGTTGCCGACATCTCTGGACATTATAAATGCCAATGATGGGCTATGGATTTCAATATACGATACCGGCACGCCGCCATCTGTGAGCGATCCATTATATGGGTTTGTTCCACCATCATGTCAATCGACACTTATTAAAGCTGTTACTGAAGCTATAGCACAACTCGAAATAAATATCGATCCATGTGATCTGAAACGTGCATTAGATGGTCTCGTAATCAAGCCACAGCGAGTCATTTATGGTCCATGCCAATCGCCGACAGTAGTAAGAAAATGTTAGGACGTTAATATGGTTTTTCTACGCAGCAATTTAACAAGACAGCTACCCAAATCCATGAAATAATCGTGCTCAGCCATAGAACCTATACATTCAATGCCTAGCTTGTCTAATTGTGTTAAATCTGGTTTATTGCCAGTTGGTATTGCTTCTGCTATAGTTGTCCCATCGATTAAATCGAACTGCTGCATAAACTGCATAAAATATGGACCTGGAACTGGCATGTCGCGTAAGAAATAAAATAGATATCGATTTTTTGCTATATTGCTTACTTTAAAAAAATCAATTGAATCGTCTACAACCAACGCCTGATTTGCTCCTTCGAAGTTCAAATTATTTGTTTCGATGTGGTAATACCATACCTGCGATGTTGGTAGCCTGTCATGTGGTAATTTAGTTAGCTCGAATAATTTAGATAGTTGGATAGTGCTAACCATATGGTCGAAATCAATTCTTTGGCCTCCCCATATCAAATAATGGTTGCCTATTTCTGACACTGAACCTCTTTTGCTGTTGTCTACTAAGCGTTGGTTATATTTATTTTGTAATTCTTGATATAGGCGATTAACTCTGATATCATAAATGAAATGATCGCCTCTCGATTTAATGCATGGCAATGCTTGTGATGGTACGTTTTGTCCAAATGTCTTATTTAGCCAGGCATTAATAAGGCAATCATCTGGTGGAAGTAAACTGCCTCCGACTGAATAGAGCGTTTTATAGATGAATGATATCTTGCCGCCAAAATGTCCAATAAGATCATCTATACGATCATCTCGTATAATAAAATTATCGGCCAGAGCTGGGCGGAAACTATAAAATCTAGATCGCGAAAATGGAATGACTAACCATTCATCGCCTAGGATTTCTCTTGCAAGAAGTCCAATAATTCCGCTACCGAGAATTACTCCGCGCATTCTTTTCTCGACATTTTTTGGGCGACGGTTAATGAATTATCGTTGATTACATTATCTATCGATGTTACGGTTTCATCTAATTCGCAACGAGTTAGTTGTTTGCTATCGAAAGGATTGACAAAGGGATCGACAAACATTGGGAGTGGTGCCGGCATCTCTTCTTTTCCTGCTCCACATTCTGGGCACCAGACAAATTTATACCCATATTTATCTATAATATCACACGCAGAAACATAAAAACCAGCGCAGCAAAAAGGACACATAGCAGAGAATTTTGATGGCATATCTAATGTGAATTCAAACGGCCTCGCTTGCATGTGAGAAATAGGGTTCGGCTTTTGAGTCGGTAATGCGACGAATAAGTCAATCAGTTGAAATTGTGTTGAATGTTCAGTTGGTAATAGGATTATTTTGTTTGAATTGCTTGCGATGACCATTCTTGGCTTTCCTTACTATTTTGGATTTCTTCGGCTCGATTTTTTAACTGTATGAACATACTAGTGCAAACCCATAATTCTACATATTTATCATCTGTAATCTGCGTAGACGGTTTTGCTTTGATATCGACATTTACGGACGACACACATATGTAATAGCATATGAAAGTACCGATCATATGCGTACCACTTAGATCGCAAAATATTCCACCCGGACACGATTTGTTATTAATTATTCTATATGGCTTGTAAGATTTAATTATGACGGCTTTTAATTCTTCAAGACAACGAGGACAAATATCAAAAGATGTTGTCGATGGTTTAAGTGTTATTGTATTATTTATGACATTGGCTTCTTGGATATCGAATGAAAAATATGAAAACTTCTCTACAATATCTAAGCCGCATCGATCGCACCGAATTCCTCGTTTGTCTTTAGTCAGCATAATACATCCTTTGTATTCTATTTACCTATGGATTGCAACACATTTGATTGGCGATGCGGATCGAACAATAAATTTATAAAACGAGAAATTATATCGTCTTGGGATGTTGGTACTATGATGGGTGGAAAAGAAACACAAATTGAACGTAAAATGCGGATGCTTAACCAGCTCAATCACACATGTTTAGCTTGTACCATATGCGAGCTCGGTAGGAAGGAAGCTGAAAGAAATAATGTCGCGCGTGATCCACACGTATTGTCATCCATGACTCCGTCAAGGATTTTTGTGGTCGGACAAAATCCTGGATGGGACGAAATAACTAAAGGAACTCCATTTATCGGTGCTTCCGGTAAGAATTTCGACAAAGAGATAGAAAAGCATGGGCTTTCTAGAAAAGATTTCTATATTACTAATGCTGTGCGATGTTATACCACAGATAACACAAAACCTACGCAGCTATCGATTGATAAATGTCGGCCATTTTTGATGATGGAAATCGGCTTGATGAATCCACAATTGATTGTAACATTGGGGGCTGTAGCTTTTGGATGTCTATGCCCAGGACATTCTTATGATCAGGCTTTGGGCAATATCACTACTAGCGATATATATGGCGTTAAAGTATTTGCTATATTGCATCCGTCACCATTAAATCTAACACAACAAATTAGAAGATCTGCATATGAACGTCAGATAGAGATATTGGCCAAACTTATGAAGCGTCTTGCTGCAATTGATCGTCCTTGATATTCTCTAGATTATATGGTATTAAGCGATAAACTGGTTTCTTATCGCGCATGCTTTTTCTTAGTACATATTCATTACCTTTTTGCCGCAGTAAACCTTTCATCCTCATCATCAATGACGATGGATTTGTGACAGCTGGGCTAGATGCTTCTAATAACTTATTAATCTCGACAGGTTCACCAGTTGGTATTGCTGCGAAGAGCAGATCATAGGCTGCTTGTGTCGCTAGTGATTCGGGATCGCTTCTTATCGGACCTCTGGCTTTTTCCTGTGCAGCGACTTTGATGTTTTCTATGGTTTCTTCGCTGAGCTGCCGAACGTCCTCAGAAATAATTTGCTCTACTGGGTCTCCGAGATCTACAGATATGACGTTAATTTTTGCCATAATAATTTTTCCATTCTGTTGTGTATTTAATTATAGGATTTAAATACGAGTATGACTATGCACAGACCGCATTCGTGGGAAGATGACAGAGACAAGACAATGCAAAACAACAATTGTATTATATGTGGATCTGATAAGGATTTGGAAACAGAACTTACAATAACGATAGATGATCAAAAAATTACTGTGAAGGTTTGTTCTGAACACGCAGATGACATAACTCCTAAGGCGGCTAAAGTAGCTTATTTAAAGTGGAAGACTGATTATGATGCTAGGATGGCGGAATTTCTAAAGCAAGCAGCTGAACTTGGTATGGTAGTTGCGCCACAGGGTAGTATCATGGTTGCGAAAGCACAACAACAACCAACTGCGACGACTACCAAGCCAATCGTTGAATCGCAAATCGCAGAATTGCGTGGTGGTAGAGCCGAGGGTATATTACCCGCATCCGAAGTTGATAATGTCATGCAGAGGCGTGTTTCTGGTTTATCTGGATCAGTTGACGGACGCGGTGTCGAGGGGCATGATGCTTACAATCCAAATGATCTCAGCGACAAATTACCCGATGGTGCACGAGATGGCCTAGTTAAGATGGAGCTTGCTGAGGGTAGACATGGTACTCCATTAGCAATTCCATCGATTAGACAGGATGGTCTCGGTACTACTAGAGTCAGAATTGCAAAAACTATGACTGATGCCGACTTGCAGCGTAGGTTTAAGCGGCAAGCATCTGAGGATCATTCTTTTGTAGATGGATACGACTTACATCGTTGTGTTATGTGTAATGGTGAAGGGCAAATTAAGAAGAGCCAGACGGAAACAATCGCATGTCCTAAATGTGGAGGCTCTGGCCTAGCTTAATATGAAAACATTCTATTATTCGTTATTTGGATGGAATATTACAAACGACGCATATTTTCAGTATGCTACCGCAAATCCACCTAGGCGTTTATTTAGAATCGGAACTATAACATTCATAAAATGGTAGTTATAGACCGGGCGGCGATAAGCTAAATTGTCGTGTCGAGACACCCAAGAACTTACGATGCCTTGGCTTTATTGGTACACCTGTCGCTTGAGATGTGAAACCAGAAACCCTTGAGCCAGCGTCTTGGCCATTATCTGCTCTTGTTTTAATATCGTCCGCGCTCATGCTTAGCAATGATTTACGACTATATTGGGCACCGGTGGCGTGTGTCAGGGCTTTAAGAAGATCGCCTTCACTTAATGTCAATAATTTCATTCTATACTGCCCGGAGATTGCCCTGGCTTGCTAACAGCAATAATTCCCTTTAGATCTGGATGATATCCGGCATCTTGTTCACACCATCCGTCACCAACACTAACTTCTTCTTTTATAGTATCAATGATGCCTATTACCTTTTCTTGTTCTGCACCTAACACACCCTGACTGATCATTTCTTGTGTCAAGGCTTTTTCGAACAATGGATCGGTAATATATTTGTAGTTATGAACTTTTCGAAATGCCCTACATGCACCTTCAAAACATACCAGATCAACTGCTTTGACTTCGAACAGATCATTTATCTGCTCGTGCATGAATTGCAAGGATTTGGCATCGGCATCTGCCAATTCCTTCGGTGGATCTTGCAGCCCTAGTTTGACTTTGTGCTGTAAATATGTTTGGACGGCTTCAGTCAACAGCATTTCATTGTTGTTCATGACATTCTCCTATATAAATCTTTGCTCGGATGACAAATGTATAGTCCCAATTACATACCAGAAGAACCAAGGCCAATAATTCGACAGCTTGATCAAGTAGAATTATTGACTGTCAAAAGAGTGAAATATTTATCTACCAAGCCTGGTTTTGCGCCAAGTCCTCACGGTAGATGGAGTGTAGTGGGTATGATCGATGGTGATGCTCTACTGGCCAAAGACGAAACTCTTATCCGTATTCCATTGGGTGATATTCGAAAGGTTTGCACAAACGACCGTCAACAAGTAATAGATTGCTTGACGAACATCTGTTATAAAGGCAAAAAGAAATAATGGCGAAGAAGAGACCAACTGTGAAGTCGGACGCCCAAGTCGCAGCAGATGAATCTGGCCAAATGATTAGTTTCGATGACATGATGTCAGATTTGGAGAAAAAATTCGGTGATTCTATTCACTGGGGCGGCGAAGAAACTATCAAACCAACAAAATCGACGTCTACTGGCTTGGTAAGTCTAGATTTCGCCCTCGGTTGCCGTGGCTTGCCAGAGGGTAGAATTATAGAAGCATATGGTGCGGAATCTAGTGGAAAGACTACACTCGCCCTACAAATAGTAGCGAGCTTTCAGCAGAACGGCAAATTGGTTGCTTATGTAGATGCTGAGCATTCATTGGATTATGATTGGGCCACGCGTATTGGTGTCGATGTCAAGAAATGGTTATTGTCGCAGCCAGACAGTGGTGAACAAGCCTTTGACATTGTTCAAGCACTTGTAAATTCCGGGATAATCGGTCTTGTTGTAGTCGATAGTGTTGCAGCACTAGTACCACAGGAAGAGTTGGACGGAGATATAGGTGATAAACAAATAGGTGCACAGGCCAGGTTGATGTCAAAGGGCCTGCGCAAGATAGCGGGCAAATGTCTCAGGACTGGCACTACTGTACTATTTATCAATCAGCTGCGAGATAAGATTGGCCAACTAGGACCAAGTTATGTGCATCCTGAGACCACTCCCGGTGGCAGAGCACTGAAGTTCTATTCCTCTGTCAGATTGGAAATTCGTAGAGCCGAGACATTACGCGAGAAAGATCGGCCTTATGGCGTAAAGACTAAAATAAAGATTGCTAAGAATAAAGTAGCACCGCCATTTCGCTCTGTAGCACTTGAAATCCATTTTGGTACTACTGGCATATATGGATTTAACAAGATGTCGTCATTGATCGATTGTGCCATTGATATGAAGGTGATAACGCAAAAGGGCTCTAATTATTATTTCGGTGATCGTAAGATTGCGATAGGAAAAGAAAAATTGATTACGACATTAGGGGCCGATCCAGAGTTATTTGGTCTTATCTCCGATGAGACCTATAAATTGATGGAAGTTGGTCAAATTTCCGATCTTGCGCCCGCTGATAGCTCTACCAAAGATACGGAAGAAGAAGAAACATTCGATGAGGTAGAGTAATGGCTAAAGCACCGCTTTATGATATTGGTCAGGCAGTATATTTAAGAGAATCTGCGGCTCTTGGGTTTCTGGAAGCTTATAATATTAAAAGTATGAGCTATCAGCCAACGGGAAAGCTAGAATATACGTTGGCTATGCATCTTAAGCAACCATCGACTGTCCAGACTATAGGTGATAGGATAACAGGTCAACGAGTTCTACCGATTAAATTCTATGAGGACGATTTGATCGATTACAGAACAGCAATAGCGATCTGTATTGCAAGCTTACAAAACCAGCTAGCCGCTCTACAGCGTTTATACCAAGGATTGACCTAATGATCGAGGCTCTGCAGACAGAACAAGAATCTAGTTCTGTCGATTCGCCATTTGGCCCAAATATGGAAGCTGGTATCATATCGTTAATTCTAGATTTTCCAGAATTATATATTCCTACATCGAAATTTATTACTGCAGATTTATTTACAAGGCCAGAAGTAAAGTATGTCGTAGCGGCATTAAAACAAGATTTTGACAAATTCGGTGTGATACCATCTCGCCCATTGCTGCATGATCGTCTTGCGAAACAACTGACTGTTGACGATCCATATGAAGAAATATTGAGTGTTGTCGATAGACAATCGAATCCTAGAGAAGCGCCGATATTACGGCAAACGTTACGCGATTGGGTAGAGCATCAATCATATGCACAATTGTATTCTGACGATGCTATCGCAGCACATCAACGAGGTGATCATGAGTTTTTACGTAAGATTGTTGATTCTGCTTCTAGCATCAATACGATTGGTAATCAAGGGTTTTGGTTTTTCGATCAGATAGATGAGATCTTCGCCGATACTGCGATAGAGCATATTAGCACCGGATTTCCAGGTCTTGATGCTCCATTAAATGAAGGTGGCCCATCACCCGGAGAAGTTCTTATAGTCTTAGCCCCGACAGGTGTTGGTAAGACGTTGACATTAATTAACATGGCACATGCTGCTATGTTGCAAGGTCATAATGTCTTGTTTGTGACGTTTGAGCTTTCTGCATATAAGACGGCGATACGCTTAGCGAGTTGTATGTCTAAAAAAGCTATTCGAAAATTCGCACGAGCCAATATTGATAAGTTATCAGAAGCTGATCAAGAATCGATTCGTAGTACACAGTCTGCTGTACGAGGTATTATCAAGGCCGACAAAGGTAAAGTCGGTGATTTCGTTATTTATGAGTTACCGCCAGATGAATGTAGTGTTAATAACATTTATGGCATTATCGAGACAAACCGAAAAATTAAAGGCTGGATACCTAAGGTAGTTGTTCTTGATTATTTGGAATTGATGCAAAGCCGCCATAGTTATAATAATGATGGTGATTACACAAGACAAAAAAGTGTAGCTACTGAAATGCGTGGTTTGGCGAAGAATGAAAATGTGCTTGTTTATTCTGCGACACAGACGAATCGTGGTGGTGTGAAAAATGGCAATGCCGGTAATGCTGCGCCTGGTGCACAGGCCGTGCAGGCGCATATCGACTTAGATAAAGCGGCAGAGAGTTTCGGCAAGGCTATGCCAGTTGATTATGTGGTAAGTTTAAATCAAACTGAGGATGAGTATAAAATAGGTGATGCTGAGAAAGACATCCCGTCTATAATTAGATTTTGGATAGCTAAGAATCGTAATGGACCAAAATTTGTCTCCGTCACAGCCAATGTATTTTATGGTAGAATGGGCATGGCTGAGATAGAATAACCTTTAATTAGAGAACATCATGTCTGAAAATGCTTTATTGGGAAGATCGTTTGAGAATACAGTCGAATTCATCAAACCTAAAAATGGTGTCTATCAGGTGACGCCGATCCGTGTTGCAAACGATTATGTGGCAATCGCTCCGATTTTGTCGCAGAAAACGTCAGCAATCATCACTATAGAAGAAGAACCAACTATTGGCATCATCGTTGGTATTGGGCCACTCGTCGATGAAGAGATGAGCAATGCATTCCCAATTGGTTCTATCGTCAAATTTGCGACGAAACCAGCGATGTGTAACTTGGATAATTTGTATCCGACATACGGCAGCGTACGTATTGTTTTGGTTCGATATAGCAACATACAGGCTGGAGTACCTGGTGATGCTGGTGATGTTGTTTATATCGTAGGTGTTGATAAAGCCAAGGAATAAGTGCGATAATGCCGCGATATAACTATATCTGCACGGACTGTATATCTGCTGGTGAAGTGAAGCTTGGTAGGTCTTTGACCGACGAAGAGCAAACCGTGTTGCTGTTTGAAACTTCACACAGTATGTTTCCAACTGAAGAAGAATTGAAGCAAGCAACACAATGTCCTCTGTGTGAAGGGTACAACACGAAGATTACTCTGTTAGAAACGACGCAGAGTACATTTATTCGTGGTGGTGACTGGCGCGAATTTAAGAAGAAGAATGCCGGCGCACTACAACGTGATATGGCATTGCACCAGTTGCAGAATAATGATCCATACGGATATATGCGACCAGCCGGAGAAAAAGCAGAGTTGGTTGACAAGCTTCGTGCAGGTAGTAAGAAACCATCAAAGCAGAAGCATTTCTTAACATAATAATGGTCTTAGTTAATGATTCTATCAGCTATTTTTGTGCATTATTTGATAAGAAACTAAGACCATTAGTAGCCGGTATTAGGACATCGGGTAAAGACGTAATAATACCACTTTATATCTCTGGTACCGGCAAGTCAATATATGATATCCACCGATCATCTGGTAAGATATGCCAATGGATTGAACGGTCGTTGTTGTGCGATAAAACGATCGTTACAAACGACTTTAAATCTGTATTGACTGGCTTCAACTTTTCGCTTCCTAAGGAGCGATTAAATATATGCGACGTCTTCTTACCATTTCCTAAAACGACGTCCACTACATTAGAGGAGGCGTCGCTTGTAATCAATAGCATGCTTGCTGAGTTGCAAAGTCAGAAAATTAAAATATGGCATAATATAGCTGCTAATGCTTCTGTTGTTTATGAGAGTCTTGAACGACAGGGCATATTAGTTGGAGGTCTGCACAAATTTCCTAAGTGGACACATCGAACAGTCAGTGGAAGAAGCAAGAATACCGGTTTTAATCTTCAAGGCACATCGGCAAGTGATTTTATATCAGATCCGCACGGCGATCAATCTGATTTGTTTGTTAATTTCGATTGGAGAGCGGCAGATATACGTATCGCTGCAATATTGAGTGGTGATAAAGAATTGAATGATATATCAATAAATCACGATCCATATATGAAGATATCTGAAAAACTTGAAGTGCCCAGAAAAGATTGTAAGGTCATGCTGCTGCGTGCTATTAATGCAATTGACATTGATCATCCGATACTTCAAATGTTCCCAGAGCTGCGTGAATGGATAATTATTCAGAAAGAGAAGATGGATAATGGAGAGCCAATTTTTAGCATTCTAGGTAGGGAATTTTTTAATGCTGAAAAGCCACGGTCTGCTTTCAATGCGACAATGCAGGGATCTATAGCACACGCGATGCAAATAGTTATTAGAAAGGTCTGGGAATCAGATTATAGATTGCTGGCTGAAACACACGACTCTATAACACTTGCTTGTAGTAAAAATGTATTAAAATCGACAATACGGGAAGTTGCCAACATTATGTGTAGGCCGTTTTCTGGAATATTAGATTCTGATCCAGTATTTCCGGTACGTATTAATATCGGTAAAAGCTGGTGTCAATGGAAACCGTGTGGAATATATTTAGATGTAAATAAATTTCGAACAAAATGACGTATTTGAGAACATATGGTATACGATAAAAAAGAACAGATGCCGCAATGGTTTCGAGAACATGTACCACTCGATCTTGCCAATAGTTCTCTATTTCAATTTAAGGTCAAATTACAAAACGGTACAATCTGTGAAATCAACTTAGCAGAAGATATCGATATAAATTATGAATTATTAGAAGAGCAACATGAACGCATCCCAGCCCAATATATGTATTGGGCAGCTATTTATAGCGAACTCAGGAGTGCTGTTGCAATATTAGAATTGAAGATTAGGTCGAAGAAACATTCTATATTGCGTAAGACTATTGAAGAATTCCGCATACGAAATACAAAACCGCCGACAGATAAGCAAACTAATGCGATAGTCGATGGTGATCCAGATCTTGTTAAAATAGAGGCAGAACTCACCATATTACAGAGAAATTGTGGGAAAGTATATCACATGGTAGAAGCGATAAAGCTGAGATCTGAACACAGCAGATCGCTTGCTGGTTTTAAGCGTCAAGACAAAGAACAATCCAGTAGACAAACTTAAGGAGATCTAGCGTGGCATATGACATTGAAGCTATTAGGGCTCAAGTTAGAGCTAAATTGAAGAAGGGCAGGGATCCAACAGAATTCCGAGCCCCCAAAATGGATGGCGATAAAGTAGCGAAGTTTCGGTTCTTTGTTTTGCCACCATTGCAAGAAGGCGATCTCTGCAACGAGGGCAAAGCGACGTGTGAACGAACCATGGAATTGTTCGCAATTCCGAATGGTGCCCATTATATTGATAATAAGCGGATCGGTTGTCCGCGTATTATCAATGATGAGGAATGTGAGATCTGCCAATATGGCTTCGATCTCTTATCTGAAATCGATGGCACGACTGTCGAAGGTAAGAAAAAACGTGGCGAGATCGGCAAAGCGCTTCTTCCCGGCCAGTATCATTTGGTCAATCTCTATTTCCCACCGCTCGAACTGAATCCTGAAGAACTTCGTAGCAAGGTCTTATGGTGGAACGCACCAAAGACCGTTGTCGATATTTGGCTTGAATGCCTTTATCGTGATGATGATGGCGGCGATCCTGCAGAGCCGCTACCATTTGGTGTGTTCTTCGATGAAAATAATGCTTCGATGTTTCAGCTTGAAGTCTACAAAGATGGACAGATGAATAGCTACAAAAGATCGAAGTTCTTGACCGGTCCCGGTTCAAAGAGACCACTCGCTCTCGACAAGGTTTCCAAGCAAGCCGACCCAAAACGGATCGAGGAGATACTTGCAAAGCGACAAAATCTCTGGGAAAAGATGCCGACCGTCGATCTTGAAGAGGTTGCTAAGGTCACTGCAGTGCTGAGCGGGCGAGCAGCGACTAAGGCCGCAGCATCTGGTGGATTCGACCAAGATGAAGACGCTGCGGTTTCCGAGGATGTTGAAGAACCGGCAGCCAAGCCAGCAGCCAAGCCAGCAGCCAAGCCAGCGGCGGCGGCAGCTAAGCCAGCGGCGGCGGCAGCTAAGCCAGCAGCCAAGCCAGCAACTAAGCCAGCAGCCAAGCCAGCAGCTAAGCCAGCGGCCAAGCCAGCGGCGGCAGCAACCAAGCCAGCAGCTAAGCCAGCGGCGGCAAAGCCCAAAAAAGTCGAACCGGATCCTGAGTTAGAGGATGATCCGGTTGCTGAGGCCGAAGTCGAGGCCGAAGTCGAGGCCGAAGTCGAGGCTGAAGTTGAAGTCGAGGCCGATATATTAGATGGCGAAGTGCCAGCCGAAGAATCGGATGAGTCGTCTGAAGAGGTTGTTGACGACGCTGATGGCGAGGTTGATCGTCTTTTAGACGAACTCAACAGCTAGCAACAGTACGTATCAGGGCCAGTAGGGGCGAAGAGGAATAATTCCTCTTCGCCTCGTTTATTATAAGGCGGGCGACATGGACAATACAGATCAGAAATGTATAATGTTGGTTGATGCTAGGAACCTGATGTATCGTGCTATTTTCGCCAATAGAAAGCCGCAGTCTCAATATAAACACCAGCATTCATTCACGATTATGCTTAGGTTTATGTGTGGATGGATCGATCGTTTCAAACCAGAAAGTGTGAATATATTTTGGGATGCTAAAAGATCTACGTTATGGCGTATGAAGATTTTTGACGGATACAAAGACAAGCCGGATAAGTATACTTTAGATATTAAGGATGAGCTGATTAGTACTCAGCTTGCTGCTAAGGCCATGTTCAGTTACATGGGTTGCAGACAATTCAATAAAGATCACATGGAAGCTGACGATTTAATTTATGCTACTTGCAAAGTACTGGCACCTTCACCAATAGTTGTATGTTCATCCGATAGTGATTATAAACAGCTAGCATTTCGAATGTCGCACGTTAAATGTTTTGATCCTATGAAAGAAACATTTATGGAGGAGACAAATTACGATCCAGTTATACAGAAAGCATTATGTGGCGATACATCGGATCGTATAAATGGATATGATGGTATAGGTCCTGTTAAAAGTACTGCCATGGCTAAGTCTAGTAAGGATAGAGCAATTTTCTTAGCACGTGTTGGTATGAGCCCATTTATTAGAAATATGCTCTTGATAGATTTATCGCTATGCCCTGAATTGTTGAAGAATCAATTATATGTCCAGAAGATATTAGACACACAGCCTATCTTCGATAAGAATAAATTATTCGATCTCGCTCGTAAATATAAGGTTAGTGGATTTGTGACTGAATATAGTAGATTAGCTGCAAAATTTAGACAATTTGCAGCCACGGCAGAGGTCAATGATGACAAGAACGGCGAGTCAGGTGGGAAAGTCTAACGTCTCGACCGCGAAATGTCATGAACGTAGAGTGGCCAGATTATTAACTGAGTGGTCTGGCAGGGAATTTCGGCGGCGGCGAGTTGAAGGAAGAGAATCTGACACGGTCTTGCGTGATTTGACGGGCGATGTAGTCCCAGCCGACGCCAAAAATAGGTGTCGTTTCAATCTAGAAGCTAAAAAAGGTAAAGGATTTAGCTTAACTTCTATTCTAAGTGGATATACTACCAGTATTTTTAGTGGGTGGTATCACCAGAGTTCATATGATGCACAACTAGTATCAAGAGCTTTAGGGTTGCCAATTAAACCATTAGTATTTTTTAAACCAAATCCGAATATGGATTGGATAGCTTTTGATTTTACTGCCCTCGAATTTTTGCGGCCTAAGGATTCTAATGAACCACAACAGCGATTATGGTTCCCACATCTTTACTTTGATCATTATGCACATTGTGGACCTATTTCATTTAATATAAGTCACACCAAAAATAGGAAGAACAGGGTAATCATACCGCTACAATTAACGCCATGTTTTATTTGTAGCTGGAATGATTTTGCCGCCAATGTTAATCCAGATTCTTTTTTCTTTGGTGAATTATGGCATGCGGTGGATGCGGAAATAGGAAGCCAACCAGGGTCGCAAGATCCACAGGTAAATCGATTATAATTAGACAATCGCCAACGCCAGCATCACGGCCAAGCGCACAAGTGCGTCAGCAGATACACATACAAAGAATCGGGGTTAGAAAGGCTAGGTCATAATGGCATGTGGTGCATGCGGTGGTGCTGCGGCTAAGGCAATGCAACGTCGAGCTGTCAGTGAATCTAAACCAAAACCAATTCCGAAGTCTACTCAAACTCCCAGGCTACGCCCTACGGCGACATCTAAAATAGTAATTAAGACAACCACTAGCACAATCAAGGTGAAAGAGCAACTGCATGGTTTGAAATCTTGTCCTCTTTGTGGTGCTGCGTTGTCACCAATCTTGTCTGGTAGTGGTGCTAGAAATCGTAAACGATGTACACGTTGTAATCGGACGTTTGTATGATAGAAATTATATCGATTATTGGCTCTTGGTTGATATGTACTATTGCGTCAGAACGTGCGGCCGAAGCAATAACCACATCGGTATTCTTTTCGCCGATGAGGCAGTTTCTTGCAAGAACTGCGTTAATGGATAGTGATGTTTATAACTATAAAGCTTATAGTGTAATTAAATTAATTGGGAGATGGGCTTCCGATCTTGTATCATGTGGGTGGTGCACTAGTTTATGGACATCTCTGTTTTTCTCGTTTTTTCTACCCGGAGAATACATATCGTCAGATGCTGGTAATAATATAATTGTAAAAGTGATTGCTCTTTGGGGATTTGCAAATCTTTATCATGCTGTATTTAGATTAGTACACAACGGCCGTGTTGCAGCAGTTGATATTAATTTAAAAATAATAGATTCTGAAAGTAACGGAGATACTAATGGAGAATTTGGAGAGGGAGTTAGCCAGGAGAACACAAGCGGAATCGAACCGCAAAAGGTTTGAGATTCCGACTATAAAGACCGTATCAGACATACAACGCGTCTTAATGCAGCTAGAACCCAACTCTCATCTCAATATTAAAACAGACGATGTTACTCTTGCCGCTAAGATGGCTGGTACTGATACTTACAACCATAAGCAGATATTCAATGTGTCAGCAAAATCGAAAACTAGCTCGGCACGTGATATGCTTATTGAGGGTCTCGATGTCGTAAAACAGCGAGAAGAAGCAGCCGCTAAAATAGCAAACAACATGGCATCCGTCGATGTTAACGGCAAAGCAATGAAGTCGCCACCAGTCATATCTGAGAGTGGCTTTGCTACAATCGATCCTGTTATAAGCAGGATGCTTGGCGGATATCGTAGTGGTCATTTTATTCAATGGGATTTGTCTGATGGCTTTACATATCGATATGATGTTTATATCCATCGATTGACTCGTTTTAAGACTGAAAGTCATAAGAGGCAAGGATAAAAATGAGAGAAATAGAACTTCCGCCACTTGCTACATTTAGAGCATTGACAACATGGATGCCACGATACTCTGATTATGTAACTTGGGTCGGTTGGTTTCGTATATGGTTTGGGTTTGTGAATAATTTCGACGCTAAGAGTAACAAGGTGTCGATAATTTTTGAAGGGACACCGCGATTACTGCTTACACTGACAGAAGATGAGATGAAGAAAAATACATATGTTTTCGACACCGATTTTATTCGTAATAATCGACGAGGAAGCTGGCATATACAGCAAAAAATAGATGGCAACACAATCTGGTACGTCTAAAATTCTTCCAATAATGCTGCCGCATCCGGAGCCGTTATCTGATATATCGATGATAACTGGAAGATTGTCATATATTATTAAGTACTATCAGAACATTGGACTTAGCTGTTTGATAGTGCACAACAATGGTAATGTTGTTGTATCTATGGGCGATTGGGCTGGTAAAACTATCGACCTCGCCAATACAAAAGATTCGCTAACACTAGTGGCTATAGACTTTCTTCAAAATCAGGCGAAAAGATTAATAGCTATATCTCATGCAGCTGGTGTGAAACAAGCTATTTATTATTTTGCCCTGGATACAGGTATACCTGTTTTAGTTGATATAAGGGTAAGCCTTAATAAATTTCTAGGTCCAGGTATGATTAGAGATGTATTTGGGAAAACGTTTGACACACAAAACGTATTGAAAGTTGATGTAGTATCTGAACAGCTACTCGAACAAATTAATACTGGTGTTGGCAATTACGCAAGCGGTGTCATAATTAAACCAAGCGTATTTAGATTTACAAATGTAGACAATACACCAGTGCCACTTTATATAGGAATTCCATGCTCATCTTAGTTTGTGGTCTATCTCCGAAGGAGGCGACATTATCCTAATTCTTACATGCGGGTTCCCAAAGTCGGGTAAGAGTAAGGCTATAGACGTTATGTCGTCTAAGCATGCCAGCTACAACTGGCATATAATCAGGCCATCAGATTGGATTCCTGATAATTTGTCTGAATTGGACATAGAAGTCCAACGCGCGTACAATATCGGGTGCTGGTCTACCGCACTCGACAAATGCAGGGAAGAAATATCACAAGTGTCGCCAAAAGAAATCATAGTCCTAGATGCTTGTAATTCAAAATATAACACAGTTTTGACATTGATCGAAGATGCAAAAGTAGCATTACATAGAGTAGTATTGTTGTTTGTGCAATCTAACATGCAACTATGTTTATCCAGAGACGCAAAATTATCAGAGGCGTTGCTTTGTGACTATGTTGATAGATTTAAAAGTTCACTGCCACAATATAAGAAGTCTTGCGACTTATTTTTAATAGCACGGAACAACGGCACTTTTGAGCAACTTGAAACTGAACTATATGACATTTGGAAGACATTGTGCCAGAGTATCTAAATCCACACCCACACGACTTGTATCTGGTTGGGCCTAATGGTGATACTGTCCACATACGTAAAGGACGTCGTGTAAGACTTCCAGAATTCTTTAATCGTTATGTTAATGGTAATGGCAATTCTAAAGGATATCTAATAAATATAGATGATATGCCACCAGCACCTCAGAAACATAAAAGAGAAATTAAAACATCTCGTCAAATAGCAAGACCAATACAAGTAACAAAACACGTTCACAAAGAAGCAAAGAAACCAATCGTTGGGCATATGAGAAGGAATGTTGATCCTTCCGTTGCAAAAGCTTTTACAAATAGTGCTTTCGCTATCAGCAATGATATTGGTATAGGAATCTTGACATATAATCGGGCAAATTCGTTGCGTAGATTGGTCGATTCTATTACCAAATACACAAACACGTGTAGAACTACTATATTCATAAGCGACGACAATAGCACCAATCAAGATCAGTTAACATATTTGTCAGAGCTAGAGGCACGTGGCGACATAGTACTTCTCAGGAATGAGCGGCAACTAGGAGTTGCAGGCAATAGCAATCGTTTAATGCATTGTCTGTCGAGATTCCCAAAGAAGATCTTATTAAACGATGATGTCGAGGTTTTACGCGAAGGTTGGGAAAATTTTTATTTTTTGGCTATGCATAAGGCCGGATTTCATCATTTTTGTTATCGTCAGCCAGGTGTCTATGGTGCTGTTAAAGGCAATAGCGTTAACGTGAATGGTGTGTCACTTAGTGTCGTCGATAATAAACCGCACGGCGCAATAATGGCATTTGATCATATTGCCTTTGATAAAGTTGGTTATTTTGATGAGCAATTTGGACAGTATGGTGTAGAACATGTCGATTGGTCTACAAGGTTAGCCAATAGTAAACTGCAACCACACGGATTTTATGATGTCGATGGTTCTGAATCGTTCTTCGTTGTTTATCCAGAGCAATCATCTGTAGAAAATAGAGTTGAAAAATTTAAGCGTGCGAAGACAATACTTAGCACTATTACGACAAGACCGACTTATGTCAATGCAAGTGAAAGTGCTGATGTACCACGAATATCATGTGTCATTCCTTATCGAGAAATCGATAGGAAGGATTCGATATTGACTGTGCTGAGAAGCATCAGGGCACAACGTTTCCCTGACATAGAAATAGTAATGACTGAAGAAGATACTTCTCAGAAGATAAATGATGATGAATGTGCTCCAGCTAAGCATATCTTTACACCCGGATTGCCAGGTGCTGCTTTTAATAAGAGTAAAGCTTGGAACGTTGGCGTTGCGGCTTGTACATCTGATATGCTTGTTCTTCATGATGCAGATACACTTGCACCAAGTAACTATTTTAAATCAATAGCTAAAGAATTATCGGAAGTAGAATCGTGCCATCTCTGTAAACAGATTTTCTATATGGGTTTAGCAGAGACGCGTGCAATAAATGCGAATGGTATTGTAGATCGTCCAATGTACAATCATATGGTCGATTATTTTGAGGGTGGATCTATTGCATGTAGACGAAAAACGTATTGGAAAATCGGCGGGTTTGTTGAAGAATTTGTTGGTTATGGTGTCGAAGATTGTGATTTTTATTTCAGATTGTCTAAAGCGACAAATTGGAGAGAAAATAGACAATTTGATTTATTACACTTACATCATGATCGAGTAGACAATTGGACGATGTACCATCAAAAGAATAAAGTGCTGGGATCGAAATTGTCATTGTTGTCTGTTAGTGATAGAATAACTAGACAGCGTCAATTGCTATCTCAGAGCGGGTATGGTCAACATTTAAGCGAGTAATTATGAGAGTTTTATTTTGTCATAGGCCGGGCGGCGCATGGGCATATATCACAGATGGCATGATCAATGCTTTGCGTGATGCTGGTTGTGTTGTGGATCGTTGGGACGGTAGGCGAGAATCATGGGACACATTTTCCCCGGACATCTATATAGGATGTAGTGGCCATCAACAACCAATACCGAAAGATCGCAAATGCAAAATTGCACTACACGTGAATCCATATGGTTCTGTTAAAATAGAGCCCAAGATCAATGAAACGCAATTTACGATAAATTGGGTGAAATCGATAAAGCCAGATGTCGTTTTTGGTTATGGGCACGAGACCGACCGTAATCTTTGGTCTTTCTGGGATCAAGCTGGTATGCTATGGGTACCATTAGCGACTGCGGGTGATGCTACAATATATAATGCCAGTAACGGCAATCATGCCAAATATGATATCGCATATGTTGGTGGTCGATGGCCATACAAAGCACGAAATATAGATGCATATCTGTTGCCGGTTTTGCGAGATAAAACGATATCGCATAAAGTATATGGATGGGGAGATTGGCCAGATAAACTCTGCGATGGCCCAATAGAAAATGATGAAGTTGCGATATTGTTGGCGAGTTGTAGAATAGCGCCGTGCATTAGCGAACCACATACAATTACATCTGGAATCGACTTGCCGGAACGAGTTTTCAAAGCGGCTTTGAGTGGTGCTGTGATTGTTCACGACCCAGCTCTTGGTCTTGATAGATATCTGCCACACGCAATAACCGCTACCAATCCTAAAGTGTTTCATTACGAAATTAAAAGCTTATTATCAGATCATAGTTGGCTACCGAAAATAGCAGAGCAACAACGCCAAGATGTCCTGGCGGCACATACGTATCATCATAGAATGGCGACATTAATGACAGCGCTTGGATTCAGTGATGTCGCAGATGCTCTGCTATCTTCTAAGAAAATAAAATGATCGTAATCGATTTTTCAATGCTTAGCGACAACAGGCTCCCGCGTTGCGCATATCAACTTGCTAATTTGGCCGAGATTGCCGATAGAATGCGTTTGCCGGTGAAAGTTGTTGTTCGCAAAGGTCAGATAGAAAAAGAATGGATATTGTGTCGCGTTAAGCATTTGATATCTGACAATTATGATGGCGTCGATCTCTATATCGCAAAATCGGACACATTCTTTTTCGACGATAATTGGGACAATATAAAAAGGCTTCCGGCATTTAAAGTTTGTTTATGCTCATCTGATAGAGTTTTCAGAGAGAAGACGATGAAATGGAAGGGACGCCAAGGCGGTTCTGTCCAAAATCGTTGCGATTTGTTCATGCCAGTAAACTGTACACCAGAGCTATTGAGAGATTATGGACACAAAGTCGTACCAGTTGCGCATCGTACGTCAACACAGATGTTTGATCTACTTGCTAGAAAGCATCTAGATTACGCTTTTCTCGACGACAACGTACAGGCAATCAGAGACTCCTTCAAATATGACCTTGTCGGTTTGGCTGGTTTCATGGGCCGTGGCGGTTATGGTGAGCGCAATAAAACAGGCGGAATGCCAAGCTGGGTAAATCTTACATTTAGAGCAAATGCATCTGCAGATGCGTATTTGAAATATTTGCTTTCTTACAAAGCATGTGTTGATTTACGCGGTGCCGGAGATAAAAGCCTGCGATTTATTGAGGCTGTAATCTTTGGGCGCACAATAATAGCGAAACGACAAAGATCGCCATATTATCCACCGTTAATTGATAAACACAACGCAATTTTGGTTGATGACTGGGGCGATATTGATTCTAGAATTGATTTGCCATTATGGCAAAAAATAGCGGACCAAGCGACAAAAGATTATTTAAGTCATTGGTCACAATTAGCACAGTTTAGAATGATTTTACAAAGAGCAAAAAATGGCAAATATAGTTCTTCAGTTTGATATTAATGGGCAGAAGATACAAAGATTCAACATACATAATCAGCCAGATGATCTAGCTTGGCTGAATACTGGCGATGAAATAGGATTCGATTTAGTCGAATCAAAAGATTATTTTTATGCACGTGTTTCTAGGAAAGTATACTTAATTAATAATAATGAATCACTGCATATTATCTGTGTGCCGATTAATTTCGATAGTGCAAGCATACTCAATGCGACATTAGAGAATTTTCGTATGCAATATCCAGACCTTGTCGTTGACAATTAAACTTTTATCGTTACGTCATGATTTAGGTCAATAATTTCTACGTCAAATTTAACAACATCTTTTATTTTTCGTGGATAATCATATTTAATAGCTTTCCATCCTTTGGAGTCTATTAATTCGGCATCACTTGGCTGTAGATTTAAAACACCGCATATCCATTTTGGCGGCAGATTTCTTTCCACGAATCTCGATGCCAAATCCATTCTATCGAATAATGGTATTATAGGGGTGTCATCACCAGCCGTTCGTATTATGAGTATTGGTAGCCACTTTTCGACAGTACATTCTTTTTTCAATTCCGCCGGTGTCATATAATGCTGCGTGCAGATTATGCAGTATATCACGATTTAGCCTAAGAAATAGAAATTGTTTATTCGTGCAAAACTAATATGTGGGCAGAGAAGTTAATAATCAAATACATTCACACGTTTCAATGGAGATTTAACATGAGTGCTCAACCAGCAAATACTTCCATCAGTGTCTATCGTAATGTACGAGCCTATCGCAAGGCTCTGCGTCACGAGGCAGTTGCGGCTTTGACCAAGCGGCTCCGTCCGTTGATCATGAGCGTTCCTGGTGAGGAAATCTTGGTTGGTGTGTTAACCAGAGATACCACACTGCAGGATTTCAGCCCATATTGCGGCGAAGCTCGTTTTGGCGCTGGTCGTGGTTTCCCGATCGTTGTCGGTCTGTACCAAGTCAAGACGTTCGGTGCGGCCCAAGAGGGTCTGCCTGGAATCGACTTCGCTTTCCAAATCGGCAGCGACAAGTTCTTGGCCAACGTCCACTCTTCGCTTAGCCGAGACCTGCAGGCCGACCTCCGGAACGACGTATATGTCGTTCCAGTCGACGCCTAATGCTCTCACTAGCGGTGTGAGTGCGATAAAAGCAACAACAGCGGCCCTAAAAAGCCGCTGTTGTTGTATCCAAATATATTCCGAAGGGATCATATGATATGAAATATTTTGATAAGATGCTGTTTGAAGCATTAGATAAAAATCTGTCGGGTCCCGAGTTAAAAAACGAGATACAAAGATTGTATAGATTATGGGGTGAAGAGAATGATAGGGATAAACAAGATATTATTAGCGACGAAATACGCAACTTAAAGACGGATGATAATGAAGATGAATGGAATAAGTATGCTATGGAAATATGCATAGAGAACAAAGATAATGCTAAATTTAAGGAAGCTATGAAGAAAAAAGCTGGCCGTGGAGATAATCTGGCATTATGGATGATCAGACATCTTGTTAGCAAGGCATCATCTTAGCTTATCCATAATCTTCTGTCGCCTGACTCTTGCTATTTCTCTGACTAATACGCCGACGACTGGCTTAACACACCATAGTGTCCCAAAACTGTTATTATCGAAGTTTGAAATATCGAAATATCCGTCATTGGCGTCGCTGCCCTTCATTTCGACTTTGATTGACTCGTCATCGAAAGTTAGGGTGTTGATGTCCGATTTGTTTCGGATACCTGGGAAGACCTCATTAATAGCTTCAACAATTCTATTAAACGAATCTACCCTAATTTCGTCATGTGTCATTACTGTACCTCTAGTGGTCTTCATTTGAAATACACACCTAAAAGATAATTTGCTCGCCAAAAATAATTGTGACCCAACAGATTGGAGACAGGTATGTCATTAGTACCATTTACCGCTTATTTCAGAACAGTTCCGGCGCGTGCTAAGAGCAAATGGGATTATGTTAGAGACTTACAGCGATTAGGTATATTGTTATATACTGAGTTGCAGTCAGTATCGCAAATAACATTGCCGGTACCTGGTGGCAGCCAGAACCAACTCAGCGATAAATTTGGCAGTATTGCCAACGGTGCAGGCGTACGACCACAGATTGGTAATAATCCCTCACTTCTTATGATTGAGGGATTTTATACTGCAACCAGTAATGCTAGTGCCCAGCCAGCTCCACCATTGACACTGATACATTCTAATGAAGTGTTGACTGGTCCGAGAGGTCCACGGTTATGGGACGGTGCGACTGGTTATCCTACTGCTGCAGTAACCGCAGAGGTGTCTACTCTGCGCGGACTTTTAAACACTGCCGCATCAGCTATTACCGATGATTCAGGTGAGCAGCCGGAATTATTCAGGCTCACATATAAGAATATAATATATGGCGATGCTGGGCAGACATTTCCAGCTTAGTATGTAATTGAGCGGAGGCTCAATTGGATCTAAAGAGATTATCAAGGGATTTTGTACTTTTGGAAGAACGCCAAAGTATTATTGATCTGCTCGACAAGATTTTAAAACAGATTAAGGTCGCTGCAGATCTAATAGGTGGCGTTGCTCTTCAATATTATGGCTATAAGCGTTATACCGAAGATATAGATTTATTGATTGATAGAAGTAATTACGATGTACTTGCGAATGCGATTATTAATACTGGCGGGTTCTCTCTAGGTAAGAATAATCGATTCGAGCTTAATAATTATCAAATCCAGATATGTTACGATGGATTGAAAGTCGGCGACACTATTTTTCCGAAGCCTTCGTCAAGTAGTCATGGCTTGAACGTGATAAGCCTAAAAATACTACTCAAGATGAAGATGGAAGCTGGTATGAATAGGGCCAAAGACAGAGCTGATTTTATTGAGTTGATAAAACGTGGTAAAATAAGTAAAGAATATATAGAGACAGAACTTTTCCCGATATTATCTAAAATGCAACAACGGACAGCACTGGTGCTCTGGAATAAAGCATCTAAAGAACCGCCATAAGATAATTCAAATATATTGCAAGAACTAGGAGCTGTACATGGCTATCATTGGCCCAAACGATTTGCCTGTTGTCATGAAGGTTGCTTCCGATCCGATGAAGGCATATTGCTTGGCCGAACTCGGAAGTCCAGGTGTTGCTGTAGAAATAACTGAGCAACAGTTCGAAATAGCGTTACGAGTTACTGGTGACTTTATAGCTGGCTATTTTCCAAGAGAACAAAAACTTGCCTTGTTTTATACAGAACCATTGGTCGCTACATATCCAATGCCAGATGATGCCTATTGGATCCAAGAAGTTCAATGGGATCCAGTTACAACAAGAATAGATGATGTGTTCGGGGCCGAGAGTTTTCTGTTCAACATAGGAAACATATCTGGTATCCAAAACATTCTTACAGATTATTACCTTTTGCAGGCATATAGGCGATCTTCACAGCAGATACTTGGAACTATTGGACATTGGGATGTTCTGAACGAAGGTGGAGATGGTCCAACGCGCCAGTTGATTAGATTATACCCAACACCAAAAGGTGCTTTTCCCGTTACTGTGTTGTATTATCCGACAGTCAGCCATTTTCGCAGTCCCCAGGCACGATTATTGGCCAATGAAATGCTGTTGGCAGAGACCAAAATAATGGTCGGAGCCGCACGCAGAAAGATCGCTGGTGTGCCAATGCCAGATGGCGGAAGCCTTGCATTAGATGGCGAAGCATTAGTTGGTGAAGGCAAAGAAGAAAAAGCAGCCATAATAGAAAAAGCTATACATCTTGGAGAGCCACTCCCGATAATTAAGGCAGGCTAAAGCGGTTCTTTAGATTGTGTTGTAAAGTAAATAGAATATGCAACACAACAAATCTAATATCAAGGACGAAGATGTTCTTCGACTTCATCCGAACCATTCCTTCAGTGAAATAGCACGGATTCTTGGGTGCTCTCGTGCTGTTGTTGTGGGACGTGCCAGGAAGTATAAGCTAAAAAGTAGTGGTTTTTCATTTTCAAAAGCTACGAATTTGGAATCACAAATAGGGACGAAGGCGTTTTCTTTACTCAATGATGAAACGTGGCTTCGAGACCAGTATATTATCCAGAACAAGTCGACTAGACAAATAGCATCTGAAATTAGTTGCGGTAAGAAGGCTGTTACCACAGCACTACGCCGATATAAGGTACCAATTCAATCTGGAGTCAACAAAAACAAAGAGGCGCAAATTAGGCGCGGCTTCTTACAGAATGTGCCTACTAATGCTGTCGGTAAGCTAGACAATTACGATTGGATGTATGAACACTATATCACCAAGAATCTTAGTAAATTACAGATAGCCGGGATATGTGGTGTCTCTCAACATTGTGTTCATTGTTGGACTAAGAAGCATAAGCTATTAAAGTCCAAAGTATCAAAACTTGCTGCTGTTCGAGCTGGTTTCTTCGCAAAATATGGCTGTGAGATTGGGTGCGAAGAGATGTGTAGGAAATGGATGCGATCCAGACATGGCGAGTGGATCGATACTAGAAAGGCGGGTAAGGTGTTTTGCCATTCTAGTTGGGAATTGGCGGTGGCATTGAGATTAGATTCACTGGACGCTGTAATTTCATTCAGCAAAGAAGGTATTAAAGTTGATTACATCTATCTTGGGAATTATCATATGTATTTCCCAGATTTCGTAATTCGGACATTATCAAAGACCGCTGTTGTAGAAGTAAAGCCGACTAAATTACAACAACATCCGCAGAACATTGCTAAGATAAATGCATTGAAGGTGTTTTGTGATAAGCTTGGTTGGGATTATTTCGTAGTTGGTGGTGATCGCAAAGGTGTTGATTTATCAACTATAGATGGATATTTTAGATGATCGAGACCAAACAAACCACGTTTGGCGATCGTGGTAATTGTTTTGCTGCTTGTGTAGCGTCCATATTTGAATTACCATTGAATAATATACCCGATTTTTGTAGTCTATCGCCAGATTGGTGGGAAGGTTTTCAGAACTGGCTGATGAAAAGGGGATTATGTGCAATCGAGGTTCGATTAGAACCTAAATGTTTAATTTGGTCAAATGGATGTATTTGCATATTGACAGGTAAAAGCCCAAGAAAAATGGGACGATTGCATAGCGTTATAGCTAAGACTTCAAGGAATGGATTTGATTATGTGTTTGATCCGCATCCGGATAATACATTCTTATCTGGTGAACCGACACATGTTCTTTTTCTTGTTCCTTTATCGTATCAAAGATAGCTTAAAATATGCAATTATGTCTTCTTAATGAATCTGGTCCGCATTTTGATACCTTGGAGAAAAACAAGGTTAAGCTGACCGACGAAGAACGTGATCGAGTCGTGAAAGCCAAAGCAGTTTGGCAAAGTCGCAAATCATCTCCGGCTATTAAGAAGTCCGTTATACGTGGTGAAACATACTATTATTGTAACACACATCGTTGCTATCAGTCGGCCAAAACTTTATCTGGTGCGATAAAGAAATTTTTTGATGTTGTCGAACCATCGAGTTAATCATGCGATTACAATTATTGTCAGAAGGTACCGCCTCTTCAGAACTTGGAGATATTACTAGATTAAAGAATTCTCTTGCAGATCAATTAGTAGGTGTTTTGGGACGAATTGGTTTTCGCAAGCCAAGTATGAAGCCAGCAGAAGATCCAACAGATGATGCTATTGTTTATATAGAAGCGGGACAAAACGCATTGACGCCTCAGTCGCAGACAATTATGGTCACGATTGAGGATGATGATCGTGTAAGAATTCAAATTCCCAGTGATATTAGTCAGTCTGGGAAAAAGAGTTTAGCAGATATCCTTGGTATAGATGATTTCTTTATTACTAGTTCAGTAGGTGAGGCTATCGCCAGATTAAAGAATATTAAAAAGAAAGCAGATCAATTGATGTCACGCAAAGAATTACGTGGATCTATGTCTGCTGGCCATATAGGTGAAAGTGAAAATCTTGATTAGTGAAAGTCGCCACTAGTTCATACAGTAAATAACGTATGAACATTACAAATAACGTAGAGTTAATCGTTGAGCAATATAATGCTGGATCTAGGGTATGTGATCTTGCTAGGCGATTTAACTGTTCTGCCGCTATGGTTTGTAAGTTGCTAAAAGAGTTTAATGTTATACGTAGAAAAAGTCGTACATCTCTAGTCACTAAAGAACAATTATATGATTTATATTGTAAACAGAGCTTGTCTACAGAAGAGATATCGAAAGTTATTGGTTTGGACAGACCATCTATAGGGAAATTGCTAAAAAAGTTTGATATTAAAGTACGTAGTTATAGTCAAGCTGGGCTAATTAGATCAGCTAAAATTTCAGAGCAAATGCATAGACAATGGTCTGATGCTAAATATCGGCAAAAAATGTGTGGCAATTATGCTTCTATTAAAGAGAAAATGGCGTGTTTGGCCGCAAACCAGCTCGGTAGAATATCGAACATACAGAAGACTCTTTATTCATTTCTCGACGATTTAAATATCGCCTATGAACCAGAAAAATTAATTGGATTCTGGTCATATGATTGTTTTTTGCCAGATCATAATATAATAATAGAATGCCAGGGCGATTATTGGCACCAGCGTCCGCAGGCGATAATCAAAGACCAACAGAAGGCTACGTACTTAAAAAACTTTCCACAATATACTCTTAAATATCTATGGGAACATGAATTCCTATGTAAACAACGAATACTTGATTTATTGGCATATTGGACTGGCAAAACACTGGACATTGTCCAATTTGAATTACATGAATTGAAATTGGTATCAATAGATAGGTTAGAATCTGAATTGTTTTTAGGGAAGTATCATTACGCTGGTAGAATTAATAAGTCTGGTATTAGATATGCCGCTATGTTAGGAGATGACGTGATCGCGGTATGTGTTTTCGACTCGCCCACTAGAAATGAATCATCAACAAGATTAGGGCTACCAAAAGGTAAATTGATTGAATTGACAAGATTTTGTATTCATCCATCTTATCATAAAAAGAATTTTGCCAGCTGGTTTCTTGCACGGTGTGTTAAGATGCTTCGGTCTGATAAACCATTAGTAACTACTATCATTGCGTTCTCCGATAGTTCATATAATCATACCGGTACAATTTACAAGGCATCAAATTGGCGGTATGATGGCAATACTAAACCGTCATACTGGTATGTGTCTGATGCAGGATATGTAATGCATAAAAAGACTTTATGGGACCACGCATGTAAAATGGGATTAGGCGAAGCAGAGTATGCTGCGAAATATGGCTACATTAAAATATATGGTGGTCCAAAACATAGGTTTATTTACAAATGCGACAGATCTACATAGCTAATAAGCTTGAAGTGGTCGGGCAAGATAGTGTAGCTATTCCGGGATGCGAACCAGAGGCATCCTTTACTACTTCAAGTCTTTCTTTTCTCCGTAATTGCAAGAGCACATATGTAAAATTATCCGTTGCGTTGGCTGCCATTCCCGGTTCTACCATAGAATGGCAAATAAATAATGGGCAATCAAATGGATCTAGTAAGAAATGGTTCGTACTGCCCCCATATTATATAAATTGCCCATGTACGCCAATGCCCGATTATTATAGTATTCTTCGTAGTCTTGGCGGAAATGAAGAAATGCCACGGCAGCCACCGGATTGCGCCGTTTTGAATCAAGGTTGGTGCCCATCGACGAAGAATTTCCAAGAACAAATGCCTCCGCCTGTAAAACGATATGTTCCAGAAGGTGAAATTTTTGGAATCACTCCATCATTATTGTTTGGTCCATACTATTATGGTAATGATCCACGAGACAGTCCTGTCGATGATATTCCTTTATCAATGTGAGTAACTTATGATTTATAATTTTAGTACTCTCGATGGAACACCAGCAACACCTGGCTTAGCAGACTTCCGCAGTGATGTCGAACAAAGTAATCCATTATATCAAGTATATGATGTAGATTCACCAGACATAGCATTAGCTAAGAAAGTAGCATTGGAGATGATCCAAGTAGATGGTGCGGCTGTAGTGATACACCGCCGCACAAATAATATGGATCACGATAAAGTTTTCGATGAAGATGCAGACCCGACATATTGGAGTCCATTGCATCTTAAAGGATTTTTTGTTCCTAATCCAATGGAATATGAGTTAATGCAATGGGGTGTCGATTGTGCTAATAAACAAGTTATCACATTTGCACTTGAGCAAGTAGTCAGTGTTTCGCCTAGGAGATTATTCCGCCCAGGTGATCTTATAGAACTTCCGATGGATTCAAAATCGCAACAGAACCCTAAGTACTTCATGATTGACAATGCATCAGAAGTTGGTAATTTTAGATATACATGGTTGTATCTTAGATGTGATACGACATTAATAGTTGGTGATGTTAACATACGACCAGCGCAAGATATGATACACACTATCGATGATTATACTGACGAGGTGAATGGATGAAACGATTGAAGTCATGAAGACGTTCTCAGACCCACGAGAGTTGTTAGGTCAAATTAGCCTCGACTTAGAAGCTAAGGCTGGTAGAGTAGGCAATATCTTTCGTACTGCTATTCGTAAAGAATTAGAAAAATTGGGTAGCAAGGATACTGTAAGCGTATCAATAAAACAGACACCGAATGGATCGTCGATATCTTTGAAGATTGAGGAATGGGTTGATAAATTGGAACGGACGAGAATAGAAGAGGAATTCAAAGATTTAATGGATCGTATTGGTGCCACCACAACAGGAATTTGTAGTGGTTCTATTCCTAATAATTTAGTATCACTACTGAATCAGGGCACATAATGGCTATCCATGAATTTAAAGATGATGTATTAGAACAAGCCCGCACATCTCGCCCTGTTCCAGGTCCTGAGCTTAACCCACATATCGATCGAATACCGACAGGTGTAGCACAGAGTAGCGATGTTCAAGGAGGTCGTTCTAAGCTTGGTGATCCTCTCGGGACGCAGCCCGAGTTTATTCAAGAATTTATAATGCCAGGCTTTCGTGCCCTTGACGAAGCCATGAAAACTTATTGGTCCGGGATCAGGATACCAACAAAAGATGCATATCGGTTCATGAGAGTTAAGATAGCTGGTGGTGATAAGAGCATCCTCATATGGCGCGATCAACTGAAAGATGGCAGAGTAAAATTACCTGTCGCGGCTATTAGTAGAATTAGCCATGAATTTAACCCGCAGAAGTTTAGTACACCGATGCTACCAATGGCTAGAAGATATACAAGTAGTAGAATGGACCGTGTCGCTTTGGTCAGAAGGCCGGTTCCATTCTTGGTTAAGTATACTTTAACAGTATGGGCTTCTTGGAAGAGAGATGCTGATTATGCTCTTGAACAGATTTTGCCGCGATTTAATCCGTTAGCTGAATTTGTTATGTGCGATCAACATTTACGAGGTAGTGTGCAGCTTAGATATGATGGATCGACCGATGCCAGTGAAAAAGAAGCCGGTTTCGATCAAAAGGCTAAAACGCGATATGAATTTTCGATGACAGCCGAAGCTTGGCTGCCGTTACCCGAATTAATAGTACCTACAATACTTGGCCACGTCACAGCTATAAAGGAATCTATTTCGAATAACACACTGGCAGTTGGACGTGGCGATACAACTAGATTGTTTATTGAATCGTGATATTTGAGAAGTAAATACCTCTATGGCTAATATTAACATCTAGCGATTAAGGTGGTTTATGAAACAGAATATTAAAGAGCACAATTATGTTGTACAGATTTACAATTGTAGTAAGCAAATGGTTCCTATTTCTGTCAGGCCACCTGCTGGCGACTTTTTTCTACACGAGCAAACTATCTATCTGAATCCAGGAAAGACTGTCCGTTTACCTAAGAGCTTCTTAAATGAATCGCAGATCTCTAACTTGACATCGAAGCGAATCATAAAGATCTTGCATGATAGTGAGAAATCTGATAACTCTAATAATAACAATATAGTATAATTGTTGGTCGCCATATATATCGAACTAAATATATAGAAGAATACCTATCGGTTTTGTAATGCATAATCGATAAAGAGAAATTGAGATTTGCCGCGTTTCTTGCGGTTGTCGGCAAATTTATCATAGTTCGGTTATTAGACAACGGAGATCAACAATGCCCACATATCTGAGCCCTGGTGTTTATCCAAGGGAAATAGACCTTAGTGCAGTCACCGGCAATACCGGGCCGCTACGTGCGGCATTTGTTGGCACGGCCAAAAAAGGGCCTATGAACACTCCGATTTTTGTGAGTGGTGCCCAGCAAGCAATTGACATATTTGGCGAGCCGTTTGTTGAGAGCTATTTGATGTATGCCGTGCTTGCCTACTTAGAGGAAAGCAACCAAGCATATGTCATTCGTGTTGGCATTGAATGCCAGGACGGGCAGGCGGACGAGCTAAGTGCTGTTTGTATCGATACCTCTGGGGATCGAATCAATGGCTGGAACCGCATACCGATTTTCACCGGTATTGATTATGGTGAGTTGGTTATGCGAGCTGTATCTTCAACTTCGCCAGTCGTATTTCACGACGCCGGTGTTGAAGATATCACATATACCGATGTTAGTGTGTCGATCACTGATGGCCCAACTGCTGCGACGTTGCAGTTCACTGGCCAAACCGATTTGAGCGACGACTATACCGGTTGTTCGGATGACGTTTACTCGTTGTTTATCACTGGTAAGTCTGATGACGGATTTGCTATCGAAGGTGCGACTTTTAAGCTATATCGCGCATCTGATAACGCGATGATGGTTAGCGGTACATTGACCGAGAAAATTGCTGGTACGAGCGATAATATCGATATCGGTGACGGTCTCGTTTGTAACATTCTTGTTACTGATGGCCGGTTAGATACGAACGACATGTTCTCTTTCACAGCCAGACCGAACAACAGAGAGTTTGAAGTCCAGGTCAATGGTGTCGGCGGCACATATACGATGGCCGCTGCGACATATACTTCGGCCGACGATCTCATTGTTGCGATTAACGCACTCATTGCAGTCGAAGATTATGCCGCCGTGGTCATAACGACGAATGGTGTAGATTATCCAGAATTCCGCACAAAAGTAGCTGGTGATCGTATCCAACTTGTTGGAACATGTGCTTTTGCTGAGGAAGTCGGAGGTGGTACGCTACCACAGTACTCGTACGATATTCCACGCAGTTATCTGTACGGGTCTGACGCAGAACCATTCTTTATTAACAGCCAGAGCAACCGTGTTGCGATCGATGTCATTCCGGCAGATAGAAGTGATACGGTGAGCTTCAATTTCACTATACCAACTGGAACGAATTTGACAGCTGCAACACTCGCAGCCGCAATCAATGGCAACGGGATCTATGCTGGCGACACATATTTCACATCGTTTGCAATAACAGCTCCTGGCGGCATCCCGCATATTGTTATTGTAGCCGGTAGCACGACGTCTGCATCGCATAAATTAGATCAGCTATATTTAAAGGCTAATTACTCCAATCTAAAGACGTTGACGTTTGCCGAGGAGGTTGGAATCCTCTCTCCTTATACCAAAGCCTATCGCGGGTTCTATGACAGCCGCGTGTCGTTGCCCGCTACTGGCGAAATAACTCCGTCTGTCCCACTGTCATGCGAGACAGATCCGAGTGGTCCCGATTGTGCATTGGACACTGCATATTTCCAAGGCATTGTTGGGTGGTTTGTGGCTACGAGTGCCGGAACATGGCTTGATGATTACACGTTGACGCTGTCGTTGCAGACGCAGATCGCAGGTAATGCTGCCGCGCGATATCAAATAGTCATCACAGATCCAGACGGTGCTACTGCCGATAATATTCAAAACATCAGTTTTGATAAGACTGATGCTCGATATATCGGTAATGTCTTGAATCCAGGTACAACATATGGTGGGACGAACGGAAACGACTTCATCAACTGGGAAGATCGTCCAGCATTCCTTAATAATGATGAATCGGATGTAAGCACTTACGAGGTTCGTCAACCAGCCCAACTCTCGAAACACGCATTCAGCGGTGGTGCTAACGGCATTCCGACTGATCCGGCATATTCTAGCGAACTAGATGCCGCCATCATCGGCAATGCGGAAGAATCGAGCGGCATGTATGGTGTACAGAATTCCGAGACATACGATATCAACCTGCTGGTTATTCCTGGCATGACATCTGGTGCTGTTATTGGTCAGGGATTGCAATTGTGTGAGAGTCGCGGTGATGCACTGTTCATAGTCGATCCTCCATTCGGTCTTAGGCCGCAGCAAGTGGTTGATTGGCATAATGGGATGTTGCTTTCCGACTTGTCGCACGCGATTAACAGCAGCTATGGTGCTTTGTACTGGAGCTGGCTCGAAATTTATGATCAGTTCAGCAAGCAGAACATTTGGGTTCCGCCTTCTGGTTATGTTGCCGGTGTTTTCGCCAAGACTGCAAACGTTGCAGAGCAATGGTATGCTCCGGCTGGCATCAACCGTGGTGTTTTGACAACACCGTTGGCTGTAGAATATAATCCTAGCCAGGGTGAACGTGACTTGTTGTATGGTAGTGGCAATGCCGTCAATCCACTAGTATCATTCCCGAAGGATGGTATTGTGGTCTTCGGCCAGCGTACATTACAGCGCACGGACACGGCACTCGATAGAGTCAATGTACGTATGTTGCTCATTTACCTTAAAAAGAACTTGGTCGAGACACTTCGATCATTTGTTTTTGAACCAAATGATTCTACGACATGGGCTCAGGTTCGAACTCTCATTAATCCATTCATGGCAGATATCCAAGCACGACGCGGAATTGATGCTTACAATGTGATTTGCGATGAGACGAATAATACAGCTGCAAGACGAGATCTCAATCAATTGTGGGTGTCGATTTTCATCAAGCCAACTCGGACGATTGAGTTCATCGTACTTAACCTCGTCGTGATGCAGTCTTCGGCTTCCTTTAGTTCTGAGGAAATCTTGGCTGCTGGTGGCGTTGTGACTAGCGGTAGATAGTTCTATTATCAGTTATATGACAGAGGCCAGCGAAAGCTGGCCTCTGTCATATTTAGGATATAGCCATAACATCAGCTTGATGTTTGCGACGCTTTTCCTTTATATATCTAGATATGCCGCCATATAAATAGATAGTTATGAACCGACTGATAAATTGACCTTTTATGGTATCTGTAAGCCTACCGCCCTGCTTAATTGGTATACCAGCAAAGAAATCAGGCCAGCGCTTCTCTAATTCGTGGTAGATGACGGCTGGCTCGCCATCATGCAGTTTGTCGCAAACAATAGCCTGATCTAACATCGTCATCTCCGGATCACTTGGGCGTGGTGTTGTTGTCATCACGTTGAAAACTGCTGCGGCTTTAGTCATCTTTGGAAAGCTGCTAGACTCAACAAAAGATTCCAGGAATGCTTTGTATTTTGGACTCCAATAGATGGGTTCACGTTCCATAATTCTTCTCCTTGCTCGTGAAGATTTCGTGAAGGTTAATTTAACCTTTCTTAAAATACTTGTCAGATGGCTCTCTACGACCGGCTCACCAAAAATATCGATAATCTATTGATTGCTTGTGAGATTGTTATGTGGACATTTACCATAAAGCCCTTTAGCTTTATTACAATTTGCACATAACAACTGTAAGTAGTCTGGATAGTCATTTGCGATAATCCACGCAGCATTAATTTTCACGTCTCTTCTATGGATATTACCATCATTGTTGATATGATCGAATTCTAGAAAAGCCCAATTCGATTCACCACAACAAACGCATTTGCTACCGTAGTGGGAAATAACTTTTAGCCGCGTCTTATGTTTTTTACTATATGGTATAACTGCTTTGTTATGTGGACATACTTTATAATGCGCAACACCACGATTACAATTAGCACATAATATCCTAAAATCTGCTGGGAATTTATGTCTTACAATCCAGCTCATCATATGGCTACCAACTATTTGACGATGTTGCTTACCGTCGCCATTAATGTGGTCTACCTCCAAGAATTCATAAGTTGTTTCGCCGCAGCACATACACCTTGCGCCATAATGGTCTAAAACTTTCTTTCGATCTCTGTGCCATTTGCGCCTGCTAGCCTCCACATGGATATCGTTGCAAGATTTGCAACGTACTGATTCTCCAATAACCAAATTGTTACCACAAACAGTGCATTGATTATTTAGTCTGCGATAATTATAGCGTTTCATGACAGCCGACGTCTGATAAGTAACGTGAGCAGCACAATAAATCTTACCAGGAAGCGGAGCTTTACCACATCTCGGGCAAAGCCCTTTAGCAATCCGGCGTTTATCGTGTGTCACTCTTTCCTTTTTGCCCTTTTCTTTGCATCTGTCGCACATCTTCCCTTTTGAAATTGTTCGGCCACACAAGCAAATGCCAATAGCTTGTCTGGCTTTACGAGCAGCCTTGCGGCGTTCGCTTCTTCTAGTAAGACATTTAGAGCAGGATGACTTTTCTGAATCGCGGGGACCGCCACACATCAAACATAAGTTATTGGAGATACGATGTCGGCGCTGGAGATGATATTCGACTTTGCGATCTTTCATAATGCACCTGATGGTGAAAATGGATGTCCAATGGTGAAATACATTTCCACAAACATTAAAATTATACCGAGGATACCCATCAATTTGGTGGTCCGATGAGCCTCGAAGGAGGGTTTAGTGCCAGGATTTAATATTTGTGGATCAGGTAATGGCCCAGCCGCCAATCTAGAAACCCGCAGAAAACATCGTTGGGTCTTTAGGACCCTAGGCGATATTAGTTCTGCTGCATTGCTTGTGTTGCAGTCGGCATCACGACCAAATTTCAAGTTCGCAGAACCAGAAATGCACCATGACCAGGAAGTTGCTTACTTTGCCGGTAAGCAGACTTGGGAACCGGTCAGCATGAAGTGGTATGATGTCGAGCAAGATCCAGACATTTCTGCTACGATATATGCTTGGCTGAATACTGTTGTTGACATCCCAACAGCAATAGTATATGCTCCGTCTGTTTATAAGCAGCAAGCGACACTCGAAATGATTGGTGCTGCTGGTAACACAACAGAGACTTGGACCATGTGCAATGCGTGGCCCAAGGAAGTGAACTGGGGTGACCTCGATTATACGGCGACAGACATCGCAACGATCGAGGCGACGTTACGATATGACCGTGCCATGAAGAGTTAGTTTCAAAAGTTCACAGACATACCGACCCCTACCAATTCAAGATTGGTAGGGGTCGTGGCTTATAGTATATAATTGGTCTGTATCAAACTTACAATATAACTCTTAACAATGGTGCAGTAGTGCCAGGATTTAATATCAATAATAATCAGACGACGCAGCCTAGTGCTAAGATAGAAGTAGCACGCCAGCATCGTTGGAAATTTGCTACTCTCGATCCATTGAAGGACATACTAATATATGCACATAAATCTGGTAGGCCAAAGGTAACGATCGACAAGGCTACGTTGCACCATCAACAAGATTGTGTTTATTTTCCAGGTAAGGAGAAATGGTCGCCAATAGATATAAGTTTCTATCAGTCTATCGATAATGATGTAGCCGGTACTATTCGTAAATGGTGGTCAGTAAATGTCGTCAACATTGCTACGTCTGTAATCAATCTAACCAAATATACGTGCACTCTTGAAATGTTGAATGGCAGGGGTGCCGCAGTTTATAGATATACAATGTATGGGTGTTGGCCGTCGCAAATAACACCGGATGAGTTAGATTATGTATCGACCAGAATAAGTGAAGTTACGTTTACGCTTGAAATGGACAAATCGACAGAAGAAGCAGTTGCGGTGACTTAAGGAGAAATATCATACCTGGTTTCATCGTCGCTAATAATGTCGGTGCCGGTGTAGCTGCCACAGATGGTAGCCTGAAACCTGTATATTCGTACACATGGGAAATAGTTAATCTATTTGAAGATTCGCGCAATCTGTTTCCGACTAAATTATTGGCGAAAGAGGCTACATTACCAACATTCACTATCACGAAAGAGACTACAGATGGTGCATCTCTTACTTATAAATATGCCGGGATGGTGATCTGGGAAGACGTACGGATCACTTTCTACGATGTTGTGATTAGCTCATATAAGGCATCACAAATCATTAAGGATTGGCGTGATAGAGTATGGAGTGCGAAGACCGGTCTAAGAAGTCCAACCGACTATAAGAAAGATTCAGTAATAAAAGTATATGATTTGGATTTTGAAACTTTTACAAAATGGACATTGTGTGGTAGCTGGCCCCAATCAGTCAAGGAAGGCGATTTGACATATACTGCGACAGAAATTAAAGTTATTGATGTGATTATCGCATATGATTGGGCATTACAAGACGACGAGACGCAAGGGCAGACTACAAGTCAGACTAGCCAAAGCGAAAACGTCGGAAGATCTAGTTCATATATATATTAGCCTATAATTACCTTGGATCCTATATGGGATCCTCAAATATATCCATCATTGCACATAGGAAGAATTGTCATTTAGTAGATATATTCTAGGCCATATTTCATGATCAAGGATAACATTATGTCAGATCACATAGAAGAAGAAGTTAATCTTTCTGGTGACAATCGCAGTCATGCACCACAATCGCAACCGCAAGCGAAGAAATTAGATAAAGGACAGACTTCTGAATTATCTAAACTCATTAGTGATGCCACGTCGGACCTCGATATCGTAGACATCATATCGAGGGCATCACAAGACCAATTAATTCCATGGGAAGAGACCACCTTACCAAGCAAGGGCCTCTATTACGGATGGACCTCTGGTGTAGTAGAGGTAAGAGCGTGGTCGGCAAAGATTGACAAGATTTTAGCTACCGCTAGGCTGGCACAAACAGGACAGTCAATTGATTATATGCTCAAAGAGTGTTGTCGCTTCCCAAGCGGTTTTGATATTCAAGATTTATTGGTTGGCGATCAGGTTTATCTATTATATTATCTTCGCGGTATTACCCACGGAAACATATATGAGTTTGCATCGACTTGTCCAAATCAGCAATGTCAAAATGTCGCAACACATACGATTGACCTTAATGAACTTGTTGGAACTATAGTATGGGCCGATGAGTCGCTAGGTATTGAGCCATTTAAGATTACTTTACCATATCTAAGCAAAGAAGCCGGTAGGAATATTGCGGCTGGTATTAGGTTTCTGCGTGTTCGTGACGTGAACGGTATACAGAGAGCCAAGAAGGCTAAGAATATGCTAGTTGGCGGATCTAGAGCCAAGATAAAGCCGCGTGAACGTGCACAACAGATTATAGATCACAGCCACGACGAAATAGTTATAGATGACTTGGTAACTCAAAATATTGAGACCGTAATCGTCGATATTATGGGCTGCACTGATAGAATGAAGATCAGGAATATAGTCAACAAAATGCAGTCAACCGATATTGCTGTGATTAGGGAATGGTTATCTGATAATACACCAAGCATTGAGACGATGATCGAGATCCAATGCGGTGCTTGTAATGAGACATATCGTGCGATGCTCCCAATAACAGAATCATTTTTTCGTCCACAGGTCTCACGAGAACTGTGAGAAAGAATGGGAAATGCAAATGGAACAGCAATTTGCATTACGATGTGGTGTTGGTGGCACCGGAGAAATTACGCTTTTTGAACAGAATTCAATGACTGGTGAAGAGCGTGCTTGGTGGTATAGAAAATTAGAAAAGGTCGCAGAAGAACGCAGGAAAAAAGAATCCAGTTCAATGCCATCTAATCTACAACGATAATAATCTCTTGCCTAGCAAAGATATGGAAACCGAGGTGAATGTATGGCTACATATCAGCGAATATCTGCTAGAGCTGGAAATATCGTGCAATTGGATACACGATTTATGCGTGGTGGTGTGGCGACCGCACCATACGCAATCCGCAAAGTTGATATTTATAAAACTCAGATATTACCATCTAATCTGATTGCCTCCTTTGTTGTTGTAGATCCATGCGATCCAAATTATCCTTCCCCTGTTGAATATATCAGAACTAATACCGAATGTGGTCCATGCGGTACAGAAGGCCAAGAAGGTGTTATAGTTCCAGGGGAATATAGATTATTGCTTGATATACCACCCGATGCGTCAGTTCCAGATGTTTATTTTGACGTTTGGAGTTACATACCGACAAATCCATGTGAGATGGAAGAATATGCTGGTAAATGTGTAACTGATACTTCTGGCTGCACTCAATATCAGGATTTAGATGATCCGGAAATTAGCGGTCTAATATTACAATCTTGTAATAAATTCTGGGTCTATTCAGACAATTGGGATGTACAAGATTCACTTACAGCAATTAGGCTTGGTTTTGAGCCTCTCGATCAGAAATACAATCAACCAGAGATTAGGCCGCTTGAAATTGGGATTATGCCGTTACCGTTATATGATTATGATTTTAATTTAGTCGCACCAATATTGCCATACTTGACTGGCACTATTATGGTTTCTACTGAAAACAATGAAATTTTAGTAGACGAGGAGCCATTGACAATTGGTTTACGGCAGGGTTCATATCGTTCTAATCCGTATGTCTTTAGATATATGGTCGATACATCGAAGTTTTTGAAAGGCACGTATCAATATAGGATCACGGCAATTTTGCCAGATGGAACAACGCGGTGCAGTCCAAAATTTAGTCTAACAATATCATAAAACGATGGCACAAATTGGACTAACAACCTATGTAGAAGTAATCCAGATTACGCCGTTGATAAGTAGCTTCAGTACTAGCAATGTTATACTTGGAGTATCTAGATGGCAAAACCCTGGAAATCGTTTTGATGTATTGTCTGACGGCGTAGTCGATATAGATGATTACAATGCTATACTTAACTACATATCTGCTCATGGTAGTGGTACATTACCCAGGAACAAACCAACAAGTTCACCATATGTTGATGTGAATGGTGATGGTAGCGTTACTATGCAGGACGCCAATCAATTATTGGCATATTTGCAGAGTAAAAAAGTAATAGATACAACAGCAACTACATCATATGACGTCTCAGATATTAAAATCGAACGTGATTTAATAAATCCGAGTGCGGTATCGACAGTTAAAGATGTTGCTTCTTGTAAAAACATATTTCCAACAAACGATTATTTGGTCTATTCGCGGAATTTGTCGACGAATGAATTGACGGAAATAACATATAGCACGGCTGTGGCATCTCGCAGTAGTATAGTGTTTGTCAACAAGGATGTAATTATGCCAGTACATCCATATACACCAGGATGTTATAATGACTCGTGCATTTTTAACATAATAAAATCGAGAATATCACAGAGCGAAATATTACCAATCAGATTTAACAAGGTTGCCGGTGCTACTGGTGCTATTTCTGTCGCTGGTGCAGGACTCCCGATGCCCGGCATGGATACGAGCGAATTGCCAGTTCAACAAGTAATAGCTGAGACAACGACCACCACAGTTTACGCTGAACAAACGACTACAGTTGAAGTATCGTCACCCGCTACAGTTATATTAGATCCATTTCCATCTACTTGTGCAATTATTGGTGAGATAAAATTCGTTCGCACACAAACGAATGGTTCCAATAATGCATCAACCACGACTTGTACTACTATTATGACGTCCGACGTAACACCGTCTCCATATATAGCTAGTGCGGATAGTGAACAAGCCGGGGCATGGCTGGCATTTAATGGTACATGCACTGATGAAAATGATCGGTGGTTAAGTGCGGCTACGGCTCTTCCACATTATTTGCAGTATGATTTTAATACTGCAGTAATTGTGAATAAGTATGCAATACAAGAACGGAATTCACCAAATTATCTTGGATTCCCGAAAGATTTTACGTTGCAAGGTTCTAATGACAATAGCACTTGGACGATATTAGACACAAGAACAAGTGTTAATGCACCAGGACCTGCTCTTTGGTCTTCATACTTTACTTTCGATAACGGTATAGCATATCGTTATTATAGATTGAATGTGACTGCTGTAGTTGGTAGTGTCACATATGTTAGCATCGCAGAACTTAAGTTAGTTTGTGCGTCGATAGATGGTGCAGATAACACAAATACAACAACGTGCGCCGCAACGATGGCATCTGATAATGTTCCGGTTCCAAATGTAGTTACTGCAAGTGGCGAATATTATTCAAGTTATCGTGCTACGAACTATTCAGCATGGAAAGCATTTAGTAGTACTAATAGTGGTGAATCAGATAGATGGATAAGTTCATCGTCGGTACCGCCATGGTATATTATTTATGATTTTGGTGAAGGATATGCGGTACCATTAAATAAATATGCTATACAAGAGCAGAATTATAATGGTACAACCGTTGCGAATAATGAAATCATCTATGAGCAGAATTACGATAGTGGAAACGGCTTTCCTAAAGATTTCGTGCTATTGGGATCTAACGATGGTAGTAATTGGACTTTGTTAGATTCGAGAGTCAACATCGATCCACCGGGTATGGATAACTGGTCAGAATGGTTTACGTTCTCTAACGGCGTCTCATATCGATATTACAAGATTAACATTACTGCGGTAAATGGGTTCTTGCCGATGCCGGTAACGGAAGAGACGACTGCGACATCTGATTGCGTAATAACTGATAGTACAAATTCGACAATACGCAATGTCATCATTACACAATACAATTCCGATGAAAGAACGACAGCAGTATTCAAAACAGCTGGTCAGTCACAGACAACCCTATATTCAAATCAAGATCTTTTAATCACTTTTAATGCATATGATGCTAAAGGTGTTTATGCTGCGTCGTTGTGGCTTGATGGTGTGAAATTAGCGATAACAACTGGGCCGATCGCTAACACAACTATTGGTGGCATGGATTTCACAGTATCGATAGGAAAATGCACTGCTGGATTACACAATTATGCTATCATTGCTATAAATAGCGAGGGTGTTTTGACGTCGCCTCAATATGCTTGTTGGTTCACTGTGTTACAAGGCGGAGCGTAATATGGAATTTGTGCCAACAAACAAGATAAGCTTATCGACGGCCTCGTCAACAGGAACGCCAGAATATACAATATCATTTGATAATAGATATATGTTGACTGGTTTTGTAAATGCTAGTCTGATGCCCGGCACGCCGTTCGTGAACATGTGGGGTAACGTCACTATAGCTAGCTTGTTATCAACAGATACCAAAGGCGTGATAACGAGAATCAATAGAGAATTACAGAGCCTCAATCAGGACAACATTTCAGTCGCATATGACGAAGCTACATTGAATTCAGTTTTGGCACTCTTACGTATTTGCCGATGGCCAAATATAATACCTTACACAGCTTTCTTGGATGAAGCTTCAATATTATATCCTTGCACTGTTACCGATCTTGAAACAAATCAATGGGTGTCACAGCCGATAGAAATCGCAGATATAGATCATACTATCTTTACGACACAATATGCAACTTGGTACACACATCAATTAGAATATTCCGGGCTTAATGTTCCAGAAAAAGGTGATGTTTGGAGTGGTGGGTTGGTTTTAGGATCGACAGGAACAACAATAAATCTTGGAGAATATTTTACGCACGATGTGATGTTTGGCAATAGCAATCCTTTTGTCCCTACTTATATCGAGAAGCTTACTGTTGCATTTTCAGTTCCTGGTTACCAATACTTGCGTGCATCTGGATACAATACGCCATATGTAAGAGCAAGTACACCATATACTTTAGAATGGTTTTCTGACTCTACCGATATTGTCAGTACGAAGCTATATTGTAGAGATTTGTGTTGCTCTGGTTGTGAAGGCGTTTATTATGGTAGTTTCGCTGCATCTGGATCACTTGAAGTTGAAGGACACCCCAAGGGGACTCAGAGATTATGGCTTATTAAAGGATTAGATAGTTCTGGCGATGTAATATCACAAATGTGGTTTAGTGCTGTTGCTACATGTCCGAGAAAATTGACATATTTTGGTGAATTTATAGAAGATTGTAAACCCTCACTACCGCCTCCTTCTCCTCCACCGCCGCCAACACCTACACCACTACCACCACCGCCATCTCCATCTCTTAGCTTATCTCTTTCTTCATACGCATCACAATCATTGTCGCCAACGCCATCACCATCGCCATCTCCTTCTGCATCTTTGTTGTCGCCATCGTTGTCGTTTTCTCCTCTGATGTCGGCTTCATTTTCAGTATCTCCTTCTCTTCCGTCTCTTTCTGTATCACCATCAGCACCGTCGCCAACACCTTCATTGTCAGTACCTTCGCCATTACCTTCGCCATCGCTGCCGTCGCCTTCTACATCACCATCATTGCCGTCGCCTTCAAGATCGCCTTCAATATCGCCGTCGCTTTCAAGATCGCCTTCAATATCACCGTCGCCATCACAATCGCAAGAGCCGATTTCGCCAGAACCAGTAACACACAATGACCTTTATCCACGTGTTTCAGATGCAGCCGATGATGGCCGGTTTGCTATAACTTGGGCCAATTATGATAACAACAATGTTCCAGTCGTAATGGCACAATGTTTTAATGCTAATGGCAATCCTACGACGCCACAATTTGTGGTGCCGTCGTACAGCGATCAAACAAGTTCGTTTCCCGATATCGCTATGGCACCAGACGGCACCTTTGTGATTGTGTGGGCGGGTCCGGATATTGATTACACAGCGGATGCTGTTGTACGTAGCGGTATTCAAGCAAGAATGTATAGTGCTAACGGCACACCTCTTGGAAATCAATTCCGCGTTAATGCTATTTCATATTCGTGGTTTTATAATCCAGCTATCTCGATGAACCAAGTTGATAAGAGCTTTATTGTTGTATGGGAAAGGTTATGGCTTACAAATAAACCAGGATTTCCGGGTAATTGGTATCAAGATATCGAATGCCAGCGCTATGATGGTGCTGGCACCATGGTTGCTAGCAACTTCGAGGTTAATACTCCTACATCCGATGCATCTGGAAGTGATTGGTATTGCACACTTCCTTCTGTGGGTGTTGCTGAGACTGGTGATTTTGTTATTGTTTGGTCATACCAAACAACTACTGCCAATGCTTCTACTTGGTGCCGAAGATATAAATCTACTGGTGTTCCATATGCAGCAGAATTTAACACTAACACTGTAAACGAAGTGATAGGTAGCAGTAATGCTAGTGTTGACGTTGCAGTGGCTGCATCTGGCGCTTTCACTGTTATATGGTCTGCCTATAGTAGCACAATAAGTGGTTATTCTACTTGGACCCGGTGTTATAATAGTTCTGGCACAGCATTGGCTGTACCATTTTTAGCTAACACAGCTAAACGTGACTATGGTCAGAATGTCAATCGCATCGCGTGTGATCGTGATGGCAATTTTACAGTCATATGGGATAATCCATATATTCCAGACGATCCGATTGCTAACATTTCTAAATATGGTATTCTTGCTAGAAGCTTTACTGCTGCTGGTGTGGCGACAACAGATGAATATATTGTTAATAATCCAAATCTAGCACATCGTGGTATTGACAATCAATATTGGCCCGACGTTGCACGTAATAATAGTACTGGAAAATGGGTTGCGGCATGGTGCGGTTATCAAGGAGTTGCCCCATCTGGCGGTATAGTGGGAATATGGCATTCGCAAGTAATAGGGACGCCATTGCCGACCGTAACATTCACAATCACAGCTCCGCTATCTGGAAGTTATGCTAGAGGCACACATATCACGGTTACATGGACTGCTTCCGGTCTTCAGCCAGGTATTACATATAAAGTGAATCTCGGTTACACTACTAGTAAAACAGGCTATACGGCAGCCGGCTGGGCGTCGTTTGGCTTGATTTCTGGGGCTAATGGCTCTTGGACGTTTGACTGGGACACGACACCAGTAGCGGCCGGTACTTATTATATGATGGGATATATCTTTAACGAGGACACTAGTACTACATATTACTCACACGCCAGTACGACATTTAAGATAACGTAGTATTGCGGTATTTCACGGCATATGCGAATACCACTACCACCAGATAAGATAGCAGCTTGGGTCTATAAGAATTTTCCTGATTGTAAACCAAGGAAAGATGGTGAAGAATTAAGGATTAACAATCCGTTTAATGGCGACTCTGGTTATCATTTCAATATAAGTATAACCAAGGGTTGCGTCCATGATTGGAGAGGTGATTCTGCTTGGTCTGGCTATAGTCTAAATACCGGTGGTATGAATAGTAGGACGTTCATAAGATTCGTCCAGCAATATTTAATACAACAACGAGGCCGATGCTCGTTTTCTGAAGCATTACAAGACGTTTTGGGAGTGTCTTCTGGTGCTTTGTCGCTATTAAAATGGCACAGAACACGTCTTTTATCAGAATCAAAAGAAACTGCATCTCTTGAACTCCCAAGCGGTACGACAGAGTTCGGTAAATCGCAACCAAAACTGGTTGCTGGTTTGATTACTTGGTTAGAAAGTAGAGGTGTCGGTAAGAGAAAAATCGAGAAATATAGGATAATGTACAATGGTTTGAATGTTGTGTGGCCATATTATGAATATGACGATCTTGTTTACTGGCAAAGCAGATCGCGAATAAACAAGATTTTTCGTTTTCCGCCTGAAAGCGTCGGAGTGACAAAGGGTCAATTCTTTTATGCTTTTGACCAAATAGAGCCAGCTAGTTTTATAATCATCACTGAATCTATCTTTAATTGCTTGACATTAGAGGACCAATGTTTAGCAACAGGCGGTGCATCACTTACGGATACTCAGGCCAAGAAAATACGGTTACTTGGTCCTAAAGATGGGATAATTTTAGCCCCTGATCACGATAAAGCTGGAATCGAGAGCATATTCCACAACGCTTTAATGTTGCAGCCGCTCAAGTATAAGCTTTATTATGCGTTGCCACCGATTATTAAACTTCCAGATGGCAAAATGAGTAACGATTGGAATGATCTAACTAAAGTGGAAGACGACGCGGCAATTAGGAGCATTTTTGAGAAAAGTGTTAAGCCGTACAACCTGCAACAACGACTATATCTAGAAAACAGGTTGAAGCAGCTTACGGCCGCGCCGAAGCCTAAATTGTTGGTATGATTATTTTCTTCGTAGGCGATCAATCACCCACATACCAACAATCAGCATAGATACTGTCCCGATGAATTTTTTCATTATTTGCCAGAAACTTATCGGGCTCGGATTATCGTTCTCGAATTCCATATCTAATTCTTTTGCCATTTTAATCCATACCGGATCGCCAATCTTTTCGAGGTGTGTGAAAAATGCCTCGTAATCATCTATTTCTTTTGATAGTCGTGCTATTTCTGATTCGCAAGCAGTCAAGCGGGCGCTAGACAACTCACCATTGCGAACTCTACTTTTGAGATCACGACATTCTGTGGTTACAGAGAGATAATCTATATATCTCTGTCTAAGCTGTTTATATTTCATCATATCTTATTATAGCACGACGACGGCACCAGCTAAATTTTGTGAAGTCGGTAGATATAGTATTACTTTGGTGTATACTCCGAGAGAATGGTAACTTTTGCTTTAGTGAATTGTCTATATGCAATCTTCCACGAACGTAGCCTCCGAAACCATGCCATTTTTTCAGGCAGCGACATTCTCTTTAACTTCGGAAACGCTGCTCGGATTATCGGTATTTCCGATTTATCCATTGCCTGGTGTTTTAACAGTGCCAGTCTCTTGCCATCGTCATCCATTAGGAGGAATAATGCCGGTTTCTTGACGGGGTCAAACTTGATAAAGAGGAGTTTCATGTGGCTACTAGTAGTAAGCGCTTAATTGACGATAGTATCGCACAAGTAGGCGCATCGCCAATCGTTGTTGTGAAAATACGCACGCCTTCTATGCCGTCATCTGTTGGTGTAGATGTCGGAGGTAGTTGTGTTAAATATGAATTCATGGCAATGCTTAATGGTGGCGAGCAGGTACGTGCCAAATTTCTAGATCCATATTTTACGATCTACAAAAATTTTGTTGGTAATGAATATTTTGATTATAGTCGTTCAGAAGTAATGGCACCAGTAGAGATCCAAAGTCTCATAAAATGGAATACTAGTTCTAATGTTAAGACAGAAACGCAAAGCCATGCACTTGTTACAATGGCACCAAGTGGAAATACGAATGCTTCAGAGATAGAATTTCTAGCTGTTGACTATCCATCATATATTCTTGCTGGTGGTGATGCTGGCGGTGCGAGTTATCAAGGAAATATATCTTCTGTCATACAACAAGTTGTCACTAAATATAGTAAAAGTAGATGTGAGGTGGTTTTTGATAGCGAGACACAAGACAACAAATTCAATAGATGGTGGCAAATGAGGATGGATCCAAAGACATTCATAATGTCTTTGTTAGAATGGTCTACTTCGTTATCAGAGAACAAAACGAGATGGTTGCTATATCCAGATGGCGATAAGCTGATAATCAAAGAACAAGCTTCTATGGAATCGCAATATAGAGCAACTTATGAATGGAGAGGTTATTCAGGAACACAAGATGCTAGAACCGGTGACATAATCGATTGGGAATTTATTGGCGATAATGCATTGCAAATGATACAGCATCAATTGGTTACAAGCGGCATATCGGCTGTGTCTGGTGCATATTTTGATCAATCACAATATAAAAAGAATAAAGACGTAGTATTTGTTGGAGATAATCAGACTAGTAATAAATTCAAACCAAAAGTCGATGTTTCTAACAACATACTTAAGAGATCATATATAAAGCCAAATGCTAATGCTGATCCAACTGATGATGGATGTGTAGGTTGGAGCGATGTTGCATCGATACCAGAATTTTCTGCTGGTGATATGGGGCTGAGATATCATGAATATATCGATGGCATAGCGCGTGGTATCTATCTGTCGTCCAGCTCGACACTGTTACGTATACGATTTCGTGTTATGGGCCATTATATATGGTCTGGTTCTGAGGGTCTTGGTGCCGATACTATAAATATTACATTATCATCGTCTGTCGATGGTGGCCCGCCATATTTTGTTGCAGGTAACTGGATTGTTTATGGATTTCATCATATCTATAAACCTGGTAGCTGGATCACGGACTTATATTGCTATAGGCTTGACAGGAATGCTTCAGCAAAAGATGTTGGTAAGGGAATATAATGGCAGACGACATTAATAGTTATGCCTTGAACCTGGCGTTCAACGTACAAACTAAACCAGCTATCGCTGGTTTTGGTGATGTGCTTGATGCTATCACAAATATCCGAAATGGGATAGAAAAAGTTGGGCAGATTCTATCCGACAAAGTCACTAAAACGCTAACTACGATCCAAGACCAATTCGAACAAATATCTATTTCGACTGAAAAGATTTCCGACACGACAACACAACTCAATACCGATTTTACCAAGGCAAGTAAAACAATATCTCTAACATCTAAAAATTATCATACTATAACGACAGAGCTGGAAAAACAATTAAAGCAACAAAAGCTTTTGAATCAAGTAGTAAAAAGTCGAAATATTGATAGCGATGCGCTGATAGATAGTATCACACAGCAAGTCGATACTGGTGAAGAGATTAATGCAGTATGGCATGATATTGGTAAATCGAGCAATGCGGTCTCTGCCCAAGGAGGAAAACACGTAACGACCGGCAACCAAGTTGCTGCCGCATGGACTAATGTTAATAATGCTATTGGTGGTGCCGCTGGACAATCTAGCTTACTTGGTGCCGCTGGCAACCAAGTAGCTGCTGCGTGGACAAGTACTAAAAAAGCCATAGTAGACACTGTCGCTGGTTTTGCCTCCATGCTCATAGGCATAGAAGCGTTCAAAGTGGGTTTTACTGGCTTTGTAGATAGCCAAAATAGATTTAATACTTTGAATTATCGTATCTATGGTACACAATCTGACATATTGAGACAAGTTGGAAAGACGACTACCGCAAATAAGTTGATGTTTAAAGAGAGTATGATTGGATATACCGAGCTTGCGGCCATTGTACGCACAAATAAAGATGATTTGAGCAAAATGGTCGCCACCAATGCGATGTATTCTAATATGCTCGGTGTGAATCAAAAAGACCTTGCTGCTTGGCAGCGTGCTATGATGGGAGTCGGCCTGACTAGTAAGGAAGCAGACTCTTTATTGTTGAGACAATCAGAGTCTATGAAAAGATTAGGACTATCAGCCCAACAGGTAGCCGGTATTCTTGGTGATCAAGCTAATAAAGCGGCACGACTTAATATGTTATGGGGCAAAGAAGGGACCAGTGCTATAAATGAAATGCAGACAAATATGGCTGGATTGGGTAATGCGTTAAATTTACCCGCTAATCAAGTTTCTGACATGCAGAAATCACTAAATGAGATATTTACAGATCCATATGCTTCGAGCTATTTTGTTGGGATGGGTAAGGTTTCAGAAGAGGCCGCAGCACGTATCGCTAAATTAGATATAACGCAACAAAAGGCTGCGACCGATATGGCTAGAGCCACTGACGGTCTTAATAAGCAAGTCAACCAATTAGCAGAAACATATAAGAAAACTGGTGGGCGCGGTGTTGCATATACAGTAATGTTAGATGCTTTCAAAGAAGCTACACATATGTCTGGGGAAGCTGCTGATGGGTTTATCAGAGCACAGATGCGTATTAATGAGACTTTGAAAGCTGGCGACAAGCCAATCAACGTATTCACAGCCTCTAGTGGCGATTTGGTAAAGGCGTTAAAACTGGTAAAAGATGCAGAAGATGCAGCTGCTGAACAACTGACCGGCGATGCTAAACGGAATTATCTTTACGGCTCTTCGATCAATTCATTATCGAAAACATTTGAAGTATTATGGGGCAAAATGCAAGCTGCGTGGCAAGATATATTTATCGCAATAGAACCAACTATGAGGTGGTTTCTTGATAGTGTTTTAACGCCTATCATCGAAAATGTTGCTTGGTTTATGAGTGTTTTATCTGGAACTGTACCACCAGCAAAAGCGGCGGCTGGTGCTATAGATGAACTGAACAAAGCAGCTAAACCTGCAGTTACTGGTCTTGGCTGGCTAGGGAATATATTGTCGACCATATGGTCACATTGTGGTCCTTTAGAAAAAGGATTAACACTTGTTGCTGCTGGCATTGGTGCAATATTTTTAGCATTTGCTGGCGCTGCAGCAGTTATTGGTTTGTGGTATGTGTTCATGAGAGTTACAAACGCACCGAAATTATTCGCTATTGCCGCAGCGGCATTGTCTGTTGGTGCCGGAATTCTCGCCATCGCATATGCGATTAAGATGCTAGCAGATCTTGATTATGGAAAACTTTGGAGTGCAGTAGGTGCACTTGCTGTAGTATTTGGTATATTGGCATTGGCTGTACTGGGCATGTCAACCGGCGTTGGTGCTTTAGCTGCTGTCGCGTTAGCCGCTGTTTTGGTAGTTATTGCTGGTGCGGCGATGCTTGCGGCCGGTGCCGCATATGTTCTTTCATTAGCATTTGAGAAGGCTACAGACAGTCTTTTAAGAATATCTGAAATTTCTGGTGCAGATCTCTTGCTTCTTGGAGGTGCATTGATAATATTTGGAGGTGAGTTGATTGTCGCAGCAATAACCATAGGTATAGGTGGTGCAGCCATGCTCGCTGCTTCTATTGCATTGGGGCTCGGCATGGGCGGGCTAAGTGTTGCGATGTTTTTGCTTAGCGATAGCGCTGTTGCTAAAATGAAAACACTTAGTGATGGTACTTTAGCTAATTTCGGCTACGCATTAGCAGCTGTCGCACCGGGCATCATGGCATTTACTGCAGCTGCTGGTTTCGGTATTATGTTCGCTAAGGGGATGGGCGGATTGGCGGCCGGTTTAGAACGTTTGTCTGCAATTGATGCTGCGGCATTATTGTCTGTGAGCTACGCATTATCAGTACTTATGCAATCGGTTGGTAGAATACCTGAATTAAGGATTGACGATATTGTTGGTGCGTTCTATAGTTTAATACCATCAATTCCAGTAATAGAGTATATTACTGGCCTCATAGCTTCTGCGATCCAGTCGGGGCAGGAGAAGATTAAATCGCAAATTGATGAGTTGAAAATTTCTTTTGCAGCATTGGAATCAATATCATCTAAGTTCGATGTTCCAATCGGATCGACCGAAGCAACAGATAAAAAGAGAGTAGCAGCTGAGACAATATCGACGATTCAAGTTAAAACAGAGACCAGTGGGAGCGTTTTATCAGCACGTTGGCAACAAGAGGATATGCAGAAGCAGCAAATTGACTTGATGAGTGTGATTGCTGGTGCTGTCACTTCGTTGACAAAAGGTAATGTTGAGGATGTTGGTGTAATCAGGGGCTTGTTGGAAGAACACTTACCGAAACTTGGTGAATCGCCATCCAAGCTAGGTACTAGAATGAATAATTGGTCGTAACATGGCAGCAAACTTATTGTCGACCGACACTAATCTTGCAAACAGAGTCGTATTCAAGATCGGTACCGATGCTGGTGATGCTAATACAATTAAATTCCAATTTCCACCGAAAATTTTATCCGATAATCGGTCTGGAACTTGGATTGAGGCGGAGATCCCCGGAGATCAGCCGGTCCAGATATGGAAAACATCTGGTGCTAGGAAGTTTGTATTAGAATGGACTTATATAATCGGTGTGAATAACTGGTCTACTGAGAAAGTTAGAGGCGAGATTATAAAATTGCGTAATTATTATACTAGAAAAGGCCCAACGGCTACTGCTGATGATTTAATCGTGTTTTTTAAGATGTGGAAGTTCGGCGGCGATAAAGAGATGACTTGCCGACTCGGTGCAATAAATGTTTCGCATGGCAAAGCATTATATATACCAAATGATGGTTCAGAACCCACCAACGATCAGCTAGATCGAGCACACCCAGTTGTGACTAACATAAAGGTCGATATGCAATTGTGGACTAGAGGGAACGCCACAGAGGCCGAGACTAATAAACGTACAGATGCATCTGGGAAAACTACTACTAGTGATAAAATTGATATTAAAGGTCTACTGGGTGCAGTTCCTACAGAGTGGCAATGAGGATTAGCATGGATACAACAACACAATATGCGTACTCAAGATTCAACAACACTGATAGAGTGCTATATGACAATAACGAGACATATGGTAGATGGAAAAGCCCTATAACAGATACGTTGACTAATAACACTAGTATATATGTAGTAAACAATGCGCATGAAGGCAGGCCAGATCTTATCGCATATGAATTATATGGGAACGCATCGCTTGATTGGCTATTGATAGCTATGAACAATGCAACAGAATCACTCAACTGGCCAAGAGCTGGTACTACAATCACTGTCCCACTGAGATCATTAGTCGCAAGTGAATTAATATGAGTGAAGATAATGCAACTGTTGGATTAGATCATCTAATATCAAATCGAGAGCGCCCACTAAATCAGCGTTTCCCTGGCTCATATCGCGCACTAGTTGTAGAGACAAATGATCCTCTGAATATGCATAGGGTCAGATTTAAATGCCCCGAGATGCACGATTGGGATTTGAAGCCAGAAGAATGCCCGTGGGCGGTTTCGCAGTTTCATCTTGGTGGCAAACGCGCTGGTTCTTGGGTATGCCCGTGTATTGGTGATTGGGTTTGGATAACGTTTGAGAAGCAACATCCATATGGTCCGATATGGACCGGCTTTTGTACTCCGACAAGAAGAAAGTTTTATCCTTATCCATCTATATATGGTGTAACTCCGTTGCCCGTTGACTCGAACGGGACCGCGATAGATCCGCCAAATGATTACAATAAGGATTATCTGCCTAAAGATTCGAGGCCGATGAGCAGTGGTTTTGCAGATCGATATGGAAGCCTAGACATTATTAGTTCTGTTGGATTCTTTCCAGTAGAACATAAAGCTAAGCCACCCGGTGCTGACAACGATGCATTACAATCGCAAACCAGCACAGATAAAACAACTGGTGAAAAGACACCATATAAGCAAACAAGCTTACCACCGGAGGTCAACAAGCCTGATTGTAAATTTATGGTGCGACTCAGTAAGTATGGCCATATATTACTGATGGGTGATCAGGGATATCTGTGGCAAAAGCCGGACGATTCACCCGGTAGTACATCTGAAAATGGCGAATTTTATGGTGATGTCGAAAAAGACGAAGATTGGGAGATAGCACGCTGGCAATATCTTCAGAAGCTAATAAACGAAGACGCCGCAAAAGATGCCGACCAACGCAGGATGATGTCATTAACTAGGTATGGCCATAAATTCGAGATGCGTGATGTCGGGTGGAATAGAACTCGTGAAGATGAATATGGTAAACCATGTAAAATATCTGACACCGATAATGATGAACGTTGGATAAAATTGCGTACAAAAGGTGGAATGCTGTTCCAAATGTCCGATATCGGATTTGATCCCGTTGATGATACTTTCGTTAAACGAAAACTGTTAGATGAGACAGGAACTAAGACTGAAAAAGAAGACGAATATTGGAAAGACGATGCACGTTGGATACGTTATGTAACTAGATACGGAATAAAGCTCGTATTAGATGATCGTGGTTCAGATAAGAAAAACGCAGATACAGAAGAGAATCCACGTGGCTATGGAATATTGTTGAAGGGCCGACGAACTCCAGGTGCCCAAGGAACCGAAGTTTCAGGAGATCCGAAGGGATTCTACTGGGAATTCAATGAGCACGATCAACTTAACCAGACTACCTGGGGAAGTCCTCTTGGAATAACAGCCCAACTTAGCGACAAATTACAATATTTCATGGTTGGTTCGAAGCCGTTATATCCAATGCCGTGGGCCGGTATTAAGGATAACGAATTTCTTGAAGAACCATTAGTTGCCGACGACACAGAGTTAAGTTCTCATCACATCAAGTTAGACTTTCATAATGAATATATCAGATTTAAGACTGCAGGTGGCAATGCACCGGATGACGTACCATGGGGAGATGTAGTTAATCCGCCAGCACGCCAGGGTGTTCAGCAGGGTCTAGAATGTAGAGATGGAAGTAATGGTGACGATCCTTGGACTGAACTTGTCGATCTCGACGATCGTGGTCTATGGTTTTCTGGTAAGGAGAAATTGACTGTATGTCGTGCAAGGCAACAACCAGATGCCATCAAAATATGCTGGTGGTTCGACGAGCATAAAAAAGAGATAATTATAAGAAATGCTGAATCGGGTAAAATCCAGATATCATGCGATGGTGATGTCGAGGTAATTGCTCAAAACGATGCAAAGGTCTATGCTGGCCATAATATCTCAGCACGCGGTAATGGCAAAGTAACACTAATGGGTGGTGCTGGTATGCTTGAAATAACTTCTGATGCTATTAAAGTCAATAAAGAAGTACATTTACCAAGTTATGTCCTTGAGACGCCGATGATAGAGCCGCCAGAGATGCTTACAGCGGCCGATATGCCACAATTGAAGCCTACTAATCGTGGCACTAGGTATAATGAGGCGCTTGAACTCAACAAAGATATAAAGTAGAATATCTGAATTGTAGGTACTTAAAGTGATTATAACTTATCCAACAGCGTTGTATTTATCAGTAATCCCGCAACAAGCGTCGGATAATGGTAATGTCACGTATACTATTAGTGATACAGCTCCACCGTATGGTACATTGATGGAGGTTAAGTTACCTGCAGCAATAGAAAATAGACAGCGGTCGGCCATAAATACGACCAAACCAGATGGTCAACGTGTTTATACGAATACTTTATCTAACGCATCATCTATCGGGTCTGCTAAGAAACAATTTGAAGTAGGACAAATATTAGAATTCGAAACAGCAGCTGAATCAACATTACAACCCATGCTTGTAGCCAATTCATTAGAAATACAGCATAATACCAACATACTTGATTTGTCTTCTCTTGGTGTATCAGACGCAGATATTACTGCGATCAATAATTCTGCCGAAACACAATTTACAAAGCTTAATGGGGAATTGAGTGTCGTCAGACAGGCCAGGATCGATACTGAAACGGATATCACTGAGAATCAGAAAAATCAGAATGAAACGAAGAAAGCTATTTCGGCATTAGAACAATTAGTGCAACAAGATAATTCTCTACAATCTGTGTTGGATTCGCTACGAATTAAGCTATCTGAGTTTATAGTGCAGATGGATGCACTCGTTGTACTAGCAAATGAACAAGCTACGACTGCATCTAATCTAGAAAATAACATCATGGCTGTCGCACAGATGGTGAGGTAATATCAGCATGAGTAAAGCGACATATTTCGGGTTTAACCCGCCCTTTCTCAGTGCCGTTCAGTCTTCTGCTAATACAAGTAAGACAGATAATGAGCCTAATCGCTATCATGGGATATTGCCGCGTCAAGTCGATATGCGGCTCATAAAGAATGACGTCTTGCAATTATTACTTACGTTGCGTGGTGAACGCGTACAAAGGCCGCAATTTGGGACATCTTTGCGTTCTACGGTATTCGAACCAATGACGGATAGAGTGTTATCTGATCTAAGATCTGATATGATTTCAGCAATAAATGAAAACGAACCAAGATTAATTAATGTTGGAGTACAGCTAACGACTGTCCCTAAGGATTTATTGTTGAAAATCGTTATAACTGGTAATATGAGTTACGATCCAACAGAAGAATTTTTATTGATCACATCAGTCCCTGCGCCAGGAGCTGCGGTATGAGCAATGAACTAGAAAACACAATGTTTACATTGCCGCTGTCGCCTGACGAGTTTAGCGTCATGCTGCCACCGGCCAAGTTGCGTCGAATTGATTTCAGTGCGTTGGATTTTGATACTTCGAGACGTGCAATTATAGAGTATATTAGGTCTTACTATCCCGACGATTTCAACGATTGGGTCGCACATAGCGGGATAATGATGCTTTTGGAGACACAAGCCAATAATACGGCTAAACTGAGTCTTCGAGCAGATCTGCTATCAAATGAATCATTTCTTCCAACATGCCAAACCGAAACAGCTTTGATAGAGCATTTAGCTTTAATCAACCAAACTATAAAATCGCAAACACCGGCTGTCGTTGATATTGAAGTTTCTGTACAATCTGCTTTAACTATCAACATAGATATTTCGGCCGGTACGAGATTTACTATGACTGGCCCAGATGGGAAACCATTATATTATGAATTGTTTCGTGCGCCTGGTGATTTCACAAGCAACATTACAATTCCTGCTGGAAAACGTGGTGTGATCGGATATGGCATTGAAGGGAAGTTTGCGGGGCCAGCCACATTATATAGTCCGGGTGGATCTAATCAACAATATACCATCAAGGCGACCGATATATTAGAGGAACCTATTGTTGTCAATGTCTATTCTGGTGACATGCCCACACAGTGGTTAGTTACAACAAATCCATTGGAGACGTATGCAGCTGACGCAGAAGTGGTAAATGCAACTTTTTATTCGGATAGAGTTGATTTATTGTTCGGCGACAATGTGAACGGTAAGGCCCCATTAGCGGGCCAAGAGATAGTAGTTAATTATCGTATTGGTGGTGGTGTAAGGGGCAGAATTGGCGCGTATGCTATAAATGAATCTAGATCGATAGCACCGACGACACCATCTAGTGCAACAGCACCCGTTCAGATTACTTTCAGAAATTTAGTATCTAGTTCTGGTGGCACTGACAGGGAAACACTTGACCAAGCTAGAAAACGTGCACCACGAGATTTCGTAGTTAGAGCATTTGCGTCTGATAGACCAGCTAGTATTACGACAGCTTCTGATTACGCACAAGTCGTTAGTAGTTTCGCTAGCCCGGTATATGGGTCTGTTGCAAAAGGTGTTGCGACAATTCGAACTGATTTAAACGCTAATTTGGTAGAGTTATATATACTTGCATATGGTTCCGATGGTTTAGTCACACCAAGCTTGGGTCTAAAACAAGCGGTAGCTACTTATGTTAGCGCATATAATGTACTAACCGATACAGTAAATGTACTTGATGGAGCAATAAAATCCATATCGACAGATATGACTGTTGTTGTAAACAGAAATGCTGATGCATCTGTTGTTAGAACGAATGTCAATGCGGCTTTGGATGCATTCTTTAATGTAAATAATAGAGACATTGGACAGCCGTTGTACGTCTCGGATATCATCGAGACAGTATCAAATGTCGATGGTGTTTCGTACGTTGATCTGTTTAGCCCCGCAAACAATATATTGCAAACAAACGAACTTGCTGACCCGAGTAACTCGACTGGCGTTGGTATAAATGAGATTATTGTTGAAGGCGACAGGAACGTGAAATTCTTTTATGAGAAATCACGAGTATAAAGAAACCGCAAAATGCATATACCAATGGGTCCCGTGCAAGGTAAGAGGTGGGGCACGACTCAATGCATATTTAGTTTTAATGAGGTAGAAGTCAACAGGCTGCTACCAATTTCACAAGGCTATTGTTCTGAGCATATTCATCAGTGTAAGTTCTCTCGATTCTTTGTTCTTCGAGGGAAGTTGAAAGTAACGATTTTTAGTGAACATACGTTAGATGAAATCATATTGACCGATGGTATGTGTACCGACATTCCTCCTGGTGTATGGCACAAATTTGAAGCTCTAGAAGATACAGATACTATTGAGATTTATTGGGTAGTATTAGATGACAACGATATTGAAAGACGAACAACCGGTGGAATCATTAACGACAAAATATGATTGGCCAGTTCTTGATGACAAAGTCATACCATTGTGGTTGATTGTCTTTGATCAAGATCCAACACGGGCATATATATGTAATTCCAAGGATAAAGTATTAGCATCCGTCGAAGGTGCAATTCGTAGTACGTGTGGTGAAGATTCCGATGTTTTAGTTAAGCCGATTATAGATCAGATCGATAAGACATGGGGACAATCATTTATTAGTCTTAGATGCCCACCGGCCTTAGATTTATTTGTACATCATCTAGAGATTGACAAGCACAATGTTATAGGTAAGACGCTTTTAGAATGCTACGAAGCGATACCGTATGATTCGCTACGTGCAAAGATAGCCAGGTTATTTGTCGATCCTTAGGCTGATAATTCTTTAAATATCTTATTCTTAAGTTCTCGTAAGATTTTGGTCAAAATCAATGCTTGATCGTATATAGGGCCATGGCTGTAAACGAACGGCGTTGTTGGGTTTTTTGCGTCTACAACAATTGCAATCGCGAGTGGTGCGTCGGCATCTTCACAAACTGTGCGGAATTGGGTCATAAAAAAGTCAAATCGCTGTTCAAACTCTACTCGTGCATCTTTTTGTTGGCCTTCATTAGCAACGATCTCTTGTGGTTTCTCGATACCCGTTTTTTCTGATTCTGTCATGAGTGTCTTCTTGTATTGGAGTGTTATCGCAAGGTGGACAAAATGACTCAAATACTAGAACCAAATACAACTGTGTCTCGTACATGGAGATGGTGTCAAGAAGCATTCGCATTACATGGTATAAAACTAGCATTCCCAAAAAATACAAGTCCTCAGAAAACATACCAGTGGCGCTACGCCACAAAACTGGCACAAAAGATAGATGAATGGGGTCTAGATAGATCGACAGCAAGAGCATTTATTGGATTTGCTGTAGAACATGTCAAGGAAAAGAAATTACTACATAAAGGTCTGTCGGTATTTTTTCAGAATAATATGATGGATATTTGTTATGATCGTATGCAGACATGTTCATCGGATGAACATAATAAGATACAACGATTTCATGTGGTACATGATTTTGTCGTGTCTAGATGTAATAATAGATCGACGGTTAGTGTACTCCTAGGACGTGAATCATTTGATACATTTAGAAATATTGTCAAATGGTATCAAGCAGGAGATATCACAACGTCGTATATAGCATTGTCGTCTGCGTGTGTAATGGCTTTGTCGAAGTTGATTGTAGTCGCACCGAGTGAACGTAATTTATTACCATCTGATTCAGAATTGTATTGCCTTGCCATCAAATTGATAAAAGACGAAGATTTTTCATCGCAAGCAAAGGCCATACTGGGCAATGATTGGAGAATGACGCTGTGCAAACGTTAGTAAAACCGACACCAAAGACTGCTATGAGGAATCCGGTTTCTAAAAATGGCCGCAAGACAGTTAAAGACAATTCACCGTTCAAACTCGACCCAGAGTTCATAGCTAAATTCACTGGCAAGAAGCCGAAATTCGGATACAATGGACTTGGTGAATTTGTCTTCTATCGCACTTATTCACGGCTCAAGGACGATGGTAAAAAAGAAACATTCGTCGATATGCTGCAACGGGTTGTAGAAGGTTGCTATGAAATACAACGGGTGTGGTGCGAGAAGAAAAAGAACGGCGAGGAGAAGAATAGCGATGGTGAAGAGAAGAAAGATGGTGTTGCGTTCGGTGGTATGGCGTTACCTTGGACGCGAGCTAAGGCACAGAAATCTGCCCAAGAGATGTTCCAACGTATGTGGGACTTCAAATTTTTGCCACCTGGTCGCGGTTTGTGGGTGATGGGCACACCACATATGTGGAAAGTTGGTAGTAGTGCATTAAATAATTGTGGTTTTTGTAGTACCCAGGATATCACAGAAGATCCGGCATGGCAATTTTGTTTCGTGATGGATATGTCAATGCTCGGTGTTGGCGTCGGATTTGATACGAGAGGTGCAAATAAGGTAACTGCTGTTAAGCCGCATGATCTTGAGACTGAATGGGTCATTGAAGATTCGCGAGAAGGTTGGGTTGATTCGCTACGAGCATTAATTGAATCATTCACTGTTAGGCCGGAGCTTGGGATAGTACGATTTGATTATTCATTGATACGTCCAGCAGGTTCTGAGATTAAAGGATTCGGAGGGAAAGCCAGTGGTCCGGATACTTTAAAAGATTTACATAGAATGGTTACGAAGCAATTTCATAATATATTAAGACGCAAAAGTCGGCTTATTACCAGTGTTGATATCGTCGATTTCATGAACTTTATAGGCAGATGTGTTGTTGCTGGTAACGTTCGTCGCAGCAGCGAAATTGCATTGGGTGATCCGGCCGATTGGGATTACATGCAGATGAAGGATAAAACGCTGTTCAGTGAGCAGCTTAATTCTCATCGCTGGGCATCTAATAATTCAATATTTGCTAAAGTTGGTATGGATTATCGCCGCGTTGCTGAACAGATTGCTGGTAACGGAGAGCCTGGATGTTTATGGCTCGATAATGTGCAGAATTATGGACGTGCAATTGATGGCCGTCAAGAAGGAATCGACAAGCGAGCTATTGGTACAAACCCATGCTTTACTGGCGATACGCGGTTGTTAACAGCCGATGGGTATGCAAGGTTGGAAGACATATGGATGGCAACGGGACAGCATGAATACCATAGTCTTGGTAACGACCCACTTTCGATTTATGGAGAAATGCGTATTGTCAATAAGAACGGTCTGGTACCAGCTACTAACGTATATCGAACTGGTATGGGTGTCGATCTCTTCCGTGTCAGATTCAGTGATGGATCAAGTATCGATGCAACTGCTACACACGAATTTATTACTCTGACAAGACAACGTGTGCAAAAGAAGGTTCATTATGATGAGCAACGGACCTTCTTACGTGATCTGAAAATCGGAGATATGATACCTCTTAATCACGCTGTGCATTTTGGTACATATCACGACCCAGCATATGCTGAATTAGCTGGTTGGACTATTGGTGATGGTTCGCTATCGCCAAAGAAAGATGGTCAAATTCGAGCGCAGTGCACATGCTATGAGAGTGATATTGATGTAGTATTACCGAAACTGCGAGGTCTGATGTTCGAATTATATGCCGCTCATAACATGTCGTCGAACCAGACACCTGCTTATGCTGGATGGCATCGTGAGCAAGAATATTTCGAGCACGATGAAATGACGATCGGATCGAACGTTCTTGGCCGCATGTTGAGGTCCGATGGTGTTGATTCTGGTGCTAAGCATGTTGTACCAAATTCAGTCTGGTGTGGTACTCGTGAAACAGTTGCTGCGTTTTTACGTGGTTTTGCATCTGCTGACGGATATATACATATAACAGATAATGGTACAATATCTGCCAGAATTTGGCAAGCTAATAGAGAGTTGCTGCTTGATTGCCGGTTATTGCTCTCGCAATTTGGTATTGCTAGTTCTGTTAAATTCCGCAGAGAAACACATAAACAATTGATGAATGATGGTAAGGGCGGTAAGAAACTTTATGACTGTAAGACTGGTTGGGAGTTAATTATCTCTGGTCGTAAGCAAGTAGAAGCATTTCTTGATCAGATCGGATTTATTCAACCAGAAAAGATGCTTGAAGCACGCAAATGGCTCTCAGAGCATCGCGGCTCGAACAATTCGAATACGGGCAGATATACTCATGTTGTATCTGTCGAACCAATCGGAAAAGGTGATACATATTGCCTGACAGAGCCGTCTGAACACAGAATTGTTGTTGAAGGTTGTGAAGTAGGTAATTGCGGCGAGCAATCGTTAGAAGATGCTGAACTTTGCTGCTTATGTGAAACGTTTCCAGCACACCACGAAGATGCTGCTGATTATCATCGCACTTTGAAGTTTGCTTATCTTTATGCCAAAACGGTAACGCTTCTACCTACGCATTGCAAAAAGACAAACTCTGTTCTTTTGCGTAATCGGCGCATCGGGCTGTCGCAAAGTGGTATCATCCAAGCATTCGCCAAGTTTGGTCGTCGGCAGGTTTTAGAAGATTTCTGCAATAAGGGCTACGAAGTTGTTCGGCATTGGGATGAGATTTATTCTGAGTGGCTGTGCGTGAGTAAATCTCTGAAATGTACTAGTGTTAAACCGAGTGGATCTGTGTCATTATTGGCTGGCGCTACTGCCGGTATACATTTCACTATCGCACCAACTAGATCATATTGGCGAAATGTTCGTGTTGCGAGTGATAGCACCTTAATTAAATCATTGCTTGAGGCCGGATATCACGTAGAGAAAGCGGTTACTGACGACAAGACTAGTGTTGTTCGTTTTGGTGTATCAGAGCCAGATGTTCCATCAGTATCTGAAATTTCGATTTGGCAGCAAACAAAGAATGCCGTTGATTATCAGAGATATTGGGCCGATAATCAAGTGTCTTGCACGATTCAATTCAAACCGGAAGAAGCAAAAGATATTCCGTTTGTTCTCGAATCATTTGACGATGAATTGAAGGGTGTTAGCTTCTTGCCGATAGAAAATAACGGATACCCGCAGCAGCCATATCAGCCAGCTACGCCAGAGGAAGTTGCTGCATATAATGCGAAGTTGAAACCTCTTAACTTCGATAAAGACTTAATGGACGATGCTATCGGTACGAAGTTTTGTGATGGAGATACTTGCCAGATCTAGATGACGAGAAAGTGAGAAATTGAAATGTCTGAAGAAAGAAAATTAGAGGTCGGTGATGTTGTTGTTCTTAAATCTGGCAGCCGCAGAATGATGATAGAAAGTTTTACTGAAGATGGCGAAACAGCTACATGCATATATAGCGATACAGATGGAAAACATACAGAAAACTACAATGTAGCTTGTTTAAAACTGTATGTACCGCCGAAACCTAGACGAGCTATCCATTATTCTGATTCTTAGCACATCGGGGACGCAAATCGACATCATAATATTTTTGGTGTGTGGCGTTCGGATTAGGGCAATAGTTGACATCGATACGCCACTCACCATCACGCTTTTCAAAAATGATTTCTGTGGCACCTCGTTTAATGCAGAACGCCATAACATCATCCATCGTCTTTAGATTGTTCTCGTCTTGCAGTGTCTTAACTAACATCTATATCCCTCCAAAGTAATAAAGTCGCCAGCCTATCAATCTTTTATAGCGCGAGCCATTACATTTCTTAATTTAGAATTGTCTTTTAGCGACTATATATGAATCTTAATTTCTTCTCACCATATACTCTGTGATAGTTGTTTAGTTCTGCATATTGAGATTCAGTCATAGACATCTTTATCGCGTGCCCATATAATGTTCTCTTATGCATAATCCATCCATCAGTTGAGACATACCAATAATCTGGCGGCACCTCACTATCTAATATGAAGTTGCACGCCTTATAGATTGCGCCAGTGTGGTTATATGTCGTGTCGCAATAAGAAATAATGCATCGATATTTCTTATCCAGTAATCTCAAACAAGATGAAACAAACCACGATAAAAAATTCTTTTTGCGATATTTTGGATGGAGACAGAGGCGCGACAATTCTCTTACTTCGTTTTTTGCATAATCTTGGATTGAAATATTTTGTCTGATTAATGGTGAAAACACACAAACCGCAATAAGCTCATTTTTAAGATAAGCACCATAAGCAATGCCACCACGACCTGCGTTTGGAAGGTAATGATATTTTCCAAGTAAAGGCTTATAGTCTGCGGGCGGAGCGAGCTTAATCGATATGTCGTTGAAGTTGAAATCAATTTGCTCTATAGCAGATATTCCGAGCCAATATTTCAGAGTCTCGATTATCTTGTCTTTGCATGAAAACTCGTGTTCCCATAAGCACTTTAATTCATATTGTGCGGATAAGTTATTTGATATGTATGAAGCTTTCTGCTCATCACGTACGCACCTTCCGCTAATAGAATGCCAATAGTTTCCCTGGCATTCTATTAATAATGTTGTCTTATTTCCTCTAGGAATAACACAATCAAATGTGTATGGTCCTACAAGACACTCTTTGTCTGCTGGCTTATTGCTGTATTCTCTGTAGTATTGGATACCCAGATCGTCTAAAATAGAATATAATATTTCTTGAATAGAAGATGTGCGAGGCTGGGTGATGCGAATGACTGCCATTTTGTCTCTATGTCCGGCACGCATCCACATCTTCTTAGATGCTTGCGACGTTTTTTGACGATTAGAGTCATCCCAATAATCAGCGATTTTTTGAGCGTAAGATGGATCGCGCCAATTAGCAAGAGAATTATCAGATGATTTTAACAGTTGCTCTGGTGTAAAGGCGTCGCGTATTTTTTGAATTGTCGTTGCTCTGTTTTCTTCTGACCAGATTATCTTATTTCTAGATATACACTCTTGTCTCTTCTTTTCAACAAAATCTGGTCTTTGCCAAATACGCTTCACGCCTTCCGCGACTTTTGTTTTTACACCATCCCAATCTCTTTTAGCACGTGTGGCTATCTGTTGTATTAGCTCTGGATGTTCAATATAATTGGCTTTGATAGATTCGTTAATTTGCTGTCTTACTGCAGCTAATGCGCATTCTTTGCATCCTGGCTGGCTCTTGCGTTTGATTTCTTTATAGGTTATTTCGAATAATCTACTGCAAGACGGACATTTATAAACAACACGCTTATTGGATAGTTTTGTCGACTCTACATAGCCAAATCTTTTCTTGGTTTCAAGCCAATCGATATTGTCTAAGTATTGTAATGAATTTAAGATCTGCTTTCTAGTCATTAGAATAACTTCTTTTGTCCAGGCAAATCTTTCGTCTTTAGTTTAGGCTTTGGCTTGCGAAATCTAGATTTCACGAATTTCTCACCATCCACACTACCATCTTTAAATATGACCTTCGAAACATAGCCAGCTGCTACTGCTGCCTTGACTCGCTTGCGCGAGTGTGCGTAAAGATATTTGTTGCATAGAAAATAAATATCGAATACCCTTGCACTACCTTTCTGATTTAATCTGGCGGCGCGACCTACTCGCTGCTTAAACTCTGAACTAAGTTTGCCACCAGTAGCCAGTATTAAATTCTCACAACCGCCCTTCAAATCCATGCCACGCCTGACGTTTTTCCCACCTATCAAGACCTTTAGCTTTCGATCTTCGAAAGCCTTCAAGATTTCTGGTCTTCTCTTCCGTGTTGTCTTGCCGTGAATAAAATCGGAATCTGGTATAAGCTTTTGTAATGCATATCCTAGATCATCTCGCTCGACCAGAATTAGTGTTCCCTCGTCTGTGAATCGTTTACATAACGCTGCGATGAATTTGTGAAATTTCTCGCTATGTACCATCATTTCATCGATGGCTATATCAAAAGCAGAGGCTTCATCTTTATGACCATCCTCTCCATATGCTAATGCATAATATGATACTGGTACTGTTAATCCGACCTTTTCTACATCTTCTCTGTTTTGTGTATAGATTACAGATCCAAAGTGTTCTTGTAGGACGAGTTTTTCAACTGGCTTGTCTTCATCATATGGAGTACCAGTCATCCCATAACGTCTTCGGCCTTTGAACCAGTACCTAAATAGGTGCTTATATGTTGTTGATGTTGCAAGATCTGCTTCATCGACGATAATCATTTCACATGCGCCAATTAGTTTATGTAATGCTTCGGCCTTCTTTGTCCTACTTCGGAATGCCTTGATTTTTATTTCATAGTTGGCCAGTGCGTGTTCGAATTTCTTTTCAGCAGTTCCAGATTTGCTGTTTTTGAAATTCTCTAATAATGGCTTTTCTGGACGTTTCTTTGGCTTGACAAGCGATTGTATTGAGCCAATAATAATTAATTCACCAGCTGGCATTTTGCCAGCGTAGAATAATCCAGGTTCGCTACAGACGTCGCGCAATTTCAGCCGCGACTTTAGCTGATCTATGACTTGTATTTGTTCTGCGATGATGGCTGTCGGGCATGGCAGTGCTTTGCACATACCGGCAATTAATTCGCCTTTGCCACCACCCATCGAAACATTAATAATTCCTACTTCTGCATTATATATCGTCTTGATAGCGTCGATCTGGAATGGTTTTAATTTAATACCGGGCAAGAAATCTTCGGTGATTAAAGATTTATCTATTGGCTTATATTTTGACCTTTTTCTTTTGTCCTCAACTACCAAGACTAAGTCCTTGTCTTTGCATAATGCGCGAAGCTCACCAAGAAAAGGTCTAGCTATTGTCTTATCGCCTCTGTTGTATTTGCGATAGATACCATCCCAGCTTGAGCCGCCAGATAAATCGATGAAGCGTGCATTCGGCTGCATCGCACTAAATCGCTTGTCTACTATCTCCTCTTCCCATGCTGTTATATTGGTTAATTGGATAGTTTTATTTGTTAATATCTTAGCGATCATAATTACTTTCAATTGTGTCTAGTCAAATACCAATAAAATACTATACCTCTATGAGTAAATAATTTCGGAGGATAAGCTATGTTGATTGAAGACGATTTAGATGCGACTGATTTAGAAGAGCTATCAGAAATACCAGAAGACGACACAGAAGAGGTCCTTCCAGATGATCCGGGATTATTGTCGAAGAAACATTATTTCATCAATGAGTGTGTAGAAGACAAGCTGCGTCGATATATCTGGACCAACTGTACAGATGTCGCTATTCGTGATTCGATAATGACGCATGCACCTGAACTGATAAAACAGATTATCAGGAAACAGAATTTGCATATGATCTATCCAGGTCAGGAGGAATCTGCTTTTGGCGATTTAGTCCAAACGGCATGGGTTCAAGTTGAACGGACACTGTACAAATTTAGAGCCAAGCCGCACTGTAGAACTTGCTATAATCCCGATAGGCCAATTAGCTCAGCATTATATATCCCAGCAGAATCAGAATATAATATTATAACGTTTGAGCAATTATTTGATCCGAAATATAATCCTCCGGGTAGTAAAAAATCTATTATTTATCGTGATAGGAAGAATCCTCCCAGATGTCCATATTGTGGTGCTGCTCTTAGCAGCCATCCAGATGTAGAACCAAAACAAGGCACGTTCGGCGGTTCCAAGACGATTTTATTTAGAGGTAATTCTAAAGTCTTTAATATGTGGTCGCAGGTCAGCCGCACCGTGATTTTAGCATTTGTAAAAAAGGAAGGACGCGATAGGAAAAACGCGTCGGCATATAAAGACCATTTGTGTAATACAAACAGGGTAGACGAAGACCGTCTAAAGAGATTTTTTATAGAGGCGTCTCAAATCTGCAAATATAATGCGGATCATATGAGATGTGTGCGGGCATTATATCACATAATTAAGAAAGACGACAAACCATATGATGGATTAATTGGTAAATTGGTTGAGCATTCTGGGTTGTCACGCGTGCAGGTCAATAGTTTTATCAAATTATTAAGGTTGCGGAGTCATGAATTTACAGATTCGCCATTAAGTCATGAAGGTGAACATGACAAACAACTGAGGAAACAATTCCTTTGTCAGGATGAAGAGTAGTGGATGATTATTTCTTTCCAAAGCGGCCTTCAAATATCCAGCAAGGCCCTGATATCGACCCAGATCTTAGTCCAGACGATTTGAAAACTGATACTGATATGGAGCATCTTAAGGACAGATTATATAAGCCATTTAAATTTCCAAAGACATTTCCAGTGCAGGATGAAGAATAATGCCAAACTTCGCATCGCCATTTTCGGAGCCTTTGAATGGTAGGAAATTGACTGCCGAGGAACTTATTCGAGCTATTAGGTTTGTTATAGCCGCAGAATATGAGGCGGCACAGATGTATATGCAAATTGTGGAAGCGACAGATAACGAGCTTGTGAGAAAGGTACTGACTAGTGTGACTGACGAAGAGCGTGTACATGCTGGCGAATTTCTAAAAATACTTCACGAACTCGCCCCAGATGAGACTGAACATTATAAAGAGGGTGAGAAGGAAGTCAGAAAAGAGATTAAGAAAGACGAGAAATCGGTAAGTGAAAGTACTGAGACAAAGCCAATCAGGGTGTCGATAACAGAAAATCCGGACGATGTCAGTGGGTCAATATTGGTTATTTATAACGGCAAGACACACAGTGCTAACTGGCAACAAGATGAGACACTGAATAGAGTTGTTGGGGATGAATACCTATTGAAGGCCGCAATGACTGCCTGGGAAGGCGCGAATGAATTTTCTCTGACTGAAAGAGAACTTGAACAACGTGGTGGTGGCTGGTGGTCCCCGGCACCTGTTAGTGAATCAGTCAAGAACATACTTCGAATGATCGATGAGAAAACTATAACTGCTGATGATTTCAATCGATTTATCGCTGAAACCAGTCCAACCAGTATCAATAAGCGTGTTCAGCGGCAATTACGACCAAAGAAAGTAGAACCACGAATTTCAAGTCCTGGTAGAAAAGTAGATGATAAGACAGATCACGAGCCAGCAGACCACAATGATCCAACTACCACATCACGTGGTAGACGTTCGCTTCAGAAGCAGATTAAGCATAATAAGGCACACCCAGAGCAATTTCGAGAAGCTATCGAATTTTTGTGCAATAATAATGGAAAATTATTATCTGAATGCAAGGATGCATTAAATGGCATGACTGATCTTGGATCGTTATGTAGGATAGCAACAAGGTTATCGCAGAGACCTAATCAATACGATTCTGAATGGTTGTTGAATCTTATTAAGCATTTACGAGGGAATTAATGAGCGACGACGCTGTACAAGGTATGGATGACGAGCTACAGTCTCTATTAAGCGATTTAGAGCAAGAAGATTCGGTTGTAGAGAATATATCTGAAGATCTACCACCAGATATAGTGGAAAATTCATCGACCGATATCGTTATTCCAGATCTGGAAATGAGTGATGCGAAGATTGATATGGAAGAAGATGAACCAGATCTTCTTCCAATAGAATCGACGCCAATGGTATTATCCGATCTTAAGATAATAGCCGACAAATTCGATAAAGATTATACAGAGGTTCAAGCTAATCTAAAGAGCGATCGCAAAAGAATCGATACTGTGATCGACATATTATTAGCACGAGTGAGAAATAATGCCGATGCAGAAACGGACACTATGTCATTGGTCAAAGCACTTGCTGTTCTCGCTGACACGAATGGACATGCAGTAAAGTTGTTAGATTCACGCTCTAAACTGTTATCTGCTACTAAAAGTACTGGTAGCAATACACAAAACAACATATCAATAACTGGTACTGATATTGAATTACAGAAGATACTAGATCAGCCAGCAGCGGGCGATGAATAATGGGTTTGACAGCAACACAAGCTGCAGTTGTGCGCCGATGCCAAAAATCGACTATATTCTTTCTTAAGAATTTTGGCAAAACGAAGCATCCAACAGCTGGCATATTGCCGTTTGATCCTTTTAAATATCAAATTAAGGCATTGCATGCTTTTCGCAAATATCGGTTCAATATTTTCAAAAAATCGCGACAAACCGGTGCTAGTAAAATAGCTGGTGCTTTTGCGTTATGGTTTGCATTATTCTTTTCAAATAAGACTATATTGATAGTATCTCGTACTGACGAGGATGCTATCAATTTTCTTCGTGAGAACATAATCTTCTTATTTAGGTATTTGCCTCAATGGATGCAAGATGCCTGGAAGCCGGTAAAAGAGAATGAACACGAAGTACAATTTCCGAACGGATCTCGTATTAGATCGCTGACTTCAAACCCAGACGTATTGCGGTCCAATGCTTCGTCATTGAATATTATCGATGAAGCTGCGTTTATTCCAAATATGGGTGTGATGTGGGCAGCTGGTCAACCTACGTTGATACATGGTGGTAGTGTTATAGTAGTCTCGACGACATCCGGTGTTGGTGGTTGGTATTGGGGCACATGGACGGACGCAGTTGCCGGATTTAATGACTTTCATCCAATCAATATTGATTGGTGGGATATGGATTGGGAGATCCGCTATCGCGATGATATGACTGGTGAATTGAAGATTATATCGCCAACTGCCGGTATTCGCGACTGCGTAACTCCCGAAGAGATAGAAAAATATGGTCCAAAATGGTCTCCGTGGTTGGAAGAACAATATCGTGGTCTTCAAGAGCGCGGTGAGACATGGAAGTTCAGACAAGAAATATTAGCTGAATTTGTCGGATCTGGCGATACGATCCTCGATCTCAAAGTTTTGGCCTACTTCTCAACAACAGTTAATGACGCATATAAGCGTGTCAAGGGAGCACAGACATATGTGCATCCCGTTAAAAATGAGCATTTAATGCTTGATTTTAACGGGAACAAACGTGAGTTGGATAAAGATGAGGGCTTATGGATATGGAAAAAACCAGTACATGGTACTCGGCCCACATATCAGGGTAGGCGTCTTATAGATCCGGGTGAACAGCCACATCGATATTCAATAGGAATCGATATAGCGACCGGTAAGGGGCGTGATTACTTCGGTTTACAAGTTCTTGATATAGATGCCCAAGAACAAGTGGCCGAGATGATGATACGAACTCTGCCGAAGCATTTCAAGCTTTTAGCAGATTATATTGGTCGCTGGTACAATAATGCTTTGATGGTTATCGAGCGCAATAATGGTGGTGATGCTTTTATAGATGATATGCGATATGATCTTATGTATCCAAATTTGTGGCGTAAGAAAGATATAAACGATAAGCCATCGGCCTCAAATAAAAAGAATCACATCAAACTTGCCGAATATGGTTTCTACACCGGGCAAGCATCGAAACCAACATTAAATAAGGCGTTGATAGACTATCTGCAACCGCAAGGTGGTTATAAGATTTATAGCCGCCGTTTGTTGAAGCAATTGCAGATTTATGTTCGCAAGAAGGATCGATCGGGGCGCGATACAAATAAAACGGAGGCAGAAGACGGCCCTGGTAATCATGACGATTTAGTTATTAGTCTCGGTTTAGCGATGATTGGCCTTAATGACGCTGCCACACAGATTGTTGGTGGTTTGATTCCGTTCCAAGAATCGATGCAAGCCGATTTGAATATCTCAGATAATAGTCATATTAAACTTGATCCCACAATGTTAGCCCCGGTATCTGGATATGTTGAGATGTCGCCAGACATCAGTGTATCTGGTGAGATATTGAGATTTGCAGAGCAGCTCGGCGCATTACCAATTACTATAGAATCTGCACCTCCTGTTGCAAATAAGAAGCATACGCTAATACTAAGATAGCACAAAGATATCTTGGGTAAGCGTTATGCAAGATACCTTTAATATACCTCCATTCGTCGTAGACAGAACACTCTCAGAGACTGTGAACTGGGGTTTGATATGTGAAGGTATCCCAGATCTTTGGAAAATAACGAAGGGCCAAGGTATAAAAGTAGCTATTCTAGATACTGGAATAGCACAACATCACCAAGATCTTATTGGTGCTGTAGTTCAGGGTATTGACTTTACAGGAAGCACAAATGGCATTGAAGATAAAATCGGGCATGGTACCCACTGTGCTGGTATTATTGGCGCACGCAGTAATAAATTTGGTGTGGTTGGTGTTGCACCTGAATGCCAATTGATGATATGTAAAGTTGTGGCCGATAATAATTTATGCCAAGATCAAGCAGTAATAAATGGTCTTGGGTGGGCGATGACGAACGGTGCCGATGTCATTTCAATAAGTGCTGGTACAAAGATGTCGACAGACATACTTCATAACACCATTATTGCAGTTTCTAAAAAGGCATGCATTGTTTGCGCTGCTGGTAATAATGGACCGGCATTAGATTCTGTTAATTATCCTGCCAGATATCTTGAAACGATTGGTGTTGGTGCTATTGATCGTAATAGACATGTCCCAAATTATTCGTCTCGTGGTGATCGTGTCGATATAGTAGCACCAGGAGATCAAATCATATCGTGCTGGCCACCAAATAATATGGCAATGCTAAGTGGGACAAGTATGGCATGTCCTTTTGTCGCTGGTATTATAGCTCTTATAGCTTCAGAACGTAAAAAAGATGGCAGATCTGTGTTGACCAGAGACGAGATAGTCAGTTTGTTATCTCAATCGACAATAAGTATTGGCCAGACTGGTAAGAATATCATCAGTGGGTTTGGTCTTATCGACCCTACGGCCTTGTTATATGAGTCTGTGGAACATTATCCGAAGTGAGAACGATTCAGTATTGTATATAAGATATGATCGATTGGCAAGCAACATCAGACAAGTATGGCTATGATATTCTACCTGGATGTAGACGACCCAAAGTTATATGTTCTTGCGATAATTGCGGAAAATTGGCGATAATAACTATTAGAGTTAAGAATGAAGTAGTCGATAATCAGATGCCTTGGTTGTGTCCATCATGTGTAAAGAAAAAAGAGTCTGCAGCTATATCTGCTAGAATGAAGCAACAATGGGAAAATGAAGAATACCGTGCTGATAGGGTTGCAAGTACAGCGGAATTGTTGAGGGATCCAATATTTAAAGAGAAGCATAAGGTATCTCTAAAAAGGAATACACATAGCTTTTCTAATAGTCCACTTACACAAAAGGCGTCTGAGTCAGTAAAAGCGTTATGGCGTGATAGTGACTATAAATTAAAGACATTATCTGCTATTGCTGCGTCGAAGGATAAATTGCGCGATGTGAAAGCATCTGAACGTTATAAAATAGCAATAGCCAAATCATTTGCTCAACACAGACCACATAGTTCTATACAACTGATTTTATATGACATACTTGACACTTTAAATATCAATTACGAGCGAGAAGGACCTGGTACTCGAATTGGTTATTATAGCTTCGATTGCCTAATAACATATGGCGAACATAAAATTCTTATTGAATGTCAGGGTGATTATTGGCATGAGCTTGCTAGAGTTGTTAGCCGAGATAGGGCTAAATTTACATATATTTCTGAATATTTTCCCGAATATGAAATGTTATATATTTGGGAACACGAGTTTTATTGTAAGGATAAGGTAGCTGATAAGTTAAAATCAAGACTGGGTATAAATACGCAAGATGTGGATTTTGATTTTTCAGAAATATCGCTTAGACTTAATCCACCAACGAATGATGTCCGTTTATTTCTGGATTCATACCATTATATTGGTAAAGGTCGCGGCGGATTTTGTATTAGTGCAGAATACGATGGAAAAATGATAGCATGTGCTGTTTTCAGTTCACCACTTCGGCAAAATACAGCGGGTCAATTTGGGTTAGTAGATGGCGAAGTTCGTGAACTATCCAGATTGTGTATACATCCATCATATCAAAAAAAGAATTTCGCAAGTTGGTTTATTGCGAAATGTCTTAAAAAATTATCATGCAAAATCGTAGTAGCTTATTCCGATACAACTGTCGGTCATGTTGGGACGATTTATAAAGCTAGCAATTTCCAACTACACCATAGAGTAGCGGCAAGTTATTGGTATATAGATGTTTCTGGTCATGTTATGCATAAAAAGACATTATATAATAGAGCTCTGAAAATGGGATTAAAAGAAAACGAGTTCGCTGATAAATACGGCTACATTAAAAAATATGGTGGTGAAAAATTGTGTTTTGTAAGATATCTGTGAGAATACTATGCCAGCCAATTGGTTAGTCTGGGACCGCATCAGAGAATTTACTCGATCTAACCGTATATATCAGCAAGAACGGATTCTACAAGATCAATCATCTATAGATAAATTGGCAGTCGGTGGAGATTTCTTAGATTTTTCTAGCCAGAACGCGATTCTTCAACAAACAAATCTTCAGATCAACCGCTTGGAGAGATATAAAGACTATGAGCAGATGGACCAAACCGGTGAGATCAGTCTGGCATTAGATCTCTACTCGGATGAATGTTCGCTTATAGATCCAGAATATAAGCATGGGCTGATTATTAGGGCCGCGAATAGGAGAATTAAAGCAGAACTAGAGGAATTATTCTTTGACACATTACTAGTCGACAGATGGTTAAGACCAGCGGCGAGATATTTGTGTAAATTTGGTGATGCTGCTTTTGAGGTAGTAACAGACAGAAATCGCACAGGCGTAGCATCATTACGATTTATGAATATCTATAATTTCACCAGAATTGAGACGCGATTTGGTGATTTGGTGGGATTTTTCTATCAAGATGATATGTATCCAGAACCAGTATTTATGCATCCCTGGTCGTGTATGCATATGCGTCTTACGAATTTTGAGTCGGTTTATGCGCCATATGGTAGAGCTATAATAGATGGTTCTAGAAAACCATTCAAACAATTGAGGCTGATGGAAGATGCTTCATTAATCTATCGTATTACAAGAGGCCCGGAAAAGCGGAAATATAAGATTCCTGTCGGAATGATTCCTCCCAAGGAGGTTCCGGAATATTTGTTGAGCATCGCAAGGATGTTTAAGCGACAGAGATTTTATAATCCCACCACAGGGACATTCGACGAACGATTTTCGCCAATCGTTCAAGAGGATGATTTCTTTTTACCAATGCGACCAGATGGTACTGGGCCAGATATAGATATTCTCCCAGGTGGTGAGAATATGGATAAGATATCTGATATCGAGTACTTTAAGAAGAAAATGATTTCTCCGTTGAAGATTCCGTTTGCTCGTGTAGGTATTGGCGAAGGTGCTGGTGAACCTAATGAAAAGTCATTAGCACAATCAGATGCAGAATTTGCCAAGGCCGTGCAGTGGGTGCAATCTGAAATAGCATTGAGTTTACAGAAGATTGGAATTATACATCTCGCTCTACGTGGATATTCTGTTCAAGATATCAAGGGATTTAGTTTATCGTTAGCATCGAGTTCTGCACTTGATGATCTCTATAGAATGGAGACATGGGCAACTAGGGTCGGTGTAATGGCCGATCTTAAAGAAATCGGCTGGTTTCCAAAACAGTGGATTGTTACCAGATTTACCGATCTGTCGCCAGACGAGATTGAAGAAATGGAGGAGATGCAGGAGGAAGAAGGTGGTAGCGAGGAAGGCGAGGAGGGCGGTGGTGCTGGCGGACTTGGTGGAATGGCCGGTGGAGCTGGCGGGGATGAAGATCTGGAAATGGGTGGTGAGGATGTAGATCTTGGTGGTGATGAGGATTTGGAAGGTATGGAGGGTGGTGAAGAAGAAGGCGGCGGTGAAGAAGGTGAAGAGGAAGAAGGTGAAGAGGAATTTACACTAGAAAATAAACGGCAAGAGCACAAAGTGATTCTTGAGATACGTAGAGATGCCTATCGCAAGAAACGATATAGTAATCTTATCAAGATGTCTAGACGCGCAAAAACGTTTTCTAGTCCGTTTCAATATCTATTGGAATCTAAAGAATTGGACGGGTTGACGAAAACGGTTAAAAAAGATGAAGAATTGTTGACAGAAGACGTAGAGGATAAGGGGCTATTAGTTGCATGGTCTGTGCCTAAAATAGATCGCGACGAAGTTATATCTGAAATTAGGAGTATCATCAAAAATCAGCCAGTTATGACGAATGTTGATACTGATATTGGTCAAGAGGATCTACCCGTTTAGGCTCTAGGCAAACATTATTATATAAGCCAATTGAACTCTCCGAGTGTCGGAGGCTTTTGCAGTCAATAGGGAGTTAGTACATGGCCACCAAAGCCGATTGCCTTGTGTTGGATAGCCGGAAATTTCTTGGAACAATTAACAATTCCGCCCAGAGTAGAGTGGCTATTTATGAGTCACTGGTAGGTCGGCTTGGGCAGCGTATCAAAGCTCAATGGCGTCTTGCTGCTCTTAACGACGGCAACCTATTCATCGAAGATACGTCAAACGGATCCTACTACGTTGCCGATCATCAACATCTGCGTGGTGGCAAGATCAATATCACCAATATCCGCCCTGTGAAAATCGTCGAGGGACAGAAACAGTCGTTGTTTGAGCAAAATTGCCGTGGTCTGGTCAGCGCTATCGAGGCCAATGACCAACGAGCAATGCGTACTACGTTCAACAACTTGGCTGCTCAAAAATTCTCGCCACATACGATTCCGACATCTGGTGTCGTCCGCACTCGTGATGGTGTCGTTAGAAAGCTCAGGGTAGAATCAACATCTAAGGTATGGACCGACCATCAGAAGCAGCAGTTGGTCAGAGCTTTGGTTGAGAGTTTGTCTGATTCTGTGGTACTTGAAAGTGGTAGAATTGTTAGTGCTACTTTCAACGATGATCGTCGCAAGAAACTACCAGTCAGCGAATGGACGTGCCGAAAAGTTGTCGGAACTCATATGCGAGAGACCGCAAAGGAAGCCTTCAAGTCTAGTGGCTTCCAAAAGCGGATTTATCAGACTGCAAAACTGATTGATAACGACAAGATTGCCGAAGCCGTTGAAGGTATTAAGAGCTTCTTGGCTGAGCAGCAAGAGTTTTGCTTACTTACACGTCAAGAGTGCCAGACTCTAGTTGAGAACACCTTGGCGGCGAAAGCTGTTATGAACCAGCAGCTTTGCGATGATACGGCTACTTTGTTCTATCGCACGAATCTGAAAATCAACCGCGATACGATTATCAAAGAATGGCGTGCAACAGCTACCAAGGCACAGCACCCAACGTTGCTTGAAAATGTTTCCGTTCTTGAGCACACGAAGGATTTCGATGGCGATTATGACAAATTCTTGAATATGACATTCAATGAAGCTATGTCGCCTCGCGATGAAGAGGTGAAAGCCTATCGTACTGCGCTTGGACTACTCCGCGATAGCCCGAAGATTCAAGAGGATGTGGAGTTAAAGGAAAAGGTTGACGAACTGATCAATAAACTGTCGGAATCGGAAGTCGATGACGCTACTGTTTATTTGGTCCGCGAAACATTAGCTTCTGCACATAAAGAGCTTGAAGCTATGGATACTTTGAATGATTACGATACTCAAGGTACCGAGACAAACGCCGGTATCGATGCTGGAGAAGAGCTTGGCGAGGAGGTAGGGGATGATCTTGGCCAAGAACTCAGTGGTACTCCGGGTCAACCGAATATCGTCATCAATTCTCCGCTAATTCAGATTGGCGGAACTTCTAGTGCCGCACCAGAAGAAGATGCAGGACTTGGGGGTGAAGATCTCGGTGGAGATGAATTTGAGGATGAAGAGGGCGGAGAAGAGGGTGGAGAAGAAGACTTAGAAGCTCTCGGTCTTGGCGACGAAGACGAAGGTGACGAGGACTTGGACGAACTTGGTCTTGGTGATGAAGAGGAAGAGGCAGACAAGGATGTTAATATCAACCTCGATAGTAAGCAAAAGAAAGGCAAGGGATCGTTAGCTGAACGTCTGACGCGAAAAGCCCTTGGAATTTCTGAAGATAAGGAATGGCTAGAGAAGAAGATTGCCGAAAAGGAAGGAAAGAAAGACGACAAGGACGAAGAGTGTGAAACCGAAGAGGAATGCGAGACTGAATGTGACGACCCATACGCCATGGGCGAATCGATTGATTTTGTCTCGAATATGGGTGCTGATTATGGCAGATCGATACTCCGTGATGAGATGTCGGATGTTGTTTCCCAAATGTTTAAGCTGGTGGAATCGAAAGAAGCCGACATTGATGACGTCGATGCACATAAGTTAGCATTGGAAGCCATTGCTGCGTCTGGAATTCGCATTCCCGAACACAGGATCAATGCTACAGTTGACAAAGTTGTCGAGCAATTCAGAGAAATTGCAGAAGACCAATATAAGAGCGGCACTCTGATGCGTCGGCGCAATCCTCGTCGCTCTAGTTTGAACAAAACTGAACGTAAGAAGCCAAGCGGTAATAGTGTTTCTGAAATTGATGGCGAAGCGCCGGAAGCTGATGCTGGATTTACTGGCAATGCTCCAACCAACGAATCGAAAGTTCGTCGAAATGTTGTGTGGCTTGAGCACGATGAATCTGGTAAAGGCATGAAGGGTGATCTTGATGGAGTTCGATTCATTCTTGATTATGCTGATCCGTTCGTAATACTTAGTGAAGATGGCAGTGTGAATGTGCCGGTTCCGCAAAACTTGTTTGAGAGTGCGTTGGCCGCTGCCGGAATTAAGAAGGGTGACAGCAAACCATTTTCACGGTGGTTGGCGGACGGTATTGAGCAATTCAGACCAATCTCTGAAGAAGAAGATCGCATGCTCGATGAGGCGGTAGCTACAATTACCGCTGGAAGCGATGGATCAGTATCGGTTTCAGTCGACACCGGTGCCGAGGGCGGAGAGCATGAATTTGAGATTGGAAGTACTGGCGATGTGTCCGGTATTGGTGATGTCGGTGCGCCGGAAGGGGAAATGCAACCCGTGACCGAACCAGCGATCGAGCCAGAAGAGCCAGAAACCCCGGAGACAGATGCCGATGAAATGCCTAACTTTGAGGCTGGCAATACTCCCGAACCTGAAGAGAATGAGGAAGTCGAAGAGGGTGCTGAGAAAATTCAGGAAGACAAGGATATTACCGATCCAAAAAGTAAGGACTATGATACGACAAAGCAGGATCATCGCGAACCCCCAAAGGAAAAGGGCGCTCAGAAGCCAAAGGGCAAAGGTAAGGAATTAGAGGGGTTCGATACGAACGGCAAAGTCGATGTTAGTACAAAATCGGCACCCGATCTCAAGCCTGTCAAGACCGGCGAAAATCGAATCTAGGTTTATGTGATGCCACGGAAGGTTATCTAGCCGGTAATTTAGATCACTTACGCATCAATGCGTAAGTGATCTATATCAAACACCATTCATACTCATAGTGAAGACGTCTGTGGCGATTCATATGACGAATTATAAGACATGAATTTGCTTTCTTAAGATATAGTAGATAATTCAGATAGTAAATAAATCAAAGTTAACTATCTGAGGTTTATATGCTAACTGCAATTAGTGCAATTCTGGCCGCTATTGCCGATAAGATAGCTGCTGCTGTAAAATTCATACCGTGGTGGGTATGGGTCAGTATAGCAATTTTCTTATTTGGTGGATGGGTCTTTCACGGCGGTTCGTGCCGTGATTTCGCTTGTAGTAGAACCCCAAAGCCGCGTCCAATTAAATGGAGTGAGTATACAGTCTCTAAAGTTGTTACTGGTACCAGTATAGAATCTCGTCTCGGTAAACGTCAACGACGAGTAAGAACAATAAACTTGATAAATATTTGTTCGCCATCTGATGGAGCACTCGCTGAACAAAGTCGTACTTCTTTAGAACGTCTGGCTGGTACTTCGATTAGAGTTCAACGTCAGGGTATATTCGCAACTACTGATGAAGAAATCAAACTAGAAAAACAATTAAAGTCGGATGAAGATATTGTAGAATCAAGTGATGAAGAATCAGCAGAAGAACCGGCAGAAGCGCAGCTGATTGTGGGTGTAATATATGGCAATTCTGGACAGTGCTTGAATACAGAGCAGGTGCGGCTTGGCATGGCAAAATTATTACCAGAAGCTCCAAAGGCATGGAAAGCCTTTGAAGATGAAGCAAAGAAGAAAAAGCTTGGTGTCTGGAAATAATGGTCGTTGCCTAGAAATGACTTCACTCGACTTTTAACCAGCAAAGGGTAATGTCATGGTTCAAATGTTAGGTTTCGGGTTTATTGCAGCTGCGGTAATCGCACTCATCATATGGGTACGATATCTATGGACAACGACACCGGCGACAACTGCCACAACGACAACAGCAACGACAACTACTCAGGGTGTTACAATTAACACTACACAATTGGCTACCGACCTGAGTTATATCGAGTCATTGAGCAAGATTAATGCTATTATGATATCACCCGATGCTGTAAAAGCATGTGATATCATTGCTGATACGCTTTGGCAGAACGCAATACAGCAATGGAAATCAACACAAGCAGATGCTGTTGCTGCAATAGCATCAGCGGCGAAAGCGGCAGCTACAAAAACTGTGAAAGTCACAACTACTGATGGCATTGTTGTGGAGGTGCCGGTACAATGACGAAGAAAGTATTACCGCCAATTCTCATTGTGTTATTTCTGGCAACTGGTCTAGTTATGACCACAAGGCCAGATCTAATACCATTTGGATCTGGTGCACTTTCTAAAGCAGTGATTGTTCGTGAAACATCGACCCAAAAACCGTTGTCACAAGATATGGTCGAGTTGTATGCAAAGGCACCATCACTTGATATTTCTGTATGGGATGCTAATGTTCTTGGTAAAGATAAGCAGGAATCTGCAGAAGCTAAACCATATCTTGATGCTATCACTGCTAGCAAGATAGATCTACCAGTGCTAGCTAAAAAATGGATCAATGGAAAAATTACTGTTATGCCATGTCCAACAAAACTAGACGCACTTAAAAAGGAAGTCGGCAAATGAGTTTATATATCAATGACGACAACTATCTCGATGTTGTGTCTGAGAGTGAAGGTGCCGGATTCTTGGCTGGTGCATTACCACGGCAGACAGAAATCGGCGGTCTTGCGTGTGCGGCAGTATTTGCTGAGCACGTACCGATTATTCCAGAAAGTGAATGGAACGGCCGTATCGATCAGATGACGTCATCTGGCTCATTTATTGGTCAACGATGGATTAGTGACACAAAGGCGGACTATCAAAACGGCCTTGGGTTTTGTTGGGCATATAGTTTGAGCCAATCAGTAATGGCCGTTCGTGCAACAATGGACCAGCCGTTCATTCAACTATCTCCGGAATCTCTTGCTGAATGCACTGATTATAGTAATAGTGGATATTATCTAGATCGAGCGCTTGAATATGCATCAGCACACGGCATCGCGACTAGGTTGACTGTACCACAACATAAGATTAAGAAGTCACAATGGGATCCGAGATACGATGATGAGCGGAAGAATTATATGCCGCTTGAATGGTGGGATCTCGGAGGCAAGAATGTCTGGGCTGAGACAGTTACAGCGTTATTGCAGGGATGGGGTTGTTATGTTGGTTATGATTGGTGGAGTCACGCAGTATTTCTTGATATGTTGCGTGTCAAGAACGGAAGGATCGAAGTCCATACCCCAAATTCGCACGGTGCTGGAAACGATGCATGGATTGGCGGCTCGAAAGCTGTTCCATCTATGGGATCGTTTGTATTGCGCAGTGTGAATTTAGCTGACGCTGCCTAGTAATCGAGGCAATATGAAAGCGCTTATAACCGGTATAACCGGCCAAGATGGATCGATGTTATGTGAGCTATTGCTCTCTAAGGGTTATGAAGTACATGGATTGATACGCAGATCCAGCAGTTTTAATACTGCACGTATAGAATCGATATACCAGGATTCACACGTTAAGAATGCACAGATGTTTCTGCATTATGGCGATATGACTGATGGTATAGGCTTGTCCGATCTGGTCAAGAAGGTAATGCCAGATGAGGTCTACAACCTTGCAGCACAATCTCATGTGCGTGTTAGTTTCGATATACCTGTTTATACAACGCAATCGATAGCTATAGGAACGTTACAACTACTTGAAGCAATTAGAATTGCAGATAAAGACATCAAATTCTATCAAGCTTCTAGTAGTGAGATGTATGGCAAGGTGATTGAAACACCGCAAACAGAGCAAACGCCTTGCCATCCGAGAAGCCCATATGGATGCGCAAAGGTATTCGGATATTGGCAGACGATCAACTATCGAGAAGCTTATGACATTTTCGCCTGTAACGGCATATTATTTAATCACACTGGCCCAAGACGCGGCGAGACATTCGTATCAAGGAAGATAACGCGAGCGGCGACTCGCATTAAGCTTGGCACACAAGATAAGTTGTTTCTCGGTAATCTAGATGCCAAGAGAGATTGGGGATATGCTGGTGATTATGTTGAAGCTATGTGGCTTATGCTACAGCGTAGTATTCCGGACGATTATATAATTTCTTCAGGTGAGACCAGATCAGTTCGAGAATTTGTAGAAGAAGCGTTTTCATTACTTGATTTGGATTGGAATAAATATGTCGAAATAGATCCACGCTATTTTCGGCCGACAGAGGTCGATCTTTTACTCGGCGATCCGACGAAGGCTAAAAATGTTCTTGGGTGGACGCCAAAAGTAACGTTTAAGCAACTTGTTGCGATGATGGTGGACAATGACATGCGTTTGGCAACAGATGAAAAAATGTTACAGGACGCAAAACATGGTTGACCTCAAAAACGATCGTATTGTTGTGACTGGTGGTTCTGGTTTTGTTGGTAAGAACGTCCAAAGTATGCTACGCTTTGCCGGAGTCCCAGATCATAATCTGTTTGCTATCGGGACTAAGAATTACAATTTAATATATGAGACTAATGTAGCGAAAATGTATAAGGAATTGAGGCCAGATGTAGTCATACATTTAGCCGCATTGGTCGGTGGTATCGGAGCTAATAGAGATAATCCGGGCAAGTTCTTTTATCACAATTTGATAATGGGGACGCATCTCATAGAGCATGCACGCCGCAATAAAATTAAGAAATTCGTACAAATAGGTACGATATGTGCTTATCCCAAGTTAACACCAATCCCGTTTAGCGAAGAAGATTTATGGAACGGCTATCCAGAAGAAACAAATGCACCTTATGGGATTGCAAAGAAAACATTGCTGGTAATGTTGCAAGCTTACCGGCAGCAATATGGTATGAATGGTATCTATCTACTGCCAGTCAACTTATACGGTCCAGGCGACAATTTCGATCCGGGCAGTTCACATGTTATACCAGCTCTAATTCGCAAATTCCAAGAAGCAAAAGACAAGGGCGAAGATCGAGTCGTCATATGGGGAAGTGGTAAAGCTAGTCGCGAATTCTTATATGTTGAGGACTGTGCAAGGGCGATTGTTATGGCGACACGCTCATATGATCACCCAGAACCAGTTAACATAGGTGCAGGATTTGAAATCACGGTATATGATTTGGCTGTTAAAATTGCCAAGTTAATCGGATTTGATGGAGAAATATACCACGATCTCACTAAACCGGACGGGCAGCCGCGTAGATGTTTGAATGTACAGCGGGCACTAAACGAATTCGGATTTATAGCAGAGACACCGTTTGATTTAGGACTAGAGCAAACAATTAAATGGTGGAATAGCCACAAATGAACCATTTTGTTGCATGTTTTTCTGGTGCATTTCCAGCTATTGGTAAGATATTCTGTGTGTTCGGTTTTCATATATGTAAAGATCCGACGCATTTATTTGAGAACTCAAATCCTGATTACTTTGAATGCTGTGCGTGCGGTAGAACGATTGAGATTTATCAAAAATGATTGAAATTATAAGCCATTGTTTTGGTCCAAAATATGCATCCCTATTGAATTACCATCTTAGCTCTCTCGTTCTTAATGAGACCAGGAAGACTACGGTCGTTGCGACTATAATCTATATTGCAGGAGATCATACCACCGAGATTATACTTGAATATTTCAAGAAAATAGATAGACCGTGGATAAGATGGAATTTCATACCGATGACCGCCCAGATGGTATATCAGAGGCCAATTGGTCGCAATATTACAGCAAGATTGACGAATGCTGATATTGTATGGTTTGCTGATTGTGATCATATATTCGGTGATAATTGTCTTGACACATTATATCCGTTTCCCGGTGATGGTATATATTACCCCAATACGCTTTTGGCTTGTGGGAGACGTTACACAATACATGCTATAAACACTATTATTAAGTGTGAAATGGTAACACCAAATATACTTGATATCGACAAAACACAATTTACGCCGATATCAATAAAGCGTGCTATAGGCGGTTTGCAAATTGTGTCCGGGGATATCGCACGGAAGTACGGTTATCTCCCAGATGATGAAAAATGGCAACATCCATTGAAAAAATATTCACGTGATGACGGCAGTGCTTTTTGGCGTGATCAGCTTATAACATCAGGCGTAACACACGAAAAATTTACATTACCTAATCTCTATAGGTTTTAATCATGTCCGATGTTATTAAAGAACGTTTGAAACTTTATGAGATAAAAACGATTCAGCACGAAATATTATGCAAGTGCGGTACAGGAAATATGGTTGGTAATGGGGCTGTTCGTCTTGCTGGCAATGCATACGAACACGAGCATCATTGTGTGTTCTTTGATGCTGGCTTTGATAAAAGAGGTTGCGGAGCAACGGAATGGTTTCCACTCAGATATCCTTTGCGTGAGGAACATAAGGTTCTAATCGCAGACACAGGAGCGTAAAAAATGAAGAATGTATTACCTGTCGTCGCTCTAGTGTTCTTAGCTATCGGCATTTGGCTGCTATTTTATTTTAAGAGTGATGCCGGTGCTAATGAAGTACCAACACCACCAGATGTAGTTGAGCCAGTAAAGCCACGGCCGCACATATTCAAGCCGAAACCAGATCCGGATCCGGGTAGTCCTGGTAGCCAGGGGACAGATTCAGTTGTTATACCAAACAATGAACCAGAATGCACCAGCACAGAATGCACCGGGCCAGAATGCTCATGCGGAGTAGAGACAAAACCAAAGCAATATACTCCAGTTGATGCAAATGGATGGGAATTGGTTCCATCATTACCGGAGCCAACAGGCGACAAGAAGATAGATAAGGTCACGGTTAGTGTTGATAGTTCTTCAGATCAGAATACCACGGCCAAAACTATCCATAGAAGGACACGACGGCGATAGAGGTGCAATAATATGTTTACACTTTTCAGCACTGGTCTTTCAAAATCTGTAGAATATTGGGAGGGATGGCAGGCTTTTGATCTACATAAACAGTGTACTTATAGTGATCCAAAGCAACGAAGAGAATGGGCAAAAGGATTTGCAGATGCGGTAAACGAGGATCGTGGAGGTAAAGTGTGGTATAAGAGCAAGACGCTAGTAGTTGGTATTGCTTTATTAGTGGTTGGAACAGCACTAATAGTTTATGGCTCTGTCGTTGGCAAAGAACAGATGGTGGTTGGATTTGGATCTGGGATTACTGTTTCTAGTATAATGATGACCGCTTTGCGAATGATAACTAATACTGGTGTAACTATCGGTGCGCCGGGCACCCCAGGACAATACACATTACCTCCTACACCGTAATTATTTCTACCAATATAATTCTATTTGTCAGTGCTTCATTATTGTACATACATCTTTATCTTTACATGCATAGCCGCAATATAGCTCACGCATTAGCCAACCATACTTCTTGATAAAGTCGGCGATTCCTTCTCCTTCATCTGGGATCGCATTGAACCATTTATGCCTTGCTAGATGTCGTTTAATGACGTCAAGTTCACAATCAAGAAATTCTTGTAAATGTTCACATTCAACCATTATTGTCCCTCTGTGGCTGTATTATGTTTCTACAAAATTATTATACATATGAAACTGAAAAAGCTTAGTGAAGGACATTGGATTAAAGCTGACCCGACAAAACGGATGTCGATGTTGCTGTGTCCATCGGACAGAGATAAATTCATCAAATGGGGCAAGAAGAAACAGAAGAATAAACCACATGAAAGCAAAATGCGTTTTTTGTCTGAATGGTGAGAAGCCTTGTACACATTGTAAAGATACTGGATATATGGATGTCGGATTCGCCGAGGGTAATCTTTGGACCCGTGCTTGCACTGATCCGGCATGCGGTTTTGAAAATGGGGGGCGGATTGAGAAAGGTGATAAAGAACCGTCAGATTCCCCTGGAGAATGTGTCATTTGCCATAAACCAGCAAAGTGGATGTTGGTTGGAGATATGTGCGATGTGATGCAACAGTAGTAGTACTGTTGCATTTTGGTCAAAAATAATATCAGAACGATTAGTTCACAGTGAAACATGGAGTTGACTTAACAATGGATAAGATCAAACAGCTTTTGCAAAAATGTGGTTTGTCAGCTGAGGTTTCTGCACAACTATGCGAAGCCATCGACAACCACGCAAATGAGCTGAAGGAGCAGTCGGACACTGAATTCCAGGCACGCCTTGTGAAGGCAAAGAAGGTGTGCTTTGAGGAAGTTGAAGCCCACAAGGCTGAACTTGCTCGTCGGCTCCAAATCTTCTTGGAAGCTAAGAACTCTACTATCGAAGAGCTCGTAATGCGTCAGTCGGCCAATAGGGAAACTGAAGCTGTCGCCAAGCTCGAAAAAATCTATGCTCTCTTAGAGGGCATTGAGCTTAATGGCCAGTCGAACAGTGAACTTAAGACCGAAATCGAAAAGTTCAAAAAGCTAGCCGAGCATCTCGTAGAGGAACGCGACAAGGCGAACGCCAAAGCCAAGCGATGCATCCAGATTTCTGAGCGGGTTCTAAAGCGTAACCGTGCTTTAGAGCACACTTTGACCGAAGGAAAAGTCGCACCAAGCAATGGCGTCACCAGGATTGATGCTTCTCGTAATGCAGCTCAACGACGGACAACTCAGCGTACTCTTAAGGAGAATGTTGAGACGACCACCGTTGAAAAGCAAGAAGCACCAGTCAATACCATGCGTCCGCCACGCAGCCCAGCTGAAGTGGCATCGACCATGGACGAGGTGGTCTGAACAATTTTCGATATCTAGATAGCCAAGACGCAACCACTTAGGTTTGTGATCTAACTTCTGGATACGCATCATTCACATAAGGAATCTGCATATGTTGGCAACTCGCCAGAACAAGACCCGAGTTCAGGGTCGTCATTTGACCGAATCCCGCAACCGCCAAACCATCACCGAAGCGTCCGATCCGCATCGCGCTACAGTGTTGTATGAGTCGAACAAGAACCCCATGGTTCAGCGTTGGGCTCCGGTTCTCAACAAATGCCGCGAAATCCGTCAGAGCAAGATGGGTTTGATGGCGGCCATTTTCGAGAATCAGCACAAGCACATGAATCCGTCTGGCCGCTCGCTGATCTTGGAAGATCAGACGACCACCGGCAACATCGCCGACTTTACACGGTTTGCGTTGCCTTTGCTCCGCAAGAGCTTCCCGAAGCTGATTGCCGACAATCTCGTTGGTGTGCAGCCCATGAGCCAGCCTGCCAGCTTGATTTTCTACATCCGCTACAAGTACGCCATGACAAAGGGCCAGACAATCGCTGGTACCCAGATCATGCGTCAGAACACTTCGCAAGCCTATGCGAAGCAGAACGGATGGGCGTTGGATCCGTACTACTCTTCGCAAGAAGTTCATGGCGAAGACGCGACGATTCAGCCCGGTGGAATGGTCATCACCCAGACGTTGGCTCACCGGCCAGTCCTCGCCGGGACGGTTGTTGTCGAAGTCTATGACAATCTGGCTGCCGCTGGCCCCGATTGCGACAATCCCGTTCCTTGCCTCCGCGTCAGCTTCGACGCCTCTGGTGATCCCGATGTTGTGGTCGTCGGTGACTGCAGCGGTACGATGGGTACGATTTCTGTTGACACCACAACTCCTGGTGCTACAGTTTTCAGCCACACAACCGGTGCGGTTCAGGTCACAATGGGTGGCGGCATTCCTTTGCCAGCCGACGCCATTGCTCGTGTTAACTACGAGTACGACCTCGAAGCCAATCCCTTCCAGCCCGAAGTCACCTTGAGCATCGACAGTGACAGCGTTGCGGCTGTCACCCGTAAGCTCAAGACGAGCTGGTCGCTGGAAGCTGCCCAGGATCTCAAGTCGGTGCACAACATCGACGCCGAGAGCACCTTGACAGACCTTATGGCCGACGAGATGGTTGCCGAGATCGACCGTGAAATCATCAACGATCTGATCATAGCAGCCGCCATTCGTGCTACTCACAACTTCGCCACGGCAGCTGGGGCATCTGTTAACTTTACAGATCGCAACATCGCCTTGCTCTACAAGGTGCTCGAAGTTGCGAACATCATCCACAGGACCACATTGCGTGGCCCGGCGAATTGGATGGTGACCTCCGCCGATATCAGCTCCAAGTTCGAACAGTTGAACGACTTCCGGTCGTCAGACGCGTTCGTTCAAGAGGGCGTGGATATCGGTATCATGAATGCCGGAACGATCCAGGGCAAGCTGCGGTTGTACAAGGATCCGCTCTTCCCGAACTGCAAGATCCTCTTGGGCTTCAAGGGTGCCAGTGTACTGGATGCGGGATATTTCTACGCTCCATACATTCCTCTGTTGAGCACCCCGACAGTACTCGACCCGAACAGCCATACCCCCACCAAGGGGATAATGACACGTTATGGCAAGAAGCTCATTGAAGATGGTGGCCTGTACTATGGCACGATCAATGTAACCAATCTGTAGGATTCGGCACCTACCTAGTGTGGGTATCCTGCTGAAAACATGGAGCCGGGTCGGAGAAATTCGACCCGGCTCTTTTCATAGGTGTCGTACTAAATAGGCAAATGCATATATCACGATTGTGTAAATATACGGGGCATAACACAAATGAGGTATCAAAATGTTAGAAGATTATTCGCAGCTTCGTGGATGGTCGAAGGATGAGCTTTTATCAAAGGTAGCTGGTGGCGATCTAGCCGCCACAATAATTTGGGGGTGCGATTCGCTGATGTCCGCCGTAGCAGAGTGTGGTATATCAATCTGCAATAAGCTGGAAGAGCAAATCGCTCCATTGGTGGTAAAATTAGAGGACCTGCAGCTGCCAGAGATCCAAGATAAGTTAGATGAAGTTGAAGCGACTATAAAGGATTTCGAAGACAAATTGGTCACAACAGTGACCAAGGCCGCAAAAGATATAGTTGGTGCAGTAGAAGATCTGGAACATTGATATACTTGACAGCTTGCTTCATCTGTATTTTAATAGAGGTATGGATGAAACAACACCTGAGACTCGAATCTGCCGAAAATGTGGTCAACCAAGACCACTAGATCATTTTTCTAAAGGTCGTGCTACTTGCAAGACCTGTCAAGCCGCCTATAAGCGAGATCTTCGCAAAGGCATTCTCCATCCGCAAGTTAAGCCAGAAGTACGGATTTGCCGTGAATGCGGTAAACCTGAAACTGAGGTCGAATTCAGGCCGAAAGCCAATGTTTGTGTTCCTTGTTTCAAGGTCTATCTTGCTGAATATCGCAAGAAAAATCGAGACAAATTGCGTAAACAGGTTCAATATTGGAAGGATACGAACAGAGAACAGTTGCGAGATACAAATCGTAAGCTATATCATACGCCAGAAGGTAAGGCGATGCATCGTGCTAGAGTCTGCAAGACTCCGCGAACTTGGTTGTCTCATTTGCTTAGTATCGGTAGGGCGATAGCGCTTAAGCCAGGCCCTCATGATCCGAAATCAGGACCTAAAAGGGATTTTGATATTGATCTCGATTATGTCGTTTCTCTATATGAAGCTCAACAAGGTAAGTGTGCTATTACCGGTGTCAAGATGACTCATGCGTTCAATGATATGAATGCGATGAGTATCGATCGTATTGATCCGGAGCGAGGTCACATCAAAGGAAACATTCATCTTATCTGCCAATGGACGAATTTTGCCAAGCGTCATTACCCTCTTGATGTCTTTAAACATTCTCTCAAACAGTATCTCCAAACAAAGTGGGACGAAATTATGCAATCAGCTTTAGAGCTTCCTCGCGAACATCGCCACATCCACATCTATCTGCAGAAGTTCAGTAATCGTCCGGTGTTTGTACAGCCTTTCACAGATACAACTGGTGAGGATTATCAGGAAACGATTGTTACTCAACTCACCGATCCGGCTCTTGAATGGAAAGAGCCTTACGAGATTGAGCTTGAAGACAAGAAGCAAGAAATTTCTGATGCTATGATGCAGAAATTCAATGAGCCGAATGCGAACTGGCGAGAGTTGTTTCGCGAAAGCGACAGGATGAAGAAAGAATTGCCAGAGAGTGCTCCAGAAGAGCAATATGATCTTGTCCATGTCTGCTACAAGAAGAATGGTGTTGAGATCTGGCGTTATTTCCGCGACGGTGTTTATCAAGATATCGACTTCTGGCGTTTTATTCCATGGGGAGAGGACTTCTTTCCTCTTCTCGATGAAGCTATGGCATTACCGTTGAAACCCGTTATTTAAGGAGCTATGATGTCTGATTGGACAGTTACTACAGAAGAAGAGATTGAACGGATGGCAAAGGAATTTCGCTCTATAAGTTCCGATGCGCGAGATCGTGTTCGTTTTCTCTATGAAGAGTGCAAGAAGTTGCGGATGAAATATGCCGCAGCGGAGCGTTTCATGGAAGAATATGAGGCTTTCGACAAGTCGGTCTATAAAGCAATGATGGAGCATCTTGATGGCAAGCAGGTCACAGGACCAGCTAAGAAATTTCATAACGATATGTGTGAAGCGCTTCGTAATCTCGGTGAAGCTCATTACAAGTACCAGATCGACGCTTGTATTCTTCGACCTAGACACGAACATTGCTGCGAAGAATGCGACGAGATGTTCGACGACGGCGAGACAGACAGGGATGTGAAGCATGGTGGCGGTGAAGACCCTCTTTGCCCGAAGTGCAGGGCGAGAGATGATCGCCGTTATCGCAGGTCGATGCCTTCACGTTTCCCTGGTGATCCGGAACCAGAACCGCCGAAACTACAAGAAATGGATTTCGAGGTTGACAATGGTAGCGACAGTTAAGGAGACAAATCGTGAGCGATACAAGCGATAATAAGCCCAAGTATATGTCTGAAGAGGATATTATCAAATTCTTTTTGGATCAGGGCTATACGAGAGAGGAAGCCATTTTGGCAATGGCCAGTCCGACATTTCCGAAGCCTGCTTTCTATACACAAGATCATGAACTAAATTAGAGGAGCTAGACATGTCCGAGAATACGAACATTAGTGAAGAAGCCATTTTGATCTCTTTTTCTATCGGCCCATTCTGTATCAACTTCGACAGGAATGACTCCCAAGACGTCATTCGAGAGGTCCATGCCGAATTAGGTAATGAAAAACATAAGGTGATCGGCGAGGTTGATGGTGCGATTGTGCCATGTTATTATGCTGGTAATATTGTTGATATGTTGAACGTTGCTGGTGATTACGGCGCTGAATATGAGGAGATGATTAGTAAAGTTGTCGGCGATAAATTTGGCTTTGCCGAGGAACTCGATCTCGAACCGGGCAACATCTTTTGTCTCGATCAAATCAAGATAGTGCCGGAATATCGCGGCCATCAGATAGGATTGGCTGCAATCTGGCATCTACTCGACATCATAGCTGACGGCTACGCCGCTGTCGTGATGAAACCACGTCTCATTTTGAGCGAACCGGGATTCGATGACAAATACAATCTACCTAAAATTGGATCTGTGTCTGATGACGAGTTAGATGCCGCACAAAAGAAAATTGCGGCGTATTGGACCAGAATCGGGTTCAAACCAATTCCGTCATATCCTGACTATCTCTATTTCAATCCGGATCACATATGCGAAAGACCAACAATCATCTGATTTACTATGGTCATTATGACTCCGAAGCAGAAGCCAAGACGATACGATAGAAAAGCAGCGCATAACGTAAGATCTGTTATGGACGGATTCCTTACGCATTTTGGTGCTATGAATCCTACTATACGGTCTTTTCTTGATCGGAACAAACGAGTGCTCGATATGGCCCAATCAAGGCCAATGAACATAACAAACACTGGTGGCGACGTTGACCAGAAGATACTGCGTCAAGCACAGAGGGTACTTGACGCGACCGTCATTAAAATTGAGGATTATGAACGTCCCGCACAGCTTTTTTGGTCCATTATTTATCCCGTGCTGTGGGAGGTATGTAAGGGCATCAAGCGGGCAAGCGGAATACTATCGAGTCGCGAGAAAGTAGACTTTGAGCAGCTATTCGACCTACAATCATGTGTTCGTGGCGAATTGCAAAACATCTTCGACAAAACAATACGAGACCTTTTTGAGTACGTTATTTCAATAGACACTATCGACAGCGTCTACTTCTTCAAAGGATACAATCAACGTAGTCGTTCATCGCTCGACATGTCGAGAATAAGTAAGTCGAAGACGTTTCATTTGCCGGTCGGTGATAGGGTTGCATATGCTATAACGGACCCCACAAATTCATATCCGAAATGGGAGAAGCTTAACATAAAACTGATAGGACCTGATATGGAACTGCCAGTTTATGCCCAATTACATGCGATTGATAGGCTCATTGAACGCATCGGCATGCAAGAGATGGGTGAGAGAGGACAGACAGAAGCGTTCATATCTGTTTGGCAGTCTGTGAAGCGAGGAGCTACGATCAGATCATACAATAAAGATACGTTTCTTCTTGAATGCATCTTTGGTAATCAGAAAATCGGATATTTTACATGTATGGTGGTGCCCGGTGCTGTTTTGATTACGACGTTTCTATTCCTGACGATGGACGGTACACCAGAAGGACGTAAACTGCAAAGAAACTTGCGGCTGCGGCGACCGGACAGAGAATATCTTGGGTTAGATACACTAGATGCGTTCCTCAATTCAGATCTCATGCACGATAGTGAATTGGTTGAGTTGATGCGCAAGTGTGGATGTGGCGATGTTTTTAAACTTAAGAAAAATGTGATTTATTCAACAAAGCCGATCCAAATAGCTGATGCGATGCGTCGATACCTTGGTCTTGGTTTAAATCTCGTAGATCAGCCAGAATCATGATTTGTTCACAGTTGACAATATCGAAAGAACGTGCTAGTGAGATAGCCCAAAGCGTTGAGCATAATTTGAAATGGCTGCATGAAGAAGGCGACATACCATTGGGTAGACATGTCGTGCTGACCATCTACAGGGAACAATATACGCTTTCTGTTCCGGTTGAGTATTGCTATTTATTTAGAAATCTCATAACGTCAGACGAATTCTGTGATGTTTACGAGGTAAACAGGAAGTATGGTTTTAGCGACCAACGATATAAAAGCCTGCATAACACTGCAAATAAGAAGGACATCAAGAAAGAAGAAGAAATGGTGTGCCGGTTCTGCTGGCAGAGGCCACCAGTGACGAAAGACGGACGTTGTGAGAATTGTCGCAATGTCGTAGCTCGTGAAGTGACGTCCGATATACGAACTTTGTCGTCAAAATTCACAGAACATGCAGGGCGGAAATCTCGGTCTGCACAGGTTCTAGGCGGCTGTTGCGAACTTAATTTAGATATGGACGACGACTAATGGACGACCATTTCCTTACTAACTGTACCAAAGACCGTGTTCCGTTGATGCTCGAAGTAGCGGCAGAATTAGGCATCAAAATGCACACCGAGCCAGCATATGATATCGATGACAACTTGCTCAGAGAGCATCTAGCCATTCATCTCGATGAAGGTCTTGGTGATATGACGGAATTCTGGGCTAAAGTCGCCGAGAGGTGATAGTGATGCACGAATGAATTAACATGGGTCAACACAATGGCAGCAGCACCAAGGTCCGACATATGTGAATCTGTTAACGACTTCACCACCTATTTCGACCGTACCTTCAAATAGCTCTTTTGGACGAACCCAGGACTTGAAATCATCATAATCCTGCTGATAAATGACCATTTGCTCTTTGGTTTCGGTGTGGGTAGCTTCACCTATTACGATGTATTCTTTACCCTTGTAATGTCGATAGCGTCCTGGTTTAATGGGCATATGATCATCCTTTAGTGAGATTTGACATTTTTAGAATACTCAGGACAATCTCAATGAAAGCCATAACGAGTTTTTCTGAAGAGAATCGGTTCCTATCGAATTTTTATCCCTGCAGGGTAGAGATGGAGGGAATAGTATATCTCTCCGTTGAGAATGCATATCAGGCCGCGAAGACGATGAACGTGTCTGAAAGGGAAGAGATAGCACGAATGACACCCGGACAGGCGAAGAGGACAGGGAGTTGTGTATCACTGCGGCCTGATTGGGAATCAATAAAACTTGTGATAATGGAAGATCTAATCCGCCAGAAGTTCAACATACCAGATCTGAGAGACAAGCTTTTAGCAACTGGCGATTCTGAACTAATAGAGGGCAACAACTGGTGCGATCATTATTGGGGAATGTGTGAGGGAGAGGGGCAGAACATGTTGGGCAAGATACTCATGAAGATACGCAGTGATTTGCACTAAATATTAGGAGAATAGCTAAGCAGTTCAGGTGGGTCGCTTTCATTCTAGAGGACGGTAATTATTCTCCGGCGAATCCGGAAAACGATCCGCATTGGAAAGATCGACACAAGAAATGAACCTCTGATTTGTTATATGTGTCCTTGACATAGAGGAGATGGACGTATTTAATTAATCATTGGTCATTTTCGTGCTATTAAGAAGCTGCTGCGTGGCGTAGAGATGGGTTACTTCGCAATCGGAGCGAGAGGCCATTGGTTCGAGTCCAATCATCCGAGCAATCGGGTGTAGCTCAGTTGGTAGAGCGCTTACAATAGCCTATTTCGCTTGTTCCCGCAGCATTTTTGATAATAAAGGGGTATACGAACTCACGGCATTGCGACTGTGATGGATTATACCCTTACGATTTGCCGCATGGCGGAAGAGATGGGTTACTTCGACTATAATCGGAACCGCCCGAAAGGGCATAACTCATTTCGCTTGTTCCTGCGGCAATTTTGAAACATGTTAATTGCAGTTCCCGATAGACTGCGAGAATTGAAGATTGATGCGAATGGACCGATCTCGTGCAGATACTTCGACCAGAGACCCCAGTTAATAATGCTAGAGTGTCTCCTGTGACGGATGCTGTCGAGTTCGGTTCACAAATTGCTGCGTGGCGTAGAGGTGGGTTACTTCGACTTGAAATCGAAGAGGTCGTTGGTTCGAATCCAACTATCCGAGAAATCGGGTGTAGCTCAGTTGGTAGAGCGCTTTATAGCCTGCTTCGCTTGTTCCCGCAGCAACTTCTAATGGTTGGAGATAGATATGCGCAACATGGCACCAAGCGCCAAATGTATCAAAGACGATCGTAAGACTGTCGATGAGCTTTGTATATGTGGTCGTCTGAAATCGAATCATGACACCAGTGACTGCAAACATTTTGTTTGGGTCGCGTTCAAATTAGAAGATGGGACATTTTGGCCAGATCCATCGCCAATAGTCCCGATGGTTTGATAAGAAAATAGGAGCTACTATGGCGACCACCAATAAGAAAACGAAGAAGTCGCATGTCTACGATGACAATAGACTGGCTGGCGGTTATGGTCCGCATGCGGCAAAGCAGGATGTAGAAGCGACTTTACGCCGTCTTGTGATGACGTGTCTATTATGGGAGAAGAATGCCTATTGTGACGGTCAAGAGGTCGTAAACCAAATCAAAGCACTGGTGCCACAGGTACAAAATGCTGGTAGTCTGGCTGTGGAAGCACGATACGAACAAAAGTTGCGGCATGTGCCGTTCATGATTGTCCGCGAAATGGTTCGTAATCACATGCCAGATGTGGCCGAGACATTAGCGAAGATATGTAATCGTCCTGACGAGATGGCAGAATTTGTCGCTATGTACTGGGCCGACAACAACGACAAAAAATCACTTCCGGCCGCTGTGAAAAGAGGCTTGGCAAAGGCTTTTGATAAGTTCGACGAATATCAGCTGGCCAAGTATAACCAGCTGGACAAGGAAGTGAAGTTGCGAGATGTCTTATTCCTGTGTCACGCGAAGCCGACTGGTGATCGACACGATTTGTATAAGCGGCTTATCGCCAATGAGCTTAAGACTCCCGACACGTGGGAAGTCGGTATGTCGGCGGCAAAGGACGTCGATGAAAAGCGAGCGGTTTGGGAACGGTTGATCGAGAGCAAAAAGCTTCCGGCCTATGCATTCCTAAAGAATCTACGAAATATGCAGGAAGCGGGAGTGTCTCGCGATGCGATGGCCCAAGCTTTCGCAAACTGTAAAGTGGATATGCTGCTACCGATCGATTTTCTAAAGGCTCGCAAGTATGCGTCTAATTGGACCAGAGAAATCGAAGATCTGATGTATCGGTGTGCGAAGACGTGGCCACGATTGAATGGCTTTTCAACTCTGGTTATCGACGTTTCTGGTTCTATGGCCAGTAAGTTATCAGGCAAATCTGAATTCACTCGGATGGATGCGGCTGCTTCGATGGCAGTTTTGGCGGCGGAGTGTTGCGATCATGTTTCCATTTATGCTACATCTGGTGACGATACCAGACGCATACACGCAACAAAGAAAATCGAAGCTCTTCGTGGTTTTGCGTTAGCTGATAAGATCCTATATGCAAGTAGCGAACTTGGTAGTGGCGGCATCTTTACTAGACAGGTCTGTAATTTCATCAGAGGTGAGGAAGAAGCTCCGGACCGATTGATGATTTTCAGTGATTCGCAAGATTGCGATCATCCTAATTCAGGACAACCGAAGCCGCATGGTAAGAGAAACTATGTCATCGATGTCTCTTCGGAGTCGCACGGTGTCAATTACAAGGGTATTTGGACTGCTGAAATCTCTGGTTGGTCTGAACACTTCTTGAAGTTTGTTGCGACGATGGAATCGAGCAACCAGTAATAGTCGTCGGTACTAAACATATGAGCCGGGAAATCCCGGCTCATGTTGTATATGTGCCTTTAGGTATTTCAATAGCAACTTCAATATAACATTTTGCCTAAGGCGGTTATGTGAGTGGACATACAAATCAATAATTACACTAGATCATTTAATCGCAAATTTGGTCCAAATGAGGAAGCACGCCCATCGCATGCTGGTATGTTTAAATATAACAAGATGGATACGGTGTTGGCTAGACAATATGGACGTGAAATATTGCAAGCATATTTTAACTCGCAATTATCTAAATCGTTTCTTAAAATAGTCCAATTACATATGCCTGGACGTAAACACTCACCACTCGATTTCTGTGACACAACTGGTAAGATTGCTGGTCGTATAAAATATTGCGGTTATCAGTTTGTGGTACTTGATCATATGGCTAAAAGAGGAATCGCCAATCCTCAGTGGGTAATAGACAATTTACGTTTAGCATGTGGATCAGAAGGACGCCCAGGCGAAGAATTCTTTAGGTGTGGTCTCACGACTTATATCGATCAACTTGGTGATACCTTTATTCTCTCAGTCGCAAGTTCAGATTTGATAATTGACGGGAAAAAAGTCATAAAACAGGCTGGAAGAGGATACGTTCATTTCGGTGAAATAGGACCAAATGAAGAATATTATAAGGGAGTGTCATACGATTATACTGCAGCTTGGTTTATACCATCCAATTATTGGTTATATATCGGTAGAATACCACAAAACAAAATGATGAATATCTCTACATCATGGGCTGCTAAATGGATAGAAAAGTTTCCTGGTCAAGATGTAGTATATCCTAACCAGAAGCTGACGATATATAGAACTAATCTACATAAGCAAGCTAATCCAGATATGCAGTTTGAAGAATTGAGAGTTATTAATCTCGATTGAAATACCAACTGCAATCTTTTGCATAGCGATTGCGGCCCTTTGCAGGTGATAGAATATCTGAATGTATTTGAATTGTGAAGGCAATGGGATTCCCCACTGCAATTAATCACAAGAGGTGTGAAGATGAGTACTTCTTTTAAGTTCGATGGCGTTCGACATGCTCAACAACCGGTAGCAAAGGGCGGCAGAAAGAACATGGGAATTGTTCTTGAATGCTTGGCGGCAGCTATTAAGGAACTCAACTGGAAGCCCGGAGACAGATTTGAGAGTTGTACGATTGCCAGGGTGTTAAAGGATTCTGGCCTTGATACCAAATGGCGACTAACTAGCACACCAGGAGACCCGCATGGCCTCACTAGGTCTGTTGGTGACCTACTCGGTAGGCATGGCATGCAGCTACGCCGTCCGGATGGTACGAGGGGGATTTTTATCATCCCCAACGAGCTGCCCGTAGTCAAGGATGATCGCATGGTTAAGCCAGCGGTCTACAAGGATTAGATTGGATACCAATTGACAAACTTATGGCGTTGTGCTATAATAAATGCACCTGGAACGTTCCAGGTGCATTTATTATATGGGAGATATCAACGTGGCCGAGAAAAAGTTCGAATTATTTAGCTATCAGAAGGATTTGCTCAGGAAGCTTGAAAAGAGTGGCTTAAAGGTCACGGTCGAGCCAATCGAAACCAGCAAACCCGATATCGAGAACAAACGGCGGTTGTTAGAATTGGCCGAAAGTGGGGCAGAAAGACCAGAGACACCGGATCAAAAGAAGCGGCGGCTACTAGAGCTGGCTGAAAGCGGTGCTGAGAGGCCAAGTAAGAAAGAAGGCATAGGGCTGGCATTGAAACGCTATTGTTGTACCAATAGTTACGATGCCGATTTTCACAAAGAACTTCGTACTCTTCGTCCAGATTGGTTTGATGCCGATGGTGCGTTATTGCCCGCAGTTTTACCAAGCACCGCAATGACCAAAGAAGAGTTGTTAAAGTTGGCTGAAAGCGGTGCGCCACGTCCAAATAGCAATGCGTGGCTTAAGTATCAAAAGAATCCAATACGGACAAATGGTCTCGAAGAAGCAATTAATGCTGAGGAGATTTATGGTGCTGCGATGGAAGAGCAGCGTCTTGGTCGTGCTTTGATCAATTATACGAACAAATCACGCAAGACATATGACGCAGATTTCGATGCGAAGATTCGTGCACTACGCCCAGATTGGTTTAACTAATGGCTGAATCTGAATATCTGCCGGTCAGAAAGCCTCGTCTTACTCTCTCAAGAAGAGGATCTGAGGAGTATGAGCTTGCGGCGGCATTGCGAAGATATACTACTCCTGGTTTGTCTTATGATGCTGAATTTGACGCAGAGATTCGTAGATTGCAACCCGACTGGTTCTATGATTCTGTCGCGGAAAATACTAGATTGTTGATACAAATAGCTAAAAGTGGAGCACCTAAACCAACAAAGAAGACAAGACTTGGCCAGGCGTTGGGAAGATATACTTCAAACCGCAGCAGCAGATATTGCCAACTTGAATTCGATGATGAAATTCGTGCTTTGAGACCAGACTGGTTTCCTACCAAACCTAAAACTTCGGGAGAGGAAATCAAAAGCACGTTGTTATCGATGTCGAGACGTCCTTCATCCAGCAAAAATGCGTCCGATGAATTGAGATTGGCATCCGCTCTATATAACTATACTAATAAAAATAGTAATGATTATGATGCTGAGTTTGATGCCCAAATGCGTGCTTTACATCCCGATTGGCTGGAGCATCGATCAGACAGAAATAAGCGATTGTTGTTTGAATTAGCACAACTAGAGCAAGAAGAGAAGCCGAACTGCAAGATTGCATTGGGGGCGGCATTGCAGAGATATACTAATGAAAATAGCGGCGTTTTCGATCCAGAATTCAACGCTAAGATTCGCGAAATGCGTCCAGGGTGGTTTGATCGTATCAACATTTACAAGCAGCAATTACTAAAGCTTGCTACTGATGGTGCCGATAGGCCGCGTGAGCTATGTAAGAACAGGAGTGAAAGATTTGAAGGCGAATTTTCACTTTCAAGATGGTTAAACAACTTCATCCACAAAGGCTATTATTTTGACCCAGAATTTTCTGCAGCAATAAAAGAGCTACGTCCAGATTGGTTTCCAAAAAGCCTGCTGCCTGAAGTTAGAAGATCAGAATTGCTAGAAATGGCTAAAAATGGGAAAGACAGGCCACATGTCAGGTCAAAAGACCCACATATGCGGAGTTTGGCTGGGCGTTTAGCTGAAGATTTAAAAACCCACAGTGACTCTGAGTTTGTTGCAGAAATATATAACCTTCGCCCCGATTGGTTTAGGGTAGCATGTGGGACGATACGCCAAACCAAACGAAAGCTGACAAAATTAGCCAAAAGCGGAGCCATAAGACCGACTGATAAATTGGGTGCAGCACTTACTAGATACACTTGCAAGAAATCAGGCCGTAATTGTTATGACCCGGAATTTCATGCGGAGATATCTAAGCTGCGGCCTGATTGGTTTGATAATACAATTATAAAGAAACAAAGTCTTCTAGAGATAGCTAAAAACGGAGAAGCGAAACCGACCGCAATGCATGCTTTATATTATACGTTGCGCAGATACACAAACAAAAGCTGCAAAACGTACGACGCAGATTTTGATGCGAAGATTCGTGCTCTGCGTCCAGATTGGTTTAAGAATGACTGAACTAGAATATCTGAGTTAATAATTCCCTGTTTTCGTGCTATAACAAACTATGAATTCAACTATTACTATTCGAAACGGCGTCCTTGCTGGTAAAGTAGCACCCAAATCCATCGTTCTCGCTGAGAAGATGGGACAATCACCTATAATTCTGCGGCGATATCAATGTGGCATGATCGGCCATATGAAGCAGAATCGTCTTACGCTGGTTGAATCTCCAACCGGCAGCGGCAAAACCAACGTGATGCTTGCTTATGCTGCTTTTGTCAGACGGCATAAGAAAGTTATCGTCATCACACCGCAACTGGGAATCAATCACAATTTCACTAAATATACCAAGGATGGCGATTGGTGTGCTGTTGAAAAAGACAAGAATAAGATAATAAATACATATACCTTGTCGTATGAAAGTGTTAAAGAGAGCCAGATACAGAAATCTGCGTCGATGAAACGATTTCTGAATGGTCCAGGTGGCACGGTTCGCGTTTCTAGTTATAAGGCATTTGATTTGGCTTTGGATGATGAAACCATCGATATGTCAGATGTGGTTTTGCTCGTCGACGAAGTTCATCACAGCGATATGAAGGACGAGAATCTATTAGGTTCAATCCTGAGGAAATGTATTGATAGATGCTCCGAAGTTCACGCATTCACAGCCACAGACTTTCGTAGCGATGGTGGCCAGCCAACATCTGAGGAGTTTAGCCGATTTCGACGGCTTTTGAAGGAGCATTATCATGATGGATGTTGCCCCGACTTCGGAGTATTCCTTCGATTCTATCGTGCTGTTAATCAATCTGACTTCGACCGTCTCGCTGAGACTGAAGATATATCAAATAAACCGAGCCTCATGGGGGCCATGGATTATCCCGAATTATTGAAGGCATATATCGATGAATACAAAAAACATCCTTTGCCGACTATCATGTACGTTGATGGTGCCAAGCAAGCACTCGACTTGCAGAAGCTCCTGCTCAGTAAATGTAAAGGTGTTCGGATTCTCAACTTTGGGTCTGATGACGGTAAGACACTTATTTCAAACCACAAGCATCTGCGCAAAGCTAAGCTTGATGCTATTATAGATTCTCCGAGAGATTATGATGTTGTCATAGCTATCAAGTTATTTGACGAAGGTATGGACTGGGTTGAATGTGCTCAAACATTTAATCCGCGTCTCACCAGTTCTCTGCAACGATTTATCCAACGGTGTGTTGGGCGTGCGTTACGCCACAAGAAGAACCCGAAGCATCTGTCGCCAAATCTTTCAAGAGTCGTTATCTTTGAGGTAAGCCTCGATGATGAAGACCAGGATGTGGTCAAGAATGCCAACCTGCAAATCGCAATCAGGATTAAGGCGATCTGTAGCGGCCTTGACTTCACCGATACATTTATGTTGACTTTGCCGCAGCGTCGTCGAGTTGCAATAAATAAGGAAAGAGACGAATTCAGGTTGCAAATTAATTCGCTGCAGAACAACGAAATTTTACAGCGAATTCTGCAAGAGTCCGCCGCCGGTGCGTCTGCTAATGAGTTGATTGAAATGCTCTGTAAGCAATGTGCCAAGCACGGCGTTGCCATAACTCCAATTTTAGCTATAAGCTTGTTGATGCAATATGACGTCATCGACAAAAACGATCGTGTAGCGTTAGAAGAAATCATCCGCAAACGCGACCAACGGCTTAGCAAGCTATCGTTCAAAGAGTTCATGAATGATCCAGAGGTCAAAGAAGCTATCAGTAAACTGAAAGTAATCGGCATCACCGATTACTTTGGAATCATCAACGGGCTAGATGATTTTGACGAGATTGAAAGGATCTTGATTCGCTTTAATGCGAATTCGGCGAGAGAGAACAAAAGGAAGTTGATAGAACTAGCGAAGAGCGGAGGAAAAAGACCAAATAGAGATGCTGTAGACCATGAAGAGAAACGACTTGCTGGTAGGCTCGGCGAATACACTAATAAGAAAAAGAATTATGATGTGATTTTCGATACTGAAATACGAAGACTTAGATCAGATTGGTTTGAAGACTCGGTTCAAAAGAACAAAGACGATTTAATAGCGTTAGCGAGAGTACCAAACTCAAAACGACCGACGATGCACACTAAAGATGAAAATAATAGGCGCTTGGGTCGATCATTATCAAGCTATACAAGCAAGAGGAGTTCATGCTATGATTCTGCTTTTGATCGATCTATCAGAACTCTGCGACCAGATTGGTTTGAAAAAACAGCCCAAAAGAAATCAGAATTGTTGGCGCTTGCAAAACATGGCCAAAGAAGGCCGCGTGGTAACTCTAAAAATTTACGAGAGAGACAGTTATCAGCAGCATTAAACTGCTACTTGAATAAAAATCGCGGAACTTATGATCATGCTTTTGATATTGAAATCCACCAACTGCGGCCAGACTGGTTTAATGTGGTAGCCGAAAAGAAGGAAGTGTTATTATCTCTTGCTGCTAGCGGGGCACCAAGACCAACACGTACTACCGATTCTAAGCTTTCTTCTGCGTTACAAGGTTACACCTGTAAAGCAAATGTTTGTAATTATGATTCGGTCTTCGATGGTAAGATTCGACAGTTGCGGCCAGATTGGTTTGAAAGAACTTCTGTTGAAAAGAAAAAACATCTTGTTATGCTGGCTGAAAAAGGGGCTACCAGGCCACGAACCACAAGCGATGATGCCGACGAAATACAATTAGGCCGGGTTTTGTATAGCTATACTAATAAGTCTACGAGTTATGATTATAAATTCGACAGGCAAATTCGTGCCTTGCGTCCAGATTGGTTTGAGGATACAGCAGCAGCCACTAAAATCAAACTGTTAGGATTGGCAAGGAGAAAAGAAGAACGGAGACCAAAGGGCAGTTCAATAAATCGTGAGGAAAGATTGCTTGCTGGCAAATTGAGTGCCTATATCAACAAGAACAGCGGATCTTATGATCCTGAATTTGATAAGCAGATTCGTTCTCTACGTCCTGACTGGTTTGAGAACACAGCAAGGATTAGGAAGGCTGAATTGTTGAGACTAGCTAATAGATGGGAGCCAAAACCAAGTAATAAATTTGGCAGGGCAATATTTAGATATACTAATAAGAATAGTTGTTGTTACGATCCTGAATTTGATAAGCAGATTCGCTCACTACGTCCCGATTGGTTCGAGGACACAGCAATGGTTATGAAGAGCATATTGCTGCGGTTGGCGGGTAAAGATGAATGCAAACCTAAGCAGCATTGCGATGACGCTGACGAAGCGCGTTACGCAAGCAGGCTTAGTGATTACACTAATAAGAATAGTAGGTGTTACGATCCTGAATTTGATAAGCAGATTCGTTCACTACGGCCTGATTGGTTTATCCATGGATCATATAAGAAAGCTAAACGCGGTAAATATGCTGGCCGTAATGAGTATCGTGAGTTCCTAGTCAAGGCTCTGAGATATTACGGCCTTACCTCTTTTTCTGATTGTGAATTTTGGACTCTTGGCGGTAAAGAATGGTATGAGCATAAGCATCTTGTCGACGCCGGTGTTGAACTCGGTCCAAACACTTACCACAATGTTGATAAAGATGCAATCGATAAAGCACCAAAAGGAGCTTGTGCCCATTCTGATCGTGAATTCTTGACCATTCACAAGCTGTGGAATCGATGGAAGAATCCACGTGTCATTAGCTATGATGCAACCATGGGTATGGTTGAATCGAGAACAGAATATTGGCAGGAACTTTGTTATCTTGCCATCGCTGCTGCCAAGAAATCAGGATACGTATTATTCTCGTGGAATTTTATGGAGGGCTACACACATACTTCTTGGCAGCCGATTGAAAAGGGTGTATATAAGAAATGGCTGCAATCGTTGAAAGGATTCGCTGAATCGGAAGGATTGCGGATCGACTTCTTCCAAGAGGGTCAGATTACCAAACGCCCAACATCACAAACACCAATGCTCGCCGGATGCTGTAAATTATCTCTAGTACAAGCGACACAAAAGACTGCTTAAATTGGAGCCAGTCATATGGAAATTAAACCCGGTTTTTGTGCTTGTGGCAGTCCTTTGCATTATATAAATAAAGATGTGGAAAAGCTCGTAGAGCACCTTGTGCAACAACGGGGAGAAATGGTTAAGATTGCTGCACCGTCTGGGACATTTCTTGTGCAACGCCATCAGGTCTTTTGATTCAATGCCGTGTAAAGCAATGTGAATAGATTGTCTATTGATGGCGTAATAAAGAGAATATCAAAAAAGCCACTACATGTTCTTACTCCCGAAGAGCGGACGGAATTAGAAGCTTGGTATGGTCGTTCCGCACCAACAGAACCGGAATAGCAAAGATATATTTGGAATATTCTTTGACTGCGGGGATGTTATGAACTTCATAAAGCGTTTAGACGAAGCATTCTTTCCTAGACGAAGGAATTATAGGGATGTAGTTCGTACCGCATATGATACACAGGAAGATAATTACGGGGATGAGCCGTGGTATGGCAGATTCTTAAGATATATGCGGAATCTTGAATATCGAAGACGGCCTAGCCATACCGCCGATGGCGACTGCGGGCGATGTGGCCATTCATTACGTACGAGTAATTTTTATTTTACGCGTCATGGGGCAGAGGGAGGTCTTGTAGCGCGTCTTTGTCAAAATTGCGCCGTCGATGAGTTCAAGGATGATAATGGTTTAGATTATGACGATGATGATGAATAGACTCTGATTAAATATTAATGTCTTTCGTGCTATAATTTGGTATCCCGTTCTAGCAATATAAGGGCATATCGTGATTGTTGGTATCCTGAATAAGATTAATTTCGTCCTTAAACAAGACCAACATACTGTTGGATATGCTGAACGTGCGAAATCTTGTACCGTTGTACCTGACTCGCCAAGTGCGCATTGGAAAGCTGTAATAGGGGTGCATGAGCAAGATCTCTTAGCGAAACTTAAGGCACAGGCTATTGACTACTTGCTAAGAATGGCATTAGATCCTGCTGATTTCACGCTCGATTATCGATATACTCCTGTCGACGATAACGGACAGTTTTGGCTACTAGGCGATCGTAGTGGTACGTATGTTTATGATGTACAAATAGCATCAATACATCGATAACTGGTTATATGATTTACACACTAGGACATAGCACTCTGGCTACTGATGATTTTTTGGCATTGGCTGAACCGGTGCAAACCATTGTCGATGTTCGGTCGCACCCCGGCTCGGTGCACCCACAGTTCAACAAGGAGGAGATGGAATCATGGCTTAGTGGGAAGAAGCACTATGAATGGGAGCCACGTCTAGGAGGATGGCGAGATGTCTATATGTCGTATGCTGACGAGTTCGTAAAATATGGCGTGAATGTTTTGGCTTATTGCCAAAAGAAGTTTCCAAAGGGCCAGATTGCGGCAGCTATGCCAGATGTTAATTACGTCAGCTGGACAAATCGCGGTCTATATGAATACGCTTGGTTCATGACGATTTCGGACTTCCTAATTGCTGCTGATAATATTATACAGCGCGGTAAGACGGAGGATTTAGCTATCATCTGTTGTGAGTGCCAATGGTGGCGTTGTCACAGATCGATGATATCTGATTACCTGTGGTATCGTGGTGTTGAATCGATCCATCTGATGCCTTATACCACGAAATCACGCGGATTCGAAATTAAGCGCACTGCACATTCGTCCGTTATTAGTAACAGATTAGAACGATATGACCGACGCATTTTGCAGCGATGGGGCAGTTGGGGCAAGGTTTGACGAATAGTTAATAATTATTTGGCATCGTGCTATAACGTGATATTCCGACTTATTGTCTTGCACAGATAGGAGTTTCGCTATGTCCGATCAGTCTAGCTTCACAACGTCCAACGTCGATCTTGATCACCTTATGCAGCCTGGGCAGGCTGCTGGCCCCGATGTTCAAGAAATGGGTGAATCAATCAGGCTCGGTAAGGAAGAGATCGTCACATTGACGAAGGAGCTTTGTACTGAACTCTTGGAGATGAAGGAATTTGTCGCCGAACGGTCGATTCGTGATGCCCACGTCGCATACTTACAGCGTTGTATGGTACGTGGGTTGTTTCGCCCAGAACAAGTCATCTTGGCTACGGCGCATTGCCAGGAGGACAAAGCGAAGTATCGTATCAACGGGCAGCACACGGCATGGGCGTTTATTACTCTTCCGGACGACATCCAGCAGATTTACAAGGTTCGGATGTATCGTTACACTTGTAAGACAATTGACGATGTCCGTATTTTGTACGGCACGTTTGATCGCAACTATTCGCGTTCCAACACGACGGTCGTCAACTCTATTTTACTCGGGCGTGAAGGATATGAGGAGTTCGATCGCGGCATGTTAAACGTGGCCGTCAACGGATTCTCGCTTTGGAAGTGGGAAGTGCAGAATAGGCATTATTTACTCGACATTGATTCTCGGTGCCATATCATGGATGCCGAATACCACATTGTGGCGAAGCAGATCTTGACGTTCTTGAAGACCAACAAGAGCAAAATCACAAAGCATATTTGGCGAGCCCCTGTCGTCGCCGCTATGTTTGAGACGTTTACAAAATGCCAATCGGCTGCACGTGAATTTTGGATTTCCGTTACGACCGGCGTCGGCTTTTTCGACAAGAGCGACCCTCGTTTGGTTTTGAAGAACTATTTGGAGAGGAGCACCATCGACGGCAAGAAGTCGAGTGATAGGAAGCCGGTGTCACAAGAAGAGATGTATCGCGGATGCGTCATGGCTTGGAATAAATGGCGTTCCAATGAAGGTATCAAACAACTTTCGCCCAATAGCTGCGTGAAGCGGCCACGTGCAAAGTGAATTAGACTCAATCCAGAGGCGTCCTGTACGTCTCGAAGGCGAGAATAGCTGCGGGCAATACGTACCGTGTTAGCCCTCGCCAGAGTCACCTTTTATTAGTGATATCCTTTAATACCCGTTGGCGTAATGGGGTTTACCGTTCGTTCCCAGGTGACTACAGGAGCGACCGTTTGCTCGATACAGGCTTTTGGAATGGGGTTTACCGTTCGTTCCCAGGTGACTACAGGTTGCTGGAATTCTTCATCCATCGATGGAGAGTACCACTCGTTCCCAGGTGACTACAGGAGAAGGGAAGAGAGGTTTGCCGCAAAACCAATGAGAGTACCGCTCGTTCCCAGGTGACTACAGGTAAACCGTAAAGTGGGATTTCCCATAATGGAGAGTACCACTCGTTCCCAGGTGACTGCAGGACACCACTCAACGGTAAAGTGGTGTGTGAATGGAGAGTACCGCTCGTTCCCAGGTGTAATGGAGAGTACCGTTTGTTCCAAGGTGACTATAGGAACCAATCGAGCCACACATCGAACCAAGAGAATGGAGGGTGCCGTTCCTAGGTTAATGATTTCTATTCTTCATGCTACAACCTTTTATGGAACAATTAGACTCAATCCAGAGGCGTCCTGTACGTCTCGAAGGCGAGAATAGCTGCGGGCAATACGTACCGTGTTAGCCCTCGCCAGAGTCACCTTTATTTTGGAATTGTTAACTTCCAATGATTACAGGCGTGAATCCATGTAGGCCCTCTAATCATTAAGAGGATCAAATGAGCGAAGAAAAAGTAGAGAAGAAGCCACGTAAGAAGAAGCCTGATGGTATCACGAAAATCATCAGGATCGAACTGACTGGCAGTGATGGTGATTTCGTAGACGAGAAAAAACGCCTCTTGTCGCTGGCCGTCCAAATGCAGCAGATGGCGAACGACTACTGCAACCACTGGCTATGTTTGCATCAGCAAGCCGGGCATCATCTGGTGATTCGCAATTGGATCGAGAAGGATAAAGAGTGGGCGAAAGCCTATAAGGGTAAAAAGGATGCACCGCCACGCATTAAGTGCCCTGTTAATTCATGCGATCCAGCGATGAGTAGGCAGCTCTACAGACTTCTCACAAGAGAGCATGCTAATCTTGGAACGAAACCAATCGGCATCATTTTGCAAAACGTTGGTAAGACGATCTCTTCAATGCCGTCGTCGAAGTCGGCCTATAAGAGATGGATGACGATTCTTTCCGGCTTGGGCGAATTCCCACAAGCACATAAACCTGCACCCATTCCGTTTTACACTTCGAACAGCAGCATCATCGTTCCGAAAACGATTAAAGACCCGTGGAAACTGGAAGTACGCTTTGAAAGAGGACTCGGTACTCGTCTGCGTCCAATGGTCTTTAAAATGCGAACCGGTGGCCGTAATTTGGCCACCATTCGTGAAGCTCTATTGAAGATTGCATCTGGTGAATTCATCTTCAACACTTCTTCGTTAGTTCTTCGTGATGGCCGTTGGTACGCGCATATCTGTTACAAGATTACGAATATCGAGAAGTCACAATTGGACGCCACGAAGACGGCTTTCGTTACCGCTGGCTACCATAATTCGATGATGATGCGAATCAATGGTAGGACTTTGACGGGTTTGATGGACAGTAGGCATATCGAACGTGTGCGCAAATCGCTGACGCAACAACGATTCGGTAAAAACGAATCATACAAATATGCTTCCAGTGCCAGGAAAGGACATGGCAGGAAGCCAATCCAGTGGCGCGACAAGATCAGGGACACGTGGCGTGATATGGTCAAGACGACCAATAGCTGTTGGGCCGCAGACGTCGTTAAGCGATGTGTCAAATCCAAAATCGGCCACGTTGTAGTATATCAGCCAGCTGGCAAATGGCGAGAATCAAGATACCTGACTAATATCGGGAAGATGAAGGGGTTCACCGAATCGACCGGTTGGGATTGGTACCAAATGCAGTTGTTATTGCAGCACGCTTGCAAGGTCGTCGGCATCAAGGTCACTGTTAGGAAGATTGGTGAATCACGCAAGAGCAAATTGCGTAAGAAGAAAGCAGCATGATGAATCAATCCAGAGGCGTCCTGTACGTCTCGAAGGCGAGAATAGCTGCGGGCAATACGTACCGTGTTAGCCCTCGCCAGAGTCACCTTTTCCTTTGAGGAGAAATCGTGCAGTACAGAGTTATCAAGAACAAGAGGGTTGATCTAGTTGGAAGTGATGGAGATTTCGCAGTAGAGAAAAAGCGTCTCTCTACCATCGCCGACAAAATCCAGCAGGTTACTAATGATTTTGCAGCGGCTTGGTTGCGGCTACACTACGAAGCTGGTAATCATCTTATCGTTCGAGAATGGATGGAGAACGACAAGAAATGGTTGTATCATCCTGATAAGCGTGTTAGTCCCCGCATTCGATGTTCTGTTGATCCTTGCAGCCCTGAGATGGATGAACGGCTGCGGGCCATTATCGCCGAGACACATGCTGAGTTTGGTATGAAGCAGATTCAGCTGGCTGTCAAAAAAGCGATGAAGGATCTCATTAAGAAGTCCGGCATCAAGTCAGCCTATCCTCGCTGGATGATCGCTCTGGCTGGTCTTGGCGAATTGCCGCAATCTGCTAAGCGCGGCAAAATCCCGTTCTGCACTAGCGATTGTCATATCGTCGTTCCGGCAACTGACGATGATGATTGGAAGTTGCAAGTGCGATTCGACGATGACACCGTCATGATCTTCAAGATCAAGACTAAGTCATACAAGCTCCATTCTATTCGCAACATGTTTTGGAGGATTGCGGACGGCGAATGGAGTATCAAGGGTGTCGATTTATTCGAACGCGATGGTAAATGGTATGCCAAGATCTGTCATTCCATTCCAAAGGTGAAATTGCCCATCGACAAGAACAAGACGGCTTTCTTGTCTGGTGGATTTTCACGCCCAATCCTGTTCCGCATCAATGGTAGGACAAGCACCAGATTGCGATTTGGTAACGACATCAAGCACACCCGCCGATCCTTGACAATCCAACGTCTTTATAAAGGATCTAAGAAAAAGCGGAACATCGCAATTACTCGTCGTGAGAAGTTGACGCGTCGATGGCGTGATTTCGTCAAAACATGGAATCACAGGCTCGCCGAAGAGATGGTCAGGCGTTTGAGTATGGCTGGTGCGGGTCGGCTTGTGGTATTTCAACCAGTTGGCGATCTATGTAACAATCGACATATGGAGAAGGTCGGTCGTGTCCAGGGATGCAATATTGAATCGACTCATTGGGATTGGCAGCAGATGGGTTCGTTGATTCAGAAGGCTTGCAATAAAGCCGATATCGACGTCATAATCCACGTGATTGGCGCACGTAAGTTCAAGAAAAAAGCGGGATAATTGTACTATATTGACGCCCGGAGATTTACTAATGCGTAACTATTATCTGCATAAGCGTGGCAAAGCATCAGATGGTTGCCGTGGTGGTGTTCACCTGGACGCCGCAAGTCATGCACATCTCGATAATTTTGAATTGGAAATTGGTGGGAACTGTCTCGTCACCCCGGAAGCAATGACGATGGTAATTTTCATGGATGAAATTACAAGCCACCTGGCGTGTACCAGGACTACGGACCCGATTGCGGACATGCTGCTGCGGAATATCACTGCCGAAGCCGTGAAAATCCGTGAGAACCTGATTGAAGAGGACCAGTCGAAATAGACTGAATCAATTTAGAGGCGTCCTGTACGTCTCGAAGGCGAGAATAGCTGCGGGCAATACGTACCGTGTTAGCCCTCGCCAGAGTCACCTTTTTACTAGTGGCATGCTTTAATACCCGTTGGCGTAATGGAGAGTACCGCTCGTTCCCAGGTGACTACAGGCGGCGTTGTCTGTCTGATGCGTTGGTGTCTGATGCGTTGGGACAGATGGAGAGTACCGCTCGTTCCCAGGTGACTACAGGCTGGACGCGTGCTAGCCGCGTGCGAAGTTGATGGAGAGTACCGCTCGTTCCCAGGTGACTACAGGTTGCTGCTCTCTGGATAACTCAGTATTTAGAGAGTGTGATCGTTTCTAGGTGGCTGCAGGGCAGGATAGGATGGAAATTACGAAACAGGCTGATATTGTTCGTTTCTTCTGTCCAATCTGCAAGATGCCATTGCAAGAGGGTCGTAAGTATTGCAATAAGGACTGTGCTTCATTGGCACACTTCCACAAACGAATGAGGAGAACTATTGATGAACTCGACAGATCAGACCCCACAAAACTCAAGCAAGCTCTACAAGACAAACTTGCTGGAAGCGAGGAAATTGAGGGAGAGGAGCGGCGCTAACGCTTATAAGCGTATCGTCCTGCTCAGCAGGGTCTATCACGACGAGGAGTTTCGTGCCGACAACGACGTTCTTGACGACCTTAAGTTAGCAGACCTGCTGGACGACTACGTTGATGATCTCTGTTTGAGTTTCCTTGAACTTGAAAAGCTCCTTGAATATTATCCACGTAAGGAGCAATGGGCTGATGGCAAGATTTGGAAGATGAGGCAGAAGATGATCTCGGGCAACAGGCTCGCACCATCGGCCAAACGTAGCCCGAAGCAACGGCAAATCGAGGACCAGCTTACGCAAGCTCGTCGTGAGAAGGTGCGCCAAAGGGCGATCATCGACCAACTGATGGCGCGTATTAAACAACTCGAAGAAGAAAACGAAGCGTTGAACGTGAAAATTGCCGAATTGGAAGCGTTGTTGGAGACCGAAACACAACCGGCCTGAAACGTAACCGAGAACTGATGGGTCTCAGCCGACAATTGATCCAGGATGTGATAGACTCCGTTCGTCGTGGAGAGCGGAATGTCGTAGTGGTCGCCTGTTTCCAGCGATATGCCGAAGATCTGCTAAGTCAGCATATGCGATCTTTCGACCAAATGGGTATTCCTACGATTCGTTCGAATAGAAACACATTGACTATTGGCGAATCGAAGGTAACATATGTATCCTGTTCATGTGTCGAAGAGACCGTGAAAGGTCTAGAAGGTCAGATATTTTGGGACGATTCAATCTGGCTTTTACCAGACGTATGTTATATATATGACAGAGTCATGGCATATTGTAGAGTGCGATGTAGCTGACAGATTTACTAGTGGTATTATTATGACCGTCAACCCGTTGGCGTAATGGAGAGTACCGCTCGTTCCCAGGTGACTACAGGAGTTGGCCCATTGCTCGCACAGCTCATTCCAATGGAGAGTACCGCTCGTTCCCAGGTGACTACAGGAAGCCCGATCTTGACCATCCGCCTTTCTGCAATGGAGAGTACCGCTCGTTCCCAGGTGACTACAGGAATATTTCTGTAAACAAAAACAGGAATAGAGAGTATCGCTCGCTCCTAGATATTGCATGATTCCAGCTTGTATAATGTATTTTACTATTAAATTGGTCTAGGAGATATATGATGAAGGGTTGTTTATACGTTGCATTGGGTCTTGTTGGCGTCGTACTACTCATCATCATTATTATTGGGTTGTCGTGGTGGGGCACTTATAGTAGCCTCAATACCGGATTCAATACTGTTCAGGAAAAGGTGGCCGATATTGGATCTACTCTTCAACGTAGGTATGATCTGATACCGAACCTCGTCAGCACTGTTAAGGGATATGCTACACACGAGCATGACGTATTCAATGATGTTACCGAAGCACGTGCGAAGGTCGGGCAGGTAAATATTAACGCCGCAACGACCGACCCAGAACAGATGAAAAAGTTTGCAGAGGCGCAGGGCGGTATGTCATCGGCCCTGTCACGGCTACTTCTAGTTCAGGAGCAATATCCTGAATTGAAAGCTAATACGAACTTCTTAGATCTTCAATCGCAGCTGGAAGGTACAGAAAATCGTATTAATGAAGCTCGCCACCGATATAATAAAGCTGTGAAGGAATATAACATTACTGTTGGTGGTCTGTTCAGTCAAATGGTCGCTAACGTGCACGGATTCAAACGAGCAGAACTTTTTGAAGTAACAGAAGCTGCGAAGACTGCACCAAAAGTCGAATTCTGAGAGATACTAAATGAAACGCACGAACGGTTTTACATTAGTTGAATTGCTCGTCGTAATCGCAATTGTCGGCATGCTTGCGATGTTGTTAATGCCGGTGATGCAATCTGCACGTGCGGCTGCAACGCCGACATTACGTGGTCCAATAAATGACGATGCCAAAGTGTTGTCGGTGAGCCAAGTTGAGAGCCTAAGCAATGAACTTCTTAGGCAGGAGAAAGAAACTGGCAACCAAATTGTTGTCCTGACTATACCAACTTTAGGTGGACAGGATATTAGTCAATTCGCAATCGAGACGGCCAAAAGATGGAAGTTGGGACAGAAAGACAAAGACAATGGGGTGTTGTTTGTCGCCGCTATTAAAGAACATAAGACTTGGATAACTGTTGGGCGTGGGTTAGAAGGGACGCTTACCGATGTTGTGTGCCGCCATATCCTTGCCGATCAGGTGAAGCCACAATTCAAGGCTGGCGATTTTCATGCCGGTATTAAAGTAGCGATCGAAGCTATCGACGCCAATATACATGGTCGTGTAGTACCAGGGGCTGTCGGCGCTGGCACAGCTGTCGTTGCCGGTGCCGCAGTTGCTAGTTTTTGGTCTACTTGGTTTGGCATCACTATAATCGTGATCGTTGTGATTATAGTGATTGTTATTGTCATAATTGCGATTAGTTCCGATTCTTTCGGTAGCAGTTTCATTGGTAGTGGAAGCAGCAGCAGCGGCAGTAGTGGCGGAGGAAGCGACAGTTATTCAGGCGGTGGTGGCGATTTTGGCGGCGGTGGAGCCGGTGGAGGTTGGTAACGTATTCGAAATTTGATAATCCTATATAGGTGACTACAGGACTACAGGATGGATCAAGTACAAATCAAGCAAGCTACGCCCGGACCCGATGTTGATGAGCAATATTGGAACAAATGGTATTGCTTAAACAAATCTGGTAGTGAGGCTCTGTATCTCCAACGAGATGGTAGTTGGAGTCGTGGGCGATTTTACTTCGACACTGAGCAACAAGTCAGAACGATGCTGGCAGGGCATCACAGCACTGCAGTACAAGAATCATATATGCCGAAATCGACAGTCGATGAGCCTTCGGACGATAGTTCATTGAATCTCGATATACTCGGTGGTGGCAGCAGTATTTTCGGTGGCGGCGGTGGAGATTTCGGCGGCGGTGGTGCTGGTGGTGATTGGTAGTATATTTGAAATTTGGGAATCTCATACGACTGCAGGACTTGACCGACGTTATTTGATATGCTAAAATAGAGATGTATTTTAGTGATATCCGCCTTCATTGGCGATTCTAGTTATTATCTTGATAAGGAGAATGCTATGGGAGGAGAGCGCGAAACTACGGTGTGTGCTTCTAAGGCTACTAACAAGGATACGACCGTTCTTGGCGACATTCGCATCCACGAAGCCAAAGGCGAAATTCATTTCCATGCCGATTCATCCGGCCTTAAAGTGGCTGTTCCTTGTGGTGTCTGGTTCCAAGCTTGGACGCGACTGATGAACCAAGGTGGCATTTTCAACTATATCGATTCGAAGCGTGGCACTATCATCCAAGTAAATGCCGTTGTCGATGATGCCAAGATCGATGCTGAAATTTCTGTCAACAAGATCGAGATTGGCGAAACATTCAAGGCGTTGCAAGAATTCACCACAGGGAAGTGATGATGTCGCAGAGAAGTCCAAAAATCTGGCAGGAAATTCACTGCACTATTAGCGGCGGCGGTTGCGGTGGATTTATTCTTGTCAAATTAGACGTATCTATCAATCGGCGAATTACTCTTGTTTGCCCGAAATGCAAGCACGAGCACTTGCGTGTTGTCAAAGATGGGCAAATCGTTGAATCTGGTAGATTCAATGGTACGTCAGAAGAAGAATTGTGTCCTACTATCGCTGCTTGGTCAGAAGAACCAAGAACAGTGTGTATGAGAGAGGTAATTGAGAATCACAACTACAAAAAAGAGCGAGATGGCGTCGTTATCAAAAACGGTAAAGATTTGATCAGACCACCATACGATACGGCAGAGCTACTTATACGAGAATCTTGGACTGATCGATTTTTAGGAAGATTAGCAGGGCGATAATTATGAGTTTCATAGAAGTACCGGTCATCGACAGTTGCAATGCAATGGTAAAGATCAATATCCCAGAGTTGCTGCGCGTCGTTGACGACGTTGTTCCGCCCCCCAAGCATGGCATATTTCATATCGTGAATTGGAAAGATGGCGACAAACGTGTCGTTTGGGATTCTGATAGCTTGGCGGAAATCAGGGCCGCGAAGGAGATGTTTGACGACTTGACAAAGCAAGGATTGAAACCATATAAAGTCGGCGTTGGTGGAAAAGCTTCGTCAGATGAGATGAAAGAGTTCGACCCGATGGCCGAACAAGTCATATTCTTGCCGATTAAAATGGCTATGGGAGGCTGACGTGGTTAATTATAAATTAACATCTGGATACTACACGATGCCATTATGCACTACTGCCGCTGTGTATGATTGGTATGAGAGTGGTATTTCGACTTCAACTTCGGCTCCAATTATCAAAACGTTTGATAAGTACAATAAGAACATATTACACGACAGTTATTGCATTAATTTCGCAACGGATGGCACTTCCACACGCGGATTTTATAACGATTGGGCCACACATAACAAATGGGGCGATAATTACACTTACAATTGGCAACATTCTTTTGAACCTCCTTTGTCTGTTAGCGATCGTTTTCGTCAGATTTTGCAACGACGACAAGGTCCCGCTATCATATCTTCGCGCACACCGGCCAAAATTGCCTCTGATGTCAGAGAGTTGCGCGCTCGTGAGACGCTTCATAGGCTTCTTGGCGATGACAAATTTCGTCGGTTTCTTCGAAATGGCTTTGTGAGCGTTTGTGGTAAATCTGGAAAAATGTACCAGATTTATCCTGGTCATGGTATGACAATCGTATACGATCAAGGAATACCAGTCGAAAAGTTATGTGTTGTATTGCGAGGAGACTTCACGCCGACAGACAGTCTAATCACTCGTTATGTGATGATTTTACATGATGAGCTGCATTTCAGAGGGTTGGCGAACGTTTGGCGAGCAACACCAAGAATCGCGCAGCAACAGAATATCGACACAAGGCCGCTCTTACAGATTTTCAATTCTCTGAAATCTGCGGCATAAATAGAATCATATTGTGTATTTGAACAATATGAAATCTATTCTGTATCAGCTTCAGAAGTACCAGGGGCCGGAAGAGCCAAAGAACGAAATCGTAGTTCATGAGGCATCTACTCCTACAGACGATCGATGGCAGCTTGCATGTAATATAGTCACCATCGATTGGCCATCTACTAGCCCGGCGTGGGAAGCTAAAGTTAGACGTGTCTATAATCTCTTAGCCGATATGCCAGAAAGCTCATTTTGTGGTACTCTGTTTTCTAGAGAGATCTTAGGTATTTATCATTGTTATTATCACCATGGTGTGCAAGTATTGAATGAATCTCAAACTGATGAATTCTTTTGTAAATTCTTGCGACAAGTCGATCTAAGGAAATATCAAAATGATTTTGAGAAAGCCGTAGACGAGACATCTAAACGGTTAGCGGTCATACGGATAGCATTAGCTACGTCGTGTGAAAATGGTGTAATGGTTACGATGCATAGCACTACGCACGAATACCATCCACCCAAGAAGGAAGACAGGCTACCAAAAGAATTCAGACAGCCAGCATACGATTATCTTGGTGTCGATAGCATCTCTGAAGCAGCAAAATTGCAAGATCGAATGAACAAGAGTGCGACACTAGATCAGATCATCTTAGGTCGTATGGGGTATTTCATGTTTTGGTATTGGAACGATCGCGGAGAAAAATCAAACGTTCCATTATTAACAGCACCAGTCATATACTTGCCAGCACCATGACATTTGAGGAACGACTCATGATATCACAAGAAAATCACAAACTGCTCGTTCCTTATTATGAAGGCTTCTATGGTGCTGGATGTGATATTGATGATAGAGTCAATACAGACGATGATAGAACTCAAAAAATCGATCTGATTGTTAATGGCAATATCAGAATCCAAGAAAAAACATGTAATGCGTCTTATCTTGGATTCTTAACCGTTCTATGTGGCGTACGCGATTTCACAGACGCACGGATTGATCATTTGGTCGTCGGATATATTAATGCTGAACGAACGCGGCCTGATGCCTTAATAATCTGTGACTGGAAGTTATATAAAGAATTCCTTGTTATATATAGAGATTCGCCAATTGAGGCTAACGGAGAACCAAAACCGTCGAGATGCCACAAATGGATTAAGACGAAGCTCATACATAATAACGATTTTATTGCACCTCCACTGACATATCTATTAGACAGCAAGGCGGGCCGACGTGCTATCTTGCAATGTACGCTTAGCACAATTGCGTCTGAAGTGCTTGAAATGCAACGTGAGCGTTATAATCTTCGAGTACCGGAATGCTTAGACATGCTCGGAGATAGCAATGGCTAGCGTATGCTTTATTCAATTCCATAGCATCGATGGTAGCAAAGTTGAAGCCGCTGCTACGATTTATTCTAATGATAAGGAACTACCACCGGGGCAATGGTCTGTTATGCGAAGTAACTCAAACATTGACGAGATTATGCTCCAAGAAGATATGCCTGAACATTGGCAAAAAGAACTCCAAAGATGGAACGGCTGGTTTGAAAAGAATATGTCAGATACGATGGATTAATGTCCAACAGGGAGAATGTGTTCTTTATAACCATCTCCGGACATTGGTTTACCAGTACCCCATCGGTATGGTTTAGCTTCTGGGCCAACAGACTTGGCCGCATTACATTTCTTTCCCTGGTGAGAGTCAGTTTGCCAAACCCTAGTCTTTGGCGCAGACGTTTGCTTACGTTCTTTAGTGACGCCGTCTTCTGATAATTGCCTGAGTTTCATATGATATATTTGAACATTCAATTAAAACAAACAACGTTTGGCGATATAATTATGTAGGAAATAGTTCGTAAATATAGGTAATGAGTAAGCCTAGACCAACACTTGAACGTTGTCCAGTTTGTGGTAAGTGTGCTTGTTATCTAGTAAAACAGTCGCCACGACGACAAGAGTATAGGTGTTTTAACTGCTTGCATGTTTGGACAATTTGGGCGACAAGAAAACGCCATTTAGGTAGAAAATGATAGTGACTTTGTTTCTTAATATGATCGTAATGGGCTGTAGTGCTATCTCGATTTTTTATATCGTCAAAAATCATAAGCAATCTGTGCAGCTACAAAAGGCATTAGAAAACACGCGAAAAATGGAGAAGCTGTATGGATATATGGCTCAAGAGCTTCGAAATATCGCAGACGCAAAAGCTCTTCACGATGATGAAGGTATCAGAATATTCTACGATAAGCTATTAGAGTTGCATAAACAATTTATGGAAGTGGAGATAGACTAATGAACACGCTAATCCTTGTAATGGTTATGATGGCACAGACGCCGTATACAACTAATATCGACGCTATGACCACAGAACAACAAAAGGAATGGCTACTTGCCTATCTGACAGTCGATTTGCGATTCGACGAGGATAAAATCGCGGTATGGGAAGAAAAGCTCAACAATATGACGCCAACACGCGTTGCTGTAGTCGTGAAAGCCTACATGCTATCGCAAGAGAAGAAACGGCAACAAGAAGAGAAGGCCCAAGCCTTAAGGTTGGCGAAAGAACAACTTAAGAGTCAACAGTGGCACCAATACTATAATTATCGTTATCACTATCACGATAATTATACGTATCCGATATATCGACCTGCTTATCGTCCGAATTACGGATACCCAGTCAGTTATGGGTATCCAGCCTATCCTTTTCGTCTAGGCCCCACACCGCATCGCTAGATTACAGAAGCCTCTTCTCAACGCCATCGACCACACGTCGTATCTTGTTGAGAAAATTTCTGGCGAGCATCATTTGGTGTTCAACGGCTTTATTGGGATCGTCAAACCTTTCTTCTTCTGTCCAATAAATCTCGCCGCATGCTTTAAGGTTTGGGTCGGCACTGAGGAGTGTGAAATACTTGCCGACACCGTTTTCGTATACCGACAGAAGACCATTGTGACAATAGTAATGCCAACCGCAATTTTCATGAACGCACAGTTCCCATCCAGATCCATTGAGTCTGCGTAAGAGTTCTTCGCCTGCACGACGTGCTTCTACTTCAGTCAGCATGTTCTTCTCCCAATTTCCAGGTTGGATTGCCACCGGTATCGATACGATAAACCTTGAATCCGCGTTCTGATAGACGCTGGATCATACGATATAGCTCGCCGCCGTTAACAGGTATTTGATGGCGACTGACAGGACCTGATCGCAATAACTGCAGGAACATATCATCTGTGAATGCCATATATTGTTATGGCACGAGTAGAAATAACAATTAACTAATACCTAGGCGTTTTAGCTTTTCGTTGAATTCTTTCTGCTCGCTCTTGCCCATAAGGCTAGAGATATTTAATTCTGGGCTGGTGCATCGCCACTGGATATACTTTTGTATTTCTTGTTGCTCTTGATAACTCAGGGTTATACTATTTAAGCAGTAGTTCTCAAAAGCATCCCACGTCAGAGGGATAATCGGCTTAATTAGTTTAGCTATTGCGTTTGCGTACGTCCGAATCTCTAGTTGCGCGTGAGCTTCCATACGCAATCCAAGAAAATGCAACAGATTATGCCCATCTATTTTCCAATAAGCTTCAGTATATGTGCTTAGTGGTAAATCTTTACGTGCTTGCTCTCTAGCTATACCAGCTTCGAGTCTTTCAAGATAGACGTTCTGTGCTAATTCGTGTAGATCTGCTTCTCGTTTTGTCAGATATTCACCAGTAAGTTCATAATAAGCTGCTGGATCGGATGGAGACTGTAGATGTGCCGGTGCAAAACCAGAAGACCCTTGTTTTCTATCACTAGATTGCAGTCTCCAAGAATCGCAACTCGTAATGCTTCGACTATCGATGGCTTCGCTATATCTTGTAGACGTTTCATTCACAGATGCCGTTCTGTGCCGGATCCACTGTCGCCAACAATCCATTGGAACGCGAACATGGAATTTGAATTCGACCATCTCGAATGGAGATGTGTGTCTATGGCGCATTAGATAGCGTATGAGACCATTGTCGTCATTGATAGATCTCGTACCAGCACCATAGCTAACTCTCGCTGCTTGTACGATAGCGGAATCATCGCCCATGTGATCGACTAAGCGAACGAATCCATCATCTAGGCATTCTATTAAGTTTCCAGCATTCATTTCGCGCTGGAGACCAAGCAGCTTACCTATTTCTTTCTGAAAATCTGACTCGATTGAATATTTTAACGCATCAATGCGTGATTGCAAACTCATTAACTCGCTAACTCCTCATCCGATTCTTGGCTCTCTGCTGCGTCTGCTAGAGCATTCTGAAATTCAATAAGATCGTCAAACCAGAATCCGTATCTTCTGACATTCCTAGATAGAACGCCAAGATCTATTGGCACAATTCTCCATCGTGGATTGCCATTCTTATCAAGTTTTTGTTCTTCGGTGAGAATAATTCTACCGAATTCATCTTTACATGGGATTCGTTTCTTGTTCTCAATGACTACCTGCGGCTCGCAGACGGGCTCGATTCTTGTCAGATGTAAGTCTAGTAGAGCATCACGTTGTTGACCTTTTAGGATGTCCTGCCACACTTCTCCAACTAATGTGATGCAAAAATCGAAATCGCCTTTTTGCCAGATCTTATTAGCTGCCGAGAATTTACGCACATTGCCAAGATTCAATCTATTGTTTTTGAATGGCTTGGCATCAGATAATTCGACGACTATGGAGACGCTTTCTAACTCCGGATGTGATTTGTCCTTGATTTCTTGTAATTTTTCGATGATTTCTAGAGGTGCAGTCCAAACTAACGCCATAATAGGCTCCTTTTCGTTAATCATTAAATACAAAATCTACATTGGTATTTAATTGAGGAATCAACATGACTTCAGATAGAATACGCAAAAAAATAACACGCAATGTTTTACGTAAACGCAAGAAAATTCATACTCTTGTAGAATTGTTCGAAGCTATGAATCAAGCTGAGGACAAGCAAATGCGTTATGAAATTGCTGAAGCAATTGCAGAAATGATATATCCAGATGGTATAGCAAGGGTGGCGGAAGTTTATCATCCAAACGGATTAGTTTCCTAGTTAATCATGGTCTCGAACAAAATACCAGAAGAAGTATGGCCTATTATTGCGGAAGCATATCAAAATGGTCTTACATTGAGCGAAATAGGGCGTAGATTTGATTGCTCTCGAAATGTGATTAAGAAAATAATAGTGTCGCAAGGAATAGAACTTCGTAAATGTCTACATGGTAATGTTGCTGTAAATCCTACACCTGAAGAAATCGCAGATAGAATAGCAGAAGTGCAAAGGAACAGATTACGTAATATGGATGCTGTAGCTGATACATATGATGATTATAACGATTACAGCATGTTCTTGATATAAATATATATTATGAAATTAAGATTGTTATCAGAAGACACTAGAATTACAAAGCAACCGCTTAAACGTTTTGGTAATATTTCTATCTATCTTGTGAACGGCGAACAAATACGCTCAATAAGCCCAGATTTTGAAGAATTTAACGAATCGGCTAGTCACCAGCTTATAAGCCAAATACCAGAAAATGAAGGATGGATAGAAGATAGCATATCTCGTGACGAACTACCATATGTTATTTATGGTTTGGTTGTTGGGATGCTTCACGATGATTATAAAACTGGTATACGGGCAGAAAAAGCAGAACGATCAAAGGCACTACCGTCGAAGCACGGCCCATATGGTAAGCCAGATCAAGAAATTTATCAGCTCGATCTTGGAATAATATCTGGTGTACGTTTCTATTTAATAAATGCCGAAGCAGTCAGGGATCAATATAAGGTAGATTTCTGTTTGGGCGGAAATCATGGCGCATACGATTGGGTTCCTACTGATGAGATCTGGTTAGATATTGCGATACATAAGAGCGAACTACCATTCGTAGCTTTGCATGAATTTTTCGAACGAGCTGAAATATTAGATAATGGTCACAATTATAATGATGCACATAAAAAAGCATCTGCATTAGAATGGAAGGCAAGAGAACGCAAGAAGATACCACAGCAGTATGCTCATCTGATGTATTTTGTACGAAATGCCATAAACCGATGAAATCAACGTGATGCTAAATTTGCAAATTGTCAAGACAGTCAAATGTAGTACGTATTTAACCGTTATCTTAACTGATTTGCTTGTCGCCTAGATGCGACTAGAATTATGTCTAACTTACGATGCAATGTCTTCGGTACAGGTTGTCCAGCGATTAATTCACGTATCATAGATCGTAAGCTGTCTGCTTGGTATGTTAAACCATTTTCAATAATTTCTCGTATGTCTTCTTTCGTAAATGATAAAGCATAATCCAACCAGTTTTGGTATAGTGTATTACCGGCTTTTACAACTTCTAATTCTTCGAAGAATGATTCCATATAGATATTTTTGCACGCTTAACTCTATGTGAGTTATTATTGTAGGTATCACCTTATTTTAGAAAGTCGATAATGGAATTAGTTTGCAAGTTTTGTGGTAAGACGGCTAAAAGTAGATCAGGACTTACCAATCATGAAAAGACCTGTTCTAAAAACCAAGGAGCAGAGGAATTAGATGAAAAGACCTGCTCCGAGAACCAAGAGGTAATAGAGGAATTGGATATGAGCACAGCAATTCCATATGGTAAGACATCTTCGGAACAAGCTTCAATGCGAACAAGCAGAGCCCCCTCTAAAATGGAAGCTACTCAAGATCATACTCATTCGAATGGATCATCAAAGCCATCTAAGAATCCATTTCAGTTCGGCGCATTTTTGGTGATGGCCGATTATGTACCAATATTGCTCGATGTTGATTTTTGCATTGCTCTTGGCGATCATATCTTAGAGCATGGCAGTCCGAACAGTGCCATCATGGCATTTGCACATCAACTGAATAAGCTCGATGCCGAATGATATGCGGTATACCAGGGCGACCATGATTGCTTCAGCATTGCTACTGGTCTTTGCGTATATTGGTATTGCTGAGCTGATAAGATATCGCTTTAATAATATACAATCCATCATCATAGCAGCCATAATTTGGCTGGTGTGTATAGGATTTGTGCGTCGGCAGTTGTGATTATCACGATACTGTAGATATTGGGTGAAATATAAGGAAAAGGTCACCCTATGTCTACACACACAAATCCAGTAGCAAAAAATCCAGCACCATCTAGCCCAACTCTTGGCCAGGTTTGGGTCGATGGAAATCTCGTCAGCTGGCAATGGTCTACTGGTGCCACCGGTGCTACCGGTGCCACCGGACCAAAATGGAATGATGTTGGGACGATAAATACCAACACATTACAGAACAATGCCACTCCTGTGCAACTTCCGCAGTATCCGGCAGACGGCCAAATATGGACAGATAGTAATTTAGTTAGATGGCGCTGGTCGTCCGATCTGAGTGTTTGGGTTAGTATTGGTACCTCCACAAGTTATCCTATAGCCGATGTCAATACGACAGGCTTACTGAGTTCGCAAAATAAGCGATTTTTAGATTCTATCCCTATTGTAGCTGGTGCGTTTGGAATCGTCACTGATCAAAATGCAATAATTAGATCGCAAAGCAATCGTGTTGGTCTAGTCAGCGGCGATATCAAGTTACACAGTGATAGTTTGCTGATCGAATGCATTGATAGTAATGGATATCCTTATCTTGGCCAGCCTCTACCAGATGATCCCACTGGCGTGAATTTGGCTGGCATAAAGTTTTCTCTTAGCACGAATTTTATCGATGCGCTGTGTCTGGAAGTTGTTGGGCCTACAGGTAAGAAGGGCGAGACTGGTGCTACTGGTCCGGCCGGTACAGATGGTTTTAATGACGGTCCGGCTGGCGAAAAAGGTGATACTGGAGCCGACGCCACTACAGCCTATACTTTCAGTGGTATCAAGGTAGTTGACTCGACTAATATTGTTGATACCGCAGTTGTTTCTTTGCAGATGAATGGCTCTGCTGGACAGATGTCTTATACTACTGCGAAGATGAATGTCCCATCTAATACTGCTCCTGCAGATCAGATATATGCACAACCAACACAGCGAGCACTTATATATCCTACGGTCGCCGAGAATGGTAATGATTATGTTACACTCGATGATTGGAGCCTGTCGATTCCTAGTGGAGATCCATTATCAAATGCGGATACAGCAGACATATTATTGGTAAAGATGCCAGCAGATTTAGAAGTGGGCGATACTACATCAATAGAATTGACAAAACTGTCTGATTTTATTACAGTTGTTGTTAATGCTTATAAGTCAAAACTTGTCTCTTTCCAAGATACGTGGCTTGCTCAGATGAAGTCATTCATCGAAACGAAAGATGCAGCTGCACGTGAGGTATTATCATCGATTGCTCAGCAGGTTGCCCAATGTGAATTCAAAAGGCCAATAGAGTTCTGTTTAGGGATTGCGCCATCTGATTGTTCGCAAGGTGTGGCCAATACTCTTTTATCGGCCGATATAACAATAGCAAATACAACAATAACAATCGATTCAGCAACCAATTTTCCAACGACAGGCCCATATACTATTATTGTTGGTACCGAACATATGCTCGTGACAGCCGGTTATGGTACCACAGTTTGGACTGTGACAAGAGGCGTAGATTATACGTCTCCAACGACGCATACTGCAGATACAGCGGTAGTCTTAAAAATAGAGGTGAATATTCCGATAGTAGATTCAGGTTCGACACCAACACCAGCACCAGTGGGTGCAACTGGTGTGACGACTACTGCAACATCGACAACATCTACTGATATTTCGTCTGACACTACTATGCTTTCTCGGTCGAAATATTCATCTCTTGCGTCGTTCGATCCGACAAATCCAGCAAAATGCTTGCTGCCATATCGAATGATGTTGGTCATTATTACAGATGAAGCCAATCCGGTGTATGTGACTGGCATTCCAGATGTCGATTTGACTATTGTTAACTATTATAATAACGATAAAGCTGAGTGGGAAAAATTTATTGGTAATTTGACTGCGAACCAGATCGTTGCCCTCGGCTTGTTACAGATACCTAAAATCGGCGATGCATATTATGGTGACGAACGCGATATGAAATGTGCGGATTGTACGTTACCGTATGATTCTATGAGGACGGAAACATTTTATCATCTGTTACCAGAACAAAGCCCTAAAATAACATCTGCCGATATTGTCACATTTGTTGAGAAGATGCTATCAAATGTGACATATGACAACGATTCTGATCCAATAAGGCTGTGTGGTGGAGAGTTTATCCCGAACCAAATCAACATATTATTCAAATCGAAAGCGATGAGCATCGACTCGTCTGACATATTGTCGGAGCAGAGTGCATTAAATGATGCTGTTGCTGAGCTTCAAATAGCATACCCAGATGTATGCTTTGTTTCAACTATTAGTTCATCATCGCCTGACCATGACCAAGACGATCGATGGTTGAGAGATTCTACGACTACGGCTAGCAGATATCTATGTTATCAGTGTCCTACGACGACTGTCCCAGGTACTGACCACGTAGTTATCATGTGTATAACTGACGAGGCGAGCCCGATTTATAGTTATGATGGATATAAAGGCCCCGATGGTGTCAGTGGACCAATTGGTATTCCTTCCGGAATGACAGCTTGGGATTTTGATTTAGCAAAATGGAAGGATTCTCTTGCTGCACTCAATGGTAGCGACAATAAGGTTCGTTTAGGCATATTACAACCACAGGGCTATGCTGGTGCGTCGCCGTTAGGAGGATCTTTAAAACCAAGTACTTCGGCATGGCCAGGAGATACAGACAGAAATAGAATCACCATCGTTCAAACTAATACGCCGTCGTTTACAGCCGATGATATGATGGCGGCATTTAAGGCCATAACAAATGATAACGATTATGCCGCAACAATACTTTATATAGTCGTCGACACTTCGGGATCGCTTGGCGACCCAGATAAGGTTGATGGTATTATTTCAGCTGGCGTGTCATTGTTACAAAAAACTTACACTAGCCTGATCATTCGAACTGATGTAGTGGATGTTGGTTCTAATAAGGCTGGTGAACTTGCTGTACCACCTCCGATAAGTGGATATATCACGCAAGTTGCAAGCAATATTTATTTATGGGGTTGGCAGTACGTATCGCCAGCTAAGCAATCAATATTGTTCCCAACTCTATATGTTAGATCGACAATCGATGCCGCTGAAAGATGGCTTGGACGCGCGGTTGGCGTTGTTGAGCAATTATTGTACTACTGGATGCCAAAACCAACATATATTCCGACCGCAGCATATCAAATGATGATTCTAGTAATAACAGATGAATCTAACTGCGATCCAAGTATAACAACAAATGATGGCTATGTAAGTTATGAAGGCTCTGGCTATAATACTGGGTACGCGAATTATACATATGATAAGATACAATGGAATACTTGGATTAGCTCATTATGTAACAGCCAATATGTCACTGTGGGGATATTGCAATTAGCGAATCCTGGATCGCCAAGCTATCCAGAGCAAACTGATCGTGGACCAGATCAGTATACGCTAGCAGATGGTTCGAAGACTAATGGTTGGATTATTGATAAGACACACGAATTTAAACAGGACGAGAGAGACATACTACCAGATACGTCGTGGGGAACTAATATCGATACATCTGTTGAAGATGGTAGCTTCCCAAAAGACAGCAGAGGTACTATAACTCATAAAGTATTACCTTGGAATGGTTTTGGTGTTAAGAGAGTGACTGCGACAGATATAATGGACTTTTATAATGAAATGACTAACAATGGAGCACTGTGCCCTGATTTGGTAGCTGTTCTGCTTGATACTACTCAATCTATGAAACCATCTCTGACATATTGGATAAATAAAGCAGTCGCTGAGCATAACAATACTACTCATGGTGTAGAGGTGGATCAGACGTCGTCTCTCTCATATTACGATACAACACTAGGCAGATGGATAGGCCCAAGAGTTGCCGACTCGGTCGATACAGCAGAGACTGATGTTGGATTTTTGATGTCCGATGAAGTTAATAGTGCCGTTCTTGCTTTGCAATGTGTAGTCCCTCCATCGGGTTTCACAGCATATGGGTATAAACACCCATTGGTTGTCGAGATGGGGTATAATGGTAGATGGCTACAGGCCATGAACACAGTAACGACATATTTCTTAAATAAGGATAACGATACTACATTCCATGTCGGAGATGAGACTTGGTGGAGTAGTTATAGAAGTACGATGTGCGAAACAGTAGCTAGCACCACAATCCCATGTTCTGATTGCGGCAGTCCTTAATCGGTGAATCAATGTCTATAGCGGTTAGTATGTTTGGGCCGGAGTATATTGATTCTTCTTCAATTGATTTTGGTGCAATAGACATACCCTGCAATCCATCTAATACCCCAAAGTCTGTTGATATATATAATAGGAATATATCTGGTTTGACATCGCTATTATTGCCGCCAGGCGGATATATAGTTAAATATATAAGTGGTGCCTTTTTGTTGTTGAACGGAGACCCCGCTGTTTTTGTTGTCGGCGGTAAACGCGGGATGAAAATTGAATGGAAGAGCAATGTTGGCCACCAGTGGACTGTTGTCAGTTATCCAATAGAAATTGAGGCTTCGAATGCAGAAGCATTTAAATTTATTGACATGGCCAATCTAAAGCATTGTTTTTATATGGAATTTACTGTCCCACACAGATTAAGATTGACATCGCCTTGTAATTCAGTCGGTAGCGTCCGTGTGAGAATTTGGAGACATATACCGCCAGTACTTCTCGGTCAAAGTGAGCCACAATAATATGTCTTTTCCGAAAAATCCGAAGACGGGCGACACAGTTGTAGTCGAAGATGGTTTAAGCTATGTCTACGATGGCACTTTGAATGTCTGGCATAAGCAGGAAGGTGGCACAGTATCATTGGCGACGATATCATCACCAGGATTGATGTCGTCTGACGATTTTAACAAATTAAATGGCCTTATTGTTCCGCCACCGCAAGCTACGATTAGCGTGGCCGATTATGCATATTCTTTTACTGGCGGTACTATAGCCTTAATAGCGGGTGATGAATATGTACAGATAGATACGCATGCACAGCTTAGCACAGCATTAAACATTTCCAGGCAAGTCCATCAAAATACTTATTCCTTTGATTTCACTATCGACACGAGTGCTTTCTTTCAGTACATGATTGATAGTGGCAAATTCGTTGTACGTTCAGCACAGGGCGCTCAAGGTGATAAAGGTGAAACTGGTCCAGCTGGACAAGATAATTTGGCATTTGGCCCCGATGGTCCAGCTGGTGACGCAGGTGCCAATGCATCATTTGACTTGACGATACAACCAGAATCGGCATCGCTAGAAAGAATTAGCTCTAGTGAAACTCGTGCTGTTACATCGATAACAACAGAAGAAATTAGTGAAACCGAAAATTATCTAGTAGTAACAAGATCAATAATTGGTAACCCAGATGCCTGTCCGACGCAGTTGAGGTTGACATCGACTATAAATAGCAACTGGCTCATTGCGTTGCCAATCACCGCGTCGAACGCTATTATAACGTGGCTTCCAGATATATGCTATAGTAATTCGCAGCAAGTTTATTATATTGACATATCTGGAATACTAAGCGCTATAGAAACCGAATTTAATCGTGAAGTGGCCGCTATTAAGAGCGATTGTGAGAATATTGTTCAATTTTGGCTGTCGATAATGGCTGGTTTGTTTGATGAACAGAAAGCAGCTCTATGTTGTGCACTCGAATATTGTGAGTCTCAAACTCGAAACGCAGAAACGAGACAATACATAGAACAACAGCGTATACAAGCTGCGCAAGCTGTTACTGTAAAAGGTGGTTCTTCGACATCATATCAGTTTACAGATCCTACAACGGGCAATCTTACAACAGTAACCAATGAAGCAATTAATACTACAGCACAAAGTATAGTTATTGATGGCAACCCACGGCAAAGTGGTAAATCTGTTGTCAATACGACAGTAATGGGTTCCGCTTGTGGGACTGGTTTTGGCGCAAGTAATATACATAATCTTCCAAACAATCAAGATCCGGTAGGTGGAAGTGCTTGTATCCCAGGTATCGTTCTATCATCAGATGGAACTGCATTAAAGTATGATGAATGTCCGCCCGGTTTTATCCCCAGATATGTTAAACGCGACGCAGTTCTTACTGCATCTGTCTCAGCAGTGCCAACTCGTGAAGTACCAGCCGATTACAGTGTGGCTTTAGATGTGCCAGAGACTGGTAGCGGATCGGCCAATATCTATCAAGGTTCAATATATGGAAAGACTACACCGGGTGTAAATCTCTATTTGCCGCCTGGAATTTCATTGGCACGGAAATTGGCTGTAAATGCATATCGATCGAACAATCCAACTACGAGTTCAGAATTAAGAGTAACTGTAACAGGTACGCCGCTTTCATTATGTAAATCTGTTACTGTATATGTTAAGTCGACTAGTGGTACAACCCTTGCATATGGACAAACTAATGCCGATGGCGATATCTATTTTAAGAATCTGTCAAGTCTAGAACAATATAATGTCTTTCTAGAAAAGAGTGGGTGCTTATTTGCACCTGAAAGTTTTTCACTAGTTCAGCCCACTACGTTACAGATAGCACAGCTCCAATCGACAGTTACAACTGGTGTGACTACGACGCCGATACAACAAATAGTGACGTGCTCATCTGGTACAAATGTGCTGGTCGTCACTGTTGTTGGTAGTCCAGAAGCAATAAATGCTACATGGATTTCTGTTCGCTATTATTCAACAGGATATACGTTGTGTAGTGCTTATGCTGGTACATCCACAACAAATCAAGGTGAAATTGTATTTACTGGCATACCGAATGGCCTTTGGATCGTTTATGCTGGTACTGACGATACAACAGAAACCGACCCATATTATTATGAAGTTGATCAACCTTGTAGTCCTGTTGCAAATCCAATATCACAACAAGCGATAGAATTGCGAAGTTGCAAAACTGTTCAATTCATAGCCAGGACCGATGGTGCTCAAAATCTGGCTAGAATGTCATTTGTTGTTTACGATAAGTTAAAGATTGCATCAAATTCATCTAGTTGGGTTTTGGAATCAAGTATACCAGCTGAACTCATAGTACCTGGAGATGCGAGATTTGAGTCTCTTGTGAAGCAGCAAATAGTATCAGATCCAAATTCACAAATATCATTATCAGAGGCGTTATCTGCATTTAGCAGTAAAGAATCGGTTGTAATAAAGATTGAATCAGACGCAAAACTTAAAATCTGTTATACTGACGGTTTTGGTGGCGATTATGCTAGTGCTTTACAATCAGACGGCAACAAGTTTTATGATAAGCTGTTCAATGGCATTTACAATATATGTATAATAAATGATTCTGGCGTATCGTCGAGTCTAGATATAGAAGTAACGACGCAAAATGTTAAATTTATACAGGGTGCTGGCGATGGTTGGTCTAATACATTAATCCAATCAGATAATAAGATAATCGCAGCACAAGGTCCGGCTGAAATATGGTGGCTGCAGATACGTGTAGAACACCCACGATCGCTCCAACAGCCATACTCATCGAGTTGCGGTGCTGTTGGCCCACGATCATCTAGAACTGATAGAAGATTTTGTCGCGAACTACCAAATGGTACAGGTAGTATACTTTCACGAGATTTTGTAATTGGCGATGGATCAATTTCCACATGGTACACAAGCCGTTGTAATGCATGGACTGTTCCCGATGCTATCAAGATTACAATTGATAGTCCTTTCGCCATAGATGATCTAATTATGTGCCGTGTCGCACATAATACATATTCTGGTGGTTTTAATATTGAGAATGGCCATAGTGCACAGATAATTATAGAGCAGCTTGAACCGGTTAGCATAGAACCAGGACAATCTACAGACTCGATCGGTGGCAATGGTTATCGATGTACCATTTTAGGATGGAATTCTAGTGATTGTGTCGGTGATGTAGCCAATTTCGGATCTGTCATAGCGACAGCGAAGTGTGACAACTGGTCTTTAGATGGCATATGGGTAATAGCTGGTATTGAGGTAAAATTTAAGGCCAGAGCTGTTGAGAACTTATTACAAGACGATAGCGTTGAATTGACGTTGGATGTCGATGAAAATAACGCAGGATTTTTCAAAGGCTCAACGTCAGAACTATCTAAAGGTGAATATGTCGTCGATATAACAGATTGTTGCTTTAGATCTGGTGAACAATATACAGGACATGTCGAAATAGAATACCAGGATGTTAATGGTAAGACGACTAAGAGATTTCCAAACCTAGGTGCTTTTACAGATAGTGATGTTGCGAGATCGAATTATCGCGGTTTAACGATAGAAATAAACCACCAAGGTGGTCAAGTAGGTGCAAGACTCGTATCGCCTGTTTTATTAGATGGCTCCGGTAAAATAAGCGTTAGATTTACAACAAAAGAATCTTTTGTGCGTGATGAGTCAGATGTACTGTCTTTTGAAGATACGTGTGCTATTAGTTACGCACAGGTTAAATTGATGGAGAATCTGCATCTGACGCAAAACATTGGTGTTGTAATAGATGCAGCTGGGCAAGATTATATCATAATACACCAACATATAGATGGCATACAAGCTTGTACAGATAAATATAAAGACCCATGCTTTGCTTGGCCGACACTAGACGGATTACATTTTGTCGGCGTGCCAGATAGTGGCGTCGTTTTCTTTAAACGTATATCTCAACTTGAGACGGTTGTGAAATCTGCTATAGAAGACGTAGATATTGGGATAATATTATTTCCAATCATAGCTTAAAATGAAGAAGATAAACTCAAAAGAATTTTGTTATCTGGCCAAGTCAGAATTATTTCTAGTATGGTTGAAGAATTTAGATTCTGCTATCCATACAAGTTTAATAAATTTTCTGAAAGGTGGACATGGGTGCTCAGAAAATAGGGATAAAATGTATGAAATATTACAGACTATCACTAAGAAGAGGCAATGGGCAATCTCATTAGAAGCATTTCTAACAAAGCATTTCCCGGCTATGATTATAGATGACACCAAACCAGCCGAGACTGTTCCAAAAAGAGGTGTTTCAAAAGAAGTCGACAATAAGCATAAAATTTTTACTTATTACGATCCTTCTTTGGCTACGCTTCCTAGAAGAATAATATTTTCCGGTGGAGATTTGCAAAAGGAAGTGCGCGATTTTTGTGCTAAGCAATTTTATTGTGAATGGTTAGTCATAGATGATCGTGCATATGTCGAATATATCCCGCATAACATATCGTCATACAAGTCGAACATACCAGAGAAAAATTGGCAAATTAGGGCGTATAAAAAGAAATCTAATATATGACGCAAAAATATCATATGGCTGCTAAATCAAAAAATGTCCAAAACGCCGCAGATGTGGGCAAAGATGAGACGGAAAAGACCAATATTATGGGTCATCCGGAGAAAACCGTTAAACAGCCCGGTAAGCCAGTTAAGAGGGTACTAAACGAGCTTGATCCTGAGTGCCAAGACAATATTGAGGCACCAATACGTTTACAGGAGTTTGCAATGGCACGATCTCGCATTTCGGAAGCAGTCCAAGATTATAAAGGCGTCAAGGGCGACTTTATGACCAGTATGGACGGCAGGACCAATAAGCTCGGTGGTAAGCAGAAGAATACCGGTGCTACGGAGGCTTTCGGGAAGAGTACTTCTGGTGAAGCTTGTGATTGTATAACAACTCATCTGAAGGATATGAACCTGAAGACCAAGCAGAAAAATGTTGGTGGTGGCTTTGAGACAGTCAACATCTCTAAGGGCACCGCCGACGACGGCATCACATCCGAAATGGGTAATATGTGCGGCGAGCTTGGCCAAAATTCCAAGCAGAAGAACAAGGGTGGCCAACACGAGCCATTTAAGGGCAGCACCAATAAGATGTCTGAGGAATGGTCTCTTGCGAATATTGCCGGAATTATGGAAGGCGATTCGGTCAATTTGCAGAGCTTGTTCGAGACATATAGCGGCCAAGCATCGTACGTCTGCCTGGAAGACTTCCAACAGTTGTGCAATGCTCATGGTGTTAAGACCATTTTGTCGGAACGGAATCTCCAATCACTAATGGAAGCCAGCCGCAAATTCATGTTTTATGAGGGGAATGATGCCAGTGGGAGGTTCTGGCAGCCACGCCCTTTATCTGAAATGGTCGGATCTGGTGCTGTTGCCGCTGGTCCGGCCGTTGAAGAAGAATTTCCAGATGAAACAGACGAGATTCCGGGCGAGGTTTCAAACGAGGTCCCGGAAGTAGCCAATACCGACATGCCCGTTGGTATCGAGCAAGATGTTATCGAAATTGACGCAGAAGGCCCGGACGATTTAGCCGATGTCTTCCAGCAAATCGGCGACGATTTCGAGAGGGCCGCTAACCTGATCGCTGGTCATGACGAGGAGTCTGAAACGCCAGAGGATGAAGCACTTGAAGGCGATATGCCAGAGGGTGAAGCTGGTGATGAAGAAGGCGACGAGGCCAGTGAAGAAGGTGACGAGGAAACCGAGGAATGCACAGAGGAAGTATGTGAAGACGCCGATGTTGGAGACGAAACATCGTCGCCAGAGAGTGGCAATATGATGGGCCAGATTGGCTCTGCTGTCAAAGGCAAAGCGACGGCAGTTGCTATGAAGGGTCGCGATGACGATGAGAAAAACGCCGTCGATCCATCGAAGGAAGTCGTCAAAACAGAGTCTCGCAAGTGTGCTCATTGCGGAACTGTTTTAGATGAGAGTGGCTGTATGCTCTGCGATTTCTTGCGTGAGAGTAATGAGCTTGGTGGAATGAATGGCGAAGATGCCAAGGCGGACAAGGATGGCTTCTATACAAGCGACAAAACGAAGAGTGGCCAGGGCGAACTTGGCACTAAGATCCCACCGCAAGAAACGTGCAACAGCACATCAGGGGCCGCATGTGATGGTATCACTAGTGAGATTCCTGGTATGCAGACGCCACTAAAACCCAAAATGAAAAACGTTGGCGGTCAAGCTGCTTTTAAGGGTGGCAGTGGTACCATGAAGGAGAACATATTGCGTCTATCGCGCGTTGCGAAGGAAGCAATCACTGACGGTGCCAGGAAGATCGGCCGAGCTGGGAAATATACTGTTCGTTTTGGCGTGAAAGCGGAAGGAGCTTCGGCAACATTTTCAGCACTTACAGAAGCGCTGGCAGTAGTTGAAGAGCTACTTCAAATGTACGATCGCAAAAAAGTTGTATTCGAGGCTTTGTACTCGATGCCGCATCAGAAGACGATCGTTTATCGCCACCAATTGCCAACCGTACAAACTAGGCGACGTGATCCTATAGCGTGCGAAGGTAAAATTCTGTTCAAGACAAGAAAAGTAGCCAGCGCTTTTGCCGATTGTGTGGTATCGGAAGGTATCGCGTGCCGTGTTAAGAATCATAACTGGGGTGCGGCCGTTGTTGGTCAATTTGGTTGGCCGACAGCTCAGAAGGCTTTCCAGATGCTGTCTGAGGCTTGGGGTACTCAGATCCGTTCTCCAAACCGAGAAGCTTTTGGTCGTGGATATGATGAAGATTTAGGTGGCGAGCTTGAACCAGAACACGGATTTGGGCAAGAACAAGAACAGGATTTTAATGGGCCGGAAGACGACTTGGAAGAGCCGGAATACAACACCGAGGCTCCAGGTTTTATAGATCCAGAAGGCCAGCTGTGCCCACATTGTGGTTCTGCAGAATCGCCAGATGAGAATGGTGTGTGCTATGGTTGTGGGAATGATCGATCGGGAGGGTCTCCGGAAGCTGACTTCGGTGCAAGACCAGATGAGGAATTGCAAGATCTTGAAAATCTTGAACTTGGAAGCGGCATCGACGCCAGAAACATAGGTCCGCGCAGACGATTCAGATAGTAGGAATCCTTGACCGATAAGAAGGCGACAGGAGCGGATTAATGCCGCCTGTCGCCTTTGTTGTATGGGTAGATAAATTATGCGAACTATTAGGATACCAATTATCGAGAACAAGCAAGGTACTCAAGCTAAGCTTTTTAATAAACTTTCATACGACGCGAAGAAGTTATTCGTTGTGATATCTAGAATGTCGCAGCCAACCGGTAGTATATCGATTGATGATATTAGAAATCTCAACAAATTCGGAGATACATCGAATATAGAACAACTGTTATATGCACTTGAATCGCGTGGGTTTGGCGAGGTGAAAATTATTGGAGCAGAGACTTATTTTATTCCAAACAGAGTTTTAGCCGCGTCAGTTCTATGAAACTAATTGAACGCAAGCTGAGTAAGACAGGTACTGGCAGACGCCTTAAGAGTGGTTCTTATCCAAGAGATAGTTTTAAATATTTATCATACAACACAGACCCAAAACCAGACGTACTGATTCTTGGCAATTGGAAAAACCAGACTACAAAGAATCAGTTGATTGCTGGTATTAATCTTAATTATTTATCTAGTGGCCAGCTTGATAGACTGCGTAAGGCGGCAAACAGGATTTTCAGAAGAGACACATTACGATCTCGATATCGATATTTAAAATCTATACTACCAGATATTGCGATGTACTATAGGACCTATGATACGAAATATATCAAATCAATAGAGCATAATGAATTAAACACATATGTTAAACCAAAATCAAGTCCTAAAGACGAAAAGATTAAGACGAGTCTTGATACCGACAAGGCGAGTCATGTAACAGATCCGGCTAAAACTATCGATAAGAATACTGATGAATTAGATAGAGAAGCTTGGAGGTTGAAGCGTCGCTTATATGAACCGGAGAAGCAAAGACGCAGAACATCACCAGAGAGAATTGGTATTGCTGGCAGCGACGTAGCAAAGAAGGCTAAAGCTACACGATATGTCAGAGACAGAAAGAAATTAAAAGAATTAGAACGCCAAGTAGCATTACAAAAAGAACTACGTAAAATGGAGGAGCCGGAAGAGTTACCGGAACCAGAAGACGTAGAAGAGTCAGATGATTTAGGATATGGCCCGGAATATCATTTGGATGATTTGGGATATGAGAGTAAATCATACATTAACAATCATAAACCAGGTCATAGATTACTCTCAGAATCCAGAGGTCGCAATCTACTGGCTGTATTCGACACAATATCGAAACAATTTGTTGTCGATTCAGTCATAAGCCATGCTGAAATATTGTTTGATGCTGGATGGGATTACGATCATACAGTACTATTTGAAGTCGTTGGTAAAGAGTTGGTTATTAAATCTGATTGTGCAGACGCCATTATTGCCGAAGCGGTTGAGCATTTCAAGAACAATATCGTTAAGAATGTGCTATGTGAATCCCATCTCTTGGATGAGAAAAAGCATTTCTCTATTACAACTAAACCCGGAATAGACTACGATAAAGACGAAGTCGAGAGAATACTGACTGTTTTACATTCTAAACCATGGGGCGATGAAACTAAATTCAATGCTAGCCGCTGGGCGTATAGACTCATAAAAATTGATGATTATTGGAATGAGAAGACTTATAGATTCGAGATATATCCGAAAGTTGGCGAGCCCTCTAAGGCTGAGCCGATATATTCTATCGACATCGATAAAGAACAATATAAATATAAAGAGCCATCAGCAAAAACAGAAATAATGGGCAGGGAAGGATTTGTCTATAGAGGGATGAGTTGGGATGAATGGATAAAGACAGTCAAATCTAAGCAGTTATATTCTTCTGGAACTCACAACATTGGCCAAGACGATTTGACATTCTATGGAGATGTAGAAACAGCTGAATATTATGCAAATGGTTTTGCACCATATTCGTTCAAACCAACAATAACTAAACCAGGGATAGTTATAGAAATTCCAAGATCTGCGGTAAAGGATTACACAGAAGATAACAGAATTCCTAAGGGTGAATTCGCGCATGCTGGGCGGTTGCCAGCTACGATAATTTCGCGTAAATGGAAGCTACTACCAGTTCTCATTAAGCCAGGATATCTAGATATTATTGTAGACAATCGTGGTAAAATATCTGAGGGTAGTAGATTTTCTCCATCAGTCAGCCACGCAGCAATCGAATTTTAGGATTATTTTCAGCCCAAAGATATAAATGACTTCATTTGGAGAACACATATGCCACTAACGAAAATACCGCTCCATTCTTCATTAGTTGATAAGCAATGGATTCAGGTAAGCGGTCCTGACGATATAATTAGTGGGTTTGCTTATGACGCTGAAACTCGATCGTTGTGGGGTCGAGATAGTCAAATCAGCCAAATAGGAATACATGGAACAAGCCATATCTCGTCTGACCCAATACCAACTGCTACATGTGACACAATGGGTTTGATGGCTGCGGACGACAAATGCAAATTGGATGCATTGACTCAGATGCGGCTTGGCATCGTTGGATTCCAAGGCGGTGGTTTCCCCGATGATGGTGGTTGGCTACAGGGAGACGTAATCTTAGCCGCAGGAAGTGAATTTATATCGATCGAGCGGTTTGGCAATGTTATTCGATGGACCGTCGATTCTCCAATTCCGTTGAGTTGCAATGTCGAAACATGTGCATCTATTTATTGGGTGCAAGATTCTACAGAAACAAGTACTATACGTCCGCCGTCATGTGCTGGTAAATTACCTGGACTTAGCACGTATGGTGAGATGAAGGTTTATCTCATGCCGGAGAGTTTGATAGTCAACACATCAAACCCGGATGCGTCGCTCAATACGAAGACTACATATCCATCGCTGATTTTTAAACGATATGATGATTCCGTTGCTCCTGGTGTCGGTGAATATGAATTGGTTTTGAAACGTTCAGCGACGAATAGCACATCGACTAATGTTGGCTGGGCGTTTACTCCCGGTGCCGGTGCAACGCCTGAATGCGTGTGGTTCATGGGAAGTGATGCCAACGGTGACCAAATTCGTTTCGATTTGGACATGGTATCAACACCAGGTATTCTTGGTGGTTTGTTATATAATGGTAACCTACTTACAAAGCGTGCAGCAGTCATTACAGACTACACTACGCAGGTATTGGCAACAAACCAGTATGTCTGTAAATGGTGGGACGTCCATGGTGCAACTGTCGCCGATAATACTTCATTTATAGCGACAAACGTCTGGCAATACGATTATCCAGAAGGTGGAGTCAACAGCAAAGCACTAGTATTAGATAAGACGATTGGAATTCTTCCAATCGGTACTGTCATCGATATGTGGTTCTTCGAAGTTGGCTCTGTTAACGATGTACCAATTCGTCAATACGTTTTTAATCGTAAACCAAGCCTTGATGCCGGTAGTGTTTGGTCTGAGGTTGGATGTGTTGAATTTGGTACGCAGCTGACAGCCAGAACGGAACCATCGACACCAACTGCTACCTTCGATTTTGAGCTTGTCACCGACGTTCGCAATTTCGAGCACAAAGTATGGGGTATGACGGGTATTGATCCGCCATATTTATTGACGGAAGTGACAGAATCAGCGTCTGGTGGCACGTCCGGTTCTGAAATTATGATATTCGATGTAAATGATCAATATATTGCATCGATTGATACATCACTTCCTGGGCTGCGTGTAGAACGGCAATCGTCTACAGAAACTTATCGGCAACGTCCAGTTTGCTTATGGAATAGACATATTGGTTCTTCGTGCTTAGCTAATATAGCCATTGGGCGGCCGTCAGAAACTGGCGTCTATCCTCCATATGACATCTTGTTGAATGCACCAATCGACGGAAATGAAGAATATTTCTTGAATGTCGTTGAAACCGGAGCGCTTACCGGTGGCACAGGATATTACGTACTACTTCGTGGTGCTAGTTTCCAGGAATTGCCGCAGTTTGGAACATTGCGGCTGTTGACCGGCTTAAATGCTGGGCATACATGGAGTTACACATATAAAGCGATGTGTTCCTTGCATGCCGAAGACGTTGTGGCATTAATCGGTTCAAGCCCATTTGTTGGTCTTATTTCCGAGATTGCACAGATTCTGCATCAAGAATATAGTGGACCGTGTGTCAGACTTAACTTCAATTTGACGTCTGCGGGCAAGGTTGAACTATATTTCAAGGTTGGGACTCTCGACGTCGGTATTGATTACGAAGACGATACAATCGACGTAGCAGATGACTTTGTACGTGGCCTAACGCCAGGATATGCTGTCAGCGGCACTTATATTCAAGACGCCACATATAATGGTAGTGGAGATATTCCGGCAGTGAATCAGCCGGGATTTGTCGTGTATGATGGTGGATTTGGTATATCGTCGGAAACAACAGGTAGCGTCGAATATTGGAACGAGCTAGAGATCATGCAGCGTGGTAATCAGGTATGGATATGGTGGAATGGATTGCTTATACCACCAAGTACTGATGCAAGTGGAATATTGCCAACGCCAGTAGCAATTTCGACACCTTATTTTCCAATCGTAAGAGAAAGTCCCATGGGAAAATTTGGGATGCGAATGTTTCCAGGCTGTAAGTTAAGACGTATTGTATTGCGAGGATATGATCGTGCTTTTAGTGAGTACACTCACGGCCAGCTTGAATTGGCATAGATATAATGGATCGACCATACATTAGTGCAGTCTTCTATTGTTATAATGGTAAGAAGCCGCGTTGGATATGCCGTGTAGAAGGTGGTTGGAACGGCCAAAGATGCATACACGCCAAAGGTTTTGGATGTTGTAAATATGTCGCATTAGCTAGGGCAACTCGGCAATTCAAACAACGCGCCAACCTTATATAGCATGGCCGACATTATCAATGGTTTGTTTGAGATTTTTGGTGGATACTTCATATGGTTGCACATCAAAACTCTTTATCGCGATAAAGAAGTAAAAGGTGTTTCTTGGGCTGCTGTATTATTCTTTGTTACTTGGGGATATTGGAATTTATATTATTATCCGCACCTTGAACAATTTGTTTCTCTTGTCGGTGGGGCGGTTTTGGCAGTAGCGAACACTATATGGCTGATAATGATTATATATTACAAATATCACAAGAAGCCCGTGTGACGTTTCTTTTTAGATTGTTTTGCGTTATGGCTTCCGATGTGCCGAAGTAGCGAATGCGTAAAGAAGATACAAGAGAAAAGGTCGGAGAGCTATTTTTTGTTTTTACATCTCTGTTGATTAGCTTGTATGATCGATTCAGCTTCAATCATTTCTCTCTCGATTTTGTCGAAGCGAATTTTTGCCTCTTTGAATATTTCGTGTAAATTTTTACGGCCGATTGGAATTATTTTGGGAATTGCAACTCCACCAACGGTATAATTTACACATTCTTTGGCTAGTTGTTCAGCATCTTCTTGATTTTCAGCTATACCACCGAAGAAGACACCGTCTATATATATCCCTATTTCTTTATCGTCGATTGCTTTTCCATAAATTACTACAAGCATTTTTTACGGCTCATGTGTTGTAAGTTCGAATGCTATCGGCCTGATGATCCAAAACCAGCTTCTCCTCTTTGATTATAGTCAGGGCTGAATTCATCAACTTCGACAAATACGGCACTGTATGCTTTATGTAAAACGAATTGTGCTATCCTATCATGTTTTTCGATATGATACGGAGTGTCGCTGACATTCATGAGCCGAACCATCATTTCTCCAGTATATGTGCTGTCTATAACAGCATGAAAAGGCGCGACGCCATTAATCCATACACTCGATCGCCCCTCAATGAGAAGTTGCCATCCTTTCGGGCAAACTACGATAACACCGGTCCTGATGTTTTCAGTAGAATGTGGTTTGATCGTGACTTCTTCGATTGAGAACAGATCGTATCCGGCATCGGTCTCACGCTTGCGATATGGAACTCGTGCATCTCGATGAACACGCTTAAATTCTAATCGTACGTAGTCTGACGGATATACATGTATTTCGCTCTCAGATGCCGGAAACACCAGTGTTGGATTTAAACTGCCTTCTGGGCTCATTGTATTTCAGTTCCTATGGATGGCATGAATGATAATTTTGATGTGTCTCAATTACGATGGTGGAGATGCATTGCGGTTGACCCAAATGATAAAATACAGATTTTTATAACTGAGATTGGTTCAGATAATGTCTACGTAGAATTTAATAAGATAAGGCGTGCATTGCGTAGCAAGGGCCTACGCTTCGTAGAGGCAAAACCAATCTCAAATGAGGAAATGCTTGCTGCAAAGAAAATACAGCAATTCAAAAGATATAAGAAAGAGCGATTACAGGGCCTTACTGGGCGACATTATTCGCCGATTTCTCATTTGCCATTCGTATTATTTTTTGCGATACTGTTTTTGCTAATTCTATGGCTGGTGTGTCACCATTGAGATACACAATATGCTCTAATGGTACATATCGCGACAGCATCATTAAAGATTCTGGGCTTAATTGCAGAAGGTTATCATACAATTCGCCAACATGGCGTAATAAGTTTTCATTATTATCAAATCTGTCTGACTTAGTGCGATCAGACTTCTTCATGCGCTCTTGGATTGTTTCCCATCTGTTCGAGATGATGAAGACTCTATCTGGTATCGGCGATTGCACTAAACTCAGCAATTTGTTGATCGATGTTAATTTTAGACCCTCTGCTACACCATAAACAATGCAACTGATGTAATTAGATCTATCTGCTAAAACAACACCACCTTCATCAAGATATGGAATCAATTTGGTGCTGATAAAATTGCTGTGATCGACCATCATCAACATCTGCGCCGACATACTATCGATGACTATCGGATCAGCGCCAGGCTCGTCAAATTCTTCTGGGGTTTTTACGAGCTTACGCAGATGTTTTCCAAGAGGAGTAGATCCGGGATGATGAGTGAGAATACAATTGAGATCGGTATTTCGAAGTTCCTCCATAACCATGTGTGCCAATGTACTCTTACCGGAGAAATCCGATCCCTCGAACACAACATATAAACCTGGATGCATGGTTGCCTCTGTTAATGTGTAGTATTTAACATTCATCAAATACGTCATTATAGCACGAAGGATACATTGGGTTAATATGGATCCGAAACCTTTTATCAAATGGGCTGGTGGTAAGACATATCTGCTTTCGGAATTACATATAATTTTAAATTTCTTAAGCGGTGATATGGAGCTTGGGTATTGTGAGCCAATGATTGGTGGTGGAGCTTTATATTGGACGGTTCATAATAGGTTCAAGCATCGAGTTATAGCCGACACTAACGCAGAGTTGATAAATCTTTATATTGTAATTAGAGATCGGCCAGAAGATCTTATCAGAGAATTGAAAAAACCGGATTATAAATATGTCCATAAATCAGATGGCCAATCTTTGGAGACATATCGAGCAATACGAGCATCTAGTCCAACCGATCCCATCATGCGTGCTTCTAGAATCATGTTTTTATTGCGTACGTGTTTCAATGGTTTGATGCGTATCAATAAACAGGGCCGATTCAATGTTCCGCCAGGAAGCTACAAAAATCCAGAAATTTGCAATGAAGAATTGATACGATGTGATTCTGCGGCGTTGCAGGGAACTTTAATCTGTAAAAACGATGCGATAACTACTATACAGTCACTATGTGAGAAATGTGTGGTTTTCCTAGACCCTCCATACTATGATGACAAGAAGAAATTCACTGGTTATAGTGGTGAATTCACAGCAGAAGACCAGACAGCACTAATTGGGTGTATTTTGAAGAGTGGTCAGCAATTCATTTATACTAACAAGGCACACCCATTTATTGTCGAACAATTCAGTGGAACTGATGCGAAGACAAAAATCGTAGACTTACAACATAGTGTGCAACCCAGATATACTACAGGTCTTGTTGAACAAGAGTTGATTGCGTGGAGATATGAGTGAAAAATCGTTTTTGATAACGACTAGATTTCGGCAATCTTAATTTTTGGGCGCGGGTTTTTAGCTACACATATCACGCGTCCGTCTCGCCATTCTGTTTCAAGAAAAATAGCTTCGCCTTTCGCTATTTTGAGCTTATCGATTAGTACTTTCGATTTAACAGCACAACTATACAAGGCTTTTAGATATAATGTGAGCTGTTTTGTGGGATTCTTACCAGCGAGTTTTTGAATTTTACCAACTAATAACCATAAATCTTTGTGTAGCTGATTGGTTTTGCAAATAGCGTCACCGCTAGTGACATAATACATTTCCGGATCAAGTTTTGGTACTCCGGTTAGTCCAAACTCACCGGGATCTATGTGGTTGAGATGATCATATATCTTTATTTCAAAGACAGTGCAGGATTTATCATATGCTCCACCTATAGGCACTGGCTCAATATACATGACATACTCCTGGATGTTGATAATATATTATTTACTATCTAGAATATATAACGATATTTAATTTTTATATCTATTTGTCCGCGTTGCCACTCTTATATGTCGGATTTCGACCACCTCCACTACCACTCGTAGCTTTGCGCTTGGTCGGCGGCTCAACATTTCCGAACATAGCTTCAATATTTCCACCAGTAGCATCGGCCAACTTCAATGCAGCACCTAAACTTGGGACTCGACCACCTTTTTTACTCGTTGCATGTTTGTATCTGCTGACGGTAGATGGATGGACGCCAATTTCGTCTGCAACTTCTTCTTGTGTTTTCCCAGCTCTTTCAAGAGCTGATACGACTTCCGGAACATTCTTGTATTTCGACTGCGATGTTTGTTCAATCTCTTTGTGGCCAAATCGTCTCGGTGGTCTTCCAGATACATTCGCAGTATCTGCTTCTGTTATGGTGCCCTCGATTTTGTTCCAACATCCTAGAAGTTTACTTGTGTGGATTTCGAAAGTTTTTGGTAACTTGCTAAAGTCGGTTTCTTGAACTGTGATTTCGTCTGTTGGGACTAACATCGCCTTTTCTGGTGTGATGTTATATAGAACATATTCACCTTGTGGGATCCCAATGCTTTGTGACACCAATCTGTTGACATTTAGAATAATTCCCTCGGTGAGATATTGCGAGAATTGGATCTGATTGTCAAATCTTCGTGGCGATGTGGTAATGCGCATCATCTCTTCTAATGCAAGCTGGGTATTATCATCATCGAATTTGGTGTTCGATATCAATGGCTCTAGTGCTTTGTTGAGTTTCTTATCTAGAGTCGACGATAACATAGTTTTACCCTCTCTCATGTGGCCCCAGGATAATTCCTTGGGTAAGGTTGATGTTTTATTGACACTATGTATCGCTGGTAGACCAGGCTCGTTTACGTCGATTAGTTTGTCGAGATCGCGTTCTGGTGTGCGATATTCTGGTTCCCACGTAGTCTCTTTTTTACTCTTGCATTTTTTACCATCGGGTTTTCTTACGAGACTCAACATATGGTATTTTCTCCACATATAATTTTGACTATTGATCAAACTTATAATGATAACCTAACAAATATAAGTGTGTTTGTCTGTGATTCTTGCGTACCTTGCGGAGATTATGATGAACGGAACTATTGATATGGTAATAACCATTCCCGAAGTTCTCAAAAAATCAGAGGCTACATCGCGAGAAGTTCAGATTCTTATCGACGGAATGCCACATAAGACGATCAATGATCGCGATATTGAATCTGTAGAAATTTCAGAATTACAGGTAGTAGACAATACGACAATCACAATAGAATTGCGTGAAGTATGTGGTACTACTATGTCGGCACCACTTGTTCATGAATTTATGGTTGTAGATGGATATCCAAGTCCACAATCGGATATATTCGATATTGTAATTTTGAGTAGGTAGTAAAATGAAATTAAGATTGTTGACAGAAGATAAAGAGTTTTTTGGATATGATGCTATATCCAAACCAATGTGGGATGAAAAATTCAAGGAGGCCAAGAAAGAGTTTGGTGTTAGTTTTAGTCTTGAAAATGACGACACCATAGTTGAGCGAGTCATAACTATACCGCAAAAACAATGGGAATCATCGAAGTGTACATTCCATTGTCAAATGAGAAAAGGTGGTGGCGATTGGGAACGGCCATCGATTTATTTCCGATGCCAGTTATGGGATGGATATGCTTTTGAACTTAGTCAATATCACAACCCATATTTCTGTTTTATCCCAAATAAAGAACAAGGTAATCTCCACCTTTTAGGTAGTAAAGGTAATCAGACTTCTCCAAATAACGATAGTGGATTGGATGATATAGAGCCAGATGAGCGAAAATGCTGGGCATCGCTTAATGACTATTTAAAGGAATTAGTAGACAAAGAAATTAAAGAAGTTAAAAAGGGAAACTCGTAATGCAATTAAGATTACTGGTTGAAGGGTTAGATAAATTTACTGCCGCTGTCGGTATTGTTAAATGTCGAGATAAATGGCTATTGGGATTATCTAAGTCGGACGACGATCGCTCGGGCCGTTGGTGTTTTCCTGGGGGTGGGATTAAATCCGGAGAAACACCAGAGAAAGCAGCTGTCAGGGAGACACAAGAAGAAACTGGTTGTAAATGCCGTTCTATTTCAGGTCCAATTAAGGATAAACGTAAAGGATTTGTGGCGTTTGTACCGTGTAAAACAGACTCTACAGACTGTAGTAGGCTGAAACCTAATCATGAATTTGCATCACTTGGATTCTTTACTACCAAAGAGATGAAATCGCTAAAGCTATATAATAATGTGTTAGACCTAATAGAAAAAGCGAAGCACAAACACTAGCTTCATATTATCCTTGATGTGATTGCTGTTTGTCGCAGTAATTCCTTATTTACACCCATAGCTTCGGCCAGTGCATATTCATTTTGTAATGTACAGTTGAACTGTACGGGGTCATCAGTGCCGACAGTTATCAGACATCCAGCCTCTTGCATTTGTTTGATCGGGTGTTTTGTCAGTTCAATCGCATGCGTATAAATATTACTATGTATTGCCATGTCGAATACAATTCCACGACGTATGGTTTCTATCTGTTGCTCTTTTGTGGCATAGATTCCATGGGCAATCCTGGTAATGTCTATATGTGTCATAGCCAGGCCGAGATTATTGCTAGTTCCTGGCCTTTCTGCTACATGGACACGTATGGTTTTGTCTTCTGCTTTCCATTTGCTAAGTGGCTCTGTATATTCATGCCATTTAGCAAGTGATTCATCACCAACAAAATCTACACCAGATACGAAAATCCCTAGATGCTCGATAAGGCCAAGCATCTTAAGTTGCAATTCTATAGGCCAATCATAACTAATAGATAATAAAAAATTGACATTAATATCTAACTCTTTTGTGATTACATCTAATATACTAAACACTCGATAGCCAGTGGTAACTAGATCGTCTGATCCGGTGAATTTGTTCAATGATACTGTAAGAGTGCACCAATCTATTCCTTCGGTTTTTATATCAGATAATACTTGTCTTGCTACTTTATATAATGCCCAATCATTCCATTCTATTTTATTTAAGATATTGAATCTTGAACAGAAATAATTGAAGTCGGCGTCGTCACGCATAAGACATACTTGTTGGCGCACGGCTTCTAGAGATGATACGACGGACAATTTCGTGCCAAAACAGTACAGAGGGTATGGAGGTCCGCTAATTATTTCCCATATAGTTTCTGGGGTTATGGAACCTGCTAAATGTCGATGGCTTTCTACGAGCATCTTAATATCTCTTTGGTTTGTTGTATATAAGATACTGCAAGCAATTCCACCACGCGCGACCGGCAGCCAAAGATATTTAGGTAATTATTAATCAGTGGAGTGACATATGAATATTATACAGCGACTAGATTCGGCGTTCAATGTCGGAATTATTAGTGAGGCAGAAAATCCACCGGAAATAGTAGTCGATATGAACGATCCTGCGGCCAGGAAGATGGCCTTACATAATTGTAAAGGTCCAAATGTCGGCTGGGATGATTATGTCGCTGGCCGTGATTATATACCGCCAAGAGTATTCACAGCAGGTTCTAAACAACCTATCGGCCCTAAGGATACCGGTAAGCGCGGTCTATCGGAAAGAGACTCACACAATATAAAATTCGATGAAAATCCATACAGCCATAAATATGGTGGAATTAGGCCATGGTCTGTTAGTGAAGTGATCGAGACACTAATAGGTAAACTATATGACGAATACGACAATTCTGTCCTACGAAGAATCGCCAAAAAGGGTTCGGTTTCTGGGGCAGCAGCGGCAACACATGGTGGCACATATGATGAGAACGATATAAGAGATGCAATGATGCGTGGTGCCGAAGCGGCTATACAGGTATTGCCCGGTGATAGAGCCGAAGAAGGTGTAAGGTTTGACTCTTATATTGGTATAGCTATAGAACAAGCTATGCGTTCGGGTGTTCCGCCCGGATATCATGATGAATATCGCAAAGCTAGGGGAATACGAAGAAATTTGACATCTATCGCAAAATCGGCTATTCGCAATATCAGGAATGGAGAACGAATAGAGGGTGATATTATGGAAGTTCGCAAAATTTTTGCGAACTTCAATCGTTGCCCAGATTGCGAGGGCACCGGAGAGATTCAAAGTAAGAATATGCTAGATAAAGAAGGCCGCAGGGCATTAGTGCGCTGTGTCAGGTGCGGTGGTAGAGGTGAATTAGAATCTGGCCCGAAACATCCATATGGTATTCTCGCTGATGAATTGTTGGAGGTAAGAAGCAAACTTCTTCGTGCTATAACATCTGGAAGCGCTAAGGAGATTCAACGAGAACTTGAAAGCATGGATGAGGTGTTTGACAAGATAGAACAAAATGAAAGTAAGTATAAATCCCTCGGCAGCACTCGTAGCGGTGCCGTTGGTACAAAACCGAGGGAGCATGGTTCATTAGTGGCATATAATAAAGCCGCCAAATTACTAGACAAGCAACGTGAATTGGCCCGTCATGCTGATAAGTTGTTATCTAATGGGCAGTCATCTGATCAACTTGTCGATGCTGCGAAAAAATTGTGGCACGATTTCAAGTATCCCATAAGTAAGAGCAAGTATGGCAAAACTGGTACTGTGCGGAAAACAGCGTATGTTTCTAGATATGAACCACATCAGAAAGATTTACATAAATCTCCGGGATCTATTGGACTTGCAGCAATAACGGCAAGATTAGAAGAAGCATTAAGATCGAATGATAGAGAGCAACTAGAGGAATTCATCAGTATGAGCGAACATCAGCAAGAAATGATCAGAACGCGAGAACAGGTTAACTTACAAGCTATTCATGCTGCTTCTATGGATGTCGGCGGCGATGATGACGAGCAGACTGAGCGTACAGATTTCGCTAGTACTGGCACTAATGTAGACTATTTGCATAGTGAGGAGACTCGTGAAAAGTTGGCGATGACGATTGCTAAAGTTTCGCCATATCAGGATGATTCTGTTAAACGAAAAGAACAAGCAGAAGAAGCCGCTGAGATTTTTACGGCTATTCGAGAAGCTGTCGATAGTTATCTAGAGGCACGCTCTGAAAATCTCGACACCACAAAGGCAATCAGTGATCTTAAAAACATTGCCCAAGATGTAGGAGATTTGGGCGAATGGAAAGAAGAAATTTCTGAATTACTTAAATCGATCTTCGGGACGATAGAGATACATGGCGGATTTAGTGAGATTCGGACCGAAATCAACGATCTGTTGAAGGTAGCAAAGCAGGATATTAAACTCAAGCCATCACCAGAGACAGTATCAGTTCAGCAATATCGGATGTTGCTCAGAATATATGGCATTGATAACTATCCTGAGCGCGATACACCACAAGATCCGGAAATCACCGCGAGCGGTGGAAAATCTCAATGGGCCGAAGCAGGTTATCCAGCCGTTGGTGGTGTCGAAATTGGTAGAAAGACTCCGATACATGTGTGGACCGACATTTTCGATAAAGTGGATGAGAAGGGTGAGCATATCTGCTCTGTTTCTAACGCCCACATATCAAAACTGCGGACTGCAGCAATGTTGAAGTTCACGTCGGCAGCAAACGCCGTCAAACAAGAAATCGGCGAAAGCTGCGGATTCGATTCAATCGAATACAAAATGATAAGTGAATTTCACTTATGCTTATGTAAGATGGTAGTCGAAGAAGTGGTGCCCGGTGCAAATAAACTGATTTATGGCTAGTCCTGTGGTCCCTTGATTCCTATAAAGGAATCACACATTGCCAACTTTCAGAGTATTTAGTGCGCCATCTTTCTTATCTTGTCTACGCCCGGCCGCGACGATCTCTGCAAAGGTTTCTTTGCTACAGTAGTTTGCATAAATCAAACCTGCTGGTTCCGTCTGCCAAAAATCAATTGCATTTGGGTCGATACCAATCTCCTGGTTAATTCTGGCACCAGCACCGATTTCTAGCGTCTTCTGCGGCGTTATGGGTGGTGTAACCGAACAAGAACGTATTAATCTACTTTTATATAAGCCTTTTGTAGATGCAGTCGGAGATGCGTTGCAACAATTTAATGATATGTTCGTCATTCCTTTTGACGTATCTGATGCACAATCGCACATATCTCCGGCATCATTAGACACACCATACATGTTAGGACTTAATTGTTGGTCTACGCCATATATGCTAGGACTTGATTGTTGGAAGTAATTCGTTTTCGGGCATAATAGTAGACTTGATGCTTCTCTATGACGTGGTTCTTTGCTAAGATAAAAAGCAAAACCAATAGCCCAGACACGGTCATTTCCTATGACTTGTGCAGCTATGCCACGTGTAATGTCTTCTGTAATGATATATTGTCTTACTTCGCCGTTTTCATTACGAAAACCATCAATCCATAGTAGTTGGTTTGTTGTCGTTGCGATATAATTCTGAGCAGGCCACTTATATCCACATTCTTCACAAAATCTGTCCTGTCGAAAAGTTGTGTTGTGGACAGGACATTTTTCGCGATATTGTTCTAGATTCAATTCAGTTACTTTTTTGCCAGTTATCGGATTGACGCCTTGTACGCTAACAACGATAGCTATGTCATGGGTATGCCCGACATTCATAGTGAAGTCAAACCAGAGCCCCCTGCCGGTCTGTACTGGTATAAAATAACTGGACGCTTTACTAGAGCCATGCATCCAATTTTCTGGGCATGCTGGGTATTCGTCGACGACACATGCAGGAACTACACAATGTGGCGGCAACGCATGTAGCGAATCACCTTTTAAGGCTTCGGGTGTATTGACTTGGGCTTTTAGGCCGTTAACTTCCATCATACCATTAGCGTACGTGTGCGGTGAAATCATTATTGTCTCCAAGAAGAACGCATGATGTGCTATAAGCACATCATGCGGGTTTGTGATTAGTATCCTGACGTTTGGGAACATACCAGATCAAACAACACGGTTCTTACCTAGATTGAAAGGATTGTTTCCCTTCTGCGTTTTCTCTGCCTTTTTGCCGAGTCGAATACGTAGGCTGGGTAAGTTTTCGAGAGCTTCACGTTCTTTGTACAGTTTGGCTGCTTCGATGCAACGTCTATCGACCATGCCGTCTTTTGCTAGATCGTAGACATCGAGTTCGTGCATCTTACTCATGTCGATTTCTGATGTCTCGGTGACTGCGAGATATAGAGTTCTCTTCGATTTCCAATCGATTTTATTCCAATCGCACCCAATAGCAGAAACGCCATTTCGCAAAGCGGTGCCTGGGAATAAAGGATGCTCATTCGTTATTTGATCTGGTCGTTCGCCAACAGCATATGTCAACCTAATGACACCATCGGTTCCGATATATGTGAATATCTCACCATGATCATCAAGCTCATCTAGAAGCTTTAACGAGATTGTTTTATCTATTGTTCCGTCATCGTTAAATACGATGAATTTTTTGCCTTCTGAATAGAACTTTAATCGCTCGGCAATAGGTGTTTTCAATTGTTTTGGGTTATAGACATCGAGCAATTGAGCTGGTGTCATGGCTTTTGCTAGCTTTTCAGGATCATTATCTTCAATAATGACTTTTTGCGTTGTTGAAGCTGGCTGTTCGCCTCGAAACAGAGTTGCAATTCGTCTTGCTAGGATACGCGGGGCACCGCATGCTTCAAGATCTTCCCAACTTGCGGCAGACAGAGTGTCCTCAGATGAGCCACCCATGTTTGTGAGATTGGCGAAGAAGGCTTCGACATCCACGGGTTTGGTGCTGTTAGAATTGTGTGCTTCTAGAATGGCACGTGCACCGGCAAGCTTGCTATTCAGTGTCATAAGACACCTCCTTACTACTACGACTACTACGACTACTACTGTATGGATTTCATTGCTACAAGCAATATCGCATCCACGACGATAAATTATCTACTACGTCAAATACCTACCAAACATCTTTCGCAATCTCTTCCACGTTTGAATCCATTCCCATCTCTTTTGCTTCTACTTCCCGTGCTAGCCCTTCGGGTAGATAAGCTTTCAATTCACCAATTATTTCTTCCATATCATCAAGACTGGCCTCGATAATGGTGTCATCTCCGTCCTCTAATGCTTCACGAACATCATCAATATGATGTGATAGAAGGATTAGATGATTTTGTAATTCATCTAGTGGGATCATATATCGCCTCATATGTCTAACTAAAATTTGTTGAAATGGCGTGATAGTGGGAAATCAGTTGTAACATCAATAGCTGGTGTGCCGATTTTCAAAACATAATTATAACTCTGCGGAACACCATATATTACTCCGCTTTGAGCCAAGATACCTCCAAGCCAGCTCGATGATGCAGAACCAACACTGCCAAAAGTTGTGGCCACGTCTGTTGTTGGATCTATTTTTAGAATTGTAGTAGAATTTTGTGGTATCCCATATATCATACCGTCCGGGGCCAAGACGCCACCACTCCATTTTAGAGAACCAGATAGGCTTCCAAATGTTGTAAATGTGTCTGAAAACGGATTGACTTTTAGAACGGTTGTACTTGAGCACGGTATGCAATAAATACATCCATTTGGAGCCAGAACAGCACCGATCCATTTGCTAGTACCTGATAGGCTACCGAATAGTAATGTGTAAGTATCTGCTGATGGATCGATTTTTAGAGCATAAGTATTATTAAAAGGTGCACAATAGATGCATCCGTTCGGGGCCAATACTCCACCTTGCCATTTTAAGGTATCGGCCCCTACAGCACCGAATGTTGTAACCGTGTCTGTTGTTGGGTCTATTTTAAGTATCGACGTACTACTATGTGGAACTCCATAAATCATGCCATTCATACCAACAACACCACCAACCCATTTTGTATCACCGACTAAACTGCCGAACGTTGTCGTAGTGTCCGATGTTGGATCTATTTTCAATATTGTAGTGGCAGTATATGGTATGCAATAGATGCATCCGTTAGGAGCCAATACGCCACCAATCCATTTGGTGGCATCTGCTGCGAGACTTCCAAAAGTAATCGCCGTATCTAATGTCGGATCGATTTTTAATATTGTAGTAGCAGTATATGGCACGCAATAAATCGACCCACTCGGAGCTAGGACGCCACCAGACCATTTATTTGCGTCTAATGTGAGGCTACCGTTAGTAAAAGTAGATGAGATGTAGTGCTGGGAAGCAACTAAATTGGTCCCTATACGTGAAGTTAGAGCTTGTCTTGTTTGTGGCCAGCTGCTATATGCTGGTGGTAGATACGATGAACTAGTCTCTGCTCCCACCGTAACGCAAGTCTGTGTGTCGAAAGTATATTCCGTTGCAATTAGAGCTGCTGGTTTGATGTAGTCGGCGAATCTGACTTCGTCTACCATACCACTCCACCAAGTCGTTATCGTGCCACCGCCAGTAGAACCGATTCGCATATCATAACTTGGTATCGATCTTGGTGTTACCATGCCAACGCCACTATCTAGAGCACCAGCAACTGGTGAACCGTTTACATATAATGTTGGTACGCCAGTCGGAGACGCCCATGATACTTCAACCTTCGCCCATACGCCGTTTGTGAAGAGGCTAGTAGATGTGCTCCTATAAACCGATTGTGCTGAACCGCTTTGATGTAATATTGTTAATTTATTCGAACCATCTAACAAGAAATCGAATGAGCCATTATAATTGCCATATCCCATATTAGACATGAAACGTCGTTCGGCTCCCAGCCCAGCTGGCTTAATCCAGGCAGACGCAGTATAATCTCCTATCGCACATCCAACAAGTAAACCAAAATCGAGATACATAGATGAGCCGTTGAATGTCTGGCCGTTCCCGATTTTTCCAGTCCCTTGCGTTGGATATGTTCCGCCTACAGTGTTGTAACCTTTTGCGACATCTTTATATGGATAATATGCCTCTTCAAGATGCGAGACCCATCGGTATGTGTTCCATACGCCGCTTGGATGTGCAAGTGAAAATTGTTGAGCGATTCCGTAACACAAATAGAAAGTTGTATCGACTGATGTGCTTGGTGAGACTAGACATGTTGCAATGTTGCCATTCGCAAGCCCTGATACAACACTGTAACTCATTATGTCGTGATGCATATAATTTCCATTTGCATCTACGAGAAATATGTCATAGCCATTTAGCTGAGCGTGTGCTCCCAAGTCAGCGTCATTTACAATTGGGATTACTATTCGTAAATTATCTGTACTGCCGATTTTAGTGTGATCGACCGTTATCAGTTTTTTATAGTAAATCGATGAAGTGTATGCTACGGCCGTCTGGCCATACGGATTTGTCGCCCATGGTGGAAAGTCTCCGTGATTTATTATCTCTGTGTTTGACAGTACTTGCATCCTGCCCGATTTTGACACTAATGGATTTTGATATGTCATATTGATCTCATTTACAGTAATATTGTGTACGTAATTTTTAACTGATCTGTCGGTAATACGTCAGTGACCGGGAATAATGCATCCGCCCATAGTACATTACCAGAAGAATAATCACCTTTGATTTGTGATGTTGGGCCACCAACGACGAATGCACCAACAACTGTGCCTGCGACGGTAATCGTGAATAACGTTTTAACTGTATTTGTTATCGTTTGTGCCGAAGCTGCGTTATTATTCCATGTTGGCCTTGTGCTAGTATTTATGCCATCCACATATCCTGTAAATTCAGACCATCCGTTACCTGGTTGATTAATGCTTTGATAAGAATCCGTAGAGGCCAGTGCCACAAAACCAGTATTGTCAATTAGACCAACCCACCAATATCCAATATTAGTGCCATTGTAGAAGTTGGCATTTAATATTCCAGTCTTACCTTCATTTGAAACACCATTTGGTGCATGGTGTATAGTAAGAAGCTTTCCTCTACGCCAGTGTTCAACATCGAATCTACCTGCCGGTTTTATGTAAGTCTCGTTATTCATTGTGCTATGATTAAGGTTTGTTGAAATGTCGTGACAGGCACCGATTGAGCGGTACGTCGTCTAGTGCAGTACCAATCTTTAGAACAGTCGTGCCTGTGTGTGGTACGCAATATATACATCCATTGGTGGCCAAAACTCCGCCATACCATTTACTAGAACCAGTTAAGTTGCTAAATGTAGTAGTAGCAGCCACGTCAATCGTTGGATCTATTTTTAGAAGTGCAGTACCACTAAAAGGAACCCCATAAATCAGACCATCTGCACCTAAGACTCCACCTACATTCATCGGTGCTGTACCGGATATGCTTCCAAATGTCGTGCCGGTATCAGTTGCTGGATCGATTTTCAAAATTGTTCCGATACCTGTCGGAATACAATAGATGCGTCCATTAGGAGCTAACACGCCACCCTGCCATTTTGTTGCTCCTGTAAAGCTTCCGAATGTTGTTGCTGTATCTGTACTAGGATCGATTTTTAGAACTGACGTACTAGCATATGGAACGCCATAAATACATCCATTAGGAGCTAGTACACCACCTAACCATTTGTTATTAGCTACTGCAAGGCTTCCGAATGTGGTAGCTGTATCTGTCGCAGGATCGATTCTTAAGATCGAGGTGCCAGTTTGTGGTATGCCGTAAATTATACCTGTCGATGACAAAACGCAACCAAACCACTTATCGGCATCAGACGACAGGGCTCCAAATGTTGTCACTGTATCTGTCGTAGGATCTATTTTTACTATTTCAGTGCTTGCACTCGGAACTCCGTAGATGTATCCATTTGGTGCCAAGACACAACCGCTCCATCTAAATGTAGTTGTGTCACCAAGACTACCAAATGTTGTACCAGTATCTGTTGTCGGATCGATTTTTAAAACTGTGCCACTGTAACATGGACAACTATAAATATAACCGTTAGGAGCTAAGACACCGCACGTCCATTTCGACGTACCAGAAAAACTACCAAATATTGTTGTGGTGAACTGCGAACAAGCACGATCTAAACTTGCCCTCGTGCATAATGCTAATTGTGTTTGCTCCCACGACAATTTGTTCGCAGACCATAAGGGAAAATCGCCGTGGGCTAATAAATCTCCACTGGGCAGAGATCCAATCGAATTTGTGTTTTTAATCAGTGGTTTTTGGTAAGCCATGCAATCTCCAAATGCAATCAATCTCTAATATCTATTGAAATATCTTGACAAACAGTAATCAAGTGGCGCATCGTCCGACATACCACCAAATTTTAAGACCGTAGCACTAGACCACGGTATGCCATAAATCATGCCATTTGGCGCTACTGTGCCGCCAGCCCATTTGGCAGAGCCAGATAAGCTTCCAAACGTTGTTGCTATGTCTGTTGTTGGATCGATTTTTAATATTGTAGTACTAGACCACGGTATGCCATAAATCATACCATTTGGAGCTAAGACGCCGCCGACCCATTTGGCTGTGCCGGACAGACTGCCAAATGTTGTTGCTGTGTCTGTTGTTGGATCGATTTTCAAGATAGTTGTTGCGTCTTGTGGTATTGCATAGATCATACCATTCGGCGCTAATATGCCGCCAGCCCATTTATAAGTCCCAGCACCAACGCTACCAAATGTTGTAGCCGTATCTGTTGTTGGATCGATTTTCAAGATTGCTGTACTATTTACAGCCATGCAATAAATCATACCATTTGGGGCAAGAACGGCAGATTGCCATTTAACAGTACCGGCTCCAACGGCCGCTGCTCCAAATGTTGTCACTGTATCTGTTGTTGGATCAATTTTTAAGACGGCAGTATAGCTCCATGGTGCACAATAGATGCATCCATTCGGTGCAACAACGCCGCCGCTAAAATCTGCAGAGCCAGTGCAACCACTTGAAAATGTGGTTGTAGTATCTGTTGCCGGATCAATTTTTAAAATCGTCGTAATCGTATTTGGTATGCAATATATGTATCCATTGGGAGCTAAGACGGCACCACCCCATTTATCTGCACCAGAACCAAAACTGCCAAAAGTTGTAATTGCATCTGTTGTGGTGTCGATTTTTAGAATTGATGTGCTTGTACGTGGTGGACCATAAATGCATCCATTTGGAGCCAAAACACTTCCCAAGCATTTCGTAGTAGTCCCGAGACTTCCAAATGTAATGGTATCTTGATTAAAACATGCTGCGTTTGCTTCGACTCTTGCACAAAAGGCTTGCCTTGTTTGCGTCCAAGATGAGCTATTTGTAGTCCATATTGGAAAATCTCCGTGGTTTATTATGTCACCGTTTGGCATTTGTTCTATTGCATTCGATTTAGATATGAGTGCTTTTGAAAATGTTGGTGGCGTTGTATTCGCGAAAGCATTAAGTGTCTGTGTTATACTTAAAGTATTAGATGCACTGGCATTATAATAGTCTTGCCAAGTCAAAACTTCAACAATTTGTCTTGTTACGTATATCGTAGCATATGTGTATGGAGGTAGAGCAGTGCCATCTAACAACAGGACATCTATCATTTGCCTTGTTGCTTTAATCGTTCCATACGTATATGGCGGCAAAAGATTGCTTGTCGTTAGAACTTCAACTATTTGTCGCGATACGCGTGCTGTACCAGCCATACTACATCACCTTTATCCCAATTTCTGCTGCTGCTAAGTTTGATATCGTCCATGGTAGTCCAGTATTTGGATCTGTTGTGCTTATATGTCGTACATCGAGATACGTAGCACTTGAAAAATTTGTGTCTGGTCCTGTCTCGGTGACGCCATTTGACACTATTGGCGATTCTACAATAGCACACACACCTGACGACAACATCATTTGCGTACTTACCTGCACTCCTAGGACCGTCGCTGTACCAAGTAGGCTTGGATATTTGTATAGATCTGTAGCTGCTTGTACGTTGGTCGATACATAATCAGTTGTGTTTGGTGGATTCTCGTCAACTAGTGCATAGTGTGGTCCTGCAACGCTCGGTGTCCATTGTTCTGTGGCTGTGTCGGAATTTGGAAACAATCCAAAAACTCTGCAAAGTCCTAGGAAATCATTTAGTGTTGAACCAGAACCATCGCAAACATAGACATCGTCGAAATAAACGTTTTTAATTCCGTCGAACATAATAGCAGTATTCCAATTATCGACACCAGCCTTCGTATTAGCTCCTGTCAATGTCAAAACAGTCACACCGTTTACACGTACTTCGACAGTTCCGGCAGTTGCATGACAATATGTTTTAACTTCAACATAATACCATGTGTTTAGTGCGAGCAAGAAATTAGTATAAGTAGCTAATACTGCATCGGTAGAAGATTTTATCGATATGGTCGAAGGTACTGTCGGAGACATATAAACGTATATTCCATTGGCCGCATTGTCGTAAAATCGTATCAATGCAGTAGAGCCAGTACTTGTGAAATAAAAAGCACATCCTGCTATTAATGTCGGATTGGTTGTTAACGATGGCGTTACGAAATAGACGTCCGAGAGTCCATTGCTTACTCCTACAGCATAACCACTAACGTGACCGGCGAAAATACCGAAATAGCTCGATCCTCCAATAGATCCATATCGTAATGCCATCGCAGCCGATGGATTTCCACCACTAACTGCATATCCATCAAATCCGTCGATCCAAAGTAGAGCCATTACATTACCCTTATTCCTATTTGTGCTGCTGCCAAGTTTGCTACTGTCCACGGCAGTCCAGTATATGGATCTGTTGTGCTTACATGTCGTACATCTACATATGTAGCACCGGTCACTGTTGTGTCTGGTCCTAAGTCTGTGACACCATGCGATATGATCGGTGCCTCTATGACCATAGACGTCCCTGTAGCTATTTCGACTGTTGTACTTACTTGTAATCCTATAATTGTGCCGGAACCGATTAAGCTAGGATATCTATATAAATCGATCTGTCCTTGTGTTGGGCTCTCTACGTAATCACTCGTATTTGGCGGGTTTTCATCGACCAGTTGATAATGTGCTCCGATTGTACTTGGTGTCCATTGCTCTACATCTGTGTCTGCGTTTGGGAAAATGCCCAGTACTCTGCACGTACCAAGAAAATCATTTTGTGCCGATCCAGAACCATCGCAGACATAAAAATCATCAACATATCCATACCACAAAGCGATATTGGCAGCAGTATGATATGAATCAGAACCCGCTTTAGTATTGATACCGGTTAATGTTATAACAGTTGTGCCATTGAGTTTAATTTCAACGGTGCCGCTCGTGGCATGGCAAAACACTTTCATTTCAACATAAAACCATGTATATGTTGCAAGTAAAAAATTAGTATAAGTAGCAAGTGTAGCCGCCCCAAGTTTTACCACGATTGTAGAATTTGGGGCTGTCGATGTAAATGTTACATTTATACCTAATGTCGCATTGTCATAAAAAGACAATATAGTATAACTTCCAACTGTAGTGAATAAAAAGGCACAACCCGATATCAGTGTTGGATTAGTTGTTAAAACTGGTGTAGAAATATATGGGCTATAGTTAGCCGTCGCTCCCCAACTATATCCAGTAATACGCCCTGGCATAATCGTTGAATGATCTAGACTTCCGGAATATGGGTAGCGTGCAGATATGGTTGTAGGATTACTACTTGCACCATATCCTTCGAACCCGTCAATCCAAAGTAAGGCCATATTTACATCACCTTTATGCCTATTTGTGCTGCTGATAATCCCGCTGCGGTCCATGGCAATCCTGTACTCGGATCTGTTATGCTTATACGTCGCATATCAGAGTACGTCGTACTTTTAACTATTGCATCTGTGCCTGCATCAGTAACGCCATATGATGTGATTGGTGCTTCTACAATTGCACCGGTTCCGGAAAATACTTTGGATTGTGTAGCAACTTGTAGTCCTATGATTGGACCAATAGCAGCAGGCAATGGTGGATATATGTATAAGTCTGTTTGGCCTTGTGTGCCACTATAAACATAATCGGTTGTATTTGGCGGATTCTCATCTACTAATGCATAATGATCTGTACCAGTACTCGTCGACCATTGTTCTGTTAATGTATCAGCATTAGGCAACAAACCTACTACCCTGCAAAATCCCTGAAAATCATTTACAGTCAAACCAGAACCATCGCAAATGTAGTAGTCGTCCAACCATGCATAGTGTAATTCTGTATAGATGACATTGTTGTAATCGTCATAACTGTTTTTAGTATTTATGCCTGTCAATGATACAATCGTCGAGCCATTTAAACGCACTTCAACAGTTCCGGCAGTAGCGTGACAAAATACTTTTACCTCGGCATAAAACCAGGTGAGTGTCGTCAATGTTAGGCTGGTGGTACTAATGGTTGTAGTACCTAATTTTATCACTATCGAAGTCTGATTGATTGTGACGCCTATACCATTTATGGTATTATCCATGAACTGTATTGTGATATAGCCATTATTTAGTTTAAAAGCAATACCGGCAATCAATGTTGGGTTAATTGTTAAAGATGGTGTTGAGAATCCTGGGCTATAAATATCATTAGCAGATATGCAATATCCCGTTATGCGTCCTGTAGTTATAGACGAATGATTAGTTTGACTAGTTCCATATCCACGATATCCCAATAAGGTAGTTGGATCGCCGCTCGGGCCATATCCTTCAAATCCGTCAACCCAAAGTAAAGACATAACTACCTCACGCGTTGATCGTGTATGTCGCTTTTAATATGCTACCAACAAACATGGCAAAAGGTAAATCAAATAATGCAGTTGCCCACATGATGCTATTGCTAGACGAATTATCACTCTTGAGTTGTGCATTTGCTGATCCGCCAACTACAAAGATGCCCCTGACGACACCTATGGCAGTTGAAGTAAACAATATCTTAGTAGCGTTTGCGATAGATGGACCAGATGCCGGGCTTGTTATCCAAAGTGGTCTTGTCGTAGCGTTCTCGCCATTATTTGTGTCGGTGTATGAGGCGAATTCAGACCAAGTATTGCCAGCCAATCCGATATTTGCATATGTGTCTGTTGCAGCTACTGCAGTATATCCAACATTGTCAATGAGACTCATATACCAGCTTGTAATAGCAGTATATTTATGAAAACTAATATTTAGAAATCTGTTTTTGCCCTCGTTCGTGGTATCGTTATGACATGGATGTAACCCAATCAGTTTTCCACGATACCAATGCTCGACAGCGAATTTTCCACGTATGTATAGAGAATCCATAACGTTTTGATGGCTAGTGGTGTTTTTCGATCTATTGTAAATTTGAATTATTACAAGTCGTATAGGCAGCTGCCTATACTTAGCATTATTGGCTCTGCCAAGTATCACCATTGAAGCGGAGGAAGACAGTACCATTGTACCATTCATCTCCGTAAATTGGTGAGCGGCCTAGAAGTATCGTTAGCCTAGGTAGTACATAATCTTCATAAAAAGCATTCGCAGTCGTATCCGTATCTTCTGGTAGTTTTGTATAATCAAGACAGAGTTGTACTGACTTTCTTACAAGACCACCAGTATAACCATATCTGCTTATGCCATCTACAGCTGTGATTCCAGACTGTGAATCGAGATCAATAGTATCTCCCAATCCTTGATCTAGTTCTGCGACAAATCGGTTTGTTTCAGATGGTGGTATCGGTGTCGATAAACTAGATGTCGAACCTACCATCGCTCTACATTGACCATCTGTTGGTGCGAATTTGGGAACTCGACTAACACCAAAAGAACTTATCCTTGTCGCTGTCTGTAAGAAGCTGGCATATTGATCTGCTAATAGAGAGTCGAAAGTATCAAAGAAATTATCAATTACTGTTGAAGTAGAACCCCACAAGCTACTAAGAACCACGTGTCCTTTTCCGAAACCTTGATAATATAAATCGTCGTCGGTACCGGAATGAAGTAGCAGGTCGTTGGTTTCCTCTATCGCAACAATATCGCCGGGAACCATACTACGAAGTAAATCAAGTCTCGCAAATTCGATGGCGTCTGGTGATGGACTTAGCCTTGTGGTGTTATGTGTTGCAAAATAGAATCTTAATTGATTATTGGTGGTTCCGATTGGCTGGATTCTGCTAATCCATACTGGGAAATAAGTTCCTGTTGTGTCGCCAGTTGGTTCATCACCGGCAGGTGCTACGATATTGAATTCGCGGAATATTCCGGATGGGATAGTGGTTATGAATGTCCCATTCGATGTTCTGCTAGCATCGACGTCGAATGGGTAATTGAAGGCACTTAGCCACGATGACGCATCACTCTCGGTATTTGGAATAGCATTGTTGCAGCTATCGACCAATAATCCTGTACCATGGCTTACGACTGAATCTGAGTAGCTATCGATTTCTGTTGGCGACGCACCGGTTCCAGCAATCTGGTATGTTATAGTAGTCGTAGGAGATGGCAGACACAGATCATAAAATGCTTGTACGATTGGATCGTCTTGTAGCAATGTCCGGAAAGTGATAAATCCTTTTATCGTCTCACTGGCTTCTTCGCTAATATTGACGTCATCTTCTGTACAGACTGCCAGCCTTGCCCTTTGATATGTTAAACTACTATCTAGGATATAATCTGCAGTGAATAACGATGTTTCTATTGTTGGAGAATCGCTGTTGACTGCTGAGAAAATCAAACGCATCGTACCAGTATATGTGCCGGTAGTACCAGGATTTGTGCCGCCTATAATACGCTTGATTTTGGCGAGTCTGAAATCCTGCCATTTATATGGTGTTGACATATGTAAATCCCAAATCCATCCATTCGGCAATGGAGCATTTGTAGTTGAGTTGATAACTCTTGCCTGGATTAGGAATGGGAAAATTGCTTCGTGACCAATGCTAATGCTCAACGAATCAAGAGTCTTCGCAAGGATAAGCTGCCGAAGGGTGATATCAGCCATTGGGCGATTCATCGCTTCATAATAGACAGGGTCAGTCGGCGTGATCCACCGCACATTTAGTGTCGAATCAGTAGTTAATGCCGCAAATAGATTCCCTGGCGCTACTGTGGGTACTAGGGACGGATTGATAGTTGGCATGCGTGCTCTCCACCATGTGAAATATATTATCTTTGATTATCTACGAAACAGATCTTCTAGATGTGAAATCTTGATCTAATGCCTATTTCTTTATCGATAATATCTAATGTGTTATCTGATATTCTATGTGCAGTTATAAAATCATTCCCAGTAGATGGTCGTAATGAATCGCTACCATATGATATAAATCGTGGATCGTGTGTTAATTGTACACCATGAGAGTGTAAAGTCTTACCGACAATAACATCCTCGGCTCCGCGTGTAGCTAGCATATTATCAGCTATGATTTCAACGCATTTTCGTGATATCAAATAACCAGCTCCACCAGAACAAAACGATCCATAGTCACATCCGACATACTCTCCTTTTGGTTGATATTCTGAAAGTCGTAGTGCAGAGACGTAAGTGTCATCATCACACTTTAATAAATAATCCCAATCGTCACGGCCCAACGCCCATTTACATAACCATCTTGTTCGTTGTGGTAATTCTTCGTATGTATCTGGACATGGTAATAATAATGCACGACCATAGAGCTCTGGTGCTAGTAGGTCTTTTGAACCGAATGCAAAAACTGCTGGTATATTTAATAGATCGCATTCAGGCAACCATGTACGAAGACAATTTGCTCTACGCGACGCCATTCTCCAGCCGGTTAAGATTCCAATTAAATAATGTATCATATTGTCAAAGATACTCAGGATGTTAAGTACATCATCTGATACCGCCAAGGAGCTGATTGTGGATAAACTTTATACGGTACATAAATATTTTAATCAGTCGTGCTATGACGCCGCTATTGATACAGAATTACTGATCAGTGAAGATAATTTGCGAGTTGTGTTGTCGACACGACCATTAATGGGAATATTCGAAGAACTGCGAAAGATTGCGGTAGTAAACGATATTATTGTTGAATCTAGGAATATTTCATCTGGAACACTGGTAATTATGTCGTCAAATCCAAAAATCAATATATCGTCAGTTGTTCACTCTATGGATAGTAAATTTGGTAGATTCTATCGTAACCTTAATGAGGCTTTTGAGGGCGATACGTCAGATATTATTAGATCTGGTCTTGAGCGCGTCCTACGAGTCGGCCATATCAGTCGACCAGATCAAGTCGAGCAGCAAGCTCAAAATGAATGGTTCAATTTTGATGCCGCCAAGAGGGCATTTCGAGATCATAAAGAATTTGGCAAGGCCGTTCGCGCGTTGTTCGAAAAATCGCAGGAAGCTGAGGCGACAGAGCGCGGTTATGATAAATTAGCCGGTGGATGGATCGGTACTGGCCGGAAAACTGAGTGGGAGCCGGACGAAAACGAGCCACCACGTGCTAAAGACCGTTTCTATGAAGATCGTAAAGTGCTATTAAATAAGAGCTTAAACGAAGCTTTAAAAGGTATCGCTGTCCCTGATGGTGCCGCTCAACCAAAAGTTGGCGTTGAAATGTTGGAGCAAGCACTTAGTGCCAAAACAAAATCTGGAATTACGCTTAAAGATGCATTGAAAAAAGCGGGAGTTACATGGCATGTTGCAGAGCCCGGCTCGCATGTAATCGTCTTCAAGGGTAAGAGTGGAGATGAGAAATGGCGAGTTGAGCCCATGACATTATCGGATAAGAAGGTATTTGAAGAGACCATGGCGGCTCTTTGGTCTGTGGCACTTGGCAAATCACCAAATGCCAAAAAACTTGAGCTTGATGCCGCAAAGCAGCATGCAAAAGAATTAGGCGACCACCAGAAGGAGATTTCTGGATTGGTAGACCAAATCACTGGTAAGTATGCGCCACCAGCCCAAGAACCAGAACGAGAATAATGTACAATTTCACAATAACTGCCGCCAATGCAACTGCTGGTGATACGTATACGAATAACGGATATGTGTTCACTGTTCTCGATACCATCACAGGTGCAACCCTTCTGACCACAACAGGGACCGGTGCACCAGAAGCGAGCGGTACACTGACACTGATTAGTGGTGCAGGATCCGCAGTTATTACATTTTCGGCAGTTAATCTCATACCAGATAATAGACTTCGTTTCCCAGCACCTCTTATCGATTTTGCTACCGAAGTTGGTTTAACCGGTCAAGATCACGAACGATTTCCATATCCAGACGCGCAGCCAAGATGGGATTGGATGCTGATATGGTATATGAGCTTATTGGCTAATCAGTCATCTTATGATGAACCAATGCAGTATCGCGATGGTACTTTATGGTTCGATTTGAATACTCTTACGCTTAAGATTTGGCGTAGCAGTCTTGAAAATATTTCAGGTTCATGGCTTAGTATTGCTACTTCTACTGAATTAGAGATAATTAGTGGTGTGCCCGTGACACTTGACTCGTGGTACACATCTGTGAATAGCAAACTGAGCGGTGCTGCTCCAATATCGACATTCAGTGGTTATGTGAATTCAACAACCGCCACTGAGATTCCTATTCCCGTGACATTGCAGGGTGATGTCGATCTCGTAAAAACGAGACCTTTTGTTTATATCAATGGTTTGCTTGTCGATCCGAGAAGTTGCGAATATTATACTGTCACGACGATCAAGCTATTAAATGGCATTACTCTTAGTGCGGGTGATACGTTTACTGTCGTCATAAACAACATCATTTCGGCAAACTTCTCAATTCCGGACGTTGTAATATGATTACTATTTTGTTAGCGATTGACGGTATTGCGGCCTTGATAATATTGGCCATTTTAAGCATTGTATTTATTGCTCTTTCTGCTGTTGATGAGCCAAGTACTGGCTGGGCTAGCTCGATCTTGTTTGTTGCGATTGTGTTGGCAATACTTTTCACAAATATTGGTCCGATGTTATTAGAACATCCGATGACACCAATTTTGTATGCGATCGGTTATATTGTAATTGGTATGATCTTCTCGATATTTATAAGATGGCCGATCTACTTAAAAGGTCTACTCAACAAATTGACTACGGCCAAAGCCGATTTTTTGAAACGTAATAAGGTTGAGACCATCAACCCCAGTAACAAAAATCTTTTTGAAAGCTGGGTCGATATAGTTCATGACTTTGGATATCAGAGTGGATTATCTGTCGCATCGGACGGAAAAATCACTCCGCCCCAATATTACAACAATAAAGCACGTTTGGCCGTGTGGGCGATACTTTGGCCATGGAATGCTTTATGGCTAATTGTCCGCAAGCCAACAGTTTGGATTTTTGATGAATTGCTTAGCTTGGAAGTATTTAGACACATATGCCAAGCAATGTCTGATTGGATGTTCAAAGATTTCAAATAAGCCAAAGGGTTTGATATGAATAATGTCTTAAATCTAAATGAATCTCTTGGACATATTTGTGATGGTGAGATCGAAATCATCATTAAAGATAGGAACGGTCGAGTATTAGAGCACAACCGCACGCACAATATCGTTAAAATTGGTGCTAAGGAGATATTGGCGCACCGGTTGCCATATGAAAAAGTATGGGACCCAAATGCAACAAGTGGAGCGGGTGCTTGGGTTTCTAGTGGTCTAAGCGCTGCCGACTATGCACCTAAATATATCTTATTTGGTGCTTCCTTTGATGAAAACGGTGCAGCATTAGATACTACTGATCCTCGATATTATACTACAGATCCGATTACTGGATTGACGATACCGATCACACTCGGTGTCGGTGCAGAATATGAAGGAGGTCTAATCAATGCGATTCCTATCTCGGAGCCAGGAAGACCATTAAAGAAGGTTGAATCAGTATACTTTCAACCAACATATCAGCCAGCAGGAACACCGTTGATGCAGAACGATGTTCGTGCAATGAATAACATAGTAGTCTTTGAGACTACGTTGACCAAGGACGAATACAATGGCTTTGGAATGACAGATACGGATTATTTTACTATCACAGAGGTCGCATTGGCCGGAGGTAAAGAGCTTGACACTGTCGGGGCATGTGAATGCGATCCAAAAGAGATATTCTTAGAAGGCAGATCAGATGGTACGGCAATAACTGCAACAGCTAGTGGTACTTCTACGATCTCGATAAGTTCTGTCGATTCCGCATATGTCGATGTCATCAAAGAGGGAGACCAAATCAAAATTGTGAATGCTGGCGATACTGCCACCGGAAGTCTAGCACAAATAAATGATCATTACCTGGTTACATCAAAACTTATTGGCGGTAGCGACATTGGCCTAGATCGCACTCCCGTTGACGCCAACGGAACCGCTATCACTGGATCGATAGGGATATTCAGGGATTCTCTACGGTTATTCTCCCATCGCATTCTCAAAATACCATTCAAGAAAAGTTCCGATTTTATGATCGTCGTACGATGGTCGATTATAATGGGGTAAGTAAATAGAGGCGGAGATGCCTCTATGCCATCTGGAAAGCCTGTAGATTGGTCGTTGTACGACCACATCATTATTACTCATTTACCATTCTTGACTATCAAGGAATTTGGTAATAGGTATCTACCGGGCATAAGCCCTAAAACTATTGGGGCCAGAGCTAGAAAACTTGGCGTGCGGCACTCATCATATAACCCAACTGATGAACATAAGACTAAAATAGCCGCAACGCTCTCAAAAGGAACGCCAGAGTTAGTCAATAAATTGAAGAGATTGCGTAATTCTCTATCTATTAGAGCTCTGTCCGCTGAGCTTGGAGTGAGTTATAATACAATCTGCATCTTGATTAAAGAGCATGGTATATCACTTTCAGAGTTAGGCAAGCAGAGAGCTCGAAGAGCATCGACTGATGGAAGTATTGGAAAGACTCCATGGAATAAAGACGGCAGATTAAGCGATGATACGAAGCGTAAAATATCCGAAGCGATTAGAGGAGATCGTAATGGTTGGTTTGGTCATAAGATGACTGACGAGGAGAAGAGCAGTAGGAGATTAGTTTATTTGTCTAGTGGCATTTTTAAGATGCGAGAATACCTAAAATCAGATGCTGGTATTCTCGCACGAAAGAAATCTATCGCAAAGCTGCGATCTGATGAATATAGATTACAAGCTTCTAAAAGAGCATCAGAATTATCGAATCAAGGAAAGACGAAGCATCGTGGCTATGGAATGCGACTAAAAACGAGTAAAGGAGGTCAATTTACTACTAAGTCGACATATGAGACTAGATATGTCGAAATATTGCAAGAAGACACCAGTGTTATCGCATTCAAATATGAGCCTTTTAATATAGAATATGAATTTGAAGGGACAAAATTATATTATACACCCGATTTCCTTGTATCGTATTCAGACGGCCATGAAGAACTGATCGAGGTGAAGCCAATGAAGATGACTACCTGGCCGAAGAATCAAGCGAAATTCAGAGCGGCAAATAACAAACATAAGTGTTTCAAAATCATAACAGAAAAAGATCTATTGATGGTATATTCAGAATTATCTAGAATTAGTAAATAAAGTACCAGATACGCTTGTGTCGGCCACATCAGCAATTGCTGATGTGGCCACTCTTTCATTCATGGAAGAACGTAATGAAGAAAGAGATATGTACGAAGTCATGGCATAAGATTCTGATACAATCAGCGCCAGCCAGTATTCGTTCGGTGTCTGATAATGATTTTAAACGTATCATTAAACGTATCATCGATATAGAACGCAATAGCTTCGAATATCCATGGTTATATTGTGATTTTTATTCAGTACTCCACGAGAATGGTTCTTGCTGTTATGTCGTGGAATGTGATGGTTTAATAATAGGATATGCCGTTATAAAGAATTATCCTGATTGTGTTGAATTATATAGTATAGCTGTTGATGAAGACCATCGCAAACACAAAATGGCATCTCTTATGATAAATATGTTGAAAATTAAATTGCAAATGGAGAGGAAGAAATATATCTTTCTTTATGTTAGTGAGTATAATGTCGCAGCCCAATTATTTCTACGTAAAATGAAATTTATAGCAACAAGTGTTATACGAGATTGCTATATGCAAGGGCACGGAGCTTATTATATGGTATTCGACTTATCTGAACAAATATAAGATGGTCTAGCAGGACAATATTAGGGGAATCAATTATGCCAGCAGTAAGTAAAGCACAACAAGCGGCGGCAGGAATTGCCAAGCATGCCAAGGAAACGGGAGCACCTCTTAAGCCCGGTTCTCCAAGCGCACAAATGGCCAAGGGCATGAGTAGCAAGGAACTCGATAAGTTCGCTTCGACAAAAACGAAAGGCTTGCCGAAGCACGTTAAGAAGGAATCATTTGAGAACAGACTATATGAAGTCCTTTTTACGGGTTAATTTCGTTAAAAACGCAAAGCACAAAATAGATTGGACATGTCGGATCATTGTCAAATAATGCGTGACGAGTTTGAATTACTCGATAGACGCAATTCGGAACAATTAGGCAATTTCTTTGTACGCTATAAATTCTTTAGTACTAATGATTTAGCACAAGTATTGTCTTTGAGTTCTAGATATATCAGACGACTGAAGTCTAGAACCGACATATGTAGAACTCGTGGCAGGAAAACGTCGCCGCAGACAATAAAAACTCCGTTAGATATGGAGCTAGAACCCGGTTGGGATTGTGAGGAATGGTGGCGGCGACAGTATCAACTACATGGTGTGTATATTTTGTCTCGTATATCTCATTTTAGCGTGAAGACAGTACGCAGGCGTTTGAGTAAATATAACATCAAGACCGGCGTACGATCGACTAACTCTTGCCGCAATTATGAGTGGTTACATAAACATTATGTAGAGTTAGATCAAAATGTCGTTACCTGTGCCAAGCTCGCCGGGGTTTCGCCAGACACCATAACAACTTGGTTGAATAACTTTAAGATTCAAGTAAAGACTAGAAATGCCCCGAAGGTCCAGGCCAGGAATAGTACCACTGTGGGTGAAGCTCCTTGCATCACAATTAGAACAGACTGATATTATAGAGCATGCATACATAGAACGTCAATCAGTGCATGCAGCCTACAAGACCGGGATACGTGATTATTATTTCTATAGAATAGTCAAGCGTAGAAAGAAACGTCACGATAATTGCTTCTTCTTAACGCCAGAATTGGCTGTTATAAGAAAAGAAATACCGATATTTAAAGAATTTCGCAATGATCCGTTAGACGATTCGCCAACATATCATTGGTGTATTAATCGTACTCAATTTAATGAAGCAACTATAGTAGAGCAGCGTATTGCTATGCATAGATTGTTCCGTGAAATTTTGAACACAAAACCAGAACCTGATTGGTATCCTGATAATATCTTGGAATCAGATTGGCAATTGTTGCAAGAAACAGGATATGAAAAGTACTTTGTCAACGGGGCTGTCACATGTTTTCCAAGAGGACGTCCACCGACACATTTTAGAATACTAGAACATTTTTTCAATCCCGGTGCTCATCAAGCTGGCAAGATGCTGTGGAAAGCACTGCGAAATATATGTAATAAGAAGCAAGTTTGTATAAATTCGTCAAATGTTCGCAAAATAACTAGATGGTTTACACGTCGCAGGATTATAAGTCCATTAGTATATTGTGCGATATTTAAGGCTCTTAAAATTACTGGTCCAGTGGGCGATTTACATCCCGGTTTTGGTTCTAAAGCTATAGCATGTGCTATGATGGGCCTTCCATATTTTACTGTTAAAGATGAGAGATTTGAGAAGGCTATAGAAGCAGGGTTTGCTAGTTTTGTCCAGGGCAATTTTGGATGGCTTGATGGTCAGAAACTTGACTTACTAATTTCTGACAACAACTTCGATGGATTTGAAATGCCTTCTGGGGATATACTTAGTCAAACCAAGCAAATGATATGTTATGCTTCGAGGCGAAACAAACAAGAGTTGATAGATCAATATAAACCAACTAGTGTACTTCAGCTTTATGATCATGCTGTAGAAGCGAAGACGTTTAAAGGATGTAATTATTTGCTCTTATGGTAGCCTAAGAGATTTCGACCCGAAGGTTAAAATCACACACCTACAAAAATACTTTATGTAATCACATTACTGGTTAGGTCATTTCTATGAATTATATTACTTGAATAGTGAGTTCCAAATGACACCAGCTACAGGATCGATATTCTTTAGAGATGATTATGGTACATTATACTGGACTCAATGGGAAACGATAGATGTTGATGGTATAAGCGTATTGGATTATACAACCATAACAAAGATGCCGTATGTATGGTGTGACGCTAGGACTTATGATGTAAGATTCTGTGTCAATAGTCAGTGTGGAGTAGTAAGATTACAAGCACAAAATACAACTGCGGCAGAACAAATAATAATTGATAGATATTACATGTCTACGGTGACAATTATTTCAGTCACCGAAGTCGACATGGGAATAGATTATGGTAGGGTTGATACGGATACGAAGAATGTCTATAGGCGTGGTATTTGTACAGTAGAACGACAAATAATAAAACCCAATGACTTGGGATATGTCGGATATATTATCGCAGAAGATAGCTCACAATCAACATGCTATTTTCAGACCAGTTTCAATTGCAATACTGGTCCGACAGATCCATTTAAATATCATATGGATAATGCAGTATCGGGGATAGAAACCGCACCAGTATCATCTGGCCCACGCTTCACGAGCCCAGATGATACTGGTATAGAATGTGTTTTTCAATGGGTGCTGCCGGACGGAACAGTAGTACCAGTATGTAGTAAAGAATCTTTTTGGTTTGTTGATGTTTGGGGCCGAGACATTTTGCCGTCCCAACCGGGTTGTCTATCGCCCTCACTGTCGCCATCATTATCAGCCAGCCTATCTCCTTCACTTAGTTTGTCGCCATCGTTATCAGCCAGCTTGTCTCCTTCATTAAGTCCGTCATTGTCTCTGTCGTTATCAGCATCACACTCACTGTCACCATCTACTTCTGCAAGTTTATCTAATTCGCCATCATTATCGCCGTCATATTCTGCATCGCCATCATTATCCTTGTCCTTGTCGTTAACCCCGTCGCCATCTCCGTCGCCATCTGTGTCATCTTGGTTGTCTCCTGGATCGCCATCGATGTTGTCGCCGTCGCCATCGCTATCACGTTCATTGTCGCCATCGGTATCGATATCGCCAAGCGGTGAACCGTCGATGAGCTTATCACCGTCATTGTCACACTCGTTATCGCCGTCATTGTCACGCTCGTTATCGCCTTCAACATCGCCGTCACTGCCGTCGCCTTCAACATCGCCGTCACTGCCGTCGCCTTCAACATCACCGTCACTGCCGTCGCCTTCAACATCGCCATCACTGCCGTCGCCTTCAACATCACCGTCATTATCGCCGTCGTTATCTCCATCTCCATCGGAGTCGATAGCACCATCCCCATCGTTGTCACCATCCCCATCGGCATCGCCAGAGGCCAGTACTCACAATGACCTTTATACACGCGTTTCTGATGCGGCCGATGACGGTCGGTTTGTTATTGCTTGGGCCAATTATGATAATAACAGCGTTCCGGTCGTAATGGCGCAATGTTTCGGGTCAGATGGCAATCCTACAACAGCCCAATTTGTGGTGCCATCATACGGCGATCAAACAAGTTCGTTCCCCGATGTAGCAATGGGCCATGACGGTACTTTTGTGGTTATATGGACAGGACCAGATATTGATTACACAGCAGACGCTGTTGTACGTAGTGGTATTCAAGCAAGAATGTATAGTGCTGATGGTACACCTCTTGGAGACCAGTTCCGCGTTAATGACATTTCATATTCATGGTTCTACAATCCAGCCATATCAATGAATAAAGTTGATAAGAGCTTTATCATTGTATGGGAAAGGCAATGGCTTGAAAATAAACCAGGGTTCCCAGGAAATTGGTATCAAGATATCGAATGCCAACGTTATGATAGTGCTGGTAATAAAGTAGCAGTAAACTTCGAGGTCAATACTCCTACATCTAATGCGTCTGGTAGTGATTGGTATTGCACACTTCCTTCTGTTGGCATTGCTGAAACTGGCGATTTTGTTATTGTTTGGTCATACCAAACAAACAACGTCAACGCCGCTACTTGGTGCCGAAGATATAAATCTACTGGTGTTCCGTATGCAGCAGAATTTAAGGCTAATACTGCAAACGAGTTGATAGGTAGTGGCAGTGCTAGCGTTGACGTTGCAGTAGCTGCATCTGGTGCTTTCACTGTCATATGGTCTGCCTATAGTAACACAATAGGTGGTTATTCTACCTGGATGCGTCGTTATAATAGTTCTGGCACAGCATTGGCTGTACCGGCTATAGTGAATACGGCCCAACGTGACTATGGTCAGAATGTCAATCGTATCGCATGTGATCGTGATGGTAACTTCACAGTTATATGGGATAACCCGTACATTCCAGACGATCCGATTGCTAATATCTCTAAATATGGTATTCTTGCTAGAAGCTTTACTGCTGCTGGTGTGGCGACAACAGATGAATATATTGTTAATAATCCTGGTTTGGCACACCGTGGTATTGATGATCAATACTGGCCCGATGTTGCACGTAATAATAGTACTGGAAAATGGGTCGCGGCATGGTGTGGGTATCAGGGAGTTGCACCATCTGGCGGTATAATGGGAGTATGGCATTCGCAAATAGTAGGAACGCCGCTGCCAGCTGTAGCATTCGTAATCACAGCTCCGTTATCGGGGAGTTATGTCGCTGGGGCGCATGTTCCAGTTACATGGACTGCTTCTGGTATACAAGCCAATAGTAAAGTGAACCTTGGTATAACTACAAGCCCGTCAGTTTACACACCTGCGACGTGGATATCTGTTGGCGTAATTGTGGCAGAAAACGGGTCATTTAGTCTCGATTGGGATACGACCGGAATAGCGGCTGGTACTTATTATGTGATAGGATATATCTTCAACGAAGACACTAGTGTTAGTACATATTATCACGCAGCATCATCGTTCAAAATAACCTAACAAACCCGTACGGCTCTGGACATTATTGTCACAAAGCCAGCCGGTTTATCAGACAATGGCTTCTTCTGCCATTCTTGCACAGAAATATTGGCTTTCTGATTGATGCTGGTTTGAAATCTATAGGCTTCTTTCATCTGCTCGACGGTGCCTCTCTTGACTTCTTCGCCATTGATGAGTAATCGAGCACGCTGACCTTCATCTGGATTTTCATAGTACGCCTTTGTCAGAAATGCTATATGTTCATAGTCGCATTTCTGATCCTCTGGTCGTTCATGTCCAACTAGATCGGCTATTAGCAACTCCATATACTTGCATTCTTCAGCCGTTGCTAGTGGTATAACAAGATTGACTGGGAATTGTGTTGCTGATGCGATAATAACACCTCATTGGTTTGGTTGCCTGGTTCTTGTCAAATACATTATAGCGTATTTCATAGTAAGGTGTAATAAGCTATTGTTTATTGGAGTAGAAAAATGGGAAAATGTAGAAGTTGCAGTATTCCACCGGCAATTAAGGACGAAAAACCGAAGAGTGAGCCGATTGTGACGACTCAAGCATTACCACGATCTAGGGAGGTCGATGATATGAGTGTTCCTATCAGAACTGTAATGTATGTTGAGACCGGAAATCTTCCGCCAAATGAAGTCCGCGATATTGTGGCTTCGCTGACGCAGACATTACATCCTGGTCATCCACATTTTGTAGTACCATTACGAAATGGTAAGATGAACACAGACCTCAATTTCGAGCACGAGGTTCTAGAGTTCATCAACTCAATATGTGAAATCACAGACGATGGCGGAAGCGGTGCAAAAATCGTCCTAAAGGGCGGATGCCACGACGTCGATATTATACGTGCCAAGTTCTGAAATTGGCGTAATGGAGAGTTCCACTCGTTCCCAGGTGATTACAGTATTAACGTTTGGGAATTCAGCGCGGGATCTAAGGTGACTACAGGGTTAAGTGAACAGGCACGCTGTTACTGCCTTGTCGATCATGAGCGTCAGTGCCGCCAATAAACTTGTTATATTAGATGGCAAGGTTGGCGGCACTGCCGTATGATTGGTCATGACACCATTCTCGTAAGTAGCCGAGACCGGGCAGGTAGTCCCATCGTCCAATGTGAATGTCAAGTTTAAGTGAATAACAACATCGTTAATCGCTTTTACTGGACTTGGGGGATTGGTCATCCAGGTAAACCCGGCAGATAATTCTATTCCAGCTATTAGATTAGCTAGTGGGTAATACCATTCGATATTATACATCTCGCCAGTGGCGATTCGGCTACCAGTCTCATCAACGCTCCAAACAAGCGTGTTGACGAGATCTGGTGACTCGACTTGACAGTGAAAACTGCCAACATCGTTGTTTTCGTAGGCCACTATACCAGAAAGAAAACCAACTACACTATTAGCCGCTGCCATTTGATGTCCTCCAATATTATAAATTTGATTACGTGCTAGTTCCTAACTACAAACACGTAGGAAATCCATTGCAGAGTTCAAACATGTTCATCTGTCTGTAAGTTTTGTGTTGTTCATCCCAGACCAATTGCCCGTCGAATGCCACATCACATACACCAATCTTTTCCTCGGCGTATAGAGTTATATCTGTTACTACCTTATCTGAATTATAGTCATATCCATATCGTGTTTCACCATCGGCGAAATCAAAAGGCAAAACCTCGTCTTGATAATGGCCTAAAGAACAATCTAAGACATCAATTTCCGACGTCGGAGATGTGCTAGAATCGCATAATAAGGCCGAGCATCCACAATCGAAGCGATATGCCGTCTGATACCGTATACCACTGATGAAGAAGAATAATATACTTGTACCTGTCGGAACAGAGCGATCGATTTCAAGCTCGTTAAATAATTCAGTCAAAGTCCCAGATCTATCGAAATCGTCATAAACATAATCTTGATATCCATATGAAGCTGGATACCCATCTATGTAATCGATATAGTATGGGTCAACTCCCTTACATAGAGTCGCCGATGAAAATAACGGCGAATCTCCTGCATTCATGACAGTATCGGCTGAGCAAGCTCTCATATGCACTGCTACATCATCTGTCGCACACTCGCTAAACACAATATCGACACCATCAAGAACTGATTTATAAACCTTGATTACTGCATATGAATTAGTTACTGTTATTATTTTGGCTGATAGTGTATAAATATTATCCGGAAGTCCAGATTTTAATTCTATACCAATTGTAATTGTTGGCGCGTCAGTAAATGTGTATCCGTATGTCCATGTTACGCCACCACTTACATAATCGTCTGTGTCTGTAAGTATTAGTCTAGTCGGTGGAACCGTAGTATCTAGTGTAATTGCTCCGTTTCCAGCTGGTTGAGTAGAGTAGACCGAATGAACAACGTCGCTATCATCGAAGCGCTTGTTTGTACCGAGAATATGCGACCCAAAACTTGGAATGTCTGGATATAATCCATTAGATATGATTGTGAATGGTACATCATCGAATACAAGGTATTGATCGCCTGACGTATCTGTTTCTATTTTGGCATTCAAATATGTTGGCTTGCTACAAGACTGATTATTAGGGCCGCAGCTTGTACTATATTGGTCATCCCAAGGTTTGGCTCTCCATGTTGGATGCTCGAAGTCTAATTCTAACTTATTGACTGTTGCGAATCTTGTTCCTGGAAAGTGTATTAGCGGTACTTGGATCCCAAGGCTTTTCCTTTGTAATGCCAACATATTCTGTTCACCAGATACGCCGTTAATCAGATATGGTCGATCTGTAAAATGTACGTTCTCGCTTTGAACAGTATCATATGCTCGCAGCAATCTTCCTAAGAAACTATTATTTGAACGTGTAAGAGGTGCTGTATATGATTGCTTTAAACCTGATCCTTGAACGGAATTTGTCAATTCTGACGTAGCCGCGAAAGTATAATAAATCCCTGTACCCATTGTGACTTTACATGGCGTAGCTTTGTATTGTTCATCGCCTATCAATGTCATTCTATGTAATACTTCATCTTCTACACGTCCTTTATAACAATAATCCGATATTCCGTCTAATTCGCAGAAAGTGTTTTGGAATGTTGAGTACTCTCTATCGAATATGCTATACTTAGAGCTATCATTGTTTGTAGAAGCCTCTGCACCGGTCGGGTAGAAAACACCGTGCATTCCAGTCGTTATTGGAGACAAGTCAGTTGTTGACTGACTTTCTAGGCTCTGTGTATTCGAAAATGGTGTGGGATCATATACAATAGTATCTTGATCTGTAGCATTTCCAGGTATTAATCGATCTTGACCGCGATACGTGAATCTGCAATCTGTGTCATCTTTTGCTGGTGTTGGTGCTAAGCGTTCGTCGCCAACTTGTTCGACGGTCCTATCGATATAAACCGGCCCAGTTGCACCAATAACGGCTTTTTGTGACATATACTGTTTAACGTCAACCCACGATTGAAATTCTTCAGGTAGATTGTCTAATATTTTCTTTCTAAGTGCGATATCTTCTGGTTTATATCCTAAATCGCCAGGATCTGCCGAACAGTCATCAATCGGTGTTTTCGGCAGAATTGCCGGTGGCACTTGCAATTTGCCAGCATCTATGTTATAGCGCTGTTCAAGATCGCCCCCAACACAGAATGGCGTTACTTGATATGTCTCACTTAGATTAGCATGGTAAATGAGAGTATGTAGTAGCGAATGGAAAGCTTTAATCTTGAATAAATAATCGATTAAGAATTCTAGAATGTCACCACTTATCTGTTCTCCGTCTTGGGTTAATAATTGAATATCGAATCTGTTGCTATATAAATTCTTTATTTTATCTGGTACAATCAGTTCTTCACGATTATAAATAGCAAAAGCATATAGTAACAATTCGCTGTTTAGTGCGTTTGTTCCTTGTTGTGCATATTTATCATCAAATTGTATAGCACCGTTGAACGTGAGATGTAATAGATTGCCTTTTCTATCTATACTGACGCCATTATGAGTAAAAGGTGGCTGGTCGCCAGTTGAGCTATCTTCATCGGGGTTGGCAAAGTTGGAAGATCGTTCAATTACTACTCTCGACCAGCTTTCGACACCATCAGTCTCTGCGTCTGATAACGATGGCACAACACATGCGGTAAAATCACTAGGATTGTTGTTGCATCCTGTAGCTGCAGTACCTATTCCGCAGGCGATCGCTTCCAACCTCTTATAAGTTCTACTAACATAACTATATGTTGTGTTGTTGGTTATATTCTGAAAAGCAGTGGTGACAGTTAGGTGCGTGTCGTCTATAATCGCAGAGATAATTTTTACTGTTTCACCAGACACTGTTATTGTGTCATTGACAGCAAAATCGGTTAAGAATGTTGTGCCTGTTCCTATTGCTGCTGTAGACTGGGCAATTGAAACAGTGCCATTACCTATTACATTCTTCCTTACAAGATAAGCATCTATTGTTATTTCGCCAGGACGAGTTACAGTAGCGACGCCTTGATTTACCTCTGTGTAAGTCGGGCGATAAAGCAGTGGTATCGTTAGCTGTCCGAAGCCACTCGTATTATATCCGACTAAAATTGGTTCAACCTGGCATCGTTCTTCTACTACGATCTCTTGATCAGAATAAGCCGATGGCAATTTTTCGCCGGGGCGTATCAATCGCTTTCCATCGGCGGACCAATAAAGCTTATTGACATAGACGATATATCCGAACAGCTCGAATAAATCATAAATTGCATTTCTTGATCCTTTGAGCTGTTGTAGCCGCACAACGTTGCGCAGCATTGTCTTACGCAGTCTATATAAACTCTGTGGATAATATGGTAAGTCAAGTCCGAGTAAATAGCACAGGTATGGTACGAATTGTGGTGTAATATAGTCAACCCAATTTACACTACCCAATAAATATTGCTCATCGAAAATATCTTGTAAGATATCGGTAAATGGGCGATAAAACTCTATAGTCGAATCTTCGCTCTTCTTATCGCTGGTCATGTAAGGTGCTGGCGTCATCCTTACTGTTTCTTCCATCACCTGACCAGGATGATTCATTCTGAAACGATAGACAGATGTTGCCTTACGAGTTATATCGATACAGTTTAATTGTCCAGGTGTCGATGCACTTTCTACTCTTGCATAATATTGTGCCTGATAGCTTATATTGTACCAATCTGGCGGCAATTGTTCTGTTTCTATAGCGATGTCACTGAAGTCATAGTAATTAGCGGTCGGATAATATGTTATATTGCCGACAGATCCAGACGCTGTTTCATACTGCATTAGATCACCGCCAACTGCCTCTGAATAATCTATCGGGATTAATGTCTGCTCCCCGGTCGTTGCGTTGACGGCTGTTATTCTATAAAATGATTGCATTTCAGGATGGATCATCCTGCTAATCATTTCTGACATAGAAACATTCTTGGCGAATATCTCGTGATCCGGAGACATTAAACCGATAGGAATCTGTCCCGCAACTATGGCTTTATGTGGGACGTCTTCGATAACAATTCGTATAGCAGCACCGCTACAATATTCGTTGCATGTGGTTGTCAGGACACCCATACAATCGCATTCTGTATTACCTCCGCAATCGCAGTTTTGAACTATTACATCGGAATTGGCTATTTGATTACCAGATAAATCTCGACGGTCTGTTTCCATCAAGATCATAGGGAGTGAGAAAGGTCTGTAAGCTGTCCGATTATTGTTTACGGGCATGCAGACCCAAGTCGGAATATGCGGATTTGTTTTTATGGCCATTATGTTTCCTTCAACATATATACTACTATTTATCTTTCACAAGCAAACATACAGCGAACACTACAACAAACAGTGAGAGTTCCAATGGACGTCTCAAGAATAGCTATTACAATATCTGAACAAGTAAATTGTAGACCGCAAGAACTGCTCAATAGCTATGTGACAGCCTCTGAGACTGTGCGATTTGAAGAGTTTAGTAATTATTGTTCCAATCACGGAATAAATATTACTAAGGAGATATTTGTCGAAATGTTAGACAATAACGACAAATATCTATTCACAGAAAGTGAAGATAGTTGGACGCCGACCCTTTTAGATAACTTAGAGTCAGAGTTGGGCTTCTGATTTTGCTGCCTCATAACCCGCCAAAAAGACAGCCCATAACGATCCTTCGATATGTGATTCGCCGCTTACAACCCAATATCTGGCATCTTTATATTTATGGGTACTCTTGAAATTTTTCCATGCAATTATTCTTGGATCATTATCTGGTAGTTTCTCTTCGGTGCACATTTCAACCTCCGAATCGTTGTATATGTAATACTCTATATCGTCGAACATTAGATGTCTGAAGGACTGTATGTATCAGGTGCTGGTGTCACTTTACTATAGAGCATCTTATAACTATCTGGTATATTAGCATCCGGTTTGCCAGAATCAATCCAAAACTGATGAACCACAATCGGTCTATGATCTATGATGAATCTCATCATACCGTCCCAATCTTTAGCAGAATGGACTTTGGCCTCGCTCGTTGTATAACTAACGACTATGCCATCTTGGCCATGATCTTGAATCATTTTCGATTGTTGCCTCTTGTAGCATCTAATATAATAGCTCCATCGAAAATAAAATACAGGGACACCACTATGACATACGATGAATTTATTAAGGAATATGTCGTTCCAGGACAGACATATACTTCGGATGAAGTTACTAGCCTGATTCAGGCAGCGTGGACACAGGCTGTAAATGAACAGGTACAGCTAGAAATGAGATGTGTCAATAGAAAATCGCCCTGGTCGAATTGCAAGCATGATGATTACCATTTCACAAGTCATCACGCTTGTCCCAGCCCGTCAGATCGAGAATGCATCGACGACTGCAGACATCGATGCCATCATGATGTTCAGTGGCGCGCGGCGCAAAATACCACAGTGGGTTATCCGAGTCGATAGAATTACTGGACGTGCTTTGCTATCTTGATATCTTTATTGGTGGCATCTTCTGACAATTTCGATAATTGTCGAGCACGATGACGACCAAACGACTTCATCCTCGCATATGATTTGCGATGTCCCTGATTTACTTTCTCTTCCCTGCCAGATCTACTCATATTATCACCACGATTCGTAATCTGTGAGATCGATAATCTCACCAGTCATATTATTTTGGACTTTCACAACAAGCCCGAGTGTTGTTGGTGTGAACATATATGTTACAGAGCCACCAGAACACCCATAATAAGCTTCCCCCGAGTGTTCTACTTCGGTGCCCTTTTGAGATTCCATGACTTTCTTATCTTGTTCACTGCACCACTCGTTCAACCTTTTCGATTGCTCAGCATCTAACTCAAACATTCTTCGAGTTCCGTTGGGATTGTGAGTTTATGTTCTTTCATAAATTCCACTAGATGCTCTTGTGGAATACGGCGTTCTAAGTTCCCTGGTGTTCTGTGTCCTTTGAGCAAGCCCCTATCAAACCATGCTATAACGGTCACAAGACTGACGTCGCAGATTCTAGAAACATCAGATACTGAATAAACTTTCATGTGTTCCTCGAATCAGAAATCGTTTATCTCGCACTTAATGATTTTATCATCATTAAGGAAGAATTGATGTTTGTTGCCAGTAATTCCGACCCATTGTTCGATATATGGTTTGACTTGTACTATTCCGTCAGTACACTGCCAATACAGGAATACACATCCTTCTATGCGTTGTGTTTTAAACGGTTTTCCAAAGATCATGTAAAGATCGTCTTTGTGAATACATTTTATATCCTCTTCCAGAGAAGTGCCCTTAGGACATAATTTATTGAGCCTGGCTTCACAGAGTGGTTTGAGTTTTTTATATCTCTCATACCACTCTTCCTTTGTCATCGTTGTCGAACTACCAGTTTGTTGTGTTGATTCCGGCGTAATAAACGCCGACGCCATATTTGACTGTGTAGATGTGTTCGTTTTATAAAGAACAGCACATAAGAGTACTAGACAAACAAATCCGAATATCCAACCGACGAATCCAAAAGATAGCTTAGTTCTGGGAATTGGCAGAGTAGGTTTTTCGTCTTCAAGGAAACTAAGGTCCATGATAGCCTCTAGCTATTTGAGCAGATCCGTATAATGTGAATCGCTGCCATCCTAAATCGCAGCAATATAACTTATCGTCTATCGGAGTTCTTCTTTAATGTTCGTTCACAAAGGTCATATGCCGATACAAGCTTATCTGTAGGAACTCCGTTCGGGAACACACGTTCACGGAATAGTTTTTGTTGTTCGATAGTGCAAAGAGCTAGTAGCTTTGCAAGTTCGTTTCGTTGGAACTCTTCGGTTTTGATATCTAAAGTTGACATTGTTTTCTCAAAATGGACCTCACACGCATCATTCGTCCCGTGAAGCCCCAAACTGTGGGATTATGGATCGGGCAAACCCACTGAGCACCAGTGCTAGCCTTCGCTATTTGTCATCTTCCATGCGCTCGTTGAATTTATTCACAGCACGATCGAGCCTACATATAATGGTTTTTGCAATCTGTCTAGCATCTGCGAATGTTGTTTTTCGTTTTCCAGGAACACCACCATATGCTTCTCGTTGTCCTGCTATACAATGCCCACGTGTAATTTGACCGTCTATTATCGGTTGTAGCATGTCTCTGCATGACAATACTTCATTTTCAAATTCGCCGCAAATGCATGCCCTGTCTCGTGCGTCCATTATTATTGTCCAAAGACTATTTTAGATATCTCACGGGTCAGATTAGCAATGCCTTCTTCTGGGCTAAGACATTGTGTATGTGCTTTGTCTTTGATGAATAAGAATTGTCGTGTGGCTGGTATAACATCGACATACCAGAATAAGCACTCTGGTTTTTTGATCCTGAATATTCTACTTGGTGGTGATGCGTTCGTAGACGATTCTTTGATACACAAATCGCCTTCTTCTAGTTCGATCTTGTCGAACATATTGATGATGTGTTTTGTCCAGTCGTCATATTTGAAATTTGGATCAATGGGTCCGAATTTGATTTCCGAGATCTTGGCCTCAAACACATCGGCGTGTGATTTGTCGTAACTGCTTTGATAAATAGTTCTCATTTAGATGGTCCTGAAATTACACAGGCTTCATTCTTTGCCAATGCATCTGCTGGTAAGCCATTTTCATACAGATCTCGCGCTTCTATGTTGTCAAAGACGCCATATTTACGTCTCTGCAAGATTCGTTGGTATATGAACATCTTGTTTAGATGGATACCAAGATATGCAACACCGTCCTTCCAAGTTGGATCTAGTACATTGTTGAATTGATCGACACACCACCCATGATGTACGGGAAATCCGGTGCCTCCCGGAACTGCGATACCTTCGACATAAATGAAGCCTTGTTCCATCAATCTAAAGGCATTTTGGAAGCACAACCCCATCCTTCCACGTTTAATACTCTTTGGAAGTGGCCGGACAATATCAAACTGCCCGATTTCTAGAACAATTTCCTCTACACTGTGATATATCCAGTTGTTTCTGGATATGCTACGTTGTAGAGCAGCCAACTGCTCGATGTAGTTTTTTAGCGCTACTTCATATTCAGTCATTAACTATGCCTCTGGTTGCACCATATCATAGGGCAGATATGCTCTCCGCCCATCGACTTCTAATAAGTCGGGTTCAATGGCCTCACCTTTCTCGCCTTCGTAATTGCATTCATCGCCCGTTGTGAATTTCTGGCTTATAAATCGTTTGAGGTCCGTGTCGAAGACCTGTGTAACGAAGCCGATTGTGATTTTCTTTACTTGCATGATTCATCCTGGCGATGGATATGTCCTAGTTACGATGGCGACCGGTCCTGACACGACTTCTTGCGCTCCAGTCGTTATTGTTTTCTGCTTTGCCGTTGTCTGGTTTCAGCGTGCCATGTGGATCTTTTAGAATTACGCCTTCTAATACAGGCTCTCCGCCTCCCTCTGTACTCCATCCAGCGGCTTTGTTGACCACTTGTGTGAGTTCCCAGGCAGTGCTGAGATCATTGAAGAATCGTGGCAGGAAGACATGCTCGCTTAGTTTGATGCCAAAATCGAACTCCTGCCCGTTGATGGTGACGATGAACGGTTTGCCGCCAGCGGCGGCCGCTTTTTCGAGCAGCCAGTTGTAGCGTTCTTGGTAGGTCGAGCCAAGCAGCCAATCACCATTACGCACCAAAATGTCCCAAATAACTACAAGACCAGAGATATGCTTGCTTTTGCCATCGAGAATCCCACCATCGGCATATGACCAATCGGCGGAGTCAAGACCAAATATGTCTCTGAAGACAATCAGTAGCTCGTCATGGAGTTCTTTGCTGAGCGTGAAAGTCTTATGGGTGCTCTTGTGGCGATTGAAGATTTCAACGGAGTTATTACTAACGGAAAATTCCGTGCGCTTGTCGTTGAACTTCAACATTGTGTGCCAACCATATTTGGCATACATCCCGATTTTGTCGAAGGGGACCGGGTCGTGTAATGGTCGGGGTGGAAAAATGTAGCGTTTTGTGAGTTTCATTGTGATTTCCTTATAACTAATTATAGCACGACGAACAGAAGTATTTAATCGTCATACCTATTAAGGAACCATTATGGACCACGCATTTAGAAATCCGGGTATTGACCCGCGTGTTGGTGATGTAATAAAGATAAAATTATGGAACGGGCGTTATGACGATGCAGTAATAATAGGTATATCTAATGGGGAGGTAGAATATAGAACTACTAACTCACATATTTGGTGCTCGCTGGCTGATTGGAAAGAAATCTTTGAATATACTGTAGTATTCTTGTCCGGCCAAACAAAGGTTAATAATACGTCCAACCAGTCTTTTGGTGCTGGATTTGAAAATCAGATGCACATTGTTAAAGAACCAGCACCCAATGCGCGTGGTTGGTATATCCATGATGGCTGGTGCAATTACTTGTGTCGTGATGGAGAATGGCATACGGCACCAGTGAATGCTGACTATTTTTTCTCATCATATTACGAAGCGTTCAAGATCATAGAACAAGTTTCAGAACGCAAGTGTAGTTAATCGTGTGTGTTTGTGGTGCTATAATACAATAAGAACAACATATGGAGATAATATGACTGGAATAGAAGTTGGAGAATGGACGACAGAATGGCCGATCGAAGAGGGTTTATATTGGTTCTATGGATGGATATATGGCCGGAAGCTTGATAAAGAGCCAAAATTAGAATTGGTAAAAGCTCTTTGGCTTGGTAGTGTAGAAAAAGGTAGCATGAGTTTTACTACGAATGGCGGCTTTTTATACAAATCGGAAGGCGGAGAAGGCTATTTCCAGAAGATAATTCAACCAGCACTACCAGATTTGTCGCAACTTGTGAAAGAGACATCATGAAAACAATCTTGAAGGCCGGACAACAGGAAAACATTTATCGACCAGCTTTAGAAGCAGGAGATTTTCCTATTGTTCTTGAAGGCAGAGCCACACTGGTCAAGTTGGTTCGTAGGTGCCATACAGCTAAACAACCATACGAGACATGGTTAGTCAAATTCGAAGATGACGATATGCCTGTCCCGCGAGATATAGTGGTTCGCCTACCCAATTACGGCATGGCGTCGAGTTTGGCTAGATCCCCAGAATGCATAAATCTTTTAGAGTTCATGGAGAATGCTGGACTATCAAACGATTGGGCAGATCCGTGTGGGCACGGTGTTGTCGCATATGTTACTGGTCGTATGCTTGGAAATGATGTCGGTGCCGTTGAGTTAGCAGGTAGTCGGAAGATAAACGATGAACTTTTGGTGCATCTTGAATGTCCTTCTAAGGACTCAGACGCCAATTCCAAGATCATCCTAAATCTCAATACGCTATTGATTATGGCGTCGAACTATATCAGACAGCAATATGATATAGCAGCAGAAGCAACGCAAGTGAAATAATTATCTCTGAGCATTCCATGCGACGTCGATATCTGTTCTCGTATTCGTGCCATATGCTGTCTTGCCAGCTTCTAATGCAGCATCTTCCTGGCAGCATGCATGTGGCTCTGTAAATTCGACCCACTCTTGTGGACCAAATCGTCTGCCACCTCTACCCATACCACTGTCCTGAGATAATCGATTGACGACTCCGCCAGTTAGAGCTATAAATGCAGCTACTGGTACGGATGTCTTTCCAGATGGATTATTATTGAGTAGTTGGCAGAAACCGTTTATAATAGGGCACTGCCTTATGATACTAATCGTCTCAAGACTCATAATCCACCTCTATTAGATATAGGTATCCGTCATTGTGAGCAAATTCGAGGCAGCTAGAGTATGGAGTTGACCGAAGTTGACGCGATTTTGCTCGATCGTGACCTTTTTGCCGGGCAAGATGGTCAATAAACCATGAGCTGTCTGCGCCACGTCACCAACAGCAGCTGCAGTGCCTGCTTGGTAGTTGACACTAGTTGGTTGATTGGAATTATTTCCAAGAATGTATACTGGCGTCTTCATATTGGATCTCCTGTTATAGTAGCTTTGATAGGAGATTAGTCAGAATCGCCAGCATAATATTCGTGTTCTATTTCATCCTGCTCTCTATCATCCAGCTTATCTGTGCCAAGTTTTTTGGCCGTTTTAACCGCACGCTTTTGCTTTTCTGGTAGTAGATCGAAGTCGTCTTCTGCCAGAATTATTCCTAATGTCTTCTCGAAGTTTCTCATACAAATAACTTTGCACATCTGATATATTTGTGATTTCGAGCCTAGGGATTATTATCCATCTTCCTAGTTTCTTGTGCATGTACTGTACAAAATCCTTACGCGGCGATTTTATCAGGGACAAGAACAATTCTATCGCGGCATCTATTTCTTCGTCTTTGAAATGAACGCAGTAAACCGATGTAAGTTTCATCTTATCTGGGTTATCATCCCACAATTCTTCAACTATTATAGACCAAATATTCTTCTCTTTCAGACGACTAATAACAACCATCTTAGGGTAATGTGCATAAACATGTGCAGACCCCTCACATGGTTGATGTAAAACGCTGTGAATTTTCTGCGGGATTAATTTTACAGGGTTACCAAAAGTATCGGAGGTGATTATATCCATAAGGATTTATAATACCAGAAGGAGATTTCTAGACGCGCTGCGGTTTTAAACAAAACTATGGTATAATTGCACAGTGGATGTCTGTGTATTTTAATTTTATTGGTCTAAGTGGCCCAATATTGCAATAACCTTGGAGGAATCTTGTCATGATGAGTTCTATTTTGTTGTCTGTGATGTTGTGTGGTGGTCCTTGTATGCCATCTACATGTGCAGCGGCTGCACCTGCAACCAAAACTGCCGCCGCACATACTCGCAAGCCGGTTCGAAAATTGGTCGCATGCCGACCCGTTCGCGGTCTTGCGTCAGCTATCGCGAAATCTCGCGAGTCTCGACGTTCTGCACGCCAGACTGCAAGGTCATGCTCTCCGAAGTCAACTATGCCAGCCGCCTGTGCTCCAGCCGGAAAAGCTCAAGCGTCAATTTGGCAAAGCACCGATGTTAATGTTGTTGGTATTCGGCGAGCGAAGCCAGACCAAGCGAAGCCAGACCAAGCGAAGCCGGATCAGGCCAAACCGGATCAGGCCAAACCGGATCAGGCCAAACCGGATCAGGCCAAACCGGACCAAGCGAAGCCAGACCAAGCGAAGCCAGACCAAGCGAAGCCAGACCAAGCCAAACCGGATCAGGTGAAGCCAGACCAAGCCAAACCGGATCAGGTGAAGCCAGACCAAGCCAAACCGGATCAGGCGAAGCCAGACCAAGCCAAACCGGATCAGGCGAAGCAGAAAAATAGACGCAGATAATTCGGGAATCTTATCTCGAAGTCACCTAGTAAGTGGCGTACGAAACTACTTCGTACGCCACTGTCGTATATAGACTAGGAGAACGATATGAAAATTTATCAACTAACCGGTGATGAGCGTGTAATAATCGAAAAAGCGGTGAGCATGACAAATGTCATCCTTGTCGTATGCGATTTTGGCGATGATATAGGGTGTGCTGTTGATTATGACGCATTAATTAGTGAAGAATTCACAGTTTATCTGTCGCTAATAGCTCCACTAGATGATAGCCGTATCAAGACTATCTAATTACAGCAACAGATATGTTATGATGTAAGTCTGATCGATATGGTATAAAAGGAAGTCATCTGCCGCTTCCAATTCCAAATATGCTTTTGGTGTCGGATTTGAAGCCGTATGAGGTAGCGTCGGGTCTGCTATAACCCGCTCCTCAGATGATGTATGCATCATCTGACCTATTGTTGCAGTATTCTTATTCACTACTGCGCCAAGGTCATTGACCGACATTAGTGCGATACGTGCTACATGGATTGGTGTCGCCATTATGTTCTCTTCCAATGATTAGGATATTCTAATTCTAATTTTGATTTTTTACTCTCATCTATTGCATGCAAAATCGCTTCTGCTATTTTCTCATCATCGTCTAGATATGGATTATCTTTGGCGGTCTTTATCAGTTGCAATGCATATTCTACCCAGTTAGTTGCACTCTTTGCGATCGACGAAAGTTGCTCGACACGAGATAGCAGGCTATCTCGCGAATTACCCGGCTCATTGTTCGACACCATTAGTGCCGTCATCCGCCTACAAATCAATTCACGAACATTGGGTCCGTGTTCCATGATGTTCTCCTTGGTATCTACAAATGAAACCATCAAAATTAAGTGGTGGTTTTAATTTGTCTTGGCTTTTGTCGATTCCGCAAAAATAATGGAAAGAATATATGAATACAATACTTGACGCCAGGATAAATTATGCTGTTGGTGGTGCTGTCTGGAACTTCGATGTTCCGTTCAGCCAACCGCCTGTAGTATGTGTAGGAATTCAGCTAAAGGACGGTGGTCTAGCAGATAGTATTTATCCATTGTCTCACAAAATCATTAGTCTGACTTCTACGTCGGTCGTTATTAAAGTTTATAAAGTAACACTGGCAAATCTTAGCGATCTTCTTTTCAGTGAGTGTGCAGCCAACGACGTTGTCGTTCATATAACGGCAGAGGGAGAATGATGTTAACAAATACTGATAGGATAGTCACAAAAGCTGCAGCGGATTATACCACAACCGTTGGTGCTGTTGATTCAGAATATACAACAATCCAAGCCGCTATTGATGCATCAGCTGAAAAAGATGTGATCTATGTAAGGCCAGGTGCCTATACTGAGAACCTAGTAATTAATAAAGTTCTCGATATCTATACTGATGACAGCGACACAACGACATTGACTGGTAATGGTGTGACACCAGCTGTCCATATAACGGCTGCTGCTGGATCTTTTAGCAGATTCAAAGTAACAGCGACGGCCCCTAATCAATCAGGTATCTTACTTGATAATTCGGGTAGTGTTGATACCTATAAAATCGATTTATGTGTTTGTACTGGTAACAAGAATGGCATTGAGCTTGCAGCCAGTAGTAATAATATCGTAGTCAACAATACCGCTGATAACAATACTGAATTTGGTATTTTGTTACGAGATTCATCTGATAATAACATTTTACATGATAATGTTACTACAAATAATGCAGATGGTCTCGGGATATTTAATTCTACAGGAAATAATTGTGAAGAGAATAATAGCTCATTGAATGTGAGTACTGGATACTCTCTGGTATATGCTACAAAATGCACTGTTACCGAGAGTTTGTCCCAATCCAACAATACTGGATTTTATGTCCAAAACTCCGATACCAATTCGATTTACAATAATAGGATTATCGACAATCTAGACTCTGTTAAGCTCGTTGATTCCGATTCTAATACCATAGAGAACAATACACTTGTTGAACGTCTGGTTGGCTCATCGTTTTCTTTAGACGCCACCTCTACAGACAATACGATCAACCATAATACTTTCAGGATACCAGCTACTGATCTTGGTACTGGTAATCAATTCATAAACAATCACGCTACTGCACCAGCATTGCCATATGACGTTGCGACAATCCAATACGTCAATAGTGTCATAACGCCAGGAGTAGAAAGTAGCGATACTCTTGGTGGCCGATTGCGATCGAGTGCTGGAAGCACATTGGTTTGGAGCTTTTATTCATCAAACCATATACGACTATATAATGCAACCTCTGTAGCATGGGCTATAGTCGATGTTGCGACAGAACCAACAGCGTCGAATACAGCCACCGATATGGGTGGTGATGCTTTAACATATGATCTAGTATATGACGTTTTCGCTACATATGATTCACTTACGTCATTCGATCTCACGTTTGCGCCTTGGGTTGTTGCGTCGATTAATGGTAGTGCTAATCCTGGTACTACTACATGCACAACTACAATGACTGCGAACAGCATACCAGCACCGCAAGTTGCAAGTGCGAGCAGTGAATTGTACGGTGCATGGAATGCATTTAGTGGTGATATCACTAAATATTGGTCGTCGGTCCCAACACCTCTGGCCACATCTGCATGGATAGAATACGATTTTAATGTACCAACGATTATAAATAAGTATGCTTTGCAAGCATACAGCAATATTGCGTTTCCAACAGCGTTCAGTTTATATGGATCGCATAATGGAACGACTTTTATACTGCTTGATACTAGAACGGGTATAACAGGCCCTGGTGATCAGACATGGAGCGCATATTACACATTTAGCAATGGGACAGCTTATCGTTATTATAGATTAGTAACTAACTGTCCAGCTGATGCAGGCACAGCACAATACTATGTAGAGCTTGGGGCTGTAAAGTTAGTTCGTGGAGTGTCGGCCAACACAAGAGCTGGATATTGGATTACAGCAACTGGCTACAAAATCGGCGATCGGGTATTGCACGAGAGCAGCAAATATGCATGTATTTCTGCTCATACATCAAACGATTTTGATGTTGATTTGGCTAGTGGTAGGTGGATATTATCAGATCCAGATGGACTGGGTATTTTCGATGGTGTTCCGATTTATGCTAACTCTGGCCTCTACAAGGGCTATAGATGGCTTGGTACAGTCTCGTTATACTCAGTTAACGGCGTTGCTAATTTTAGTAACGCCTTGATTGGTAATTTCTACAACACTGTCGAGAAAAAGAAAGATACTGGCGATGTCGTAATCGATACTGGTAGCATTGGCAATATTTTCCTTGGTTCTCTTGATTTTCCAAGAACAAATGGTTTATCTGGGCAGGTACTCGCCACAGATGGAACTGGTACTTTATCTTGGGCAAATAACGGTGCGGGTGTGGCACCAACGGACGTTGTCGATGGTAACTTAAAGGTCATTAGTGCTACTAATCTAGTGTGGAATTTTGTCGAGTCTAACCAGATTCGGCTTTATAACAATTCCACATCTACATGGGATATCGTTAATACGGCCGTGGCACCATCGGTGTCGAATATTGTCAACGACATGGACGCGGCTCCGCTCATTTCATACCGAACTTACGACGTATTTGCATCTTACAGTACACCGACATCTTTTGATATAGAATTTGCACCTTGGAAGTTTATACCATCAGATGGTAAGTACAACCCTGGAACTACCACATGTACTACCGCAATGACGTCGTTCACGACACCTATTCCGAATGTCGTCATTACCAGCGATACCGGTGTTATATATGGGGAAACACTTGATATCTATTTGTATGGTTGGTATGCATTTAACCAAGACCTCACGCCAAGCAATCCTGGGTGGGGCGTACGAATCGGTGGCAATACCTATACCCCAGGAGATCCCTTTGAATCTCCCGTATGGATTACATACGATTTCGGTGAGCACAATGAGAAGGTTATAAATAAATATGCGTTTAAAGCGAAGATGTATTATCCTTCGCTACCGCGAGATTTCACATTATCTGGATCAAATGATAATGTGAACTGGTCGGTTCTCGATACGAAAGTAGGTATAGATCCACCAGCCGGTGTTGGGATTTGGTCGAGTTATTTCACATTTAACAACACTGTAGCATATCGTTATTATAGAATAGATGCCACGGCATGCACGATGCCATATCAGGCTTTGTGGTATAGCACGATTTTCTGGTATTGCATGATCGGTGAAATTAAGTTTGTAGAGTATTCACCAGAATCGACAAGTCGCATAGAAGAATGGGTTACTGGGACATCGTATGGTGTTGGTACCCGTGTTTCGAACGTTAACGTTTATGCATGTATAGTAGATCACATAGCTGGTGTGTTTGCCGATGATTTGGCTGCTGGTTATTGGTCGCAAGTCGATTCTGATGGCCTAGCTACGTTAGACGGTATTCCGGTCTACGCCACTACCGGTAGTAATAAGGGATATAGATGGCTCGGCACTGTTACTCTTACTGAAAGCGCTGGTGTTCCTGCATACGATGCAGAACGTTTAACTAATTTTTATAATCTAATTGAACGTGATAGAAATAGTGAAAATGTCACTATAAATGGCGAAGCTATTGGTATCGGCCTCTATAATCCAACAGCAAGACTACATATAAAGGCTGGTAGTGCAGCACCAGGAACGGCGTTACTAAAATTCGCTAGTGGTGTTGTTCTTGCTATTCCGGAAGCCGGTGCTTTTGAATTTACAACCGACGATATTTATTTCACCATCACTACAGATAACGCCAGGAAAGGTTTTGTCTTGAACGATGGTGTTGCGCTGACACCAAACAGAATTCCATTTGCTGGTACGAACGGTCGTCTTGTTGATAATGCTGGTTTATCATATAGTAGCACCGATGGCTTGCAGACATCTGTTGTTCATTCAGTTACCGGGACTGATTTGGAGGTTTCTGCATGGGGCAGCGGTAAGCATGTTATTATTAGCAATTTGCAATTCCCTAATGTCGATGGCACGGTTGGCCAAGTCCTAGTCACAGATGGATTGAAGCATTTGTCGTGGACTTCAAGTGGCATTACGGGGGCATCGGGTGCGGCCGGTCCTGCTGGTGCAACTGGTCCCGGTGGTGGCCCAACAGGTGCTACTGGTTCCACTGGTGCTCAAGGTTCTGTTGGCCCCATCGGTCCAATTGGTGCAACTGGTCCCGGTGCAACTGGCTCTACGGGCTTGACCGGTGCTACTGGTCCTTTAGGAGGACCTACAGGTGCAACCGGAGAGTCTGGTGCTACTGGTTCTACTGGTGTTTCTGGTCCCAGAGGAGCAACAGGTACTGGACTCACAGGTGCAACAGGATCGACTGGTATAGCTGGTGCCACCGGTCCAAGTGGCGGTCCAACCGGAGCAACAGGTGCAACGGGTATAGGCCAGATTGGTGCTACTGGTCCTGCGGGCGGTCCTATCGGTGCTACTGGTGCCACCGGTCTTGGTGCATCTGGTGCAACAGGTATAGCCGGCGCTTCTGGTGCAACAGGTGAAACAGGCGCATCTGGCCCTGCTGGTGGTCCTACTGGTGCATCTGGTCCTGCTGGTTCTTCTGGTGCGACCGGCGTACAAGGTGCGAGCGGTATTGGTCTGACAGGTGCTACAGGTCCTGCTGGACAAGAAGGGTCAACTGGGCCTTCTGGTGGTCCTGTTGGTGCCACTGGTCAGGCAGGTGCAACTGGTGCCACTGGCTTTGGAGTAGGTGGTGCAACTGGTGCAACTGGTCTTGGAATAGCCGGTGCTACAGGGATTGGTGCTTCTGGTGCTACTGGATATACTGGTGCCACAGGGCCTTCTGGCGGTCCAATTGGTGCCACTGGCTCTACTGGTGCAGTTGGTCCGACTGGCGCAAGCGGTGTACCTGGTTTAAGTGTGATTGGTGCAACCGGAACACCCGGTATCGACGGAGCCACCGGGCCTGCTGGTGGTCCGATAGGTGCCACTGGTGCGACTGGTATTGGTACTGTAGGTGCCACTGGGCTTGATGGTGCTACTGGCACTGGTGGCGCAACTGGTTTGACCGGTGCGACTGGTCTTGGGGCATCCGGTGCTACTGGTATCGGTGCAACTGGCGTTCAAGGTGCAAGTGGCATTGGTGCTTCCGGTGCACCTGGATCTACCGGTTTAACCGGTGCATCTGGCCCATTTGGTGGTCCTGTCGGTGCGACCGGTCCAATGGGTGTTCAAGGTGCTTCTGGTTCGACCGGAGCACAAGGACCAACTGGTGGTTCTTCTGGTCCTTCTGGTGCAACTGGATCTACTGGTGTTCAAGGTGCAACGGGCGTACAGGGTGCTTCTGGTGCTGGTCTTACTGGTGCTACGGGTATTAGTGGTGCAACTGGTTCTACTGGCATTCAAGGCGCAAGTGGTCTCGTTGGTGCTACTGGCCTTGGTGCAACTGGTGCAACCGGACCTGCCGGTGCTGGTATTGACGGTGCATCTGGTGCCACAGGCTCTGTCGGTTTAACTGGTGCCACTGGTGCCACTGGTCTTGGTTCGACAGGTCCAATCGGTGCGTCCGGTACAATCGGTGTCGATGGTGCTACCGGTTTAACAGGTGCCACTGGTGCTACTGGCTTAACAGGTGCTACAGGTTCAACAGGTCCAATCGGTGCATCTGGCACAATCGGTGTTGATGGTGCTACTGGTTTAACCGGTGCTACAGGTGCCGGGGTTGCTGGTGCCACCGGTTCCACCGGTGTTGTTGGACCTACTGGTGCTTCTGGTTTAGGTGGTGCTACCGGTGCCGGGGTTGCTGGTGCTACTGGTTCCACTGGCGTGGTTGGGGCATCAGGAGCACAAGGTCCAACTGGTGGTGCTTCCGGTCCTTCTGGTGCTACTGGATACACAGGTCCTACTGGTGCTACTGGAATAACGGGATATGGAGGTGCCACTGGTGCTACAGGATTGGGTGCTTCTGGTGCAACCGGAGCACAAGGACCAACAGGTGGTGCTTCTGGTCCTACTGGTGCTACTGGATCCACTGGACCACAAGGTCCTCAGGGAGATACTGGCGGTGCTTCTGGTCCTTCTGGTCCGGCTGGTGCAACAGGAGCAACTGGGCTTTCTGGTAGTGCTGGTGCCACTGGTTCTACAGGCCCTACAGGCCCTATAGGTGCTACGGGGGTCGGTGCTACTGGTATTGCCGGTGCTACTGGTACTGCTGGTGCTACTGGTGTAGGAGCATCTGGTGCTACTGGGCCTCAAGGAGATACGGGCGGTGCATCTGGCCCCGCTGGGCCTACTGGTGCTACTGGTTCTACAGGTATTGCTGGTTCTACTGGTTCCACGGGTATTGCTGGTGCTAGTGGAACGTCTGTTACTGGTGCATCTGGCACCAAGGGTTCTACTGGTTCTACTGGAATAGCGGGATCAACTGGTGTTATTGGCTTTACTGGTGCAACCGGCTCTACTGGTCCGCTAGGTGCGACCGGTATCGGTGCAACCGGTTTGACCGGTGCGACTGGTTTGACCGGTGCGACTGGCATTGGTGCTTCTGGTGCTACTGGGCCTCAGGGAGATACCGGTGGAGCATCAGGCCCGGTTGGACCTACTGGTGCAACGGGACCGGGTGGCGGAGATCCTGGTGCAACTGGTCCAGCTGGCATTGGTGGTGCAACTGGTCCAGCTGGTGCTGCTGGTGCATCTGGAATTTCAGGTTACCCAGCCGCACCGACATTGGATGGAGACTACGTATTAAGAGTAGTCAGTGGCGTGCTGAGTTGGGTTATACCATCCTAATGGCACGATCGATTTCTCTAGATGCTGCTTCTAATCCGCCACTGAAGCGAATTAGGCGTGCACCTTTCTTCATGTTCTGGATTACTTGCGCTTCAAAAGAGTGAGATATAAATTTCGTCCATATGATGATGATTTCTGCTGATGAGTCGAATCTGCTGCGATTCTTGTCGATCACGTCAATTCTAATTCGCCCACGTAACGAATCGGCCACGATTGCGATTTGTTCAGCTTTGAATCCGACAAATGCTACCTGCGGTAATCTGGCAGGAGCAGCCGCCTTTTCTTGAAGTTGTCTCCGAATCTTCTCCTGTGGTAATTCTGAGAGTAGACGCGAAAGCATCGTCAGATTTTCTTCAAGTATTCTCGTGTGCTCTCCAAATCTGGCAAAAGATTTAGCAATCGCATGTGCTACGACAGCTTCCTGAGATATACAATCTAGAACGGTTTGTTCTGAGAATTGAGAGCACAGATCGTCTGGTGATAGATTGTCGATGATTCGTTGTGTGAATTGCCCGATCTCTTCATCGGTGAGAGAAGCGATCACCTCTTCCCTCGACAATGCTTCTTTTCGTCGTGTAAGTTCATCCTTCGCTGTTCTTAATTCTTGCTCTACTTCGAGCCAATGTTCTCGATTGTATTCGATCAATCGCTTGTTTAGATCAGATACAAGACCTGCGTGTGTAGGTCTTCTTTGATGAACAGGCATTTGCTCCATGATTCGACCGGCTAAACAAGCGAGACCAGTCGTTGGTTCTTTGAGAGCGAGAGCAGAAACTTTTGAAACTAAGAAATCCCACTCGTCTTCACCCCAAAAGACTTTCGATGTGTTGTTGCTCGTAGCCTTTGCTTGCTCTGGAAACTTAATCATAGCAGCAAGCTTGCCTTTGATTGGGATTTTGCGATGTTCAAGTTCTTTTTTTATATCGGCGATCTGTTCTGGCGACATACCAACTACGACCTTACCGGCCTTGATTCGATCTGAATTACTCGTAGATTGATACAAATTAATCCACTCACTAGTAGTGAGAGTCATAGCATTCTCCGTAATTAGAGATAGCGGTTAAGTAGTTGATAGCACACTTAAAGTGTTCGAAGGACCGTCGATATTGCCTAATAGATATGGCGTTGGGTCGATTAAGCTACAAGGCGGATTTTCATTGTGTGGCCAAATTTTTGATGGCGAATATACGCCATGCTTATATAATTCAATATGTAGCATCGATGTGCTGTGTCCCGGTATATCAGATCTTAATTTCTCTTCTGGTAAAACTGGTATTATTTTACCAATAACATCACCAACTCGCACTGTCATACCAAGTTTGATGTTCGACGATGGCGAGAGTTCGCCATAATTAACTACACCCGACGCTCCCTCAACCATAATGCAAGATGTATCATTCCACCATGGTGTATCATCGCTTGGTCCTGTGAATGGTTCAATACAAACAACAGTACCAGACTCTACAGGTGTCACATAGCTGTCTTTGCTGCAATAAAGATCTATACCACTATGTATATCATGATTGCGTTTGACACCAAATGCACCAGGATGGTCATCGATTGGAATTCCGGGACAGTTGTTCGGCGTTGAAGGACGCCCATACCAATCCTGGACACAGCTATTCATTAACGGGAATCGCCATTGTAGAGAGTCAAGCATTGCCTGTACAATATCATCGACCATAGCCATTGCACCAATGCCGATTTGATTACATGCCAGCTTTTTTGCAATAGGGTTTACTACATGTGCATTTTGATACCAGACGTTAAATTGGCTTAAATGATGCTGTGTTGCGGCATGCTCCCACATCAATGTGTTCATTGCGGGTGCGAGAATGATTGGGCGATTCGTATCCCAGGCACGCAGGGTCGAAGTCAACAAATTATCGCACAATCCATTTGCCGCTTTAGCCAACGTATTTGCCGATAGTGGGGCAATGACAAATACACTAGCCCATCGCCGCAAATCGATATGCGGAATCAACTCATCGGGAACATCCGATTCTAGCTTCACTGCTTTGCAATATTCTCTGAATCGGATACTGCCTTCCCAAATCGACCATTCGTGGTCGTCGCGATATACTTCAATTGATGGGATAACCGCGCTTAATTGGTCGTGAGTACAGAAATGTGTTGCCGCTTCGGTCATTATGACCTTGACGTTACCATGTTCTGATAGAGATTTTAACAGCTTTGGTGCAAGCCTTGTTGCAACACTACCTGTCAGACCTAATAAGATGTTGTATTTAGGGGCCACCGCTGTTGCTCCGTGATAGTGTCAACGACTACTTCGGCCAAATAGCTCGGATCTTTCGGATCAGCACAATGTGATGTAATCGTTATCGATTTACCATCCGTTTTACCAAGCAACAGCCGATGTTTACCAGCTTTGATATCACGAAGATCGTTTCCGACTACAAGATCGCAAAGGTTTGTTTCTATACTATGTCGAACTGCGGCTTCCAACTCCTCGTCGGTAGAATTGACAAGAAGTTTGAATCCAACAAGATAACAATTCGGATGAGCAGCCTTGATACGTGAAATCAATTTTGGCAATGGCCTAAGCTCGATTGTCATGTCGCTACCAGATCTAATCTTGCCAGCCATCGGCTTCACTCCATAATCGCTGACGGCTGCGGCCAAGATCACTACATCTGGAACACGAGTCTCCATAATCTGTGCTAATGACTTTTCATAGTCATTGAAGTTGCGGTATTCGTTCTCTACATAGCATCTTCTATATTCGAGAGCGAATTTAGCCATTTCCCCCATTTCAATCATGGCCGCTATTTCTGCATCTTCTTGTCGCCAGAAGTTCATACAGAAATCGAAGGGCGACTTACTACCGGTTGCTATCAACCCATGGACCCTATTGCCACGTTTTAGAGCTTCGGTCATAATCTTACAACCGAATGTGCCTTTGCTCATATTGGTGATGTCGCGGACGGTATCGATAGGCACTTTTGTGCCACCGGAAGTTACGAGCCACAACGAATCTTTAAGTATAGATCTCTGCATAGCCTGAATCCTTTATTGTTATGGCACGATTGAGATGAAGTTTTAATTGGTATTTTGCCAGGATTTATATGTTTTTACCAAGGCTTCCAATTCTTCTTCGTCCGATTTTTTACGTCTTGTTATAAACCTGGATAGCGGCCAAATCCAGAAATGTAATAACATGTTCTCAAAGCTCGGTAGATTTAAATATGCTATGTAGTCTTCACCTATTAAATTGATCCTAAACCTTGATATCTTAAAAATCCTAAAGAACAAATATGTGCTACAAAGGAATAGGGCGATTTCAAGAGTATACAGGACATCACTTACCGAAAGATAGTGTTCTGGAGCCCCTGAGATACTAATGCTAGCTATTAAAGACATAATCACTCAGATGTCTTGCTATTGATGATTGTGAATGCTAACCCGAGAATGTAACGATCACTCACCGGCTGGCCATGTAAAAGTCTGTCAAGAGTTTCACTACATACCTCGGCGAGACGGTTACCTTCAATAGCACACGATGCAAATGATTCGACCCACACAGACAACTCTCCTCGGCCCGCCATGGCCGCAAGATATTCTTGTGCTGCGCGTGCTGCTGGATGTGGTTCGGTGGGTCCCAAATCTCCTCGACTCATTTTTCTACTCAAAATTGTTTGTTGAATTCGGTTATAGCGTTACAAACAGCTTTACACTGGTCTACATCGAACATCCCGATATGGCATTTTGCTGGTGGAATTGATAATTCTCTGGATAGCCAAGTATAGGCGTCTGATCGTGTCATCTTTCCGTGATTCCAGAGCTTATCAAATGTGTCGTGCGCATGCTTCTTCCAATATCTAAGTTCCGGATTTGCCAGTCTACCTAGTGGTTGGCTCGTGCCTTTTTTACAACCAACATACGCATCACATTTCGGCCATCCAGAGCATATCCACACCATACCATAAGATCTACCATAGATGATGGAAGAATCCTTACAAACTACATCCTGCCCGCAATACGGGCATTTATTTGGTTTCTGATTCATGCAGATATTCGATTTTTATATTATGTTCTTTTGCGATTTCGTCGCAATACAAAGTTTCTACGTCTATGAGCGTGCATGAATATCCGAGAACCTTACATACTCTTAATGTAGTTCCAGTGCCACAAAACGGATCAAGAACCGTTCCCCCATCCGGTGTTGTCATCTTAAGACATCGCTCAACAAGACCCTCATTGAGTTGTGTGGGGCACCATCTACGTCTCTGTTTTGAATTGCCAGTGACACGCGGAAAATGGAACACGTCACCAGGAACTCTACCACGCGGATCGGCACGTTTGTCTCCATTTAATAGACGCCACGACGGAATTCTTATATTATCTGGTCGTAGCGGAGCATCATGCCAACGTAGTCGTAACAATGGTCTGAAGTTGTTGCCCAAATCATTTTGATTGTGCTGGCCAAATGTGAATGCTTGTACGCACGGTTTGGCTTCTAGCACTCCCGCTCTTAAGCCAACCAAATCAGTTACGATTTTGCCTATTTCGAACGTCCATATCGCATTATATGATACCCATACTGTTTTAGCACGCATGACAAAAATGCTTAACCATTTGCGCATCATCGACATATAATCATCGCTTGTAATCTTATCTGAATATGTGTCATATTTTAGGTCTATCCCGTCCGGAGGATCGGCCATAATCGTATCCCACTGTAAATCTGGGTATGACTTCAAATAATCTAAGCAATTAGCATTTATCAATTTGTACATTGAGCACTCGATTAAATTGTCATTTTTCATTAGATACTATTGACATACTTGTAGCAATATTATTTGAGTATATAAACCGTGATTTGGAGACAACATGAAAGAAGAGCCAAAATATTTGCCAAGCCTAGAAGAAATCGCAGCTTTAAAGAAGAAAATAAAAAAGAAGCATATAGCCGATATGCGTAGTAGTTCCGCAAAACCGAAAAGTACGTATCAACGTGCAGTTACAAGTGCTCCGAAATATAGTAGGTTTCGGCATATAAAGGATTAAGATGAGTAAGTCATTAATGCTTGTCGAAGAATATGAAGCTATTCTAGAAAGATTACCTAATACTGGTAAGGTCTTAGAAATCGGTACATTTCACGGTGTTACTGTTTCGTTATGGGCCATGGCACGGCCGGGCGTCACTTTCTATAGTGTTGATCCGTTACTATGGAGACGTGCGGGGCTTAAATGGTATGAGAATCGAAAACCGAACATGAGATTGCTCACTGGCACTGTAGATGATTTAATCGAATTGGGTGTGTCTACAAAATTCGACGCAATTATTGTTGATGGGGATCATTCATATAATTCATGTCATCGCGATCTCGAAGTAAGTTCGACGCTAATAAAGCCCAATGGGTTGTTTGCTGTGCACGATTTTGCCAAGGGGACGCTTAGGCGCACAATAGCCAGAGCAGTTGTACGTGCTGTAGAAGACTTTTGTAAGTCTGACGATTATGGTATAGACGATATAATCGGAACGACAGCGTTTCTAAAAAGGATATGTCATGTGTGAAGAAGATGATGTTCCACGGCATCGTAAAAAATCGGTGAAGAAGAAGCCTTTCGGAATACAGCATTCAGATACAAATTTCCATTGGTATTTAACAGAAAAAGCAAGAGATCAAGCTTTTGATAACTTGCTTGTTAAAATAGAATCATTTCACATGATCGGGCCACCAAAGAAGGTCGATAGATAATGGACGACATATATCGAGAAAAATACCAGAAGGCTCTTGATTGCCTACGGCTAGCTGTCGAAGACGATCCTGTAGCGATGAGCACATTACTAAGCGTACGCATTCCTTGCAACGCCTGTCTCGCAAATCACCCAACTATTGAAGTTGGCGCTTTTAAGACAATGTCAGGAAATCGCGTCAGTGTCGTTGGCCTGTTGAATGGCATATTTCGTTCTATGGAGCTTCCCGAAATAGAAACCGAGTGGGAATGGGGTCCAGAAGACAAAGCGTTTGTGCCAGAACTTAAGGCAATTCGGGAACATGTACCACAAGAGCACAAGAAACCAGAATGACTACAATAGGACATTGTGAAGAATGTGGCAAGTACGCCAAAGAGTTATCACGAGATAAAACTGATCCAAAAAGCAAATGGATTTGTAACATATGTCTAGAGGCAGAACAAAAGAAAATGGCAAGTGAAGCCGATATAGCTAAACGACGTGCAGCGGAAGCAGAGTTTTGGGGTAATTGCTACGACATGAATGCCCTAGGTGAAATCGTCAAGCAGACGACGTATGCCTATGAGATGGGTATTTTTGATGAGTATGGTGATGAAAACTGCGATATCGATCTCGATGGTGCATCGGTTATCGATATCGGATCTGGCCCATGGTCGTTGCTGTTGCGATGTTACAACACTGGCAAGCTTATTGCGGTAGATCCTGTACCTTGGCCACCGTCAGTATTTAGACGATACAAGACATATGGTATTGGATTTATCAACAAAGGTGGTGAAGATGTCGGCGACTTGCCTATGGCCGACGAGGTTTGGATCTATAATTGCCTACAGCACGTAGAAGATCCAGTTAAAATATTAGAGAATGCAAAGAAAATAGGAAGAAGAATTCGTATTTTCGAATGGCTGAATACCCCGGTCGACACTTATCATTTGCATACTCTCACAGAAGAAATGCTTCGAAATGCTTTCGCAGATGTAGAGACTGAGCGAGCGAGGACAATACAGTTGACAGGTAGATGCCAAGGCACTGCTTTTGTTGGTAGCTTTAAAGCTAATCCAATTGTAAGACAACACGTCCCGAAATTTATACGATCAACGACTGGTCCTGTTCTTGGTAGAGAAAACTTATCAGGATATTGAACTATGTTTAGTATAATCACGAAACTATTTAGGAAGAAAGTAGAAGCTCCAAAAGCTTCTAAGAAGAAACGGGACCCAAAACGTTGGAGAGTGCCAGAGGAGCATACTGAAGAGATCATCAGACTTTATGATGACATGATGAAGAAAAAGAACCTTCACAAGAGGTTACCGAAATATTTATTTTGGCATAGGGTGTACGAGATTCTACCATCTATGAGTGGCATCGGTGTTAAGATCGATCTCAACATTAACTGGGCAAATTTCTATTTCGTAGAAATAGTGCCAGACGATGAACCAGAATTTCGAGAAGAAAGTATAGAAACGGAAAAAGTTCTCACTGAGTTGGAGCAAGAATTAGATAAACCGAAACAACCGATGAAGAATGTTTCTATAGACCAAAACACGACCACAACCGTTGCTAACGAGTAAACTGATATGGGACGAGTCTTTCAATTACGAGCTATTGGTAATGACTCAACAGGTACTCAGCGCAAGATTTATAGTCCAGTAGTTTATTCTACAGAAAACATAGCTAAAGAACGATTAGATAGATTCCGCACCGCCGTTGTCGGATTTATAGAAAGCCCAACAGTAGCGATTGTCCCAATAGATGTTATAACGGACGAAAACAATACGCCGCCTGAGAGCTATACTCCATCGGCATATGGCCCGCCAGAAATAGAAAAGAGAAACGAAGTCGTTTATGGTGCTGGGTATGAAGAAGAGCCAGGCTCATTTGGTATGTTCGATGGCCCAACTCCACGTCTTCTTGATGTCCTAGAATCTGTTCCATGCGGTATAAACCCTTGCATTATCAGATTTAACCTTGATGGCAGCGAAACTGTCTTATATCGATGGTCAGATTGTGACCATTCTTGGAAACTACAAAATGTACGAGCTAGAGTTGACGGCGTCTGATCGAGCTAAGATACAGGCTATAGTAGAGAAAGAAAGAGAGCCTACAGCGGCTGCTATCGCCGAATCTATAAAGATTGATCCACCCAAGGTCGATAGACATATTTGTCATGATTGTGGTGTATACGAGGGACAATTTCACAGGCATGGATGTGATGTAGAGCGTTGCCCGTTCTGTGGCAGGCAGTTGATTTCGTGTAGATGCTGTTATAAACTTCTTAACATTGACTGTAGTGAAGGAACATGGGCTTATTCTAACGGGCTTACTGTTGCACAACAAGAGCAATGGGATAAGATACTCGATGAAAAAGGCTTGATACCATATATTGTTTACCCTAATATCTGTTGTCGCTGTGGTAAGTTATGGCCAAATCTCTTCATGGTACCAACATCCGATTGGAGAAAATATGTCCCAGAAGAGCATTGGAAAGAGATATTATGCTTAGACTGTTATAAAGCAATCAAATTCATGATCGACACATATACTACGAGTGACATTGGAGCGTGAACATGGCCGCAGCTGCTATTATCATTCGAGATGATATTAAGTACTTAGTTTATGACAAATCGATTGAGGTGACATCTGCTGATAGTGCTGTTATGATCTTCTTTGCTAGAAAGGCAAACCACACCACTGACGTCAATGCATTACATAGCCTTGTTATGATGGGAAAGAATTTAAAGACTATACAAATTAAAAAAGTCCTCGAACTAATTGACTAGAAATCCTATGGAAGAACCGAAATTAAAAAAGATCAGAGTAGCCGGTATATCTCATCGCAAGTGCAATCAGGGTGAGGTTACAATCGGTGAATTGACTGCCGAAGAAATGGAATCAATGGAGGCGTTTACTCTTGGGTCTTGCTGGATAAGAGTTTCAGAAGATGGTCGCCTAGAGAGGCGAGAACGTTTTGTTAAAATGCCTGATCCGGTTGAAGATCCATATCAACCGCCTAAATGGATACCATTAATCGATTGGACTAAAGAAGCTCCGTTTCTTTCTAATCCTATACCGCCGCTGCCGGAAGAGCCAGATCCAAAATATAGCAGTCCAGCTTTCATAGTGAAATACCTCTGCGGCTACAACAATACGCCATATGAATACGAGGCTAGAAAACTTCAATCTTATGGCTTTGAATGCCTTCGATCACGGCGAGGACACGACGGTCGATTCTGGGAAATTTGGTATCTCGCTGGATACCACTTTGCGAAGGGCGAGTTAAAAAGTGAGATGGCTCAAAAGTCAGATGATGCCGAACAAATTTCGGTAGCGATCAACTTTCTTTGCCGTAATGTTTCATTTGGGACTCTTGATGTTTGTTATCAACGTGCAGCGATGGTCATAGATTAGGGAAGACCATGACGTTTGAAACTATTTGGCAGGAATATGAAGATGCACGCCAAGCATTAAATGCAATACAGCCAACACAAGGGCCTGCTAAACCAGATCCGAAAATTGACGAGTTGCAGGTCAATTTGAAACGCAAAGCACAAGCCGTCCTCGGACATCCTAGATCTTTTGAGCATGTTAAATGTTGGATGGTTGATGCCATAGGGTATCAGACAGAATGTGATGTCTCACCATCACTTGTTGCTGAAATGGAAGATTTTGGTCACAAATATGTGGAAAGATTCGGTGCATTGCCATCCGAAGTCAGACTCTTTATGTCAAATTGGGATCTGACAGATTCTGGTGGTGGTTGTGGAAGTTGGCATCTTGGTTGCCATTGTACAGAATTGGAAGCTAAAGAGTTGTGCTCTGCGCTATATAGCCGCTTCCAACACGCGATCGATAGGGGTATTCTAACGATAAGACGTACGCCTTGGTCGTTAAGGTTGGATGTCTAGTCTACATATTTTAACGTTTGGGAGTCCCTATGGGATCCAAGGTTACTATAGCTAGTCTAGACAGATGACGCGAACATCTTGTTCGCGAACTGGTGCTGGCTCTGCAATCTTGATATGGGTCGTCACCCCAGTCACTCCAGTCGTCGACATAAAACCATTCTGTCATATAGTCATCGTTCATCTTTTCCCACCATTAAGAGGCTAGCTAATCTTTTATTTTCCAATCTGAATTGATTACGTCTTCTATCTGATTCGCTCATAGCTTTGGCCGCAGCTAACTCGTTATCCACAAAATCAGATATATCCTTAGATCGTAGCTGTCGAAATTGTTCTCGATCCTGCTCAGATGCACCTAATATGACTTGCCCTACGCCAACGCTCCACCTTTTGGAATGTGGGTTGAGGTAATAGGCTAAAAGATAGTCGTCTAATCTGTCAGCCGGATTCATCTACTCTTGATAAGCTTTCCTAAAGTCTTGTTAACGCTAGTTAATCTCTCAACCTCTGATTCTGCCATTTGCGCTCTTTGGGTAATAAGACATGTGAGGTGGTAAAGGTTCTCGCCTTTCTTTACAAATGCTTCATCACTCCATATTGTCGTTTGGCACCCGTAACAATGTCCACTTTCTGTGCGAGCTTGATTGCTCAACACCATAGCTTTAATAGCCATTTCAGTAAAGACTGCGAAGTTTTGATGTTTCGAGCAAGAAAAATTTACTCCCGGATGTTCAACAGGGCAGCCTTTATCAATTCTATCCCACAGTTTGCATGTTTGGCATGTTATGTCCGGAACATATCTATCCGGGCATTTTTTCGTCTCCTTGCTCATTCTGCACCCCAGTGGCTTGTGGTTTCGATTGCATATCCTTGGTATCTTTTTTCAGACTATCGTACCAGGAAATCAATTCGTTAAACCACTCTTGTATTGTTGGATATTGCTCACTATATCCATCTCCAATCGAATTTACGACTTTGTTGTCGTCATCGAGCCACCAGTGCTCTCCAACACCATAACCGCCGACCGCCAAGTAATTTGTACCATCTGGATAGCGAATCCAGTTGTAAGAAACATACGGATCTTTTTTAAATTCGACAGCCCACTCATGTCCCTCGAACTCGAATCTTGCAAATGTTTCGTCATCCCATGAATATTCAAATATGGTTTCACCATTGATAGTGATCCATACAGAGCCTTTGTGATTGATAAGGCCGATGCCGGAAAGCGTTCCGATTACAACATGATGAGCATGGATTGTAAGCCAATCATTCTCACCTTTTGCTTTCGGCGTCATATATTCCGGATCTGCTTTTAATAAGGCGTCGAATTTGAAGCCGGTCGCTTTCTCCAACGGCCTATCATCACCTGGACCTACTGAATGAAGGCTAGCATCCTCGGCTGCGGCATAACGTTCTGGTCCCTCGCCGTCTTTGAACTTCCAACACAACCCACCATAATCTGAATATGACATATAATCACCTATTAACTTTCGACACTTCAATCAATAACCCTTGGATCGTCCTTGCTAATGAATCGCTGACCATCTGGTGTGCAACATGATAAAGTGTCTTGCGGATTCCATTTATATGGCGGATTTTGCCACACGCCAACAAGAGTTCTTGTAACTACTTTGGCGCTATCAAAGGACCAACAACCGCTAGCCGCCGCATAGTTATAGTAGTTGTTGCTGCATAAAACGCACAATTCTTTACTTTTTCCTGCCATGATTAAGTAAAACCATTATTTCTGCTGGAATTATATCGGGTTTGCCCCACATCTTACCGCACGAGCAAGCGATGATTGTGCCGTCTTTGTGAACGATATCAATCATGCAGTGAAAGTGTAATAGCGCATGCCAAAATCGTAAGAAGCGTGACCAAATTCGAATTCGACGATAGAATGTAATCATGAATTATAAATTCTCCGTACTACAAGCCCAAAGAGTGCCGCTCTTCCTTGTTTTACCTTTTCGCTTTGTCGATACATATATAATTTGTATATGTCTCTCGACATAGAATGTCTTGCCGCAATTACCACATTTCACATCGAAATCGTCGGTCGGATCTTCGCCAGGGACTGCATCAAATCTCTCAGATCTGCAATCGGACACTTTGCAATACGGGCAAACAACCCTGGTCTCTGAAATATGACTCGGCATACTAGCCCTTTGCTAAACGGTCTTTTGTTTTTGCTTGGACAATGTTTATTTGGTGAATGTCATCACCATCATCCGATTCCCATTCACACCATGACCCTTCCGGATCATCAATAGGGTCATCTGGATCAAATTCTTCAAGACCATTCACATTTGCGTAATCATTACACAAGTCATGTGCAATAAGAAAATTTGTGTGGTCTGCAAGCACTTCGAGAATTTTCTTAGCCTCTGCCAACCCAGCTACAGGGACATAAAATATATGTTGCTTACCGGGCGCTGGTATCATCCACCAAACTCTGAGCTTGTTCACGGCAGTTTTATCCCATATCGAAATTCGCAGATTGTTTGATATAAAGCGGCAATTCGCTTCCTGTCCGGCACTTTCCTAAGTGTTGAGGTTTTACAGAAGGCGTCAAGTTTTGCATCTAAGTTGTCGGCGACAGCTTCAATCTCTTCATATTTCCACTCGCCCCTCAAGATGCCACGCAATTCTTCAGCATCTGGTCTTTTAACCAGAACTTTTTGATCTCTGATAATCTCCTCGGCCATCCTGCACAGTCTGACGAGATGCATACTGTGCTTAACGTCATAACCGTATTTTCTCTCTAATTCTTTTCGAGCAGGATTGCGCTCCTTATCCCATTTATGATATGCATTCCACGCTTGCAATGCCGATGCGTACCGTTTTTCTTGGATAACCTGATCTTTTGAGCCTTCAATAATCCACTCGTCTGGGAGAGACAGAATGGCGTTTTGGTGCTCTTTTGGAATCTTGCTGTTTTCTGGAAGTCCGAATTCTTTCCTTGTCGGCTGATGTGTAGGTGGATTCAACAAATAGCCGCGATGAATTTTGATGCGCTTAAGTTGTTGGATTGCGTATCCGGCAAAAGTCCATCTAGCTTTTTGCGATAAGAAAAAATCTCTATGCTCTCTAATCATATCCCATTCTGGTTTGCAAATGTCGATGAGATGTTCGACATAGAGAAATTCGATGATGTTCGGGTTGCAATCTGAGGCCAGCTTCATGAATTTCCTTAACTCTTGAAGCTCTGTATCTTCACCAGTTTTGTGCACAGTTTCGACAGATAATGTTAAATCGCCCCTATCTGTTTGTAATGCCGATTCGATAGCATGCTTCGCTTTGATCGAGTCGCCATATTCGATAGCATCGAGTGCTATGTGAAGATCGCTCTTGATGCTTCCAGAACCGACGAAGCTGGATTGGAATATGTTGAATGCACATTCAAGTGGAGCGATGAATACACCACGCCTATCAACATCGCTATCAGGGCGATTTGTACCATATTGATGCGATCCGGACGTGTACAGAAAAATGCAGTGCTTGATAGCTTCTTCATAATGCATTACTTGCCGCCTTTCAATGGCAAACCCATGACAGACACTAGGCCATCCAAACTTTCTTCAACTTGCCTTTTCCAATCTCTTAGTCGGTAATGTCTGTCTAAATACCAATCAGCTTCAATCGGAGTCATATCTGGATCGATTGGCTCTTCTACAATTTCTTTCTGCGGTAGTCTAGTCGCACATGTTTCAGATACAGTGAATTCTATTCCAGATTTCGCAGCTTGGCAATCTAGTAATCCGCGTTTCTGATTGCAAGCATAACAGGCTAGTACATGCCGCCTGACTACTGTCTTGCCTCTTCGATTTTTCTTGATAATCCCAAGATCTATGTCTTGGCGGTTCTTGTCGAGCTTGTTATAAAGATGGTCGATCGTTGCCATATCATCTGGTGCTTTGCCTCCCGTTATCTCTGGCAGTAACCTCGTAGGCTTCCTACACCAGTAGCATTTTGGATCCTTGTACCATAGAACGGCACGCTCGCTCAATCTCTTCCTAATCATCGATCTTTACAACCTTCCCGAAGATGCTGTCTTGACCGATGACTCCGTTGATATGCCCCTTGTTGTTGCGAATCTGATAGCGATAGCCGCCAGATGTCAGATGTACTGATTCTACAAGGTGGACATAATACGTTCCATGCACCTTGCAGAAAACGATGTCGCCTTTTGAGATCAACGAATCCGCTTCTGTAATTGGATTTATAGTAACGAGATTGCCGCTGTGGATTTTCGGCTCCATCGAATTGCCGTGAGGTCGGAACTGCACTTGTTTTCCGTCTTGCAACTCTGACTCATAAAAATGCCAATTCATTTATTTCTGTATACCTCACCGAAAATAATCCACAAGATACCCATTATAACCATAGCGATCCCGCTCCACATTGCTAAGTATGGTAGATTAGTTTGGCCCGGCTTCACAATCAATATTTTGATAATTGGAAGAACGCCTGCCAATATCAGAACAGTACCTATGTACCTGGACTTTCTTCTGCTATGGAACATCTCCATAATAACAAATAGGCCAACGATTTGGCCTATACTAATAGCAGATACGAGAATTTCCAACATAATTATCCTTTATACGATTATAGCACAAAACGTAACAATGGTTAATTAGAAGTGGCAATCACTTAATAGATATAAAATACTATTTCTTATCTTGCGGCTTGCGCTTAGCTTCTCTCTGCTTGCGTATTTGGCAAGGAACATATGGCCTTCCAGTACTCGATTTGCCGGTTCCACCACATGCAACGCATGTTGGCTTTTCTTCTTCTTCGAAGTATGGGCCGCTTTCTCTTCTATCTAGGCTTTTACTCTTCTTTAGGACGGGTACATCTGGACGTTGAGAACTTAATTTCAGAACATCTCTGTCTATTTCATGTCCGTTATGTGCTTTTCTCCAAGCTTTACTAGTTCGCAGTGCTAATCCTTCCTCTGGGGTGAGTCCGAATCGTTTGATGACTGGATACATATCTGTCCATATTGTATTATATGGCATCTGCTCTGGACTGGCATCCAATTTCTGCAATGCTGACGCCAATATTTTGGAGTCATTCGATTCTCTTATTGGCTTTGAATAATATTTATCTATTATCTTGTGCCCTTGCTCTACTGCATATTGTTCGGTCTTATTAAGCGGTCTGTATTTTGCTATTTGTTCTAATATTCGCATTCTCTTCATAGCATACATGAAATATCGCTCACCCTGGCCACTATGTATGCAGCATCGTCCATTAGCTTGTTTCAGCTCTTGTTCTAACTTCCATAATCTACTACGCGGAGCCTTCGACATACCCTCTGATAATTGTACTAGATGCATATCATTTTCTCCAATGCGTCTTTGATTTAGTATATTTGGGCGAGCGGCCCATATTTTTCTTGGTTCTATTGGTTCTGGTTCTATGAATTCACCAAGATATTCCTGTTTGAATTCAACATCGTTTGAGAGACGTTTACTATCGTAGTATCTTTTCATAGCTTCATAGTATTTTTCCGCTTCTTTATTCATGGTGTGCTTAAATACTGCATCGACAGTATTTCAGAAAATATGCGAGAATTCTTCACAGACCTACGAAGAAGAATTTGGAATAAACGCATCAAATTGTGGTGGCACAGGCTATACATTAGGAGAGACGAATTTCACACATCGCTCGATTCAGATCTTGAAGCAATGCTGGTAATGACAAAGGAAGAATTGTTTCTATATTTTCACGATTTGCGAATAAGAAGACGCAAAGCTCATAAAAGAGAATACAAAAGAAATCTTAAACGTATCGCTCAGAGAGCCTGGGTCAAATGTGAATGTCATCAAGATAAGTAAAGAACAACTCCAGAGGGTTTGTCGTGACTATTGGTGAATATCATGTCGATCCAGTAGACTCCAGCGGTCTTAGGAAGTCGTTATGACGCCAAGAGAATACACTCTTCACAGAATAATTCTTCTTGGTTTGCATATCAAGGCACGCGATGGACGTGATGACTGCAAAGTTCAACTACTTAGAGAATTATACCTGACATTGAAGGGAAATAGTGACGTAAATATGGTTGACTGTTTCGATTGCGTTCGTAAGAATTTTATCGGTTTGGATTTGATATGTCTTAACCAGATCTTGATTGACGAAGTTGGCATAAACCAATTATTGCAGAGTACATGATGTTTTGGACCTTGCTGATACTTGCGATTCTTGTAGTTTATTTATTAGCATCTATTATTGCTGTTGTTTGGTACACCCTAACTCCGACAGCAGTTCCGAGTAAGTGGCTAGAATTTCTTGGTTATCCTGTCGGCATAATTATGCTGATATGGACGTTAATAGTTGATAGGAGACGACGATGAGCGAGAAGAGGTATTATGTTTCTGAAAATGAAGATTCTATTGTAGAGTATCCGGCAGAACTTATACATACACCGCAGAAAACATACGCCAACGATAAAAACACATCTACATCAGAAGGTACGAATGTGCTGATGCATGTTCAGCCAGAGTATGAGGTTGCACATTTACATCACATGTTCCGATTACATCCGACTATGGCAGAGATAGTCATAGCAAAGTGGCAATCGGATCAGTTTATAGACCATTACGTCGGAGATGTATCAGAATAAATTCAAATGGACGACTCTTCGTGCTATAAGTTTGCGGGCGTCTTCACTATTGAGCACATCAGAAATGGGGAAGTCGTAAGTACCCATATCATTCCCACACCCACAGCTAGAGTGGCCGATATAGCCACTACTGAGCGTATTATTCTTCTAGACGGAGATAATGATGTACAACTTAGAGATGAGTGACGATCAGATAAGGATCTTAACAGCCGCGCTGGATCTCTATGTTAGGGTTGGCATCGGGCAGATTGAAGAGGTTGGCCATCTTCTGTCGGACGGGGATACTACTTGCGATCAGAATGATTGTATAACCAAATGTTGTAGGGATATTAAGAAGATCCTTGGCCATCCACATAATGGGTCTCACGGTATTTCTAGTGAGAATGTCAGGACCAATTTCAAAGTTGCCTACGATCTCGAATGCGTCATCCGACAAACTACAGCGAGTGCTAGAAATGAGACACAAAGTGTTTGGAATCACGCACCTATGCATCTTGCTCCAGATGTCCCATTAGCAAGATGTTATCAGACAAAGCAGGAGACAGAATAAATGGTTTCAGAAGAGCCAGGATTTGTCAAAGAGTTAGAGCATCTTATTAACAAATATTCGATTGAGAATGGCAGTAACACGCCAGATTTCATACTAGCTATCTATATACATAAGTGTCTCTCCGCTTTTAATGAAGCAGTGTGTGCGAGAGAACAATGGTATGGATGTAAGAGTATCCCAGGTTCTCCTCATCTATCCTGTGGCGAAGCTGCTCGGTCGAATGATAGTCCTGTACCACCTCCTCTCAAACCGTTTAAGCAATAGAATGGCAAGATGTCTTATTTGTGGAAAAGAATTAGAAGTCGAATTTGGAAACAATACCAAGCAACCATGGATGGGGTTGCTTGGTGGTGGTAATTCATGGGAAGTCACATGCAATTATGGTAGCAAATTCGACACATATAAATTCATATTCTGTCTATGCGACGAATGCATAGCCATTAAGAAGGACGAAGGATTAATCGTTCCTAATGGCAATGTATTGGACGAAATAGAGGAATTTTTATGGTGAGCGAATCATCTTTTTGGAGTAATAAGTCAGAATATGGCTGTATATGTTGATGAACTTTTTAACACAGAGAAATCTCGCAAGTGGCCATATCTTCAAGCGTGTCATTTGACAGCCGATACGCTTGAAGAACTACACGAATTCGCCATAAGTATAGGATTAAGTCGTTCATGGTTTCAGGATCACCGACGCCATCCACATTACGATCTTACTAATGGGCGAAGACTAAAAGCCGTGAGACTTGGGGCTATCGAAGTGAGTTCCAGAGAACAGGCAGAGAAGAGAATCAAAGAACATAAAGATGGATGAATTACAACGGGGACAATTGTATAGAATTCTATATGCTGGCGTTTCATATGTAGGATTCTTTATCAGGTCGGACGATACTTATGCCGTATTTGGCTATAATATGTGCGCCGTATATTTCCCAATAGAAGAAATAGCCGTCGTAGAGTGTGATGTCGTTACTCTTATCCCATATTCTATATGGGAAGTGGTTGAACATTCGTAGGATAAGATAATGAAGATACTTGTCTATCACGCGAAAAATGATAATGAGTATTGGCTTGCCGATTCGCCAGAGCAGCAAAGAGCGGCTATGCAACAGCTTTTCAAAACCCTCGATGAGTTAAGCTGTTTCGACGATATATCGTTTACGAATGCACTTGAAAGAGCTAGATCTGGTGATCACTATGCTATAAAGGCGATACTGAGAGAATGCAAAGGTGTAGAGTATGCTGACTGGCAGATTGTTGATGCCATAGATCCATTAGTAGAATAGGGAGAGGATGCGTGAAGAAAGCAGACGCCACAAGGACATACAAGGCGATAGAAGACATATTACTTGAGATTGAGGGTTATATAGCAAATAAGTATAGTATATCACAACCTTTCGACCTCTCTAGTATTCCACGTCGTGAGGGCAGGCTTATTGAAAGACTTCGCGGCATGAGAGATACTATTGCCGACGATTTGGGAATTAAACGTACTGACGATACTGCACAAGTGTGAGAAATAAGTATATGAAGTCACACGAAAATTACGCATTTGAAGACGAGGACGTTGAATTAGCCACACTCTTATTGGGCGACATTAATAACACAGATAAATATGCTATGGATAGATTGGTAGCTATAAAGGTCTTTCACCAATATTACATGAGTCTTCCTAAATCTATTGCATTAGTCGAACTAGTGGAGATGGAAGATGACACTAGAAGAGATGTGTCAGCTATTCGATAAGATTATTGCAAATCCTGCATTTGCAAAGCACCGGGATCAGCTGATAGGTGAAAAAGAGAAAGCGCGAAAAGCAGTGGAGGAAGGGATTTCTCCCGACTATATAATATCCTCATTCTTTGACAGCGTGCGAAGAGAATTGCAGAGGCGTATCGAGCTTAATTAGGATTATTATATGAACGGAAAGAGAAAAGCATATAGTCAGGCAGAACTTGCGAGATTGCGCCTTGTTACTACTGGTCTTCAGGAAGAAGATAGAAGATTTCGACATTATTTGGGGCAGATTGCCTCTTTTGAGGTAGACTTAAAGAAAGCCGCTTCCTTTTCAAGAGAAGGGCATTTTGAGCGTGCTTGCTCCTCTTACCGTCTGATAGCAGAGAGGGCCGTGGAAATAGCAAGGAAAACGCTGGAAGGGCATGGAGAAGACGACGATGGTTTCAGGAATGACGAATCGTAATGGTGTGAGATTATGAAGATCCTCGTGACTGGTGGTAGAGATTTTGATGACTACGAGATGCTTAAGACCGTCTTGGACGGTTTACATAAGGAAAATCCTATCGACACTCTCATACATGGCGGTGCACGAGGAGCAGATTCTCTAGCTGATAAGTGGGCACGAGATAATAATATTCATATTTCTATCCATCTTGCTAAATGGGATAAATATGGAAGGTCGGCCGGACCAATAAGGAATAGGGAGATGCTTGAAGAAAAGCCAGACCTCGTTATGGCTTTTCCAGGAGGTAGGGGTACGGCCGACATGATTCGACAAGCCGAGAGAGCAGGGATAGGGGTAATAAGGGCAGCGCGGTATGAGAATGGTGTCGAAATGAAGTATGCGGAGCACGGTAAAATAGATAACAATAGCAACCATGTGGAGGAATAGAAGATTATGACATCTTTACTAGATAGAATATCTGATATGGTCAGAAAGTCGGCGGCACATGTTCGCCATTCAGAAACGTGCCCCTGCTCGAATCCCTCTAAATGTACCTGTGGCGTCTCCGATCTTCTTCAAGACATGGCGGGTCTTGTTGAGGAGATTAAAGACAGCTATAAGCTCACCGAGGATCATAAGAACCTCCTCATATCTTATTTAGATGGTCCTTCTAAAGTTATGACACAAACAGGGTGGACCATCGACGAATTTAATGCGGCCGTGTCTGAAGCACATTTAGGACAATGTCCGAACTGTAAGATATGGTGCGACGATGACGATCTTATCAGCGAAGGCGAGTATGATGGTCGCTGCAATAAGTGTAGGTAGGTTTATATGCCTGTTGGAACTGGTATGCCTGCATCGTTGTGGTTGGACGAGTTTGGTTTGCTTGTCTATCACGCATTCGGGGAATATCCCTATCTAGTAGGCTCCGCATTAGAGGGTAAGACGTGGCGCGACGTTGATGTTCGCGTCATTCTCGGTGACGAGGAATGGGAGAGGATGGAATTCGGAAAGCCCGATGAGCGAAATCCCAAATGGGTCTCTTTGTGTCTTGCCTATGCCACTCTCGGCCAGAAGATGACGGGCCTTCCTATCGATTTTCAAATCCAGCAACAATCCTACGCTAACGAGCACAATAAGGGATGTGGACGTAGTGCCCTGGGCATTATGTCTATCGGCCAGAAAATGATTTGGCAATATCAGGAACGTACTGCCAAGGGGGAAGATTATGACAGAGCTAGAAAAGAAAATGATAAGGCTCCTGGCTAAGATGAAGGAATATGTTCGTCATACTGACGAATGTTATTATCACCCCGACTGCTCTTGCGGTGCTGCATCGATTCTTCAAGAGGTCGATGACATCATTAATAAGGAGAAGGAGAGCCACAAACTCACCGAACAGCAGAAGGAACTCATCCTATACTTCCTGGACGGAGCCGACAGAATTCAGAAGAAGATGGGATGGACTTTGGAAGAATTTCGAGCAGCGGCATTGGACTCACACATAGAACAATGCCCATTCTGTAAAATGTGGTGTGAATCTAGTGATCTTATTGCTGTCGAATTGCCATGTATGTGGAAGTGCGATAATTGCAAGGACACTAAATGACTCTAGCGGTTTTCGAGAGGAAGCGTAGCGATTCGTAAACAATAGATTCTATCTTATGAGTCTCGTTACACCGGGTATTATATAGTCTGTTGCCATAGCTAACCCCCGCAATAATTTTGAGGAGTTTGATGGTAATCCAATTTCAATCTAATTCTCCTGGAACCCTTTGGTGGCAGTCTTGTATGTGGTCAAACACAGGTCCATATTATCAAGTTAATTCCTTTGGACTTGACGGCGTTTTCGAGGCAGGTCTATCGGGCTTTTATTTGAACGAGTACTGGCGTAGTGAATTGAATCGCATTGTGTTCAGTCTCGTTAGCTCTCGAAGCCAGTTTAGCTTCGAGAATCCCCTATATAGTCTTTCAATGCACAATGCTTATGAGAAAGTCATTTCATACATAACCGGATGATTAAAAGGACTCACAAATGAGTGACGATGTTTCTGTTAGGAATCCTTCTGAATTTAAGGAACTTGACGCATATCTTACTATTAACGCCTGTGGTGCTTTTATCTGGCGTATGAAGCACGATATGTGCAATGGACGCATCCCTCAGATAGAACATGCCGCTATTGATGAGGACGTTAAGAGGGTAAAATCGCGACAGTTGGAGATCATTAAGGAACTCCCCCGTTTTGGAGTCGAACCGCTTGACGCTGACGGTAAGGCTACTCCTGCTTATTGGACTTGGTATGAGACCTGGGATTCCTGGAAGAACGGTTTAACGAACGAGAAATGGCAAGAGGTTTCCGACCATCGCTGCACTTTCACCGATGAGGAAGTACTTAGGTATAAGAATGAAGCATTTAAACAGGAGCCCGAAGTGATGAAGGCCAAGCTATTAACAACCAAGGAGATGGAATTATTCCATGCGGCTATCAACTGGGCCGTTAAGTGTGACCCGGAATCCACGCGTGAAGAAATCGCTAAGAAGGTTGCTTCCGAATTGTCGTTTAAGGTTGATGAAGACGACATAGCAGAAGTTTGTGAGAACGTTTCCGGAAGATGACTCTAGCAATTTTCAGAGGAAGCCAGCGATTCGGAAATGACAGAGTCTATAGGAGACTATAGTGAGTTTACGAAAAGATTTAGACCATGCAAACACCCATCGTAGACAGCTTCTTGCCATCGTAAAGCAACAGCAAGCAGAGTTGGACGTGTTACGCCCTCTTAAGTTGGCCGCTGACGTCCTAGAAGAGATAGAGGATAGGCTCATACAGAGACGCGTTGATAACGAATATGAGCTTCGTGAAACGCTTCAAAAGTTGGACATATGTGAACGCCAGAACTATGAGGTTAAGCAGATTCTTGGTAAGGCACTTGGTTTTCCATTGGATAAGATAGGTGGATCCGAGACGCCTAAAACGCTTGCTATAATGGCAGCTAAGAAGATTGAGGAATTAGAAGAACATAAGATGACTCTAGCAGATTTCAGAGGAAGCGTAGCAATTTCGAAACAACAAAGTCATCCATAAGAAGAGATAAGAGCGTAAGAGACGGGAGAGAGCATAACGGGAGAATGAAAAAGAAGGAAAAAGATGAAATCAGGTTTTACTTGCTGTTTAGTGAATTTGTTGTTTTTTCATCCTGAAACTAATACGGTATTGAGGTCGTTTTGCCCAGGATGGCCATCCTGTGTCGAAACGATTTTCAGTATCCAATGGAACAAGCGAGCGTTTTCACAGATAGATAACGATTTTTATACCTGCATTTAGAGCTTAGAATATAGGACTTAGATACCACAAAAGTTGTCTAATTGTCGACACAATAATACATTTTTAGTTATCAATCCGTAAACGACTGAAAGGAAAATATAAACCTAAAGAATAACAAGATGAAAAGAAAGGGAAAAGCCTGCTTTCCTGGTATCTCGCTTATATCTTCCGTGCGTGCGTGATTTTATCCTTTCAGACTATTTACGATATGCAGAGAATGCACGGAAGATATAAAGGAAAGCCTCGGAGATATATCGGGAAGCTCGTGGGGGTCGACCGATATTATCGCAAAATATGGATGATACCCCAATGATAGCCATTTATATTAACCCGACAGTGGCGAATTGCATAGTTAAAAAATTATGCAATTCGTGCTATAACAAGATGTTCGCGGCACTGTCTAAAGACGGTAGTGACAGGCGTGTTAGTTTGGGAATCGCTATCCAGACGGCACGCCACAACAAAGAGAGCCGCATGAATAGACTCGGCTGGGAGCGGGAATTTGAAGACTAAAGAGACACATCTTGTGCCTGCAGTCATACTACTCCCTAACCCAGCCGATCTGGAATCTCCATTAAGGATGATTTGACATAGTGTGAACAATCAATTACTAAAAAGATGGCATTTTCAGCAAATTCTCAAATATTTGATTATTCAGATGATTTGAGAACGACATGCAGCCTATGAGCAAACCGTACAATCGTCGGATTCGACGGGCGATTATTAAACACGGCTATCCCGCTCGCTATTTTGATAAGCCAGTTCCATTTTGCAGCATCCCGGTACAAATCCTGCATCTTTTTCTGGAAAGAGCACACCGGTTAACTCTGCGAAAACCTCTCTAACCTAAGATATTCAGATGTATCACTTCAAGTTGAATGGTGTTGAATGTTCGTGTGAGACGGCTATTGAGTTGGTGGTCGCTACTTCTATCGATCGCGTGGAGCTTGGTCAGCATCATCCTCTCGGCTGTTCAAAGCCTAAGAAGACGGAGGACTCCTGGATTTGCGAGACGAGTTGGGAAGGCGACGCTGGTGATAAGCTGAATGAGCTTATCGAGAAGAAGAAAGGAGTCCGTGCAACCTCGAATCGCAAGGGGCATGGAGTCATCAAATTGAGTAAGGGTAACTCGTCTATTCCTCACTCAGAGATGGAGGAGTTTCACGACCTGAAATCCGACCAAGCAAAATGCAAGCATACTCTCGAACCAAGTCACTGCAGTGTGATCGAGAAGCTCCCGTATGTCGAGAGCGCTACTTGGGCCATTACCAAGAAGATTGCTAAGAAGTTGGGGCGAACCGACATCTTGCAACTGCGAACCGATCTGTATTATCGCAAGAAGATGGGTAAGTAGTTTCCACCTTGGAAATTCAAGACGCCACAATTAGACCTCCATGCTGCCTTCTACTTTAGCGATGGCGGCACGGAGGTCTTCAAACTCGTAACGAGCAAAACAACGGTCATTTTGCTCGTAACTAAGTCCCGGCGTTGGATCTGGTGGGACATCGTCCATCAAGGCTAATAATACCTTGGCCGCTTTGAGTAGATCTAATTCTGGTTTATTCATATCATATCCTGGAATTTCCACCTTGGAAATTTAAGACGCCACGTTAGCCGTCGCTGTCTGTTGAGCTTCAAAGGCAAGCATGGCCTCTTGGGCGTGTCTTTGACATAGTGGCTTGGTATTGATAGCCATTACAGCTGAACTCGTGCAGAATACCGGTCTGCCTGCTGGATCTAACCGGACTTCTCTGACACATGCTGTTCCGGCCACTACCTTACCGAGTTCTATCTTCCCAGACATCTTATATCCTTATGGTTTCCATGATGGAAATTAAATACATTTCTTAGACTTCAAAGCAGCTATGAACTTCTTCTGCTGCCAAGGAGCGAGATGTTTAAATTTCTCTTGATTTTCCGGACTTAGCTCAGACAGAGCTCTGGCCCGGTCGTCCGACTCCTCTACTTTTGCCAGCCATGCGGCTCGCTTTTCTTTCCAATCGGGTGGATCTGGCCTGAATAGATTGGCGACAAAACGTCCGGTCACCAAGAGAAGCCAGACTGGGAATAGAAGGTATCGATACCAGGGGATGTCGTTCATAGTGGTTTCCAAGTTGGAAATTAAGATTGATCGGATTTCTTAGAGGACGCCAGCAAAGCAGTGATAGCGACGATGACTGCCAGACCCAATGTCAGGATTCGGCCACTCCAAATGATAAACCATTTGAAGCTATACCAAGCAAGCATGGGTTTATCGAGTTCTGCGAAGGTAATCCTACTTTGTTTTCTCATCTTTAACCTGTAGAAACATCTCTTTCCCGCCTACTTTGTAGAGTCCAGGAATTGGCTTCATCGTCTGAGTGTCGGCGTCATAATACATAACAGGCTTTGGCTGCATGGTGTAATTGTAATAGGAAATGGCCATCATGCCCCAAAACAACACTGCGGTTACAAACCCTATCCATCTGCCTATACGCTCTTCTGCACAGGTCCACATGCGTTTGTGCAGAAGAGCGTATACCTTCCTCTCGTCTTCTTTATCGGTCTTTGACTGCGGCCGAGGTGGTAGCTTCGGCTCATCGGTTGTCAGATCGACAATCCATTGCCATTGTTCGTCATGTTCTGGCATCGTTGTCTCAAAGACCAAGAGTTGCTCGCCACGCTGCGGCGATTGAGGCTGACCGCAGTTGCCAATTGCGATTTGGATGCACGATAATGGGTTCGCGGCTGGGATCGCAACGCTTGACGTATTCTTCGGCATCCGACTGTGTCATAAGTTGGCGAGTAGCCACATAGTACACACCGTCGTCTTTACAAATCACTAAACATTCGTCTTGCATTTAGACTCCTCCAGTACGTTATGGCACGAAAACGGGGCGTGCTGAATTTCTCCAACACGCCCCGTTTCGCTTCACGTTTCAAGAATAACTACATATCCTCTTCGTCATCGGCCGGGAGGTTGGCAATCAACTTACTACCAAGACCGGCCAACTTCTCGTCATCGATTTCGGGCAATTCCGGCTCCGGCTCCGGCTCGGGGGCCGGTGGTGCAGGAGGTATTGGAGGTGCAATAGCAGGAGGTACTGTTGGAGGTGCAATAGCCATAGGGTTCAATTCCCGGATCTTACGGATCCGGATTGGCACTGCAAACCACCGCCTGAACATAGCGATAAGAAATTCGTTGTTCAGTTCGTATCCGGCTTTGTCGCCGATGAGTGAATCGACCCCGCAATTTGGGCATATGGCCGTTTGCCCGTTGTCGGCGAATTCGGCAATAATTTTTGGATCGAAGATGGCTCGGCAGAAGAAACAACCGCATTTGGAACTTGCCGCCAGTTCGGCTCGGTTGTTGCGAGCATGATCGTGGGCCGGTGCGTAAATTTCAACATATGGATCGGGTTTTGGGGTGAACTTGGTCCCTCGGAGTTCATGCAGCTTCTGCTGGTAGTGGTTTTCAGCGCCGATGACGGTATCAAGCCACGATTGGGCAGCGTTTTTGTCTCGCTGGATTTCTTCCAGCATGGCGATGATCTGCCGTTCCTTCTCGGCGTCCTCGCCAGACAATGCGATAGGATGTCCTGCTGGTTGTGCTCGCGTCTTGTTTCGGTTGCGAGATTTCTTTGCGTCGATGTCGTACGCCGGATATCCCATCTCGACAAGCTTGGTATTCGTGGCGGCGATTATTTCAGGCGTCTGTTGCTTCAGTTTGATTACAAACTGGCAGCTAATGACACCAGCTTTGTTCAGATACGATGCGGCCAAGAGGGCCGCTATATTTTCGACGGCTTGATCGGGCATTTTATCCATCCTATCTATTTGAGACTAGCTTAGTTCAGTAGAACTTGGATCCGAGGTGACCGCAAGCTCTCTTCAGTATCAGTTCCACTCTTCCTCGCCGGATTCCCACTCCTCGTCGGCGACTCCGGGATATTTGGTTTTGTTGCGATCGTATCTGCCAGTGAAATGTTCCAGAATGTCCAAGAGGGCCGTAGGAGCATTGTCGTCGTCGGAGATCTTCTCGTAATAGCCGAGAATGAGATCGAGTAGAGCTTGGCCGGAAATGAGACCCGCCGTTTGCTCTACAGTAAGTGGCTCCCAGGTATCGGTGGCGTCAGGTTCTCCCGTTACGAGACGTCGTGCTCGGACGATCATCGGTATCAAGAAATACCTCTCGTCTCCTTTCAACTCGCTGACGAGGGCACTTTCGTTAACCTGATCATTGGCCCAACCCTTGAAATCTTGGCCGAAGAAGGATTGGCCGGGGTTCTCGGTGACCGGCACGTCTTCGATTGACATGGGCAACTGCAACTCGTTGGTGCTGCTGAAGAATTCAACAGGGAGGTTGCTAGCTCCCTTGATAATCGTGAATTGCACCATGAATTCGACGACGCCGATGGTCGTTTCAGCGGTCATGGGGTAGGCATGATTGAGCGGATTGTAGGCCAGTGGTGCCTTTTCAAGCGGATTTTCTTCGGCACCGGGTTCGAGGTCGTGAAGACGATTTTCGATATCGTCAACCTCGTCGGGATCTGGTGCACGCCAGCCATTACTCGGATTGTCGGACTCGTCGTAATGAATCATAATGTCTCCTATGTTTGGGTTTACGCAAGGTTATAGCACGACAATAGTAAGTGTTTAAGTTTTTACCCATTTTCGAACAGCGTGATCAGATACGCCATATTTTCTACCAACACCACAATAACCCATTTCGGCTATCTCTTTTAATAGTACGTTCTTTTCTGGTCTATTCGACACTTTGCGTGGTGGTGGAAATTTAACTTCGAAGCATTTACGGCACAAACCAGTCTTTCTGCGAGTCTTCAATCGACAGTCACAAGACTTACATCTTATGAGTTTTCTCGGTTTTATGACGCCATTTCTTACTTCTCGGGGTTCTTTTCTTTGCACACTAATTGCGTACGTCGGAGTTTGAGTGTGGCAGTTAGGGCATAAAACACGTAGGTTTTCTAATCGATTATTCCTATTATTTCCATCTTCATGATCTAGATGGAAGGTTAGTGGTTTATTATTCCAAACAGGCCCCTGCCCACATATTTCACAGATTTTCTTTTTGAGACCTGCATTGAATAGCTTCTTCTTTAGCTTGGATGTCAAGATCACCGGACCGTCAAGTACCAGATAATCGATGATTGCCCTACTCTTACCCGCAGCACCTAACGGTGGTCGTTTTTTAAAGGCGAATCCTGCAAGCCGCTTGCTGTATAATCTGTGATTACCTCCCGCAGGTACTAAGCCAAGCTTTATCATAACGTCGCATACTGAATAGGATTCGTGTGCCATCTCGAAGAGGGTATTATCTGGTATCATTCGAACCTCCACATTATTTACGTAATGGAGGTTAGTAGCCGTGGCGGGATTCGAACCCGCAAACCCGTTTGAATAGGTGACAAATTTTAAATTTGTTGAGTTTACCGATTTCTCCACACGGCCAAGATACATTTAAATACAAAAAGGCGGCGATGCAGGAGACTCGTTGCATCGCCGCCCCGAAAGGGAGCAATTTTTTCAGGCTCGTTCGTTTATTGCTCTGGCTGTCCAGCCCGAAGGCTGACCCGACGATACCAGCGCGGGGTGAATATCAACTATCTGAGATAATATCTCCAACTCTATCCCAGAATTTCGTTCTTTCTGGTAGCGTGTTCGAAAGCTTGGATCTGAAATCTCGACAAACGACATTATATGCCACTCTTCGGTATTGCTTGTCGTTTCTCTTCATCAGTGTGACTACCTCTTTAGCAGCTTTTGTACGGCTCCATGTCCCTTTGATACTATGAGATAGAAGTGTTCGGAATTCTACCAACAGGCGTTTCGATTCGTTCGACCAGTGTACCACCCACTTATTCTTACCATTTGCCTTAGCAAGTTCGGCTTGATAATGATGGATAATGGCACCGACCAGCTTGTGTTCAAGCTGATTCTTAAAACCATCCCTGGTAAAAGCCATTTCTAGTAGAAGTCTCATTTCATAATCCTAAAAAGAAGCCGGGAGATTTCTCTCCCGGCTTTCCATTCTGGAAACCGGAACTATTCCTTCGGCGGAATGTCCGACGTGTCGAGGAACCAATCAGCGAATTGCTCCTTCGACACCTTCGAACCTTCCAGGTCATACTCGTTGCTGACGAAATTGCCGACTTCGGCTTGGAGCAGACGGCCGTTCTTCTCCTCACAGTGGTGCGTGGCGACCTCGGTCGCGAAGTTGAGCAAATCGTACATCGTGCAATGGGCAGGGAGTTGCTGCATCTTCTTGCGGCTGAGCGCGTCCAAGTGCGTCAGACCGTAGATGGAGCAGAGGTCGCCGGTCAGCGAAGCGTAAGCCCGCATGATCTTCACGACAACCGGGTTCTCTTGGGTACCTTCGCCGCCGGCGTTGATGACGGCTTCACGACGGGCCGCATGCTTCTCGACGAGTTTGGCCCCTTCGGTGCCCTGCTTCAAGAACAGGCCCTTCTGAGCCATTGCCGCCAGCACCTTGTAGATGCGGTTGCATTCGGAGATCGACGCCCACGATTGGGTAGACGATTCGAAGCGAGTACGCAAGGCCGCGAAGCCCTCTTCGTTGCTGAACGAATCGAGTGCCCGCTCCATGCTGAACATGAGGTCGGCATTCTTCGTATCGCCGCGACCCATGGAGATTTCACTCCGGAATGCACGAGAGTAGCCGATGGCACCGTTGCTGCAGACCTGGCGCAGGAGCGACAAATAGATCAGCGGGGAGCCGAAGCCGTCGATGGGAGTTTCAAGAACGTATTGATGGGCGAATCCGTCACCGCCGATCTTGAAATCCTGCATATGGTTCGGCGTGTGTGTGGAGCGGACGATACCGTCGCCGTACGTGACGGAGAGGGCGTTATACTTGCTCAAGGTGCCGTTGATCGTCTCGTAGGTGATGACCGGCTTCGAGGGGAGCGTGATTGCTAGAATGTTGCCGGGAGCCGTTCCCTTGTCTTCGAACGTGAAGCGAATCCGGGCCTTGTCGTCGCCGCCCAGGACGTCGGTCAGCCGTTGCAGCACTTCCTGGTGGCTGAACAGCTTGAAGACCTTCGTGCTGAGGCCGTGGGTGCTGTAGGTGCTGCACAGGCTGGTCCAGAATCGCGACGTCGGGCAGAATTTGCGATCGTCGATGCTTAACATCGACACCCGTCCCTTCTGTCCGACCTCTTCGATTTTGATCGAGCGGAGCGGTGCGACTGCGTAATCGAGCTTCGGAGCTTGCGTTGCTGTGGTCATGTGTCCCTCATAGAAAAAGGTGGTGAATCAAACCCATCAGGTTTTAGCACGATAGTGTATCGGATTTAATTGCAAATCCAGATGGAGTGAAATCCTCTGGATTTTGAAATACATGTTGCACTCTGTCAGAAAACGAGAAATAGTCACGATTAGTGAATGATGGCACCGCCACCAAATCCACCCACCCATCCCGGACGAGCGTCGAATTGGCTATCGTCACGTTGTGGCAACCCAGATTCGGTATTTGCCCGCCCTCCGGTATCGTCCACTCGGCGATGCCGACGACCTTTTTTCTCTTGTGCCTTGACGATGAATGTTGGCATCGAGGTCTTGGTGTGGGCGAGAGTGATGCAGACCCGCATGGATACCTTCTCAATCGCTTCGCTCTGAGCGTAGCTCCTCCATTCCCGCTCTTCCGGCAGCCAGACACTCGCGTGAGCCGGTGCGGCTGTTCGTTGGATTGGCCAGTGAGTCATCTTGCTCTGAACGATTTGTTTGAACTCGATTCCGGGGTATTTCCGGAAGACGCGACCGGCCATTTGGATAGTTGGGCCACGCTGCGAGTCTCGGACGAAGACCGTTCTGAGCGACGGAGAATCGAATCCCTCTGTCAGGATTTGCATGTTCACGAGACACTTCACTTCGCCGCTCTCGAACTGAGCGAGTTGTGTCTCGCGGTCGGTCTCAGCCGTCACTAGTTCTGTCCTGACACCGGCTGCGTTCAGACGATTGGTGCATTTGAGGGCGTCTTCGTGCGTAAACCAATAGAAGACACTCTTGCCCCATCGCTCTGGTTCGCGAAGATAGCAGGAGACGACCTCATCGACGTTCCATTGTGGAATCGTGTATTGATGGTACTGCGAGAGATACCCCGATTGGATTAGCTGATGAATGCCGATATCGCGTAGCACCTTGTCGAAACTCAGTCGCATCCGGTCGGTCCGAAACGGCGTTGCCGTCATTCCGAGAATCCAACTCGGCTTGACAATGTTGTAGATATTCGACATGCTGCCAGCAGGATCGTGCTGACTCTCATCAAGTACGACGATCTTGATGGGCCGTCCGAGGTTGTCATGAGTTGGTGGATTCCTATTGAACATCGAAATCGGGGTGATTTCTGCTCCAACTCCGAGTTTCTCATTCTCGGCCACGACTTGCTTGAGCAGATTCCGACGCATCGCGACCCACATCGCCCCGACGTTGTGTATCCTCTGCAATTCTGCGACGGTCTTTAGACCCATATAAGACTTGCCAGAGCCGGTCGGCGAATTGAGTAGTACTGATTTGAATCCATTATTGAAGAGATGGATCGTTTTGTCGACCAATCGGATCTGGTAGTCTCTGGCTTCTGCGGCTGGCATTATGACTCCTGTGTCAGCGGGTGTGGTTTCCGTATGCCACGTTATAGCACAAATAGGGGTACTATTTAACTGCGTGACACCGCAAATATATGCGCAGACATCTATGACAACACTACTATCGCCATACCTAAAATACTGATTACGGAGGAAGCTATGGAATGCTTTAACAGACTTCTAAGGGATTTTGTGGAAGTTACGCGATCAGGTCAGGTCATTGAGGCTAAGACAGAGATTCAGAAAAGGGTTCTAGCTGTCTTAACCTTGAAAGCTGCCGAACAGGAACATAAGATGCCTGTTCACAAAGTGCAGTTGATTAGCCTTTGACCTTGTCGGTACTGAGCACTCGCACGTTGCTGCCACTGTACTGCTCGCGAGCCAGTCGTGCTGCAGAAGCAGCATCATTGGCGTAGACGGTCGTCTGGGTATTCTTGCCTTCGACAATCAGCTTGACACAGAATTCAGGTTGAGCCATGATCATTCTCCTCGGTAGTTTCTAAACAATCCACGTACCAATCACCGGACCAAGATCCGATTTCTTCGGCATATCGATTGGCCGTCATCCTAAGTGCATGATAGGCATCGATAGCGACAACTTCTGGGTATTCCTTAATAGTTGCCTTACTTGTTCTGTCAAGAACGAGACATAGGAATTTTCTGTTCATGTCAATCCTGCGATGATCATTTCAAAAATGTCGTCGCGCATTGAGACAAGGTTCGACCATTTGAGATCGGCATCGACATCAATGGATTCCTCGACCATATACACAATCCAACAGGCTGCGGCGTCGGACTGGCGATTATTGTAATCGGGGAAGATTTCCCTAGCCTTTTCAAAGAATCCAGACGGGACGACTATCTCGTCATAGAATTCCTGTGGATCGGTAATAAGCCAAGGTTGCATAAATAGCCCCCATCACGAATCGAACGTGAATTTCCTTTTACAGGTGTCCTGACACGGAGTGCTACTCCATGCCAAGGGTGACGCGTCAAACCCTTTGCCATTTGGACGACAGGGGCACATAAAAAGCCCCGGCAGGATAGGAGGGCCTGCCGGGGCCGACCGAGGCAAATGAATGCCTCAGGTCTTGATGTACTTGGTGAAAGCCGTACCAGCCGCTGTGATGAACTGGCCGATGCGACCGGCGTCGGCACCACACAGCTCCGCCACGCGGGTCAGCGTATTCTGTGCGATGTAGGTCTTCTCGCTGCTCGTAATCAAATCGCCCTTCTGCTCATCGCTCAGCCGAGAGTCAGACATCAGGGCATTGCTCACGAGTTCCGCGACGATTTCGGCAACGCTCATGTCGGCGTTCGCAGCCTTCTCGTCCATCGTGGCCGGGTTGAACGCGTAGACCGTCTTGGTGTTCACGATACGGGCTGCTCCGTCGTCGCCGAGGATTCCCCTGAACAGGTCGATCTGTTCGGAGCGAATCGGGTATTGCTGCGACTTGTCCATCACGATAAACGTGACGGATTCACCATTGTGGTTGATGATCTTCACCGGGGTTGGCGGGAGGACACCAAGCTTGGCAGTCATCTCAACGAATCGACCGGTAGCGTAGCCGACCAGCCTGTTCTTGGCGAGCGTGGATTTGTTGCTTGCCGCCTTCGCTTCTGCGTCGGCTTCGATGGCTTCGGTGACGGCGCTGTTCAGCAGTGCGGACTCTCCAATGAGCTTGCCATCGGAATCGAGTTCCTTCGGGAGTTCGATCACGGATCCGGCCGACTTCGGCGGCGCAGCGACAGCGGCAGCTTTGGCCTTCGCGAACAAATTCGGCTTCGGAGCGGCATTCTTGGTTGCGGTTGCGGGTTTCTTCGCCATCTCAGATCTCCTATTATGAGTGTTTCGTGTCCTGTTTGTTTTAGCACAACAAATGCCGTCGTTTAATTCGGTTATTCGAGGGCGTCGATTGTTTCTGGATTCAGAAAGAACACATGCTCTTTGACGAGGTGATCGACAGGGAGCCAGATTCGCTGGCCCTTGACGATCTCGCTGGCCTGTATATGACGGCCACCGTCGATGTCCGAAAGACGAATCGGCGTGGTCGGATGACAACCACATCGGTCGTCATTAAGCATTCGAATAATAATGACGTCTGCTTTTTGAAATCCGAGCATCCTCGTTTCTTTGCTGACGTCAACAACGATACACAATTTCTCGCCCATAGCGTTTCTCCTGTGACAGTGTCATCCCCTTACACTGGGTTATAGCACTATCAGGAGCACTGGTTAACCGAATCTTCGAATTCGTGGACGAGTTTTGAGATTTCTTGTCCTGTTATTCGACTTTCGAAGAGTATAGCGTAGTATTTATCGTCCACCTGCCACCATTTCGATCGTATTTCGAGTGATATGGCGAGTTGCTTGATGACTTTGAATACGTCGAAATTGCGAACAGATAGAACGCATGGAAGATGGAGTTTGAGGGTCAAAGCTTGATTTGGTTTCTCGACCCGTTCAAGCAACCCCTCAAATCCATCGACCATGACTTTGTTTTTGCCAACCTTCATTCGTCATTTTCACTCTTAATGAGTTCTTTAAGTGCGAGACGAATGTCATTTTCCGTGACACGCTTCGCAATCTTGCGGTAAATGACATAAAAGGAAGGGATGCAAAAGAGGCTCTCTATCTCAGGTGCATCGATGACGGCCGTAAGTGCTTCAGGGTAAACCTTAGAGATGTTGTGAACTGTCTCCAAGTATTCGATAAAGTCATCTTGTTTGATCCGCTCTCCCGCGAGACCGACTTCGAACAAGATCTCAACCTTTGGCTTCTTTTGCCGCTTCATTTGTACTTCCTCTCAATTGGCTTGTTGTCGCTACGCAGCGAGCCGTCGAAATTGGTGCGAAGATAGAAGCTATCGGTAATCAAGACAATCGTTCTGGCGATGGTGTGATCGATTTGGTCGATCATCTTCTCGGCCTCGGCCTTCTCGACGCCATTGGCACGGAAGTAAGCCGTTGCTGCTTCTTTATTCATAGCGCGCCTGACGTTGACGCGGCAACGCGATGAGTCGTGCCGATGGACGCCAATGCTGTGAAAATCGCTTGGTTTGCCGAGTGCAGTGAGGACAGCTTTTTCAGTGAGTTCGGTCAGCAGCACTGGTGCCTTCTCTTCTTTCGCTTCGGTGAGAGGCTTTCTGGTCTTTGTCGCTGTCATGGTTGCTCCTATGTGTGAAATCGGTGATACTTCATTATGGCACGACGTCTGTCGGTGATTAACCAGCTCAACTTTGCCGTCGATATTCATCTACAGTTTAAATACTGTCAGGAATCGCCAACCAGGAATTAATTCCGCCATATTCTCATGCTATAACTTGTTAGACAAGCCAAGCACATAGGAGATTCTCGAAATGGCTAAAATGCGAGTTGGAATCGGCCCGAACTTCTTCAAGAAATCGTTCAACGATTATCGTGATTGGAAGTGGGCACTGGTTCGCGAAGCCATGCAGAACAGCATGGACGCGCCGCACTCTAAAAACATCGAACTGTCTATCGAACCGCAAGCAAATGGCAATACGCTGTTTGCGTGGCAGAATGACGGCGATCCGATGACAGAAGAAATTCTGAGCGGAAAGCTCCTTACTCTTGGTGAATCCGGCAAGGATTTTCAGGACACTGTCGGTGGTTTCGGTAAAGCAAAAGAAGTGCTGATGATGGCACATCTCAGCTATGAAATCGATACTGGCTATTATCGTGTCGTCGGATGTGGTGGTGAGTATGAAATCGAGAAGAGCGACAAATACTTTCCTGGTACGGCTACGAGAGTGATGGTTGAAGGAGATCACAGCAACGAGCTGCGTATGAGCTTCAACCTATTCATGCAGATGGCTCAATGGAATGGTACGGTTACGATCAACAATGAAATCTGTGATTGCAGGCTTCATAAGGGTTCCAAACGTCGTGAATTCGAATGGTGCACAGTTCATACGAACAAGTCGATTACCAATCGAATGATAGTGCGTATCAAAGGCATTCCGATGTTCCATCGCCACCTGGAATGCAACGGTCGTTGTGTTGTGGTGGAATTGAAGAATGGCAATTCCGATGTTCTTCAATCGAACCGCGATTCTTTGAAGTGGCAATACCACGCACAACTTGAGGCGTTCGTCGACGAAATCACCGTCAACAAAGTGTCGGCTCTTCGCGAAGTCAAGCCATCGTACATTCACTATCACGGCGATAAGCTCCGTTCTATCAAGGCCAATGCGACGATGGAGCAGATTGTGTCAGAAGCCTATGCCACGGTTCCGACTTCTAGTGACGAAGACAAGGTTGTCGATAATGCGGTTGTCGATAAGAAGGTTGATTTCGTGCAGCAGGGCGACGAAGTTGTCCGAATGCTTGGAAGGCGATCACGAATCAATCATGAATTCGTGATCAAGAACACCACAGGAATGGTCGTTCCTTCGCACTACAAGCCGGAAGAGTTTAGCGAGTATAGCGAAAAGCTGACGAAGATCTGGTCGAAAGTGATGCTCACGATGCACGACCTATTCAGCAGGGAAGCTACGTTCTCTGTCGGTTTCATTTTCGACGAGAGCAGGGAAGCGGAGCACGAGCAGACCTATGAATATGGCAAGGTGTACTACATCAATCCAATCTCAATCGTCAAACAAGACAACAGTAATAGCCGCTCTATGTCGAAACGATGGAAATTCAACGCAGCCGGACGTTGGGCCATCGTCGCAGACGCACTGCACGAATTTGTGCACGGCACTATGGGGTTGAGTGCTCACGATGAATGCTACAGCAGCACTCTCACTAAGATGACTGGCGTTGTTCTGAAAGAACGTCAGAAGTTCAACCGCTGCTTTGTCTGATCGATTAAATAGGACCTATTCCTATGCTATAACGAAGTATAGGAAACTAACCAGGAGAAAACGATGTGCAAAGTAATGGCTGAGGCTCATTCCGACGACCATGCGAGCGAAGTGAAGTTCGATGCGACGCCTTGGTTCGAGCAAGCAAGCGATAAGGAAATCGCGGATCTGGAAGCATGTGATTGGGGTGGCGACTACCCAGCCGACAACGTGGCGATCTTCATGGCCGATCACAATGACGAATTGGCTAGGATGTTCACGTACGTCGAAGCGGCCCACAACATCAAAGACGTCGGGTTTGAGTGTCATATCAATGAGGCGGACGCCAAACGATGGCTCGAACATCGGAAAGTGAGTGAATAATGGTTCAAGTAGACGAAGCTGGGCATGCCGAAATTCTTATTCCTGTGTGCCCGTGGTGCGACAAACCATTGGACGGTCCGAATAAGAATGGTATGCACGAGGCATGCTATGAGGAATATGTCGCCGAAAGTAACGCCGGTTATGACAAACTGGCATCTGGTTGGATCGGATCTTGATGTATCTGAGTACTAGGATTATATTAATTCCTCGGTACTCTCGTGCTATAACTGCACATAGGAGAAATACACATGAAAGATAGCGATCAAAAAGCCAGATTGGCAACACTACGGTCGGCCATCGACCGTGCCGCACAACTCTACTACACTCCGGGTTGTGAGTCGCCAGTCACCGATGATGAATTTGAAGCCCTGATCGGTGAGCTTCGCGAGCTGGTCCCCGATGATCCTCGCCTGACACGGGTCGGCACCCCATTCTCCTCGGACGACATGAGGGAGAAGCGAACACATTCAATCCCGATGGGGTCACTCGACAACACCGATGGTGGTCTGAGCGGTTTTGCGTCGTGGTATGATAAAACCTGCGCCTTGCTTGGCGTTGACGGTTTTGACGTTAATGCTTCGTTGAAGATGGACGGCAATAGCGTAGCGTTGAGCTACGTTAAAGGTGAATTCGTCGAAGCTATCAGCCGTGGGAATGGCGAAATCGGTGAATCGCTTACCGCGAATGCCGTCAAATGGGCCGGTGTACCGACGAGCCTGCCGGTTCCGTTTACTGGAACTGTGCGCGGCGAAGCGATTCTCTACAAGTGCTGGTTCGACATGATGAAGGCGGCTGACCCGACGCTCACCAATCCGAGAAATGTCGGGAGTGGCATTCTTGGTCGGACAGACGGTACACAGAATGAAATGATTCAGTTCGTGGCCTTCAATGTCGTTAGCGATGGCCTGAGCTTCCCGTCGCTTAACATGAAGTTCAAAACGCTTCGAAAGCTTGGCTTCACACCAGTGCAGTATGTTGTCATCGGCGGAGACGAAGCTGTCAAGTCGTTCGAGGACTATTTTTCCGAGATCGAGGCACGACGGCCAACACTGCCATTCGAGATCGACGGCGTCGTGGTGATGGTTGACGACATCGTGATGCAGAAACAGATTACAAAAGATCGGAAAGATGAGCTTCGTCCGAAGTATGGACGAGCCGTCAAGTTCGTCACTGCAAAGGCACAGACGAAAGTCAAGGACGTCACAATCACGCTCGGACACACCGGGGCCATTATTCCCACAGCAATTCTCGAACCGGTCTTCGTCGGCGGCGTCACAGTGACGAACGTGTTGTTGAATAACTGGAATCCTGCAAGCGAGTATCCATCAGCAGCACACGTCGCCATCGGCGATATCGTCGAGATTGCACGGCAAGGCGACGTCATTCCCAAGGTCGTTAGCATCATTGATCGTCCCGCTGACCGTCAGCCGATTGAAGAACCGAAAGTATGCCCGATTTGTGGTTCGCCAACGACCAGAATGCTGCGGGAGAAGATGAGTGCGGTCACATATTGCACAAATCTCGACTGTGCAGGCCAATCGACTGGCAAAATCAAGCACTACATCGGTAGTTCCGACAAGGGTGTCGGTATTGTGGGTATCGGTGATTCGGTATTGCAAGCTCTTGTTGATGCGGAGCTTGTTTCGACGCCAGCCGATCTTTATCGTCTTAAGGCCGAACAGCTTGTCGATCTGAAAATTGGTGAGAGCAAGACTGGAACGCCGATCCGCCTCGGTGACAGCAGAACAGCAAGCCTGCTTGCAGAGATCGAGAAATCGAAACAGCTGCAATTACACAAGTTTCTCGGCGCTCTCGGCATTTCATTGCTTGGACGTCGCCGCGTCGAGATCATCGCCACCGAACAAGGTTTGACAACACTCGAAGATTGGCTGGACGAGGAGAAACTGAAAACAGCAATTCCAAGCAAGATAATGCAGAAATCGATCGTTGAAGGTCTGGCGGCTGCTCGACCAATCATCGATGATTTGTTATCGGTTGGTGTCGTGGTTTCGCCAATTGTGCCGATTGCTGTCGTGGTAAACGAGGTGGCAGACGAGACGGTCGATGGCGAGCCGAAGCAGAAACAAATTGCCGGATCGTCATTCTGCTGGACTGGTTGCCGCGATTATATCGACGAGGTTGTTGCGAAGGGCGGTGTCGTAAAGAGCGGCGTAAGCAAAGGACTCGACTACCTGGTTCAGAAAGATGCGACATCTTCGTCTGGCAAGACATTGAAGGCCGAAAGCTACGGCACGAAGATCATCAGTATCGATTGCCTGCGAGCCGTCTTGGATGGAGAACGTGAGCTACCATGAATGAGTCATTAGTTGAGCTTCTCAATAGATTACCAGCAGTCACCGAAGCTGGTGAGTATTACGAACTACGCAAGCAAGATGAATGGGTATGTGCTTGCGTCAACTACCATACCAATGGAGAGATTCGTAATACGCTCGGAGCAACTCCGGAAGAAGCTGTCTCGAAGATGCTCGCGAAGCTAAATCAATAAGAAGCTGCCCACCCGTTAAATAATATGGGTTCTGGTGCTATAACGGAGTATAGGAGAACCAACTATGTCGAAATATCGGGTTTGCACGTGCTGCGGCCAAAAAATCTATCCAAGAATGCACTGCTATTACAGCGGTGATGGCTGCTTGTCGTTGAGCTGGGTCTACGGCAAAGGCGAGATGACCACTGCTGACCGCAAGGTCACAAAGGTCCAAGCTCAACGTTACCTGATGCGGAAAGAAAACAAGCATCTCTTTGATCGCAATTGGCTGCCAGTTCTCATCAATGACCGGTGGAAGCTCGCTCGCTATGTGAAGCGGACCGGACCAAATCGGCTCAACATCGGCGGCCATGTTTTCTACTACAGCGGCGTAGTGATGCGTGACGGTCGCGTCTGGGACTGCGATCTCAAAGTCATGTTTAAGATGCGAGTCAAAGGGAAGCTCGTCGAGCACGAAATGCAGAACATCAGCATTCGTGGCGAGATCCGATTCTTCCTTGAAAATGAGAAGATTCTCAAGCCGCAATTTAAGGATTTCAAGCCGATCAAAGGAGAGTTATGAGCACTAAGGCCGGACATGTCGAAGTCAAAGAGGGTATGACCTATGCTTGTCGCACGAGTCTTCAAACATTGATGATTCGAGCCGACAAAGAATTCATCCACCGTGGCGATTTCGTGAAGATCCTCTCATACAACGATATCAGTGAGAGGGCTTATGTCCGAACACGTTTGGGTGAAGAGTCAGAGGTCAGGCTTGATGAACTTAAACCTAAGGCGACCATATTTTATGACGACATTCCGGTCGCCAAATCACACACACCAATCAAGGGCGACAACAAGCCTGTCGTCGGCGAGTATATCAATGGTTACGAGATACTGAGGGTGAAGCCAGTACAAGTCAGTACGATTTCCAAGTATTGTGATGCTTGTGAAACGTTAGATGAGAATTTGCGGCTGCTACTGCATTCGAAACGTCCATTTGTGTATTGGTGCGTTGAGGTAGGATAAAGGAGAGTTGCGATGGCATTACGTCATTATGTACGATACACATTGGTCGACAAGACTACATTGTGTCCGGTAGTGATGGAAAGTGGACCGAATCCGACCGAAATGGGCCGTAAGCCTCCGATGTTGCCGATCACGGCAACGAATTTGAGCGATTTGGTTAAGAGCGCTGCTTTTTGGTTCGGTGTCACCGTTGATATGATGGTAGAAGCGCTCAACGATGGTGAATTTGGCGATTACAAAATCGCCAGAGAAGAAATCGACGTCTGGGATCTCACCGAAGCAGAGTTGGACGAGCTTGATGCTCTGTCCCCTCATTAATCAGGTTAAGCGTCTACCGCTGTGATGCTATAACAGGGCATAGGAGAAACAGCATGCAAGACAAAGTTGATTTCGACACGACCTTCAGCAAGGGTTTGCTCACCGATTCCGACAAGACGATTACCAGGGTTGCTGTTGAGGATGAGGCCGGTAATCGTGCTATCGGATTCTTGTCGGCAAAACTCGTAAATGGGCGTGTCAGGTTCACGCTCACCGTCAAGAAGAACAAGTGCAAAGAAACCATCACACACGCAACAGCAGATTGGGTACTTTGATGACGAAGCCAGCCAGAATGGAACGATCAATTATCGCAACCTCAACGCGTTCATATTTCGAGATTCGAGATCTCGGTGCTGATACGCGTCTCGGCATTACTGTCAAAAGCGAAGACAGCGACGGGATTGCCATCTCGCTCGAAGGTTGTTCTACTAAGACGTCCGCTGATGGGTATGATGACGCTCCAATCTACTTGGAGTATGTCGATGGGAAGCCCATACTACGTATTTGGGCCGACATCAACAGCGAAGAACCCACTCATGTCATCGATTTGTCCGGTGCACATACCAGCCGTCGACACAAAATGTTCTCTGGTCATTTGTATTATTATGACCATTCGAACACCAAACGCCATGTCTGTGCCTTCGAAGAAGAGGCCACAGCGGTCGAAGAGTTGGAAAAGAAGATTCTCGAACAGTCGTGGGATCCTCGGCTTGAAGCTGGTGGATTTGCACCTTACTTCGAATATACAACCAGCGGCGAGTAGGGTGTTTAGTTTCCATCTTGGAAATCGAATGATGTATTTGATGGAATTTCTACTTAGATTGTAGGAGGACCATCAAATGCTGACTAAGATTTACAAGTTCGTCAACGGCGAGACAATGATTGCCGATTGGGATTCAACCGACAACCCAGACCCCGCTAATAGTGATGTCACCTTCGTTAGGCGACCGTTGAAGATGACTTTCACTCAGCAAGGTATTGCGCTACAGATGTGGTGCCCATCGGATATGGACAAGCCTGTTGCGGTGGCGACGGCACATATTTTGACAGAATCTGTGTGCATTGATCAACTTGCGGCGGAATATCGGTCGAAATTCCAACCGCAGATCGTCTCACCAGAACCGCCTAAGCTGATCGTTCCTGGTCAGCCTTAGTCTTCTGCCTCTCGATGTTTTCAATGAGAGCATCACGCTGGCCGCGTAGATACTCCATCTGTAGCAAAAAGCAAAGATTCGAGAGACATATTTCTCGCTCGGCTTCGGGGACCCACATCTGAATATGGGCCTCAAGATCGACCTGTTCCGCCATCTTCTCTTTTGGACCCTTGGCGGATTTGATAATTTCGTCGACGTTCATGGTTTCTCCTAGATTTCTATAAAGGAAAGAGTGTTAATCGTCGAGCCAAATGGTACGGATGTCGTTGGTCGTGTCCATGGCGAGGGCAGGACCGTTCCCTCCGAAATACGGAAGGAGAGCCTGTGCGAGACGGGCCAGCTTGTGCTGAAAAGCTTCAAGCGTCGGACAGTCGTTCTTGACGGCGTCGTAGCAACCAGCAGTTTTCAGGCACTTCTCGGTGATCTGGATCTCAGTCAGCTCGACGACTTTCTGGCTGACCTTTGCCTGTTTCAGGTAAAAGTCAATGTGCTTGCACGTTTTTGGGACGGACTTCGAGAAGACCCACCCCTTGCAATCGCAAGCGTAAACACCGTCCTTCATCCGGATAGCATGTGCTCCCTCGTCGGGTTTCGAGTGGCTCATGACGAGTTGCACAACCACACCATACTTCGCAATTTTGTCGTTTTCGGTCATTTTCGCCAAGATAAATCTCCTATTTGCTGTGTGCTGTGTCCCCTCTGTCTAGTTATAGCACCAGACATATTCCTCGTTAACTAAAACTAGCAATTAGTCGAATTTGGCCACTTTTTTGAGTAACCCTAAATCGCGGCCAAGATAGCGTTGAATGGCCTTGACGTCATCGGCTAGCATGCGTTCATGATCGTCAAATACGTACTTCCATTGGCCGTCCGGAAGACAGAATCGTGAGGCGAGTAGCTTGCCTGCTTTTGCTTCCGGCATTGGTGCATCGCCACCGTTGAGAATCAGCCAGACCTTGGTTGCTGGTGCCCCGATATATTTTCGTTCTTTCGTAACTGTCACCCTGCCACGCGGCAAACCACTATAATGATGCCTTATTTCTCTTGGTGCGTCGGAATCATCTTTTCCAAGAATGGTATTTGCCCATCGGAGCCAAATGCCTTGATGATCCAAACCTTGGCTATGTTCTGAGTTGACTGGGAATTGTGAATCGAAAAACGTTTCGAGACGCCAAGTGATTTTGGATCCGATGATCGGAACCCAGAAGAAGATCCCCGTTTGCGGATCTGTGGTCTCGTCTTCCTTCAACAGTTTATGCTGCATAAACTGCATGGCAGCTCGTCGGCGATTGTGGTCTTGAATCTCGCCAACGATGCCATCGGCTAATCGAATCTCATTATTCATGGATTCGATTAGTTCCCAGCCGTTTTGCAATTCAGATAGTTTCATTGATGTAGATGGCCGTGCTCGTGTCCGTGCTCGTGGCCGTGATGGTGATGACGAAGTGGGACCTTGACGTCTTCCCGCTGTTTTGATGTGTGTTCGCCACCCATGACCTTAGCTAAGTCGGCCAGTAGGTCGTCGGCTGACATGTGATTTGTCCCGCTGATGCGATCGGTTTTGATGCTAATCGTGCCATCCTCAAGAATTTCAAATGGGATCGAGTCAAAACCGCCATTCATTTCAGATAATGTGGCCACCATTTCTCCTAATTCCGGCGTTGAAGGACACCCGCCATTTTATTGGAAGCTTTGGTCTTGAGCGTCCAGTGCTGCTTCTTAGCAATTACCTTGATGGCTTCCATGCTGTAAGACCGTTTCAGTTTGTTCAACGTTTCTTGGAGGAATTTGGTATCCTGGCCGGAGAGGGAGGCCGTCTCGGCAGCGAGGTCTAAAGTTATCATTCCACCGGGAGTCCGGACCTCGATTTTGTTTCCGATATAACGGAATGGATAGTCGATGGCTTTCAAAGCTTCGACCAGGAGATCCTTATTCTCGGCCTTGAAAGCTACCGACATTGTTTGCACGGTGTAGCAGGGTATGATGCACTTCCTTTCCATCTTGGAAAACTGGATACATCGTTCACTTAATTAGGTTTGCAATGGCGTATCCCGGCATCGTTCTGATGGCGGCGGCAAGAATCTTTGCCTTCGGCATGTCGTCGGCTTCGACGGCTTCGAGAAGGTGAAAGAACACCGCAGTCGTCGATGCCATAGCTGGATTCGAATTGTTGCAGAATCCGGTAAAGACACGTTGTGTGCGTTGCAGATATGCCACGAGTGCAGGGTGGTTGTCTTCGGCATGTCCTACCACTGCCGGACGATGCCGAAAGCCGAATTTGTACGGGGCACCTTTGCCGTTGACCAAGATGCCGACAAATTGGTTGGATGGCCGATTCGGCTTGATGTCGACAATGATGAATTGGGAACCATCGGGCATCTTGACGACATCGTGGAGCTTAACATCGATCGTTGTCGTAATCACTTTGAATCTCCTGTGTTTGGTGCGATCGCTTCGACCGGATGTGCGATGAGCCTGAGTCCCTCAACAACGTTCTTGATGGCTTCATGCTTTGTCTTGCCAGAAAATGACAAGACCCATTCTTCTGATGCGTCGTTGATTGAGGTCAGAACATTGACAATGAAGTCGAGACGATCCACCGGAATTCTGACGATTTTCGAGCTAGCCATTTCATGCCTCCTATGCGGTCGGACCTCCCTCCCCGCTACCCAGTTATAGCACGAAATAGTAACGGATTTAACCCAATGTACCCTGGAAAGTGATTGCCGGAAGCTCGTTCGAATCGTCAATCTCTTTGCTGAGTGCCTTGGTACCAAGCTCGGTAAGCCGGTGTAAGATGTAGGCTTCGACGGTATTCTTGCCGTCAGTGACAATCTTATCCATCGCGTCGTTGAACTGGCTGCCGACGAATGGTAGATTGCAATTAAGCTCAATCGAAAGCTTCCTGAGAACGGAGATAAGTTCCTTCAATTCCGATTTTTTGACCGTCTTCTGTTCCAGCATCTTCCCTGCCTTCGATACCAGACCAGCAGCAGCTTCTACGATTTCAGCACAATGCTGCTTGAATTCCTGTTCGAACACTTGCCGCACAGTTTCTTCTGGGCAATCAGCCACGCCGGTCTTCCCAATTCGCCGGATAGTGCACGGAACGCCGTCGCCGACATTCATCGCTGTAATAGCTTCGGCAAACTGGTTTTGGCTCATGGCGACCTCGATGAGCGATTCGCCACCATAATACCGATCTTCGTTCAAGCTGCGTTCTTTTTTGGCCTGCTTGATACGTAGTGTTATAATGTTGGCGTGTTTGATAGCCGATCCGAAGAGGTTGACACCAGGGCGGCAACTCGTCCGCGAGAACCCTACCATGCCATAGCTTTCATGTGTTTCGCTGCTCATATTTTGCCTTTAGGCGTTTGTGTTCTCGTTCTTCAACAACTTGGAGTGCTGCTCGTGCGTGACATGGACCACACTTACATACTGTGCCGCAGTTAGATCGATGGCACGGTTGTTTCGCTGCGTACCGCAATGCTTCCAGGATGTGATGACCTACTTGCACTTGATTTCCATTCTGGAAAGATTAGAATCCGTTCTCTTGCAACCAAACAACCTCGGCCGCGAGTGCGTCGGCCCGTAGGTCGCATGGTTCGAGCTTCGGACCACCAACAGGCGAGAGGTCTGCAACCCATGCCACCTTGCCATCTACTACGACCGGCTCAACGTTGCTTGCACGCCGTATGGTCGTCTGGCCTTCGCTATACAAATCCACCAACGCATCGTTGTGGATCGCGGCCAAGCTGCCGTCATCGAGCACGTCGATTAAGAGTTCATTGGCTGACATGTCGTTGGGCCTTCTCCGGTTGGTACATTTCAGGCGTCGATTTATCCGAGGTGACTGTCCCGAGAGCACGTTCAACGGTTTTTGTGACGTCCTTGCACGACTTGCCGGGGACACCGTTGACTTTGATCGTTGGTGACCCATCGGTATCGATATCGATCGTGATCGTTTGCATTTTCTCCCTTTCACATTTTGGTGCAGACAAGACGAACGCTGTCGGCCTTTTGGCCGGGTCGCTCGGAGACACGCCATCCCTTGGCTCGCATGGTTCGAGCGGCGACGGAAACCGCGTACCGCTGTTTGAGCTTCGACATTCCACTTCCGAACACCTGTGCCAATCCACCAGCATGCCACTCGTCGGCTACGACAAGGAACGTGCCATTCGACTGCTTGACGAGTCCAATGTCGTAGCAGCAGTCGGGATGACTGATGATGTGATCGCACTTCCCGTAGTCCTTCGGGTCGATGCCGTTCTTGTACGCGGCATTCTCTTCGCTGTAGTCGTTCACCCATCTGCCGTACCATCGGAAGGTCTTTTTACCTTCGACGAATTCGGCTCCGAGAGCTTTCGCTGCTTCGGCCAATGCTTTCAGGTCTTTGATTTCGAGCTTGATCGCGACGACGTGTGACATGATTGCTCCTGTATTTGCTTTCCCGCTACCCAGTTATAGCACGAATCCGGGTAATTATTAATCGAGACAGATAACTCTTTCGTCGCCTGTATCTATTTCTGGCTTGTCAGAGTCCTTATTTTGGATGTCGAGAGGAGCAGCAGTGCTAACACACCCCGTTGCACCGTAAATCTCTGCTACCTTCTTAGCAAATTCGGTAGGGAATAGTGTTTTGGTGAGATTATCTTCTTGGACCTTCTTTAGAAATCCCTCATTGTCGAGGTCTTGGTCGTCCTTTAAGACTTCATCAGACCATGCTTGAAGTGATGATAATCGATCACCATCGAACCATCGAAAAATTACTACTACAGGCCACACTAGGACCTGTAGTAGTAATTTGACGAGCTTATTCATCATCATCCTCATCATCGTCCAGGTTGATGACACGTTCTGGCATGTCTTGCAGCAGTTTGTCCAACCCTTCCTTGATCGTTGACATATGTCCGGCGACGACCGATTGTACTTCTTCGTCGCCTCTGATAGATTCTGCAGTTTGACCGTCGAGCACCTCACGTGCTTGATCGGCGAGCAGTGCCAATTCCTTGTCACCGCAGACATTGCGGGCAGAGAACAACTCCAAGAAATCAGCGATTTTCGTGATCGTCGTCGGAGCGAACATCTTGCGAGCGCCACCAGGGGTAGGCGTCAGACGCTCGACCAGATGGTCGATGAGTTTCTTCAAGCCCATCCGCAACGCTGCTTTGACCTGCAGTGCCATATCCTGGATTTCGGTTGCTTGACGACGCCTTTCCTGTGAGGCAACCACACTCGACACCTTCTTGTCGCTGGACGGCGACCAGTCGAACCATCGCCGCTCTACCCAGAACTTGGCACGCAGTGCGTTGCGACCTGAATCGGTGCTCACGTCGAAGTAGTTGTTGGGATCGAACTGATCTTGCAATTCCTCTTTCGCTTCCTCGACCAGGTTGGCGTATTCGTCGACGAACATGTCGGCCCACGTGTTGTACGCGTTCTCAGCATTCGTGATCTTGTCGTTCAGGTCGTCGACGAGTGGCAATGGGATCAGGTGAGTTCCTTCCGAGAACGGCGACCCTGGGACCTGACGCTTCACGGCGTAGCGGCGAATGTCGCGGGCGATGAGCATCATGCTGTCGTAATTCCCGCTGGTCAGAATCTTCTTGTTGAGTCCAAGACGTTTCTTGTTGGCAATCGTTTGGATTTTGGTGATGTTGCCCTTCCGAATGAGGCCGGTTTTGTGGAATCGGAGCAGCAAGCAGGTTGTCAAATCGAGCACGTTTGCGGCTTGAGCGTCTTCTGATTGGGCTTTTTCGATCTCGGTCATCGTCTATCTCCTGTTAGATGTTGTTTTCCGGTAACTAGTTATAGCACGATGAGGGGTAATTATTAACCGCCTGTTTGCCATCTCGACTATGGCTGACAACACCACTCGACCAGATGCACAAGCCAACACACACCAGTTATTAATAGCGCACCAATTAACAGTTTCACCAATTCGCGGGTTTTCATCTATTACCTCAAAGAAAACAACCCGATCGGAGCGACTACGAGCCACATCCGATCGAGTTGTGACACAGGACGTATCAGAGGCTCAAAGCCCGTTCCGGCTCGACGGTCTTCGGCACCTTGTAGACGCCAGCATGAGAGGCCGAGAGGTACCGGTTGTCGGCGCAGGACCGCAGATTCTTGATGTCCTCGCGGTCGGTCAGGCCAACAGGGGTGATGTATGTGGCGGCTTCCGCGATGGAGATGCCCATTCGGAACGCCTTGTCGCAGCACTTCTTGATGTTGCGGGCGACCCAGCCTTCGTCGTTCGTGAAAGGCTTGTCCGAGAGGCCGTTCTTGTCGAGCCACACCTTCCAAATCGGCAGACGCTCTTCCTTCGGCGGCAGGTCGAAAAAGAAGGTGTCGGTGAATCGGGACTTCATCGCAGAGGACAAGCCGCTGATGCTGTTGCTCGTCGCCAGCCACAGCGTGTCGGTACCACCGATGGCCTGCACCACCTTCAAGGCTGCTCGGATGTTGGTCTGGCTTTGGCCGACCAGCGAGCCTTGCATCGCACCGAGATCGATTCGGATGACGACGCGATCGTATTCGGCACCAACCGCCTTGCAGATGGCCGACTTGCCGCAACCCGGAACGCCAAGGAGCATGACACCGAAGACGTCGAAATCTTCCATCCAGGAAAGCAGTGTACCTTCCTGGTCCTGATTGACGCCGCTCGTGTCGCCACGATTTGCCAAGCCGGTCTTCTCGATTTCGTCGAGCCACACGATGAGCTTCGGAGCCTTGCGGCCCGTCATGATGCGACTCAAGTAGGTCTTGATTTGGTCGAGACCACCGAGATCATCGAAAGTCTCGCCGCCACGATGGATCGACAGCCCCTTCGTCTGCTCGACCTGCTTCCGCTTCGCACTCCAGCAGTGTTCGAGGTCGATGCAGCTCGTGGGCTTCTGTCCGGCGACCGGCTGATTGCGGAGTGCCATCGCCACGACCTGTTCAGCACCGAAGTACGGCAAGCCCTTCACGGCTTCGACCACGCGGCCAACCGTGTCCTCGTCACACAACGGCCGCTTCGTCTTGATGCCAGTCCCCTTGCACTTCGTGCAGCCCTTGACGCCGCCACAATCGCAACGGCTCGTTTGTGCGTCGAGCGTCTTGACGATTCCGGCCAACTGCTCTTCGTTCGGCATCGGCTCTTCGATGATGACGACGTCGTTTTTGAGGCTGTTCGGTAGCTGGATGACGTCCGAGAGCAGGACGAGAGTGCAACCACGACGCTTGAAGTTGTCGCGGAGATTCCAGATGGCCTGACGAACGACCGGGTTGTCGAACCAATCGGTTGCCGCTTGCATCCCGATGATGGTCCATCCCGGCGTGACGTCGCTGGCGATTGCGGTCAGAAAAGCGATCGGAGCGGCGATGTCGGGGTCTTCGTTCAGACGCGATGCCAGTTTCTCACCAGCAACGTTGTTGCCAACAACACCAGTGGCCGAATTCCACGTAACGACAGCAGCAGAAACAGGCGTTTCGGAGCAGTCCTTGACCAGCGTCTTCATCGTCGCACCAGGATCGCTGCTTTCGATTCCGATGAGAGGAACGCCGACCTTGCGAGCTGCGAGAAACTGTTCGGTGAAGCTGAGCATTTCGAAATCTCCTGTGTTTCTGGGTCGGACCTCCCTCCCCATGCCAAGTTATAGCACGATGGGCGGTGATTGTTAACCGCTTTGATCGCCGTCGCAAGCCGGTTAATAATCTCCTGCTCTGGTGCTATAAACGTTCGAGGTCACACAGGAGATTCCGAAATGGCGACGAAAATCACGATCACAATTAGTACGCTTGAAGAGGACGAGACGCCAGAACAGTCCGAGAGGCGAACAAAATCGACACCCGGTTACGCCAAGGCTGTCAGAGAGGTTATGAAGACGGCAGAGGGAAGATGGGGCTGGTGTACGGCTACGGTTTTGGCCAAGGTTGGAACTTGCGTAGGAACGGCTTATCTTGGCAACTGCTCTTACAAGTCGGCAGAAGATTTCGCACTCAATAGCGGCTATCTGAACCAGATGGTTGAGGAAGCCATCAAAGACGCCGGTTAACAATCACCTCCCCTCGTGCCATAACTTGGTACCGGAGAGGAAGGTCCTCTCCAACACACAGGAGAGACGCGATGACCGAACGATGCACCCGGATGATTGACGATCTGAACGGTGACGAACTCCAGACGTTGGAGAACATCACCAATGCAGAACAATTGACGGTCGAACTCGTTTCTGGTTGGGAAGACGACCACTGCCCGTGCGTCGGCGTGAAGATCAACGGCATTGAGTTCAGCTTCTGGTGGCTCACGTCCGAAGCGGCTGCGGCCTTTTACTATCTCGACAGCCCGAAAGCACGGCAGACCGTCTTCGAAGTCCTCAGGGACGCCATCGTGAATTTCAACGAATCCAGAGACACGGCGTGATCAGTTAAGCGGGCACCATCGCGGTGCTACAACGAAGGGCGGATGAAACCAATCGTGGTCATCGGAAAAAGGAGAGCTTGAATGTTCGGCATCGCGATTTTTCTGCGGTGCCTGCTCTCGGACCTTTGCTGGTTTTCCAGAACGACGCCACAAGATAATGGGCGTCAACAGAAAGCGTACGTAAAAACGAACGTCTGGAAAGTCGGATGGGGTTAGGTGCAGGCAAAAGCCTTTTGCGTATTATAATGGTCGCCACTCTCTCAGCAGAGGGTGGCAGAGGCTGCCGTCAGTGACGACACCCTCTGCCACAGACCGAAAACATAACGCAGAGATGGGTAGCGCTCAACGTGGTATATAAGCCCACTATAAACAAGTGCCCGAAAGGGCTGCGTAACCCATCATGCAGAGATCTCGCGATAGTGGAGCCAAGCCACGCCGACATATTGCTGTGTCGGTAAAACTAACACCGTAACAGTAGGCTTGGTGTTGAAGCTATTGCGGGGTCTTTTTGAGAAAGGCCGATGATGTTCAAAGTTCTTTGCACCGTCTTTTATGCCGACACCGGTGAATGCCACAAGCGTGTCATCAACTGGGATGACGCCGAATCGAAGCGTGATTTCGCTTACAAGTCCGACTTGGCAATCAGAGATGGCGGCAAAGTGACGACCGAATCGACAACTCTCCCACTTGGAGAAGTTTGAAATAAGTGTGGTGGTCTCCTGTGCTTAGCACCCGCAATGGCTCGTAGTCGTTGCGGGTGCTTGTGTATGGTCGGTTAACAATCACCTCTTCTTGTGCTATAACTTGGTACCGGAGAGGAAGGTCAGCTTCAAGTTTTCAGCCTAGAAAGAGATGCCATGTCAGAGTTCATTTATGCTACGGTTCCGGCTTGTAAGCTAACCGAAGACCGAGTTGCCAAGCTACTACAACTCGCTGACGAAATTCCATTCCCGGATGGTACAAGCAACGAAGAAATGACCGACTGGCGAAAAATCGCAAAAACCACAGTCAACGAACTAGTTGAAATCGTCAACGGACCATCAGAGGAATACTCCGAGTTTCGCATCGACGGAATGAACTTCATCCTGCTAATAACTGGTGGGATGTCGTGGGGAGAATCACCAACGGATTGCTGCGAACAATTCACACAGCTTGGCGACTTCCCGACCATCACAAACCAGATGCTCGAATGGGCAAAAGCCGATTTCGCTGCAAGCCCCGGTTAATAATCACCTGCTCTCGTGCTACAACTTGGTACCGGGGAGGGAGGTCCGCCCCAAGCACAGGAGATTCGAAAATGAAGCGATGGAAGATCGAAATGCTCTGGACGGGATGGCGAACCACATTTGGCCGCTGGATCTATCGAGAGGGCCAATCTCATCCATCCAAGCCGATAGGGTGGCAATTCCGACCCATTCAGGTCCGAGGCTGCACGGTTGATGTCGGACCGATCAGAATCACCCACTATCCAAAATGCTCGTGCTAAAACACAAAAGCCCCACGGCTATTCGGGCCGTGAGGCTTCGCCATGTGGATGATTTCTACGTTATTTATCGTCCTCAACCATGATTATTTCCAGGACCCACTTCGGTTCCTCATTCTCAAACTCCGTCCTGGTCAGCGTGATTTCGCCGCTCTTTGTGGTATCAATGCCAAGCGGTTCCGTGTCGCTTGCATCCTCGACCATCTGCTTGGCGATTTCGGTCATACAGGTATTGGCCGCCTTCTTGGTCGATCTGACCGCCAAAATCTCGTTCTGATAGTCAATCTGGCTGCGGACGATAACGTATGTCATTTCTTTGTTTCCTCCTTGGAAATCTCGGGATTATAGAAGCGAACTACTGCCGATTTGCAGAGCACTTCGTTTTGTCCGTTCGAATACATCTTGATTGGACGATGGTGGACCTGTTGGCAACCAGTGCAGTATAGCCCATCTGCTGTCTGTTCGATCTCTTCAAATCCATACCCATCACAGGCAAGTTTGAAGATACGCTGTTCTGCCGCTCGACTCACAAATGCCATTTCATGATTTGCTCGATTCTTCTTGGCGGATCCCGGCACCGCGTTTGAGATGTCGTTTTTGACGCCGTTGCACCTAATTATAGCACCATGATAGGTGTTTGTTTCCATGATGGAAATCGGATCACAACATTGGCAGCGATTTGATTGCTGCTTTGATCTCTTGTGCCGCCGCCAGAGCTGCTGCATTCCTGTCATCAGATTCGCATAATCGCTCAATCTCTTCATCCGCCATCCTATCCATCAGATGGTCGAAGACGGGATCAAAGAAATGATCGGCACTGATTGATTCAATTGCAAACCTGCGACAGGCTTCTTGCAGCTCTTTTTTCGTTGGCATGATGTCCCTCTATGTTGTTATAGCACCATGATAGGTGTTTGTTTCCACGCTGGAAACCTCGGATTAGATCTTTCTGTACCTGTCGGGTGGAACGATGAGGTTGAGCTTTCTGCCGTTGTCCCAGTCGACGACGATTTGGATACCGACGTCAATCGGCTCCACGAAAAGCACCGTGCCTCGCGCCCCAGTTTCGATTGGGTGCGGATCGTTTGACATGGATAGGAGTTCGATCCTGTCGCCACGAATGACGTTTATAGACATACATGATCTCCACAATTTTCCACGATGGAAACCTGGACTACTCCTCTACGACCTCGATACGGAATCTACGCTCGGTTTCGCCGTCTTCGACGGTCGCCACTCCGTCCCGCCAACGGAAGGAGACTTCGCGGCCTTCGAATTCCACGACACACGAACCGTACGTGTGCTCTGCAGCCTGCACGAGATTCTGTCGGATTGCTTGTGCCAGTGTTGGCATACCGTTGCTCCTATACTCTGGGATAGACTCCTGCCAAAGTACTGTTGTAGCACGAAAGCATACGCCGGTTTCCGTCCTGGAAACCGGCGTTCGTTTCTACAGATTGGTCGCCTGTTCTACGAGTCTGTTTCTGCTCGCAACCAGCACGATCCCCAACATCGTCCGCGCTTCCTCGATGGAAACCAGAGGATGTGTTCGCTTCACCTCATCGATCATACCGTTGATAAGGCGGCATAGTCGCTTTTTTGGCGACATCTTGATTGGTGAGTGATATACGACAACTTCGTCCATAACTATCTCCTGAAAGAGAATAGGGAGGGTCTTGATTTTGGCCGACCAACACCGATAGACCAAAATCAAGACCCTCCCCGATCACGAAGACCAGGGAGGGTCTCAGCGGCAGATAGTGCGGACTAGAGCGAGCCGACGACCGGCACCGCGTCGATGAGCTTCTGGCGGTTGGCTCGAATCGTCATGCCGACCAGGGTGCGGGCTTGGTCCTCTTCGGACGGGGTTGGTACGTACGCGTCGTCCTTGCCTTCGGTGCCCTTGAGCAACACGGCGGCCACGATGCTGTCGGTAATGGCTTGGAGTTCTTTCTTCGTCATGGTACGGATTCCTGTGTGTTGGCAGGTCTCGGAGAGCCGGACCAGAAAACCCGGTCTCGCGTCACCCTCCCCCGCCACACCGTTATAGCACGACGCAGGTGCCTGTTTCCAGTTAAACGATCGGCCTCGTCGCGATATGCAGCCGCCCGAAGGGATATACTCCCCTATAATGGAATGTATGTATACTCTACCCATATAGTGGGGTAACTATGCCCCAAAGATACCGTATTTGGTGGACCGGGGCCAGGTCTTTCTCTGTATCGAATATATTTTCCGCATATGTGAAGGCTATATACTACTGTTAGGTGGTATTTCTTTCAGTCATATAACCGTGGTATTTCTTTCAGTCACATAACCAGTCATAAACCATTTAAGTATAACCATTTAAGTATGACCGTTTAGAGCTGGCAGGAGAGGGAAGCTGGGAAAATGGGGAAGTTGGAAAATAGGAAGTTGCCAAGCTCATCCCACCTCCAGGGCCGATATTCAATGCCCAGGATACCAAATTAAGTTATGTTCCCGGCGAAAAAATGAATAATATACAGGAGGACCCGATATCGAATTTCCGCTCGAATAAATTTTCCGCACATGAAAGGCCGAGTATACCACGTAGAGGTGGTGTGCCAATGTGATAATCGATTTTACCATATACCGCCGTACGCTTCGCGTATTGGTAAAATGTTTCCGTTCCACGTCGGCCAGCTTCTCAGTTATATGGTGGGCCAATGAATGACTTTAGTGCACGTACAGATACAACGATATGGAAGAATACGTTTCACGTAAATTCATTTAGATATTATTCGCCAACTAATTGACCCAGAAACCTTTTGTTTCGGTAGCGTTGTCGGTCATCCATTCGATGAACATGTCAATCAATTCATCACAGTTTTCAAATGCTTTCGGTACGCGGCATTTGAATTCGCGGCTATAATACTCGCCGCCGCCTTCCCATCGGACGCTTGGATGATCGTCAAACATGCTTGTTTCATCACGCCAGACATGGGTGAAAAACAAGGAATCGTCAGACCAGTTGGCTGTTAAACGTCGTGGTGACAGTTCTGCATTTTGGTCAGATTGCATTTTTGCTCCGATTGGCAACTCTTAGCCATAATAATAGAATTTAGCGGCAGTAAGCAGAATAGTCAAGAATGCTGTACTATCAGATACTCTTTGTGCAATTGCCGCTTCAAGTTCATTTGGGATGTCGACTCTATACGACTTTCTATTGTGTTTTTTGATTGTTTCAAATGCACCAGTGTCGTCAAGGCTCTTAACAATCGGCACCAATTCGCAAAGGGCCGCATGGCGGGTAATAATGTCTTGGCGACCACGACCAAGATTTAGTAACAATTCTCTGTCTTTTGGTGGTAGCCGCAGGACAATCTTATTCCTATTTAAGTCTGTTTCTTCTTCTTGGCGTCGGTCGCGTTCAGCTTTCGCATAACTGCCGCAATCTGGCTCTTTCCAATCGTCTGGTATCGGATATTTAGCACGATAACAACGTGCTGCGGTTAACAGGACGTAGAGATATTTGTGATCGGTTCTCTTTGTCTTCATCTTCGTTACACGTCTGATTGCCTTTTCAAGCTCATCCGGTATTTTCAGCCGCAAAGGGGCATCACATTCTTTCTGATCCGGTCGTAGATCGATGTGCGGAATCAGATCGGTCAGTACCGATAAATCAATCGAATGGATTAAGTTGTAATCCTCTGGATATAACCCAAAGATTTTATAAGACATGTTTATCTCTGCTTAGAATGGTTATAATCGCTTTAGCAGAATAGAAGCATACATAGATGCTTCCCTATTTGGGATGTACCGGACATCGTCGGGTATCTCGTTCACCGGACACCAGAGATATGGAGGCGGGTCGGCAGCCGTCCACCTTACGCCATGTACGGCTGCCGCTTTCTTTAGATGCCTGATACTGAAATCGACTATTTCCTGCTCTTCTAACAATCCAACCCAGCAATGTATTTCTGGGAGATTTCCTAGAGCTACAGAGAGGGCACTGATTGGATCGCCAGGACTCCACATATAAGCGAAGTGCGTTGAGATGATGCCGTCGTCGTCCTCTGGACGCAAGCAGGGCCATTGTAGCGATCCAGCTTGGATGATAGCCTTGTAGCCGTGGCGGGCCAAGATGGCTATTGTCTCTTTAGCATAATAGAGACATAATCCGGGTCTGTCATCAAGCTTTGAAATGGCATGTTCTATCTCGGATATTAGTTGTTCTCTCATACTATATTATAGCACGAGAAAAAATAGCCATTAACGACGCAGCACGAGGCGCAAACCTGTGTCGGTTTCGACCATTTTCTTCAATTCGAAGAATCTGGGAGAAATCTTCTCATTTACATCCTCGGTAATTACATTAGCAATAATCTGAATTTCTTCGCGGTAATGACCGGCATGGACGACGCCTAGACTCGGGTCAATGCCCTTCATCATGAAATTCGTGATATAGGTCAGAAGACCCACTGTGTCGTCTCGTGAAGTAAGCTGTCGGACGGCAATCGTAAACTTCTTAACGGCTTGTGGGCTAAATGCACCCATCTGTGGAATGCTGCGAAGGAGAAAAGGACCAAGTTCGGAAGCATCCATTCCTTTCAGATCTTCATAGTGCTCGTAAAGCCATTTAGTGGGGTTCATGTCAGAAGTGGTAGTGAGATCCTTGGCTTCGTCAAGGTTATAATTCATGATAATTCTCCTTGGAGTATTTTTGAATTATAACAAATCAATATTGTAACCACCTACGCTTCGGACTTTATTCATAACCTCTTTTTGGCGTTTAGTCAGATAAATCCAGGCCAGATGATTGCCGGGTTTTTCAGTCACAATCAAACCGATACCCATCAACATATAATTCGTAGCGAAGAGAAATATCTGTTCCTTTGAATTGCTAGAAATAGCGTCGTTAATGTGCTTCCGTGCATAGGAATTGGGATTCCTATTGGCAGGCATCCATTCACTGCGATAGAAAAGTGCATTCCTAATGCTGTAAAAAATTGATCGACAGATATGTCTGATAATTCCCATGTTCTTAGTCAGCGTCATCATATTCGATATTCACAATCTCAAACGAATCCGTGTCACAGACTGGACATGTCTCGGTTGCTACTTCCATTACGTTAATTTCTGGTGAATCCTCGATCACGCGGCTCACAAATTCATGTCCAGCACAGCATCGACATGTCGCGATCATTGTTCTACCTCGTTATAGCACGATTAGGTATTTAAGTTAACAGCCTTCTTCTGTTGTGCTATAACATACTATGGACAAACCAAACAGAATTAATGGCGTCACTTCTAAAAATTCCATTGCCATTCTCATGCCGACTGAGAATGGCAATGTAGAGTTATTATTGTCGTTCATCGGTTGTAAAAATCGAGACGATTTTCCACCACACATTCGAGACAATGCAATTTTCATAGAAGGACTTACGGAAGGTTCACTCTGGATCACTATAGGAATAACCGGGGCGAGGAGGATAATTGGACCGTTAATGGACAATGTCCCCGCTGGTGAGTCGGGAGAATATGTCAGTTTAGAAGAGACTAAAGAGCTGGCTGATGAAATAGATTTGACATCATTGTTGACGGCGTATCGAACGCAAGTAATCGACGACAGCAGCATTGCCAAGATCATTGATCGATTCTTGGAAGAGCATAGTTAGGTAGAATACGCAACGATTGCACAGACATCTGTGTTAAGTTGTTCTTTTGGCCGTAGAGTAACATCCATGGCCTTCTTGGGTATTTTACCAAGACCACAGATACGTAAGATAGTCGTAGCACCATATACTTTCAATGCTTTGCTATCATCGGTGTGGAAGTAAACGACACCACGTTCGTGATCGATTTCCAGGACGCCAGGTATTTCCATTATTATCTCCCAAACATTTATAGCACAATTTGTTGCCATAATTAATAAAGATGTTTTATGATGCTATAACTAATCATGGAACAAGGATATTACAAACTTACTGAATGTATCGATGAATCCGAGGATCGTGATGGTAGCCGATGTGAAGTCGGTAGCCTGTGGTATCTTTCGGGTGTCCAAGGAGACGAAGTAACGCTCATTAAGGGCGACAGTACTTGGACGTTCACGCTCGAAGTATTTCTAGACCACTTCGAATATGCCCCAGATGGGGTCGAGGAACGACAAAGAGAACTCGTCGCCCTAATGTCGAGTCTGCATGCTGTCGGCGATCGTCAGGACAACCTTATCGAATCGGCTTCAACACCGAAATTGCTAGCTGACGATGCACATCCGGTCGAATCACAACAGCCGACCGGGACAGATCTAATCGCAATGGCGAGCCGTGCGAATCCAACAACGGCTGCTAAGAATCTGAAAAGAGTAAAAACCGTTTTTGCTGTTACGAAGAATCAAATTGCAAAACGGCATTCTGCTCTGCAGACGCTGATTAAAGAGCAAGAATTGATCCTGAGAGCGAAAACGGATGCTCTAACTCGACAAATCGAAATGGCCCAAGAAGCAATCTATATGATCAATGCTTACTTGGGGCAGGACGAAGAGATCATCCGATTGGCGAAAGGTGAGCCAGCACCCGATGACGAGAAAATAGTCATCAGGCAGCAAGTGTTATTCATGGATGAAGAAAGTGCGGCTGCAGAAGACATGGCCAAGCGTGGCGGTGTCGATTTCAAAGAAATATCCGAATTCGATCGATGGATATGTGAGCCATCTCACCTGCAACAGGTGTTGCCTGAAACTAAAGGCGTCGTGGCAATCAAGCCTCGGCGTAATGATAAGTTTTACGACGACAATCCGCTTGTCAACGGTGAATTGAATCGTCTGAACAAGTGCCTTTACATTCTTATTCGTAATGGCGACAACTTATATCGAATCTATACGACGCTATGGGTCGATGAAGTGTTTTTGCCACGAAAAGACGAGTTCGAACACTTCTTCTACGAAACGCACACGGATTGGGATACGCGCGAGCAGAAGCGAGAACCATTAATCCCAGGGTCTGCAAAGTATATGCAGGCTATGGACAGGGCCGAAGCGAAGAAACGCCGATTTTATACGGCATTGATTCTGATCCAGGGTCTGCTCGATCGCACAAAAGTGTTTCATCCATTGCCGATCAATGAGCAAATCAACGTCTGTAATCTGGATGGCCAGAAGTACATAACGTTACTGTATGACGCTGAGAACTTGCTTGGAAATGGAAGGCCGAGTTATAAAGATTGGCTCGCCAATGTGAACAATGAGTTGGAAGTAGGATGCAGAATCATTGGCGAGTTCGACAGTTTTTACTCTCGGCAGCATGGCTTGGAAGACCGAAAGAGCAATAGATGGGCCAGCTGGCCGAACGACCATGAGATATATGTTCTCGATAGAAAGATTGATGAAAGAAGCTTTAAATTCTTATACCAATCTGACTATGCGGACGCTAATAGACCACGTGTGAGTTATCGCATCTGTTTAACTGACGACTTCATCATCAATATCGACAGCGTTACTGCCTCCGACATTGAGTTCTATATCAGGTCGCGAACGAATCGTCATCGCTATCTCAGTATGATACCGCTATTAAAGGCGGCATTGGCGATTAAAAAGAGAGAAGCAGCCGAAGAAGCACCATTTCGCCAATTGCTTGTTAGCGAAATTGCTAAAAAGCACGACGTTTCATTTGCGAGGGCGGAGAGAAGCATTGATGCATTGATAAAATGGTGGAAATTCAAGACGCGAGAACACCGTGCATTAACGTCTGACGATTCGAAAGCATTGAGAATGATCGTTGTTGAATTCGGTCGTCGGAAGCTACTAAATGACGGAGCTTTGACGGAAGCACATGAGCAGGCTGTCGGCAAACTTTGCGACGACAAAACGATGGCCGTCTTCTATCGACCCGATCGGAGCTACGTAGTGTTACGGTGCGAGAATGCTGAAAACATTTGGGCCAGGGAGGAAGTTTGGAAGTTGTGTGCCGATACTCAACTTGGGTCCGTGCTGGCATCAACTGATGGCACCAACATCATCCATTTTGATTGTGGTGTGTTTGTACGCATGGTGTCTGTGAAAGAATGGACCGTCGTCGATAAGCGTCATGAAAGCTGGCAGCTGATATGGAATCACGCACGATGGAGTGAGTGGCTCATCGGGGCACGACCACAGGAACATCTGACCGACATGGAGCGGAAGCAAGCCGCAGAATATGCGTTGGCCGAATTGGAAAAAGCAATTGCACCAGATGCAGATGATCGTTCGGCGTTCACTGATTGGAGACGCAAAGACGGACGTCGAATATGGATGAAGCCGCTTGCTATTACAGTAGAAGAGAAAGAAAGGCTTACTCTCTATTTCTTGCAATATCACGCAGCACTGGCGAAAAAATTATTAACCAGATGTGTTGAAGGTCCTGAATATTCTACCGTCAACATCAGGTGGTGTAAAAAAGATGGTTTGAGCTTCAAACTATCGTGTTGTAGCGGACGTTCAGTGGATCTGAATAATCCGCAATGGAAAAATAACGCGCTTATCGTTTTTGATGAGAACGTGGCATTGGCTGCTATTGAAGAGTGCAAGGTTGAAAAGATTAGGACAGAAAAGCGCAGATTGATGAAACCAATTCGTGCTATTGAAAATAAAGTATACGAAGCGATTAAAGTAGTCTGGTACGAAGAGCAACACATAAAATTCCTCGAAGAATACATCGATGACGATGGCGAATTATGGGAAGATTATAAGGAAGATTTAAAAGTCCCAAGCAATCTTTGGCCTAGCTGGGTCAGGGTCATCTCTGAATATGTCATCGAGCGTGGCGTCGATATCGATGGATGGACAATCGACAAATTGCTTTCCAGTGCACGTGCATATGGATATGATGGCACGGCAAATGAAGTCGAATACTACGAGAAAATCAAGGAAGTCGTAATTAATTACGTGCCCGCTATCGGCGGCGAAGATGACGACGATGAAGAGTGGTAGTTTTCTGGATAATCGGTTGGTGTCATTCCTGTCGGGAAGACATCAAATTCGATGTAGTGGCATATAGCACATAGGTAATTATCACCATAATCTAATATGGCGTCTACGTTTGGTATTACCTTGTCTCCGCACCGATAGCAATATGTGTCATCCATTGCATATTATTTTATTGATAAATATGATATGCCTACGAAGAGAATTCAGGCCGCAACAGCAGCCAGCACCAAACGCAGGGCTGATTTCGGATGTAGGCTTACCGATGATTTCGTCATAGATGCCACAGATAAATCGACATGGCAGTATCGGGTGTGGAATGAGTTTTGCACACGAACCATCTTTAGCCAACGCTCCCCAGCCACAGGGAGCCTTCTTACAGCAATAGCCGCAGAAAACGCATTCACCTATCGGAGCCATTTGCGTTTCTTTAGTGCGATTTCTATTGGATATTTCTTTAAGCGCTCGTATATTGTGCATTCTCGATATCCAAGCTTTTTTGCCCACTCTCGAATGGTTAACGACTTACCATTACAAGCATATCTTTTCGCTACTTTTCCACCACTATGACCAATATGCATGGGATATTTCGCCCATTTTATCGGATCTAATGCAATTTCTGGCGGATATGATTTTAGACGTAAATGGATGCATTGTCTAGTACATCCGAGCTTTTTTGCCCACTCACGCATCGTTAATGTTTCGCCATTACAAGTATATCTTGTTGCTGGGTAATTGCGTACAGGATAAGTATATGACGGTGACAGGGCTTCTTCGACAGAGACATGCTTTAGTCGCTTACGTAGCTGTGTAGTTGAAATCCCGCGAGTGGCCGCTAATTCTTTAATTAAACATAATTGGCCTTCGTACTCTATCGTTTCCCTTTTGCTGGCGAGTCTGTCTGTACAAAGCAGTGTTTCTGGGTTTGTAATGCCTATTTTGATTCGCCTATGAATTGTGACTGCCGGTAAATCGAGCTCCTGTGCCCACTTTTGTACTGACTGAGTTTTACCATTATAGGTAATAGTTCGTGCTAAATGGTCATAGTTTGCTGCATAGGTCGCACTCAGAATCTCACTTGGATTCCGCAATCCCCTTGCTATTCTGCCACGAATAGTGGTCTCTGGTATGCCGAGAAAAATCGCCCAATCTCTAACTGTCTTGGACATACCACGATATGCAATCAAACGCGGAGTTGTCGTATACATATCTTAGCAATTTTCTATTTTAGAAAAGTAATAGACATTTCGTCTAGCTATAATATGCGTCTTCTCTAATCGGAGGAAATCGATATAGGAACCAAGATAACACCACATGTTGGCTGGCCACCAGATATGCGGACCATGAGCACAGGGGTCGACCAATATAACCATACATTTCAAATACGGCAGCGGGGAGTAGTGATGTTCTACTCCCCGCTGCCCACATTTTTCGTTCTTCATTTAATTTTAATATTTAAGACACCACCAGATGATAGGGTTCAAGCTTGTTCGACTGGTGTGATAATAATTCTAGACTTATTATCACGGTCTAGAAACTAGAACTACCTATATGGGCAATCCCACAGACCTTTTCTGGTCGGTCACGACGGCCACTATTTTCCAAGTGGCAACCGAGTTGTATTTGCTCCTTTCTTGACAACCATTAGTGGAATGGGCTGTAAAGCGACGGGTGCGTACCAGACTAAGGCTATGACCCGGCGTCCTATTCCATGACGGACTTGTTTGGCACCCACAGACGCTTGTCGTCTGCCCATTCGGGGATAAGGAACTCGCGCTTCCGAGTGAACCACATCATAACTTTAGTAGCATTTTTGGCATTCCTCGTTTCGATACGGCCACGTCGCATTGTAAGTGACCCGATTTTTTGAAGGAACTTGTTTTGACCGGCTGCATTAAGCATTTCCTTAAACAGCTCAATGTACCTCCACGGCATTACACTCTTTTCCATAGATGTTGTGAGAAACCTGCGCAATGCAGTCATACTGCCGATAGAGACAGCATTCGCATATTGTTGCGCCGCTTTTTTGGCCTCTTGTTCGAGAAGTTGGTTGACTCCTCTACGAGCAGCCATATTTTCGGCAGAGTACCTCGCGAGGCCATTTCTTCCAATTCCATTGAATCCGCCACGGAATGCACCGTCGATGTGCAATGTGCGCTCCCACCAATTCACTTCGTAGAGGGTTGGAGTTGGGAGGTAGAGTTGGGCCGCTGGGAGGAAGAGTTCCGATTGATGGCTCATCTTCTGAACAGCTTCGGTATGGCCTTCGCCCATTTTGGACAAATGGAGCCATTGGCCAATTTTCCGAAGCCATTCCCCAAGTTTCATCTTGGAAACGCGCTGTTCGGTCGGCGTCCCAGACGATCGATCGTCGTCATCGTGATCTGGATATTGTACAATGCTGTGGCAGGGTTCGCACATTTCTCAATATCTCCTATAATGCTTATCTGACTGGTTTTAGCACGACACCGACGATTTTTTAATTGTCTGATTGGTTTTAGCACGACACCGATGACTTTTTAATTTAAATACCAATATGACATCAGTATCTGAGCATAGGTATTATACAAAGTCACAGAGAGTCATCATGAATTCGAAAATGCGACAAGTGTGGCGCAGTGATCTGGATACGAGAGGTGAAATTCCGACTGAGTGTTGTGTTGTCATACATGCTGAAGATTTTTTACGTGCAAAGAATGAGGACGGTTTGGCAATTTGCCACGTTGAAAGCTTTGACGGTAAAGGGTTTTTACCAACAGTCAGGGTCCAAGATACGTTTATTAACGGGAAAGTATTCCTCGGAATCGATGGTATGGCATATATTCGTGCCATTGCTAGTGGTAAAGTTATGCTTAGGAAGGCGTCTAAACTTACGAAAAATCAGTTGAAATTACTCGGGACAACGGAAGAGGTTAACTCAGATTAACCTCTATGCTATAACCGATAGGCGGGAACAATAATTGAAAAGTTGAATATGACTTTGTTGGAGTGTCTTGAAGACGATTGTCCTAGTGGCTTTGAGAATCTCGAAGTCGTCTATGAAAATTCATGGAGCGACTATGAAGAATATGGTGCAGTTGTTGTTTTTGATTTTTTCGGCGAGCTATTCTCGATAGAGCACGGCTACTCCGTGATGGATCAGAACCACAATGATTTTCATTTTGATCCAGAATCTATAACGTCAGAAGAATTAGAGGCCATCAAAAAAGAGTGGGATGAAGTCTGTGGACAGGAGGGAACACTATGAGCCGTTTTGCAGTAGCGATAGCGAATCTTTTTACGCAAGAAGTCAAAATCAAGTTTGTTGATATGGCTAGTTCGCCAGAAGAAGCGGCGAAGGCACTCGACAGCGAAATACCAGAAAATCTTACTACTATGGAAGATATTCAGGGGTGGTATCTAGACAGTGATCAGGCGATCGCTGTCGAGGAAGTACCATAATGCATCTGACTATTTATGGGTGCCCGTTTAAGCTCAGATGGCTAAAACGAAGCCCATATGGCTTTTATCGATGGTGTCTTCTTAGACAGCAATGGGTCCCATTTTGGAAAAAACGCCTAACACTTGGTGGTGGAGTTCCGTGGCGATGCTTCTTTCGCCGGAATTGGGGTAAATTATATCTAGTATCATGGCGCAGTTTGTTTGGATTTTCCGAATATGTGCCAGTCGATACTTTAGGCAAACAAAGCGAATAATAATAATGGTCGCCTGGGCTAAGCGTGTTCGTCGTTCGTGCTAAAACAATATAAATGGCGACCAGAGTTACTATGTGCCAACATAAATGGCGGACAATAGTTGAAGGGCCTGCATGCGGCAATAATAAAATTGTTCCACAGGTAAGAGCATGCACTCTTTGCAGAAAATCGCAGTATAAAGTTTGGAAGTTTGATACAATCAAACGTCAATATCGTACACACTGGGTTAATAGATGATGTGTGAAAAGAACTGGCGAGAGCATTGGAAGCAAGAAAACCCATTTGATCAGCATGTCGTGATTCTTATGTCTATGGAAGGACATATGTATAATTTTAGAAATGGTATTGCGTGTGATAAGGCATTGGATGCGATAGAAGGCCATATTGTAGAATTGAAAGCACTTGAACCATACCTGAGACAAGGCCGATGGTGAGTTATGCAAGAGTCTAGTATGCAAATTATTGTATCATATTTCCCAATGTGCTGTAGGCGGACAGATAAATCTATAATTAATGACCCATCTAAAAAACAGATCACTGACATATATCAAATTGTCTCTGACGCCTCTGTTATCGCAGAGGCAGCCAGCTGTATCTGGGTATCTGATAGTTCTGTTGAAGGTAGCTCGCCTTTTGCACCGGTCTTTTTGATACCGGATGCTGCGGAAGTTTATCGTGATCTTTATGAATGGTCCGACAATCGGCCCGATAAATGGTTCACACTAGATTGGGCCGTTACTGATGATAGATATAGCATTGTCTTGATGCCTAATCTTAGCGAGAGCGTCAAAAGATTCAAACTCCGCAATCTGATAGAGCGCGAAGATCTTTCATCTGGTGATAAAGTAATTTTATTTCAACCGCTGCGATTCGGATCGCGGCCAATGCTGCAGTCAAGATCACCAAACGGTCTGATAGACATGTCGGAATTTGATAATCTGTCGGCAGAAGAACAAAAGATTGCAGCGAGCTTTTGTCATGACAACATGATCACTGCACTATCGATTCGACTCCCATCTGGATCGAAGGGCAGAATTGGATTGTTGGATCCGAGGGATATTGTAATGGACAAATTGTCAGTATCGAGAGAGCCTATGTGGATAGGTCCACTTGATATTGTTGCTTGTTCAGACAACGCAATCAGAAACATGGAAGATCAGAAGAGATCACACGACAAAGATGAACAATAAATTCTATATCATTCGAGATGATATACCACCACGAGATTTACCAGATCAGCAGTACAAACGGCGAAATGTAGTACCACTGCCACGTACGTTCTAAATAGCCGCCCTGCCAGCTAAGCTGGCAGGGCGGCACGATAATCAAATAGCAATGAAACTACGCAGCCGGTGCATCGGTCGCAACTGGTGCTGGCGTCGTAGTGGTTTCTGGCGTGGTAGGAATTTCCTCAGGAACGCCAGCAGCAACACTCAAACTGACGGCAACACCACCAACAACTTCGACGTCCAGTAGGCCAGAGATGGTTTGCACACCTTCGCCAACATCGGCGTCTGCCGACACCGTGATTTGGGTTGTGCCCAAATCACCGGTTGTTGTTGCGACACATGTCAACCCGTCGTCGGATGGCACAAGTGTGACGATTGCGGGGCCAACTACTGCCCAAGAAGGTGCTCCGTCCACTTTTGCTGGGTTCCCCTTTGCATCAACCGGCGATACACTAATGGAAACTCTCTGGGTGTCTTTAAGGACAATACTCATCGTAACTTCTCCATTTTTCGGTGATGTTTCAACCGGGCCAATACGCCACCGAAAACATATGGCCTTTTTACGTTTTCTAAAACACAATAATCGTTTGAGCCTGTGCATGATGTGCTCCTGAGCCATCATATTTACCACTGTAAATTTTCTTGCGGAGTTGTAATGGATTTTATCGACGATGAAGACAGCGTTGAAAGCGACACTGAGACTGAATGTGATCAAGATAATGTCAAAGAAACTCATTCTGTCTGTGTGGAAGTTCGCCCTATCTGTGGAGCGATATTATATTGTCATATTAATGCCGTTGTAAATGATATGGCATATATCACCATGACGAATGGAATAGGTCTCTCATCATTCGCCGAATGCAAAAGACGAATGTTGAAAGCATATGGTGTAACCAATAAATTCGACATTGTTATTTCTTCAAATCATATGACTATCGATGTAGTGTTGCGTGTTGGAGATAAAGAATGGCCTCTCGGCGAATGTGAACGAGAATTTATGTGGGAGACTATAGATCAGGTAATCTCTGACAATAAGATGAGCGGAAATTCTGCTCGTGCTAAAGAATTGGCAAAACAAGAAGAGCGCAAGAATCGACGCCCAGTACTAGAACGTGGCAGGCACCGAACATGAAATTACCAGAGATTGTAATTGCACAGATCGTTGAACGACGCGATTTGACGATCGATGATTTTCGCCAGTTTCTATATACGATTGATATTCCGACTGAATGTGAGGAATTACTATCAATTCGGAAGATTGCCGCAGAGGCTTTTGATTATTGGGATAGCGACCAAGATATGAAGGTCGGTAAGATCCTTAGAGCATTAGCTGGCGAACTGCCTGGCTATCGAGCCGACATAGACAAGATTAACACAAGGTTTTGACCGATGACAAATTGGCGATATAGGATTGAGTTAGCCAAAGTCCTTGAGAAGTGCAATGAGAACCATGACTTGTCACATTACGAGGAAGAATGCCCTCAGGATGTGAAAGATTTGATCGCCGCCGAAATTTCTAAGGCTTGGCCACTTACAAGACTTGCACCGCGTGTTACAGAGAGTAAAACTATCGCAGAGTTGAATCGCGTGCTTCAGCTTGTCTATGATGTAGCAGATGCTGAGCTTGTTTGGTGTGGAATCTGAAGCTCGCATTTCTTCACTTTAGTCAATATAACTTGTGCGGCCTCGATGTGTCGCAAATCAAAATAAGCTGCGGCCATCGGATCTGCCTCTATGTCGCGGACTAACATTTCACAGACTCGTAATAGCTCTTCGTGATTATTGCATGCGCATGCAATAAATTCAGCATCGTAATCGTTGATATGAACACCGCAGATGGTTCCATCTCTACTAGAATCATATGAGGTGGCGCATACAACTGGTATGCGGCCAGCATAGATTTCACGCCAACTTTCAGAAAATCTACTATTAGTCTTAGCCTTCCGGACTTCCCATGGTGTCTCTGTATGTTTCATAATTACTCCTATGGTATTTTAAATACATGGGAATTCATATAAGAAAAAGCAGCCAATGTACATTTTTTACTATTCCAGATATAGCAAAGAAGTTAATCGATGAAGTCGATACATCCAGATTTAAATTAGTGATTGAGCCATCGGCTGGAGATGGCTCATTTTCTTGCCAAATACCAGGATGTGTTGCCTTCGACATAGACCCAAAACATTCGTCGATAGTAAAATATAACTTCTTACGACTAGGCTACGTCGGACCAGTAGATCGCAAAGACATATTATGTATAGGTAATCCACCTTTTGGTACAAATGGATCATTAGCTCTCGCATTTATCAAGAAATGTGCTGAAATAGCTGATACTATCGCATTCATCTTGCCATTGTCATATAAGAAGGACAGCATACAGGCGAGAGTGCCTAAGAATTACCATCTGGTGAAACAGATAGACGTTCCGTTAAAGAACGCTACATTAGATGGAAAAGTACAAGAAGTGCCCGTAGTGTTTCAAATCTGGGAAAATAAAAATGTTCCCAGACCAAAACAACATCGTGCCGCACCGGTCGGATTCTCCTATGTGAGGAGAAATGAAGCACATTTCTGTGTAAGAAGAGTAGGTATGTATGCGGGCAAGGCAAGTAAAGAATTGTCAGTGGCGTCGACTGCACACTATTATATAAAGTTAGAAGATGAGAAACGCATCGATTCAGTTATAGCTGGATTGAATCGTTTTAAATGGGACCACAACAATACTGTTGGTCAGAGATCGATATCGAAGAGCGAATTAAACGAGGTTATGCTTTCGATTTGTGGTCTCTCTTGAAGATGTTCTCGGTCGTCCAGTTGATGAGTTTAGATGCCAATTCGTCCGGAAGTGCACCGACATACTCCATACCTGGGACAGAGATACAGACGAGGGCCAATTTTTCTTTTTTGGCTTTCTCTCGCAATTCACGTGGGAACGTTACTGCTTTCTTGAAGCTCATTTTTCAGCTTTCTCTTGTAATATGGCTTCTGGCTGCACGAAACCATAAGCATCAAGGCAATCGTTGAGTGTGCACCATTTTGTGCCATCACTTATGGAGAGAATCTTATCATCTCTCCACGCTCCCTCTGGATCATTTGGGATGAATACGGCTGCGACACGTTGGCCGTTCTCTTCCAGTAGATCTCGCGTATCGACCAAAGCTTTGATTTTTGTGCAGCCCGGCTTTAAGGTCAGTTTTAAATGTACGGGCTTTGCAATAATCTTGAAATGTTCGAACACATCGGCATCTTGCATGAATCTTGTTGCGAAAGAATCGCCAAATACGGCAATGATGAGCAACTCGTTCATTTCTTTCTATTCCTATATGGTGGTTACGCCTTGCTTGATTTCGCTTGGCTCCATTTGTTCCTCTACGATTAGAACAATGTGCCCGCCGATTTGCGGCGTCGTGCTTCTCCTAGGCTAATACCAAGCTCGCTAGCGATTTTCTTCATATTCATGCCTTCGAACTTGTGTCCACTCGGGGCATTTTGGGGAGTCGTGTTGTAGGCGATTTCAGCATCATGCTCTTTCTTCCAATGAAGATAGGCTGAGTGGTGCTTCTGAAAAGCTACGCATCCTGGTCCTTTCCTATCCCAGACTGGGCAGCCGTTGCACGGATTGCGCAGGGTCATGCTCATCACCACACTGAACATGCTTTTGAGCGAATCATTCTCAGCCTGAATACACCCACTGTCCTTTAGGGCATAAAAATCATCGCCGAGAGTTCCTTTTGGCGGAAAATATTTCCCACGCTCTGCGCCCCTGGTGCCTTTTGGAAAAGCTTGTTCTAATAGCATAATTGTCCTCCATGTTATGTTAGCACGAATCTCATCATTTTTTAATTCTGCCGCGTTCAAGTTCCAGCAATGCCTGTTCTTTAAATTCTTCGCATTCTGGTTCATCGATAAGCAGGTCTGCTAATAAACATATTTGTATTTCGGCTCGTTCTTCAAGTTCGCGATTTGATGGAATATATGGGACCCTACTATCCATCAGATGCCGCTTGCAAATAGTAGCAGATTTTGTATATTGCTTTATGTTATATGGCCATCTAATACCCTTATATCGTAATCGGCCATTTAGTTATGGGTTCTTCATACATCCTCTGAATTTTGATGGCTGTTCGAAGTCTCATATCTAGTCTTTGCTATTCAGATCGGATTTGATAGCGTCGATCAGGATACAGATGTGGTCTTGTAAATCTTGTAATGCACAAAGCGTCTGATGTTGTTCTACTGAACGATCAGCAAATAAGGCATCTATTGCCGTCTTAGCATCCTTACAATGTTGCTCGTATCTGAGACTTCGCATTTTAGATGACTTTTAATGCTTCGACAGCTGCGGCCAAATTCGCCTGTGCTTCGACAATTTTAGCTTCGATTTGGCTCTCTCTTATCGTAGCACCTGCGACAAATGCAGTTTCAATTCGATTTCGGAGATATGTACCTGTTGCAGTTCCTTCACAACATCGACGCCCTTCGTCTGAATCGAGCCATACATCACGTGCTTGTGCTATTGCAGACCGTAAATCTTTGGCCATCATTCACCTCGATTGTTTCTTCTAAAGAATGCCACGACAAGCTCCCCATGCAGCGATCGGTATAACATGGCCCACGCCCCGTAATAGCGACCGGTGCTAATACTCTTTCAATTTTTTTAATAAGCTCTACTGAGCTTACATGCTCGATATCTTTATCAACTACAGGAATTGAACCGTCGATATGATCTAAACAACTCAATGAAACATTATGAAGCTTTCCACCTAAAACTTCTTTCGAGTGACTTAAAATATTTAAGTCAAGCGGAGCATATCGCATACGTCCTTGCCATTCATTTGGCGGATTACTAGCGTCGGCGGCACCGATCAAATTTGGGTTCTCTAGTGATAGCGGACCAGCTCCATGCCGCGTCATGTACGATCTAATACACCCCATAACATTAACTTCTATGTCTGTATTTCGAAGCAATTCGATGGCGTGTTTTAGCGTGACTGTTGACCAAGTAGTATAGGGATGGCAACCATGATTTTCGTCAAGAAGAATACCTTGAGCACCCTCGAATATAGCCATTTTGAATCTTGGCATCTCTCTGACGATAGGCATTTTAGAAGATGCATCATGTAGACGATCATAAACGCTATATGAATCCATATGATCTGTTATTGGATGCCCTGCAGATTCATGGACCCATTGTTGTATTTTTCTCAGTTTTGTTATAGTATTACTATAAGATGCTAAGTCTTGTACTCTAAGTGCATCGTCATTATAATATATAGCATGCTCTCGTGTCGCGCCAACTCCCATACCGCAAGAGCCGTGACACTCATTACCTCTATTTCGTTCTCTGAATCTGTTTAGAGATTGATGATATGGTGTTGCTATTAGGCATCGCTCATCAACACGCAAACTGGCCCACGGATTCCGTAGTCCGATGTCAATTAGATGATTAGCTTCATTCACCATTGCCAATGGTGAAATAATCACATCTGGTCCTAGATAGGTCGAGACACCAGAAAAAGTTCCAGAACCAAATTGGCTAAAAGTGTGGTGTGTTCCATCCGGCAATACTACATTGTGTGCAGCCTGGCACCCACCACAATAGCGAACGACAAGATCGGCTTTAAGCCTTCTGCATAAATAATCACATGTGGCCCCCTTGGCTTCATCACCAAACCCAAGACCGACAGTTATTACAGCACGTCTCACTTATCGTATCCTTACTTTTATATGGAACGGGAGTGCCAACTTTGATTGGCACTCCCGTGAAGTAATATTCATCTACTTCAGATCTTCGCCAACCCGGTTCCAGAAACGGAACCTTTAACGATCTTACGACCAGCCGAATCAGCCAAGGGCACGAGGGCCTTGGTGATTGAGGCACGCCGGTCCTTGGAAACACCGGCTTCATCAAGGCCACGGCCAACCGAATCGAGATCATAGCCCTCGGCGAGGCTGATCGTGCTCGCGACGACTTCGCTGATGGCATCGGGGTCGTCGAGTCGCAAGACTTGCTGCCCGAGAAGCTTCTGCCAGCCTTCCAGCAGCCACGGCGCGTCATAATGGCTGGTGCCACGTGGAATCAGGAAGTAGACGTCATACATCGTCTGCAATTCTTCCATAATCGTCTCGACGGGGATGTTCTCCTGCAGGGTGTCACCGATAAGCCGCTTGACTTCTTCGGCCTTCACCTGCGGATAATACAACTCGTCGCCGGTCAAGAAGAGGTAGCCCTTCTTGTTCCGCTTCTCGAAGCAGTCGAGTGCCGTATGTCGAGCCATGAAGTACATAGCCAACTCGTAGCTCTCGGTGTTCTGACCGCCGCCCTGGCCTTCCAGATAGATGTTGGTCAAGCAGTCTTCGATCTCGATGCCGGATTCGAATTGACCGACTTGCAGCGGAGCACGCTCGCCGCCACCACTGGCGTCTCCGAAGGCACCAATCAAGATTTGCGGATGCTCGACGACACCCTTCCGCATCAGGAGACCCATCAATTGTGGCAATGCGGTCTGGAACTGTACCGGAACTCGTGCCATGGAGCCGGTTTCGTCGAAGAGAACGCCGATAGCCAAGCTTGTCGGATGGGCATCGCTGTCGCGGCTTTCGCGGAATTTCACGCCGAACGGGTTGAGGCTGTCGTGGACTTTGCGGGCACTGACTGGTGCCGATCTCATCGCACTATCATAGGCGAAAGTAGGCTTGCCGGTTGCGGCCCGCATTGTAACACGATCTTTGTAATGGTCGTCAGACCATCTAGTACCACCCATAGTAATCACTCCATAGGTTAGGGGAACACGGATTAGTTACATTGGTAAAGCGTCATATCGTGGAGGTCCATAGACCAACTTAAGCAGATGTTTCCATTCGTCTAATAATTTCCAAGCGTCTTGTGGTCTTTGTAGTGGCTTCGGATTAACGCACGATTCCAAAAACACAATCAATTTCGACGGAACTTCGCCCGGCTTGTGTTGTTTGCACATTTCCAACATCGTTTTCGACGCCAAATAGATATCAAGGCTTGGTGTTGCTGGGTACTGTTTTGTGATTTCCAGCTTCGGATACCATGTTTTGTGGGACAACGGCACGACTGAAAGCTTCTGCTCCATACGACAGCAGCTAGCCCAACTTATCAACTTGCAGCCACGATTGACATTGTTGAACAGCAAATGCATCGGCATCGGGGCACAATGCATGTAATTGATAGCGTGTATGAAACCGAGAATTGTGAGTGTCCGATTGAACATCCACGCAACATGCCTGCCGCCCACGCCATTTGGATATTTCGTCATGTACTCGTTGACGGTGTAGTATCCATCATAGTGCTGCTGGACAGCAATTCGAAGCTCGTCGTGCGTGAAAAGCTCGATCGGTTTGGCCACATATTCGCTATATTTCCGATCACCGGCTTGAACACGTATATCGGCGAGAATCTTGGCCTCTTTCTCGATGTATTCGTTCGCCTCTTTAACGTGAGCGACTTTAAGAACGACCGGCTTTGAGTCGCCGCCTTTCTTCTGTGTGGCGAGATAGACCTTTGAAACTTCGCCGCTTCCGATCTGTGGTCCAAGATGATATTCGAAATCCGGGGACTTCCAAATCGTAGGTGGCGTCTTTAATTCTTCACGGCGTTTTTCAAGCAGCGTGAAAACATTTTTGGCGTATTCCTTTACATCATCTGTGCTAGTTACAAAACGGTCCGGATGGCAAATCAAAGCCCATTCACGATAAGTCTTGTCTGGGTCATCGCCAAACAAGTCCATAGCTGTTTTTGGAGACGCCAATATTGCTTTTAGTTGATCTAAATTCATGTTATTTCTTATAGCCGATGGGATCGAACCCATCCGCGACCATTATGTCTAGTTCTTCCTTAGATAGGATATTGATGGTTCGGTGTTTGATGTCCGTGTCGAATACTTCAACTATTCTTCCGTTATTGCAATTTGGGATTTGTTCCATCGAACAAGGTACCCAATCGCCGAAGTAATCACCGATTTCATTGAGTAAGAACGCTGCTACGGCATCGGCAAAGGTGCAGACGGCTGTTCGTTGTGGATGTCGTTTATCGACACCACTAATGAATCGCCAAGTCGCTGTCTTATTCCATAGGTGTTGTTCTACGTCGCTGCGTGTCAGATATAAAGCAAGAGCAATTGGCAAATTCTTTTCTGTGATTTTCATTTCTTCTTGTTCTTCTTATCCTTGCGAAAGCTGAATTTGTCAAACCCTTTAATACTGACCATGTCCTTATCAGAAGGGACCGGGATTGTTTTTTGCGGTATTGCTATGCCTCCTAAGAACATTGAGATTTCTTGAAATACTGTTGCTGGATCCATTACTTTGAAGAATTTGAAATTCTTTAGTGGGCAATTATAACAAACATACCAATTATTTCGTCGTGCTTCGAGATTCCAAACTGGATACTGCTGAAAAAGCATACCCATCATGGTCATTGTTCGCTCTTGTTGAATCCTCTCTTGCCATTTATCGAAAAAATTGGTAAAATCGTCGTGTCTGACTTTCATGCTATATCTGCTTTTGCGACCGAGCGATACTTCATGAAATGTTTCTTGTGCTTTCTTATTGCACCGAGTTGCGATAATTTTATCAATGTCTGCGAGACTATAACAGAACGTCTCGAAAGGCATTGCGTTCTCAGCGTAATCCCAGGAAAGCTTGAATACCGGCCATATCTTTCCGGCAACGCCAACAACATAGAATCTCATGCTATTCGGCAGATCACCAGCTCTAATATATCCGCATCCATATCCAAGCGCTGGAACGAGAAATGGTATCGTTCTTGATTTTAATTCAGTTTCAAGTGGAAAATCAACTTTCTTACGAACATATAGAAGACTTCGATCCTGACCAAAGCGTTGAATACAATCATAATAATCGTGAAAGTCCGACTTGATTCTCATATCCGCACCTAGTTCGACTCTGTTATTTCACGTATCGCTGCTTTCTCAATCTCTGGTACCACAACAGCATGAATTAGTTGGGCGGCATGTAAAAACAACTCACCCATACTATCTTGGCGTTCTTGCGAATAAGTGGTAAATCCCTTTTCGGTGACGCAGTTTTGGCAGATTAGCAATACAGGATCTGCGACAGGATTCATCATCTGTTGCATTTTGACGAATTCGTACGCATCAAAAGGTATCTTGATGTGTGTGTTTTTGCCACGCCACATTACATAGAAAAGACAAGGAATGCCAATAAGAACATTGGCTGCTCTTTTTATTTCATCCGAGAAAGGATTAATATGTTTTCCGTGCGTTAGTTCATATTTCTTCATCTCGATCATCAATCGAGTATACCAATCTTCTTGCAGCATTCCAACTTGACCACACAGAACACATTTTGGTTTTGCAGTAAATTCTTTTCTTTGTTTTTTCTGTGCAGCTTTCTTGATTTCAGCTTCTTTCTCTCGTTTCAGTTTATCGATTTCAAGCTTGTTCTTCTCTACTGTTCCGTCGTGTGTACGACATGCTCTCTTACCGTCGCCGATATATAATGTCTGTGCTTTGTTGACTTCTTGCCCACAAATGCAGCATGTAACTCTTGGTGGCGGCATTACGACAATCCTAAAGATAATAGAGCAGTCGGTTGCAGATCAGTCTCGATAAGTTGCATTTCCTGTTGTGCTAATAGGGAATATGCCGTAGCACACACTTCACTAGCTAGCTCTTGATATCGTGGTAATACGATATCCTTGTATTGGTCGTGATCTCTGATAATTGCACAAAGTAGTTGATGTTCAATTGAATTGTATGTGCATCGAAAGCCATTTGCCGCTGTTCGCCATTTATAGATGTTGAGGTAATCTCGAATCATGAGATACTTATTATATGATCTATCTGGATTTACACGCAGATCTTTAATAAGTAGTTCGAGATTGCGATTTGAGACTTTCGCGCGTCGTAACTGTTCATCGACGCAGCCATAATGAGCAAAATAGATACCTTGAATGAATGCAAAAGGCTCAATGGCTTTATCTGGTCCAGTGACCTGGATGTTTTCTGGCATCTCGTGAATGCAGCCGACATATTGATAATGCTCGCGGTTTTTGAATAGGCGCATTACGACAGACGTCTTATTGCCGCCGAGTATCAGATGCTCTTGTGAAAATAGGTATGCCTCTTTGAACTCATCTGGCCCACAAAGTGTATGCAATTTTGATGCATTGTTTAGCGTTTCGTCGGCATCGATTTGTAGGATCCAGTCGCCAGGAACGCCTTTCTTCGCTTCATTACGTGCTTGTGCGAAATCGTCGAATGTAATATGGCGTATCGTAATTTTATGTGTTTTATTAGCTAAAGACTCTACAATTCCTACAGTAGAATCTGTGCTGCCAGTGTCGGCATAGACAACTAAATCGGCAATAGGCAATACAGATTTGATACAACGACTGATATTGTCTTCTTCATTCCTGCCGATTATCGATACTGTTATGCTCATGCTTAGCCCTGTCTGATTCTCTCAATGGCATTTCATATCGACTTTTTCTTCGATTTTCGCTATCCAGTCACCGAGACCAACAGCTTCGATGGCTTTAGTCACTGTGGATTTTGAGATGCACATCTTATCTTTAGACATCTCAACAGCAGAGTCTTGCACCGCATTTCTTATGACAAAGCCAAGTGCCGCCATAAGTAGTACTGCTTCGGTGTCGAATGAAAACTTCTGTTCCAGCGGCGCAAGAAATGGAAGCTTTGGTGTCGTTTTCTTTGTCTTTGATTTTTTAGCCATATCACTTATCCCGGTAACGCATCGCACAAAAATCCACAAGCGTACCATTTGCCGGAGTCATTTTTGGCCATAGCGTACCCATACAAATCATGGTGGCCATTAATAATGAGTCTGTGCGGACGGCTGTGTAGCCATTGTTGAACCATGCTGGCTGCGGCATCTTGTGCTGTCTCTTCGCCATTCATCGCAACAACTTCGGCAAAATTTCTGACATCAGAAACCTCGCTAATAGCCTTTGCTTGTCGATCTTCGAATCCGTCGTGCGTCAGATTATTGTTAGCAGCCATCCATTCAGCATGCTCTTTGGCGATTTGTACAATGGCATCATCTGATTCGCCAGATTCAGTGCTTTCGACATGTTGGGCTTTGAGAGCATTAACTAATTCGTCCACTACACTGATCATTTAATTCTCCTAGTGCATCTAAATGCAATGGCGTGACAAACAAATCCGGTGGACAAAAATCCTTGGCGACCGCTACAATGTGGAAATTTTCTGTGGCGAAACATTGTTCTGTGTCTCGCTCTATGATCTCGCCTCGAATAATGATTTTGAATTCAATATCACCAACTCGGCTTTGTATCTGTGTTAATTCCCTAATTGCTTGCGAAAGTTTCATTTATGTTTCTCGATATATGACTTCGACTTCGACATAGGTGCGACTTGGAAGCCCGGATTCGGACATATGACGCCACTCCCATGCAACAATAGTCCTGTTTCCTTCTAGCTCCCAATTGTTAACACGCTCTAATAGCTTATTCATCGCTTCTTCGTGATGGGGAGTATCAATACGATCAAAAAATACTTTGAAGCGTGTTTTCGGAGCATCAGCCATTTCACTCACCTTTCTTCACTACCGCTGCCTTGTGCTCGCGACACCAACGACGCCAAGTTTCAAGTGAGCATGTACCATCAGGGTGATATTCTGCTCCTCCACCCTTCCATGGGCTATAGTCAACCCTGAAGTTGTCGCCATGATTTACTTCTCGGCCAATATCGCAATTATTGGCCGAGATAATATCTCCTCGTCGTGGATCTGTCAGTGGATTTCTATTAGCCATCCTTTTCTCACATACTCAGTGAAATTCGTAGCGGATCGGGAGGGATTCGAACCCCCGGTAGATTTTCACCTACAGTGATTTTCAAGACCACCGCCTTATAACCACTCGGCCACCGATCCTAAAGGTCGTTCCATAATTCCGGCTTAATATGCAACATAACATGACAGTCGCCATGCAGTAAATCGCATTTGTCAAGCTCTTTTTGAATCTTATCCCATGATTTCTGTTTAAGCTTCGCCCACTCGAATTCTTTATTGTCCCGGTGATGAAATGTGAATGTCGCCGGATGACCGCCTTTCCCGCAAGACTTGCAAACTCCTCCCAGGTATTCGATAGCTAATAGTTTCTTCTTATTCCATCGCCTCATCTGGTAAGTGCTCAAACAAGTCCTACAATATGATTGTATCCTTTTCCCTTTCGAATTGAACTCTATTATTGGTTTGGTATCACCGCATTTAGCACATCGCGACGTGGCTCCATGAGTTATTTGTTGCCGTCTTAGCGATTGCTGCCATATTATTCTGCATTTCTGAGAACAAAATGGTGTTTTCGGTATACGGTCTTTGTTGCTGATGAATTTCTTTCCACAATGTGTACAAATCAAAAATGTGCTTTTCATTACATAATTTTGATTAGAACACTACTGTCTAATCAAGTACTCCCGGTCCGATTCGAACGGACGACCTGCGAGGTAGAAGCTCGCTGCTACTGTCCACTGAGCTACGGGAGCGTTGGCATGGCACATTGACTATATGATCGCCAACATTTTTGTAGTTTTTCCTACACGCTTTCTTGTCTTTTTGATGACTTCTACCGGTCTATATCCGACAAATGATCCGCACACCCTGCATGTAGTGCGAATCATCCGGCCATCTTTTGTTGGCGTATCGACAAAATTGCGAGGATCTGAGCACATCGAGTCTGGGTCGAATAGCGAGTGTAGCGTATATTCTGGCATGGTTATGTTAGACTTTTTGTGATGGTTTTGTGATGGTTTTGTGATGGTTTTGTGATGGTTTCTTCTGGCCATCTATTCAAACCAACTTCCCATTGGATATTGTGATTGGAAAGTGTTTGACCAGCATTCCATATATCCCAATCTACGTTGTGTTTTTCAGCCCAATCAATTAGCTGGTTAGCTTCTGTACCAGACATTTTCTTATATATCATTGTCATATTATTTTATAGCACGAGAAGACTATCTAGTTAATATGCTGCACAGAGCCGGTGGAGGGAGTCGAACCCACGACCAGCTGATTACAGATCAGCTGCTCTACCACTGAGCTACACCGGCTATCGTTTCGAATATGGTATTTTGTGTTTCGGTATAAGATATGATGGTTCAAAGGGTTCACCACAACCGGTATGAGTAACTGTTTGTGGGGTTAACCTTCTGCCACATTTGGGACAGCGTACGTGATTGGGGCGTTTGCCGCCCACTTGTAATGGTTTTGCCTCTTGATTGTCATAGAAGTTAAAACTACACCAGACAGTTTCTGGTCTTTTCTTTGGTTTTAATTTTTCTTTGGCAATGCGTTTCTCGTTCATCAAGGCACTTGATTTCCGTTTTCGTCTAATTCTATCATCTCATCTTCCAACGAGCATTGTGTACAGAACATCTTGCCATCATCAGCACCACATACATCAAAATGTTCAAGAGATCCAACGAATCCACAGTTTGGGCATTTGAATTGAGTTTCTGTGGTTTCTGGCATTAAGATGTCCAACCTTTTAATCCGATTGATTCCAGTCCCTCTTCTAGAAATCGCCGTTGTGCTGGGCCAAATCCTCGTCTGGCACACATGTCGATATATTCATCCTTTTTGACGAGCCTTGCGAGTGATGCCCACATCGCTAATTCTTGGTCCATAATATGACACCAATGAAATTCTGTTTTTGGCCTTCTTTTGACGTAGGCTAGTCTTCTGTCATTATTGGCGTTTAGAAATTTATAGGCTTTAGCAAGGTAACGTTTAACTGCTTTGTCATGTGCACGCTGTCTCCTTCGTTCCGCCAGAAATTCACGAACGGCTTTTACATCGTCCTTTCGAACTTTTAGTGTAGTATATTCCACATTAGTCCTTCGGAGCAAATCCATTAGAACACGATGCACTAGCCTTTGCACACAAAATATTTGGATCTGGTGTAGGCGGTGGATGGTTTACAGCACATTTTACACAATATTTAGTATTTGGAAGATATTCCAAACGCTCTGGCGCAATCTCTTGATGACAATCTTCGCAAAGCATAATCTTGATTGTAAAAATAGGCGGTTAAGAGTTTTCCCTTTGCACGTCAAGCGTACCAATTAACCGCCTCAAGCCCAAAGTGGGCTTGAGTAGGCCAGGCAGGACTCGAACCTGCAATCCCGACATTATGAGTGTCTTGCATAAACCATTATGCTTCTGGCCCATGTGTTCCTTTTAAATACCACGCTGTATACTGACAAAATTTGGGCACGTTTTATCGTGCCTCGGATCGATTTTATTACAAATTGGGCATCGGGTGATCTTTAATATAGATAATATTTCATCGAGCGAAAATGGTCGCCATTCTCCAAGCAGTGTGAATGCGTTATCTATTCCGATATCCATTGCTCTTCTTCCTGGAAAATGCTCGTTCAAGAATGCTTCGCTCCTGCCGTGAGAATGTCCATATAGATGTATCGACTTCGGCCTTTCACGGCCACGCCAAGAGAATATCGGATAATGTGATAAGTGAAACCTGATGCCATCGATTTTAGTGTAATCGATCTCTTTGTACGACGAGACATACTTTGAAATAGATCGATAATCATGATTGCCACCTACTACATGAATTTTGCGTACCTTGAACTTCGCACGGTAATGTCCATACCAACTGGCACCCCAAATCCAATCACCAAGTATACGTAATTCATCATTCGGCTTCACGACGCGATTGCACTCATCGATAAAGTGCTCGCCCATAGTATCTATGTTGCCGAAAGCAGCGGCCCTGAGCGGCATATGCTTTAACACGTTTCCGTGTCGTATGTGCATGTCGGAAGTGAAGTAGATCATAATGTATTAGTCTCAATTTCAACATGGGCTACAACGACACATTTGGCTTTCTCTATATCGTGGACTGCCGATTTGATAGCAGCTCTGAGCGACTCGGCTTTCCTTGTGAATCTGATCCAGGCACGAGTGCCTGAAGTGGCGATTGTTCCATCGTCGCACCCAGCCACAAACAATGCATCTGTAATCTCTTGATTAATGACTGTCCCATCAATTAAGAAGACGCAAAAATCGTATTCGTTCCAATCTTCCTCAGTTAATTGCGATGGAAGCCCTAAAGCTTTCCGTGCTTCAATCCAATCTTCGCGATCAACTACAACGTGCTCATGATCCGGATTTTGTTGAAGATGATCGTGACTATGTAGGAAACGTGGCGGAAAACTCATAATGATTCCCTTGGTATGAATATTTGGATCATTGTGCGCATAATGTTTGGTTGCGGGACTTGCGGACGGCCAGGCACACGTCCGAGTCTGATATATAGATTTTCCAGAACATCTACATGCTTACTAAGCCATCCGAAACCACGAATACTCGCAAGCCGATGTACTTTTTGCAATCTCAGCCAATCTTTTCTGAATGATTTCCCATGACGCTTCATGTGTCGATTCAAACTACGGACAGTCTGGACAATTTTCCAATGCTTTGTTTTGGAATCGATAAGAGTTTTGTGACGCCAGCATGCACCATCTAGTGGACCGCCGAAAATCCTCGTTTCAAATAGTTCATTTTCACTAGCACCAATAAAGACGGTTGAGACACAAACATATTCAGTCTTAAACGATGGAGTGCCGTGCTTATGGTCTCGTCCGACAGATATTGTCGTGATGTCTATCGAACGGTGTTCAGCTTTTTCCAAGAAAACTCCCCACCGCAATACGTTTGGTTCTTGGACGATACGATAATCTGTGGTTAATATGAAATGCGAAAGAGGGTAGATCTGCTGATAGGCGTATTGATCGCCTTCATCTGCTCTAGTAATCAGATCTTGCAGAACACATGGTTCTATGTCTGTGTTATATCCGAATATATCTAGCATATCCAAGTAATTCGGATCGACGTCAGATAGCCATGGCTGATCTTTTGCGACGTTCGCTTTGTTATATGGGATAATATGCGGTAACATTATTATTCTTTTGTCAACCTCTCCCAGGCGTCTTCAAAAGAGACGTTTAGATGAATATCTTCGACCTTTTTTCTAGCGTCGATATATGGTTTAACTACGATTCGTCCTAGCGGTACTTCCATCCTCTCACAAAGTAGCTGCGCAGAGATTTGCGCAACTATATGCTTTCCGAATGTGAGGGGAGCGACGGTTGAGCCCATCCATGTTTTGGTCTTAATATCAAAAAGACCAAATTTCTTCGGATTGTCTAGCGTACCGGGAGTTAGATCTTCCTTGGTGAATTCTTCTTTCAGATCTGATTGTGAATCGTCGTTGTCATCATCGCTAGCGATATGAAGATAATCAGACATTAATAAGTCCCTTGGTGAATGCGCATTCTATCATTATACGATAGACAAGCATATTTGGTGCATAGAATTTGAAATAAAGACTATCATCGCCATACTTAACCTTTGCGATAGCAGCGGCAACAGCTGGTGATCGACATGCCCCAGCAAGGCAATGAATCAACAATAAATCAACCTTGTCCCAAGTACGCTCGACAAACTCCCAAATTTGTCGAGCGTGTTCTTCGCTGAACAGGATTTTATCTTTATCGGCCTGATCGATATCGGCAAATGCGATTTGCAGACAATCTATGAGTTGACATTTGTTGATTTTTGGCCAATCGCCCGGTTCGCATCCGATTGATATGCATGCCCATGGTCTGCAACTGGTAAAATCACCAGCAGCCGATTTTCCTACGACAAGAAGCTTTCCATTGATTGGTTGCCCGAAACATTCTGTTTCACCACAGTCATACATCAAAATTCGACCCAATCTTTCATTAAACTAAGACGTGCGGCTCACCATGATTCAGTCGGGTGAACAATTCACCAATCTTGTCTTTGTCGTCGGTCACAACGCGCATGACAGACAGGTTGTGGCTATCGAAAATATCTGCGACTTCGGGGTAGCTCTTTCTTAGGTCCGCAAATCCAAGCCCAGATAGCTTTAATGAGCGGTTCTGTTGGAATACAAAGTCATTCCCTAGAACAAGTTTTCCATCGAAGAAGTCGAATAGAGTCTCAAAACGTTGTTTGCCGTCGATAATGGCATAGGGTATACCTTTCACATTCAGTTTAGTATGGCCGAAAGTGAAGTCGATAAGATAGAACTTCGGTAGGTCGTATTCATTAAGGACTGAATCTATCAGAAGTGCTTTGTCTGTTTGTGACCAAGAGCGACCACGCCATTGGTAGGAAGGGTTCATATCGATCTTAGAACGCTGCGAGTACCACCATCGCAGCGTCTTCGGTTCAAACTGCATAACTTTGAACATGATCATATGTCCTCTTCGTCGAGTGCTACACGGCAAGCGTAGCGTAATATTCGCATTTGACGTTCTGTTAATTCGACCTGGATCTTAGTATGGTCTTTTCTTCTGATTTCATTCAGAATATAACGTGGTGCCTCTTCGCTGTGAGCGAGGGTTTTTATCATATGCGTCAACACGACGTCCATTTCGTGTATTCCATCACGAACTTCACTGGCATTACTGGCCGTTCCCCAAACCGGATCATATGAGTCGCTTATTGGACCGGGCATATATCAAGATTCCTTCTTGAGCAATTCTAGAACGCGACCCAATCTTTCATCGAGCTTGCATTCTAAATCGAAAGCATCACCACCGGACATATGGATGCTTTCGATCAAATCTAGACGCTTGTTTGCTTCTCGCCACAGTAACAATAGTTCTCGTAAATCTCTGACTGTCATCCAGGTCAGTTCCTTAATATGTCTAATTCCCGCTTCGCTTTGAAACTTTCGGCCTGGATTTCTAACGCACGCTGTACCGCGTCCTCAAAACTAGATGTGACTACTTCGTCAATGTAGATGAACGTGTCATTGTGGCAAATGCCGCACCATGGATTGATTAGTCTGTTATTGATAGCGGTAGCGATGCTGTTTTTGAACACAGCCACCATCGTTTCTAATGTGTAGTGAGGTTCTTCCCACGCTGCAGCCGCTACACAATGATGGTTCGAACAGCAGCATTGTGTGATGTGAATGTTATTCTGATTTAAGTTCATAATCTGTACTAGCCGATATAATCGCGTCAGCCAATGACATTCCATTATAGACGGTCGATATCAATGCCACTCCTGACTTGACTGTTATGTTATATCCGCCATGTTCAAGGACTGATACGGCAACAACAGGCCCGTTGGTCATTATATCTATGGCCAATTCGCACTTACTCTTTTGTTGAGCCGTTACTATTGTTATCCGTTTAAGGATCGCTTTTTCACGTAATTCAGAAATGTAGTCCTTGAGCAATATGTATTCGCCCTTTTTGAACGCTTCCCGCGATTGCTCTATCATACTTTTTTGCTCGGGCGTCGGTTCAGGTGTCGGCATATTATTCTCCTTCTCCGGAGAATTAAATACTATTTCCGACATTCTGAACACATCACCAACTATAAAAATATGTTGGTTGCGGACACACATAGGTTTGCGGGCACACGCAGATAGTCTGTGGACATACGTAGATTGGAGATGTTGAGTAGACCTGTGGATGCACATATATGGGTTGTGGATCTGCTACCCAGTACCATTGACGCACTGTCCTGGTTCGTTCTTCCCAATATGGAGCCGGTTGAACGAGATGGAGGCTCCCGTGGTCACATACTTCCCAAGTAGGTGCGGGATATACCTTTATTTGGTACTTTTCATCAAACACCTTTTCTTGCCAAGCCGCATTGGCTACACTGGTTGTGAGAAGCAGCACCAAACATGCTAATAACGTTCTCATGACGACCTCCGGTAGAAAGGATAGTGATACTACTGTGGCACCAAATGGTTAGACTGTTCTAGCACAAAAGAAATCAATCATTAACTAAGGACAATGTAGACATCCTCTACAATACCTATACCATATCCTATATCTTTTAGTATTGCACCATCATAACCCCGCTTTTTGAGGGTTATTACCAGCCTAGCAACCTCATTATACCCTTGTAGATTGGAATCAAAGACGCTTGCCGGGGTATAGTCATCAATATTCACACCAACCTTTTTCGCTTCCAGATCGATGATTTCCGGTGGAGCTGGATTACTTATAGTAATTGTCGATCTGTGGACCCTTCCAGTGTTACCGAACCTATCATTGAACATCTCGACATAGCTTTGTGCCATCTTTTCCGATGTAGTATAATAGGTAACTAACTTGCCCTTAGCAGGAGAGCCGCCATGGTATACTTCGAGATTTCTTATCGATTCTATGATCGTCCCTTGTAAACCATTAAGTTGCATTATTCCATCCTGACGACTTTTCCAGATTCAAATTGTGGCCTTTGTAATATTTCGCATCCCCATGACATAAGACGTGTGCCATTTACGTCAGTATCGTGCCATCGAGTTAGCAGTTCATTTTCACTTAGCCATGTACGAGTATAGCTGGCTGGATCTTCGAAGATGAATTTCTCATCTCCGTATCCAATACAAACTACGCCATGGCCGTCATCCCAACAATCTTGATATGGTATGGTGGGATTATCACGATATGCCTGTAGCATTAGAAGGACCGGGTGCCCATTTTTAATTGCTGATTTGATATCTTGTAGAACCATCGAACCAGCACGATATTTTAATTCAAAATGCTCCAAGACTTTGAACACGCCCGGTGGATCTGTCCCATCCTTTTCTGTAGTTCCGGCGATTCTAATAACTTCATCTTCGCGAACATTAATATTGTTAGCGGCGAGTATGCATGTCAACGCGCATGCTACGCAATCATAATGGTATACCTGGCGCAATTCCGGAAATGGAATTAATGTGGTGTCGTCAGATTCTGTAGTCGTCCCAGATAAATTATCCAATTGCATATGTTATCCTTTATTTTAGTTTTCACTATAATAACGAGATCACAATAAAAGACTAACTCTTATTCTCATTGCTTTGGCAGTCGGGGCAGATATGTCTGTCTCCGTCTACTAACCAATCATATTCTTTTAATTTCCCGGCAATATTACGTTCATCCCATCCGCGAGCTGTTGCTGTAAGTTCTAATTCCTGCCGTTCTCCACAGCTATCACAGGTTGCTGTGATATAGGCGTCTGATAACATTAGTGATTCCTTATTATTATAACGAAACCGGTCCCGCCATGGTCTAGATGGACCGTGGCGGGAAACCGTGGCCTTACATATTTGAAATACGCTTTAGACAACCAATAATTCTGAGTATTCAAAACTATAATATGTACACATTTTATAAATTACTTGAAGAAGCCCTGGCTGGCCATCACACAACCAATCAGATTCTTGCTGGCTTGAAGTCAGTTAGAGGATACACTAAACAGGTATTGGGTACTGTCGCTGGCAAACCCATAATACTATTAACACAGAAAGAAAAGAAACCAAGGCCAAATTTGTTAATTGCCTCAGGTTTTCATGGAAACGAGCAAGCAGGGCCATTTGGCGTCTTACAATTTTTAAATAGTTATACGACAAACATCAATCTATCGTTTATACCACTAGTTAATCCTGTTGGATTTGATAAGAACAATCGTGATGGTCGTGCTGGACACAATCCAAACAGGGGCTTCGACGGAAGCCGCCCGGTGTCAGACGAAGGCAAAATACTATTACAACATGATAAACTTCTCAAAAGTTTAGCGAGCGACGGATTCATTTCACTACACGAGGATCCTGATAAAAAGACGTTCCACATTTTTACATATGAGCATTCAGATAAGCCATCACAGTTCTCTGAAAGTATGAGAACGTGTTGTTCTGAATATCACGATACCTCTACTGGTATGCTAGATACCACAGTTGGTGCATTAAACGACGAGGAAGAAGGTCAACTCAAACACCAAAAAGTTGACGATGTTGTCGAAGAGCCTGGTCTAGTGTTTAATGATATCGATGGGTCATATGAATCCTATATGCACCAGTCAGGAATACCATTTACCGCAACAACGGAGACTGGCGGTAGAATCGATTTTGATATGCGCGTCAAAGCGAATGCAGAAATAATTAAACGGTTTATTGAATTATCTTATTCAGCTTTTGGTGCATCGCGATAGATAAATTTCTTCTTTATATGTTCTGGCTCGAATCTTTCTTGGACCATATCAACAACTGTCTGCTGATCGAAATCCTTACAAGAGAATACGTCGAGGTAGGCCGTCATCGTCTCTTCTATCAGATGGAATGTTATACTAGACGTCTCTATTAACTGAACTATCGAATACCCCATTAACCCATCTCTGCCGAATCTCTTCATTGTTGGTTTGCCGACAGCAATCATGTCGATAGCTTCAACTAAATCCTTTACAAATTCTTTTAACTTTTTGCCATTTTTGATATTATCATTACAACCACTCAAATCAAGCATCAAGTGGAATCCCCAATGCTTCTTTTCTTCGGCTTCACAAATCGGACGCGGCGAATGTAGTATCGATAATTTCATATACTATGTTTGAATAATGTATTTAACCAATACGTGCAAATGCGTGCCATAGGCAGATAGGTTTACAATGCAACCACTAGCTCTACAACTTCGCCCAAAGACTTTCGACGAAGTAATCGGCCAGCAACATCTCGTTATGCCTGGATCTGCGTTCAGAGAATCGATTGAGGCGAACACATTTGGCAGTTTTATTTTGTATGGGGTACCAGGCATTGGTAAAACAAGTATAGTCAATGTTATCGAACAACAGCATATAATCCATAAGTTTAATGCCACAACATTTACGGTCAAAGAACTACGGAAAGTTCTCGACACTGACAAAGAGACAATAGTTTTTGTCGATGACTGCTACAGATTAACTGCCAGCCAGGCAGATGTATTATTGCCATATCTTGAGACATCTCGCATTCGCTTCATTGGCGCTAGTGCCGACAATCCATTTCTAACAATGCGTGCATCGTTGTTATCGAGATGCCAAATTTTCGCTTTAGAACCACTGCAAGAGATTGACTTGATCAAGCTGATTGTTAATGGGATTAAACATCTTAAGAAATCAGATGATTCAATAGTAACAAACAAGGAAGCTATTCTATATATGGCTAGAGTCTCTTGTGGAGATGCCAGAAAAGCATTGGCAATTTTACAAGCAGCATACAATTTCAACCCAAGTATAAATTTAAATAACGTCAAAAAGATAGCACCATCAAAATACTATAGACGATCAGAAAGCGACAAATATGATTATGCCAGTGCTTTTCAGGGCAGCATACAAGCAAGTGATGTTGATGCCGCAATTTATTGGCTGTCAAAATGGCTTGAATCGGGCGAAGATCCTAGATACATAGCACGTAGATTGTTAGTGTGTGCCGCCGAGGATGCTTACTCAAACCCGATTTGTACCGCTGTCGCACACGCTGCTTATACTGCCGCATGTGAGATTGGACGACCAGAATGCGACTTGGTGATGGCACAGGCAGTGTGCTTAATTGCAACGAGCAAACGCGATAAAACTTCACATGATGCGATTCGTGCTGCCGTTAATGATGTGAGACATGGTGTGAATATCGAAGTACCAAAATCGTTAAAAGATTGCCATTATCCAGGTGCTGCGATGCTTGGGCACGGCTCTTATTGCGATGGTGCTAATCAAAGTGAATATATCGGTATCGACAGGAAATACTTTAAGCCAGAAGACTGGAGTTGATTGTGATTGACTTCGCACATCTATTAGAGCGCCTGAAATCGTGGTCTGACGCTAAGCATACTTGCACACAATGTGGTATGCTTGAGCCAGCTTGTGAATGCCATGACGGGCATGAAGAAGGTCAGAACTGGACATCTACCGAAGAATCACGCTTCATCGACGAAGCAGTTGTCGCAATTGAGATGCTCCTCAGTTTTGCTGAAAGGGCGTGTCCGAAGTGCGATGGGTGCGGTAAGCTTTTATTACAAGGCGGCATTGTTGAAGCTGATGGCATCGTGAAAAAACCAGCACGTATTGTATGCCCTGATTGTAGGGCTAAGAATCCAATAGTATGCGATCCAGAGTCAATTGAACCATCGATCTCAACACAAGGATGGAATCTAACAGAAGAAGATAACGAGTTCATTTCTAGGTGTTTAATTGCGAAAGCTGCGATAACTAATGTCGCTACTGCCCCATTAAAGCCTTTTGTTATGCCAGCAGAACAATAATCCAATGAAACCATTGACTAGACCGATAACTGCGACATCTGTTAAGAATAAAAACGAACCATATCGCCAATGCAGGCTGCGTAAGGGTGATCGCGTTATTGTTTCTTATATTCCGAAAAAATTTGCTATACAAGGGCAAATAATAAAACTGCGTAACGATCAACAATGGGATGATGGTTGGAGAGTTGAAGAAACGTGGGGCGAGGTCGATGAAAGCTTTTTAGATGGTATCAGAAACGCTTTAAAACATCACGCGGAGGTATCTGACATATGACAGATCCAAATAGTAATGTTCAGACATTGCCAAGCGATTTACGAGAAATAGCTGAGCGATTATTTTCAGATAGTCGCAATTGTAAATGTGATCCAGAAGTAGGCCATGTTTGCGAATCTTGTATACTATTTAGTCTTCTGCACAAAGCGGCCACTGAGATCGTCAAACTCAGAGCCTACGTGACGTTACAGCAACCGAAAGACAAAGAGAAGCCGAAAACAAGTTTAAAAGATCTTCCTGTTGCTGAACGGACCGGAATGAGTTATCAGGGCAAAAGCATCTATACTATTGAAAACACTAAAGGTCTTTATTGGTTACTTGGGGAACGAGATAGTTGGTCTTCGTCGGCGGTTGCTGCTAAAAGGCATTCTATCAGGGGTACCGGTTGGGTAGAATCGCATTTCGCACGCAATCGAGAAATAGAAGAATGTCTAAAATCTGCTACGGGATAATCAAATCTAGCATATGCGATTATTGTTATTATCAGAATCCCATCACAACACATCTGCAAATTGGCAGATCGACGTTATTGAATCATATAAAGAGATATCGCCAAATAATTTTTATCTAAATAGAGAAGTCGGCGCACGTAAAGGTGATAAGCTTGAATTTATCACATATCTTGCGTTCTTAGAATCGACTAATAGACTTGGTCTGAAATTTGGCATCGATGTCAGAATAGAATTAATAATCAATGACAGAACTGGGATAGCGTGGATCGATTGGATCGGAAAAGGCCCTCATCGATCTGATAGTGATAGTCCAATACCTGGATACGCCAATCTAAGGAAACTACTCTCTCAAGTAGCGAGGCGACATCCAAGCATTCGATTTTTCACAGGTAATAGGGAAAGCGGTATGCATGAGAAGTTTGGTAAACCAGAATTCAAATTAAAGGTAGCAGGACTATGAAACTTGCTGGGTTGATATAATCATCTTCTACACTGTGAACAATTGCAGCACAACCCCAGTTTCGATTGTTGTGATTCTTCGTGCAATTTCCGAATAGCATTATATTCTTGACTATTCCATACATCTCTTATTGTCTGTTGATAGACATTGCCAAGAGTATATCTTCCATGTATATCTGCATGACATTGTGCTACCGATCCATCGACTAAAATCGTAAATGTTCTCCATAATCTGTTGCATTTTATGAACTTGCCCTTTGCATCATTACCATACTGCCCGCCCCAATTATGTTTCGGACCAAGTGCAAATTTAGTCGGGAAGTCTAATAGTAATGCTGCACTGTGGTCGGTACAACAAGTAACATAAATTTTAGTCTTTAGTCTTAATAAGTCGCGTATCTTAATTAGATTTTTTATATTATCAGATATTTCCAGCCATTTTAACGGCGGTCTTGTTCTCTCATATTCTTCTGGAGTTGATCCATCAACGCTTATCTTTATTTCGTCGATGCCACTGTCTAACAATTTCTGCACTCTGTCTGTAGTTAGAAGCGATCCATTCGTGAAGATCTTGGTGTGCACCTTGCACTTCTTTTTAGCCAGTTTTATCTTATCTTCTAATCCGGAATCCAACAACGGTTCTCCAAAGTTATGCAAATGCATTTCTGATAGTCTATTATGCGAGCATTCATCGATTATCTTCTCAAATAATTCGTCCGGCATAATATGCGTGGGCCGAACCATATTTATATGCGGGCACATTATACAATGTGCATTGCACGCATTAGTAGTTTCAATTCTAATGACCGGTGGAAATTTTTGCATAAATATACATACTCTCGTAAATAAAAGATAAGATAGAAAGAAAGAGGTGGTACTATGATCGAATTTTTAATCGCTGCGTACCTAGGTGGCTGGGTGGCGTCTGCGGCCCCTTTTTATGCCACGACGAAAGCAGCAAATCCAAATGAACCAATTAGGAATGCTTTGAAGGCGTTTGGTTTGTCTGCTGTTTGGATCGTATCGATCATATCTATCGGTGTGGTTTTCATACAAGATATGATTGTGAGATTCAAGACAACAACTACAACGACGACGAAGTAAAAGATAGTTGTTGTCTTAGACGATCAATTTCGTCAAGAGATGACGAGAATGCTTCTACTATTTCTTCATCTACCATACATCTGATAAAAGAACGAAAAGGTTGGCTTTCGCTATTCATTTCTCTTAGTCTATTCCGCCACATTTCTTCTGTTTCGGGTGTCCACTTCGACATATCAAGCTCCTATATGTATTTAATATGTTATGTTGATGCTTACCAATATAGATGAAATAATGTCATGCATACTGTACGGCAATACTGTGGTTTGCCATCTCGATAAAATACGTGTTGCGTTCGCTAATACATGGCCAACATGTTGTGGGGACGAACAGCCAGTCGGATGGGAAGTGTCTCTCGAAGCTATTAATGATTTGATGACTATACACGGTATTGATGCTTTTAAAACCCTCGAAGGCATCTCAGCTGATATTTTATCTGCGCGAAATGTAAAACGATAATGTTTCTAATTATTCTTGAAATTATCTGCCCTGTCTATCGCCGTATCTATTTTATTAAATAGCTTATGCACTATCTCTTCGCCGCCGTATTTTGAGCCCATTAAATGGGCCAAGGCGGTGTTGTTGTCGATATTATCAAAGTCTTTATTGCCCCACATATGCTCGCCAGAGGCAGCATTATGAATCAAGAAACGCACAAGATCGTTATCAATACCAAAGACGTAAGTATTCCCTATTACCGGCTTATGTAACTTGAAGGACACTCCGAGATGCACTAGAAAAGTCTCGACATATTTCCTTGTAGAATCTGGTAGTTCTTCAAGAGAAACATCTTGGAATGACCAAGCATTCTTCTGTGCTATAGCATTATATCGATTAAGTTCGTTTTGTTTTCTATCTTGTCCCATTTCACACCTCTGCTTACAGTATATTTGGTGGTGTCAGTCTGTGATGACAAATTCTATGGGCTATTCATTTTCATATGTGTTTATCAAAGATATATAGTAATGATACTATATCTGGGAGTACTAGCATGCTGCTGACGAGAACACAAACTGGTCGTTACAATCCGAAAACTAGCTTTAACCGTGGTCTTGTTGCCCAGACCGGTTTTATGCCAGAAGGAATGCAGTTGCTGCAAGATGTTTGGCCTTTAAAAATTCTCGACACAAAGCAAGTAATTGGTGAGGGTGTTCTTGGCGGAGCTCCGGTGACTCGTGTGACTGGTATTTTCCAGGTTGCAGACGATCTGAACGCTAACGGCCGTGTTTATCCACGACCTGTTGTCCGTGAAGCCGTCGAAGCCATCCAAGAAGACTTATCAAATAGATCTGTTTGGGGCGAATTTGATCATCCTTCTGATGCCAAGATTCATCTAGATAGAATTTCCCATCTTCTGACCAAAATATGGATGGAAGGCAAGAATGTTTATGGTGAAGCCGAAATTGTTGACGAATTACCATATGGTCAGCAGTTGAAAACGCTAATTAAGCGTGGACGTATCGGTATCTCTTCACGTGGTATTGGTGATATGGATGTCCGTGATCAAGGTGGTCAAGAGACATATTATGTCACCGAGGGCTATCGATTTGTCACATGGGACGCGGTTGCAGAACCGAGTGTTACCGGTGCAATCCTCCATATCTGTGAAGGTAAGTTGAAACCACTAAACCGATCGATACAGAAGAGTGTACCAAAGGGCGTTTTCACTGCCGAAGCTTATCAAAAGAGATTGGCCCAAGAGATTTCTGAATATCTCAAGAAGCGACGTTAAGCGAAGGCAGCGTGAGGCTATCTTTGTATTTTATATGGTATGGGAGTTAATTTCTGTTCCACTTGTGGTTCTTCTACTCGCTCCGCTGGGCTTGGTTGCATAAAAGATCCCAATGCTCCATGGTGGGCTTTCTGGCGAACAATTGTTTGTCCTGATTGTGGTGGCGATGGATACGCTAAACCGCCAGGATGGCCAGATCCAATAAAGATGAAGCAATTGCGACCAGAGCCGCCACAGGGATATAACTATTATCTGCACAAGAATAACACGTGCTCGCAAGAGCGTATAATCAATCTAGATTGATTTCTCTGATATGTATTCTTTTTAGTAATTGGTACTTAGTTGTGTCTCGGGCGCATCTAGAACAATTAGTGTGTCCGCAATCTTGTGCGTGCTTCTTTCTAAACCTACCGATAGTCTTTTCGAATTTACCAGTATAATCGTCAACTCTATGAAGCGATGCAGTCCAGATTTTAGCCTGGCGCTGCATCGCCATTATTTCTTTTTGCCGACGTCTCATGGGATTCTTAACTATTCGTCATCGTCGTCAAAATCGTCATCATCGTCCCAATCATCGTCATCGTCGTCATCCCAGTCGTTATTGTCTTCTTCTTCGTCTTCGTCGTCGTCATCATCCCAGTCTTCGTCTTCGTCGTCGTCGTCATACTCATCGTCGTCTAATTCTTCGTCTTCTTCATCAAGCATGACACATGTTTTGTTTACGGGCATGTTAAATCTCCGATAATGAAGTTATGGGTTAAAGTTTCACTGAAGGCTATTTGTTGAATTCGCTGGTATTCAGACGAATCATTAGATTATTTATTGCTTCTTGCGGCGTCTTGCCTTCTCCGTTGACAATCCATTTTTCGCTACCTTTAGACCGTTCGGCTATCGCATAGAACGGTTTGGTATTACACTGCTGCGGATGTACGCTTATCTTCCAATTATACTTAGACAAGTTTGGTTTTGGCCTAATTTTGACCACCGACTTTTTAATTCTTCAAGCTCTTTATTTGTCTCAGCATCATCTAGAGCAAGTAGGAATTGTCTGAATTCAAATACATTTAAATCGTTTGCTTTGTCGGAGATAGCCCACTGTTGACGAATCGCCGTTTTGTGTGACTCTGAGATCATTCGAAATAATAATCTATAGGATTATTTCAAGACAGCCAGATGCTTAAATACTAATACTAACGGATCACTACCTTCTGGTACGATGAAAATAGCTAAGAATATTTCTTTCTTAACGTTTTCATAGAGGTTTACGTGTGAGGCAACTGCTTTATTAAGGACTGCTTCATCCGGAGGTAATATACCGGCTGCCGACGACCAGCTATTCTGTGAAATGAACGATAGTTTCTTGTCTTTTGCCCATTGCATAAATTCGGCATTGCTAAACGATTGCATATATGCTCCTTTGCGCCCTTTGTATTTCTCTTAGTCTTCTTTGGCAAACGTCTCAACACAACACCGAGTAAAAAGAAAACATCGGAGATATATCAGAAACGTATCCGGAGGTTAAATACGTTAGTAGCACTAGTTAACGAATTAATTAATTGGTGCTATAATATGACAGAGGAAAATATGCAATTCTGGCAATACAATACGTATAGATCCAATATCAACCGGCTACATCCCGACCAGAAGATTGACATAACGGATTTTTATGTCAAATCTTTGGGGTTTTCCGCCAGTATATTACGAGATGCGGCGGCAGTGCGACAACAACTGCTAGAGGGGTGGTGGGAAATTGATAGATACCCGTACTATCGGGTATACCCAACCATTATCCCGATGCTCCTGAAACTGAATCTCTCCATCGATGCTGGATTGATTAAATTGCCATCACGCCTACGGACATTCGCCATATGCTTCCCAAAGACCGATCACAAAGTGTCGTTTGATATTGGCGAATCACATTATGTGATTCGCTCTCTGCTCTGCGGCCCGGTTACGTTGCAATCGAATGCTCAAGAGTACAAAGGTATTTCAATTTGGGTCGATTTTGGCGAAACACTCGGATCATGCGGTCTTGCAACAGAGCCAGTTCTAAAGGATTTTCCTGTGTTGACATATCTTAATATGCCAATACAAGATGGCATGACTGTTGAAGATGCTAGTAACATGCTACATGAAGACCCAAGCTCTAACTTTGGTATAAGAATTCCATCATCGACAAAAGCAGAGATTATTAAGCTGGTATGTACATTGTGTCTGCTTGAGAACGACCCGGCTATTATCGAGCCGGATGTACTCGATAAGGACAAAGCAAAATATGAACGTAATCCAGATCAAGCCATAATCGATCGCGCCGTTCGTCGCGGTAAGGTCGGCTGGAATGTCGGCAGGAAAATCGAAACGATACCGCATGTGCGTGGACCTAGTCCTCTTGCGTTGTATTGGACCGGCAAGGGCAGAGCGATACCATTAATACGATATAGAAAAGGCTGTATCGTTCACAAAGAAGTAATCACAAAAGTCTCAAGGATTGGTGATGAGTAACAAGAAGTCAAAACAAGTAAAGACACAACCAAGTATTATGAAGTCGAAGCCAAGCAAGAAGCAGAAATATCTTGCTAAGTGGAAGAAACGGACAGAAACGCTTGCGGAACTTGAGAAGCGTCGGAAAGTCAAGAAAATCGGTATCGTTTATGTGCATAGTACGGACGATGCGCCATTTTCATTCATGGTCGAGCGGATTGGTGTAGATAGCCCAGATCCGGTTAAATAATCGTAATGTGATGCGATATGCCTACGGGATATAAAACTTGCCCTGACTGTGGTGTGTCAATGAGTAGCTCTGTTAAAGAATGTGGCTGTGGCCATATATTTTTCAGAAGCATCAATGGCGTTAATATTTTTCCGTCTCCTGGCCCATATAAGAGACGATGTCCTGAGTGCAAGGGATATCTTTACATGTGCTATCAAACGTGTGGATGCGGGCATACATTTGAAGGGCGAGCACATGCGTGAAAACAGGACGCTCATCAGGTCGGACACACAATTTTGGGTTATTAAACGCAACGTCGATCGTGTACCACGTGGTAGCGAAGTTGAGATATGTAGCTGCAATGATCAGCTGATAGGCTCATTTGGCATGTTTAAGGATGATTCTGCTAAAATGATGCTCAGATCTAAGACAGGCTTCGTCGTAGCAACATCGATCGACATCGAAGATCTAGCACTATTAATTGTTGAAAATGAATGGTATGCAGCGGGTCCAGAATCGTTACTCACAATCCTGGACCTTTGCGTATCGTAGTAGTTTTCAACATACTCTACAAGTAGTGCATACCTAATTAGAAGTACTTCATTCTGGGCCATTATAAAATAATGCTCCATTAAAATTTTATAGTGTGTAGTATCCTCTGGCTAACACTAACTTTAATGGGGTTTGGTATGGCACCTGTGAATAAGCACGACGATTGCCCGTTTAAAGATGTGGTATTTCCGGCAGAGAAAATGCAAGCCACAGAACCAGATCATCGGATGGACACTCGTGTTGGACGTCTAGAGGGTGTTGTAGAATCATTGACTCGCGACATCCAGGAAGTATCTGCCAATATCAGTACAATGGGCAGAGAACTCGGAAGTTTCCGAGAGATGATTGGCGATACACTTACTAAAATGCGTGATGGGTTCAATGATCAGCTTAACACAGTCACCGATCGCCTAACCACAAATGCAAAGCCACAATGGCAAAGCATTTTTGCGTTTGTAGCTATGGGTTTGACCGTCTTAGGTATGGCCGGTGCTGTAGTCAGCATGTTGTTTAGTGGCCAGGCCGCCAACATAGTTCGGTTACAAAACGACACGGCTGTTGTTACGGAACGAATGTTTGCAAATCAATACGAAAAAGGCAAATCAGATGCTTTCGCGTCCGAAACTAGTAGTCATTTAGCTAAGCTTGATACTACGCTGCAGCGTGAAATGACATTGATGCAACAAACTACCGATTCCAAAATACAGGGATTGGATGATAAGCTGCAAATAGAGATAAAACTTGACCGTAAAAATTATGAAGATTATGATAACAGAATATTGGAAATTCTTAAAGAATTACGTAGTTGGCGATTAGAGCATGCTGTTAAGTCATCTGAAAATGATGCTAAGTTGCAAGCCAAACAAGATATGCTAATTGATCAATTGCATACATTCGACAATAGAATGGATCGTACAGATTCACGTTATCATGATGATATGAATAATATTGAAAACAGGATCGATAAAAAATAGTTATAATCCTCGCTGCGATTTAGCAGCTAATATCCTTTGTACCATCGGCCACACATCGACACTGCTGTTTCGAAGAGTTGGTTCTGCAGCAATTTTGTTTAATTCTGACTCGAACGTCTGCTGGTTGATACCACCATTTTGCCAAGTATCGACTAAACCGTATAGCTTTGATATTAACGGGCCATTGTCTTGCTCTATAAGATTGCCATCTGGCTCATAGCTTTCAAGTTCTTTCACACTCCTACTCGGCCTATGGCGCATTCTTGTGTCAAAGTCTGGTAAATCCTGGTCCGCTTCTGGCTCTAATTCGGATTCATCTGGCTCTGATTCAGATGCACCAGATCCTATTTGATCATTCGATAATGGATCGAATTCTAACGGTTGTTGTTCGGCACCATCTCCAAAAGCTGGTTTTGTAATTCCTTCTATTTGGTCATCGCCGAAATCTCCCGGTGTTGCGTTCAGGACATAGCCCTCAACTATAGCCGGAGCCCAATACTGCCCAGCTTCATCTGAATGTTCGTTGAACATATATAGCTGGTCGGCATTTAGTAAGTCTAAGAATTCACAATGCTCTACAATTACGCCTTGTCTTTCGCAAAATGCGCGAAATGATTCATAGTAGATATATTCGTTGTTTGAAATAAATTGGTGTAACAGCTGCTGAGGCGATATATCTATTGTTTCGGATATTAATGATGCAATCATTTTTTGATTATTCAAGGTTGTTCTCCTATAGAATATATTTTGTTAAAAGATAAAGTGATGAGGTAATGATGGTAGAACCACTTAGAACTACAAATGCATTTCTTGAAGATCTTATGATTCGGCGCGGGACTATAACCGTATCAGGGAATGCCAATCGTCATGGTATTGAATTAAATGGTGGTACTGTTGTCGAAATGACACCATTTGAGCCAGATGCCGCTACACATCGTAATTGGTATTATTATAACACAACAAGTAACTTGTTGATGCGTAAGATAATTGTGAGTTCTAAGCCGGTCGTGGTTGCTTATTGGAAACAAGTCAGCAATTAATTACACCATGGCCAACTTTTAATATATTGTTCAAGTTCTTGCTGGCTCATAGCATTCACTTTATTTGATTCTTCTTTGTTGTGTTCGTAGTACGGGTTCTCTATACCAGAATTCATATTCCTAGGATGCGAAGCATGATAGAGATCTCCGTCTATTCTACCTATTTTGTATCCGAGTGTAAACCACCGACCAAATCGTTCTATATCTTCCATTCCCCAAGAAATGCAATTCTCATTCTCCATCCCTGCCTTAATAAATGATGATCTATTGCATAATATGCTACCGCCAGTAGACCCATGTAATTCTTCTCCAATTTCTTTATCTGAATTACCTGTATATCTGGCTATCCATCGCCAGACAGTGTATGGATAACAGAAATCGAATGAATTGTTTAAAATGCTTTCGTTAGCATCGATAAATTGTTGTATGCCGATAAAAACATCAACATCATGAAGTACAATTACTGAGAATTCTGCAGCATCACGCGCCATCATATTCAATAAATGCGTGCGGTGGAATATGTCACATTCTATAAATTTATATTGTATGTGGCTAGTGTCTACAATATTAGGGACTTTTGGTGATATGTCACATTCGTATAAGTAGATATGTGCATTAAATGATAGTAGATAATGTAATTGGTCGATAAGATTTCGCTCACGCTCTGAACATTCTAGTAATATTGGTATTAAAAAAGCGACATTATTCATAATTCTGGGATCGGGTTCGCCACTACTCCACGACTTGGTGCTACATCTGGTCGCATGTGGTGCCCTATTACGACTTTACTTGTGTCATATGATGCGTATATCGCAGTATTATACGATTCTGGCAACATTATCATACTCGGTCGACTATGTGGCGAGGACTTATATAATTTCATCAATGCGACTTCATCAACAACTGGTCCCGTCCATTGTTTCCATGTTTCTATGAATGGCAGTGCACTTGGTGTGAAATATAATGTACCAGTCAGCCAATGACCACAGATTGATGATAATGCCATCTCACAGCCGATATCTTCAAACATACTCGGGTATACGAAAATTTCGGCATCTGCATCTAACCACAATAATGGTCTTTGTAATTGTTTTAGCATCTGCTGGATTACGACTATTTTTGTGGCACACCCGGCATCCCAGCTGTCCTGAGGTTCTAATGGAAGAACAAGGTGTGACAAGTTGAATTTAATGCAACTACGTATCAACCTTATTACGCATCGTTTATAATAATCACCGAGATGACTTGATATGGTATAGGCGGTAATTATCAATGGAAATTTTGTCTTGGCAGAGAGTTTGTCAATCATGGTACAAGAAATCTCTTAATACTATGCAAAAATTTTTCGACCATATTTACATACTAAATTTGGATAAACGCCCAGATAGATGGATAGCCATACAAAAGCAACTAGAACGTGCCGATATTACAAAAGCTAAGAGGTTTTCAGCTATCGACAAGAATCCTGGGTGGATTGGGTGCTACGAATCACATCTCGCCATATTACAAAAAGCACTAGACGAGAATGCTAATAATATTCTTGTTCTTGAAGATGATGCAGAACTTTATGCTGATTGGATGCCAAATTGGTTGGCTGCTAGTAAACAAATACCTACTGATTGGGATATGATATATCTAGGATTTAATTTAAATCCGGAGGCCAATTTACCTCCACCACGTGTTGCGCCGCATGTATTGTTATTGAACGATGCATTGACGACACACGCATATGCTGTTAATGGCAAGTATTTACGACCTCTGATAGAGTGTGTAAAGGTACATATTGGTAATAATTTACCTATTGACGTCGTTTATTCAAGACAATTCAGTCATATCAAAGCGTATGGATTATATCCGATGCTATTTTATCAATCTCCTGGTTTTTCAGATATATTGGGATGTAAGACCGATTTTCATTTTAGACAAAATGTAGATCACGTACTAAATAAATAAGGATAATTTTCGAATATCCAGTCCTCTGCTACGCGATATTGACGATGCCTTTGAAAATTATCTTGTATATGTTGTAGGCGACTGTAGTATAGATCTGGTGTAAGCTGCGACATTATTTTGTCAAGATCGTCCAGATCATTGAATGTCAACATGCCGTTTGTATTAAAGTGTTGGCCAACATTTTTAGTGCCCCAGTAAATCGGGATAGTACCGACTGCAAAACAATCAATCAATTTTTCAGTAAAGTAGTCATCGAAACGTGAATTCTCGACAACAATTGAAAACATAAAATCTATTAAAGCATTCTCTTTATATTCTAAATGTTTATAGCTCGGACCGAATGCAGATAACTGTTGATATCGTTTAGCAATAGCGTGCCGTAATTGATGACCGTCAGTTTGATTTTTATCTGATACTATGATCGAAGCTAAAAGCCGCTTTTCGTGGATGTTTACAGCACATGGTAGACTTCTTTGATCTCCTATGTCGGGTATCCAACAGCCACCGCACGGATAATACAATACCTTGCTGTTATCTATCAATGTTCGATCGTATGTCAGGACATAGTCAAAAATGCCAATGTGTTTTCGGACATAATCATAACTCTCTGAGTAAACTGCTGGCGGCTCAAGTAGCCATGCAATTTTTCGCTTCGATTTTGATGATGTGGCCGCGTGTAGACAATAATCGGTAAAAAAACAAATCTTATGTTGAGTCGTCCTACACCATTCAAAATGTTTTGGCAAGTTCCATCCACTCGATGAAAAGACGTGCGCAAAATTAATATCACATAACCCTATTTGAAGCATGACAAACTCCGTCGTCGGTATAAAATTTATTGGTGGATTCGGAAACCAACTTTTTCAATATGCATTTGCGCGTGCTTATGCCGAAACATATGGAGCAACTCTGCTAACCCCTGACTGGATAGGACAAAAAATATTTGTTTTATCCAATAAATCACTTAGTCTCGACTTACCATATTCTGGCTTTGATGAAATCCCAAATGGCAGAACGAACATAATACTTAATGGTTATTTCCAATTTCAAGAAGCGATAAATTTTATGTCTAGATCTAAATTAAGGACATGGTTTCAATTACGAAGCGAGTGGAAGCACAGATTTACGACCCATTTGCCTATTGCAGCCCATGTGCGCCGTGGCGACTATGTCGGTCTCGGTAACATATTTTGTTTAGTTAGCGAGGCGTCTTACATTGCGGCATGTAAAAATTACAACTTAGATGTTAATAATGTTAATTGGGTCCAAGAAGGAAGACGCACAATATCGCAAGATTTGTTGTCATTTGGCCTTTCTTTTATGGAAGATTTTGCATTGTTGATGAATGCACAGATATTGCTGCGTGCCAATTCTTCTTTTAGTTGGTGGGCCGCTGTTTTGGGCAGTGGTAGAGTATTTAGCCCCATGGTCGAAGATCGAGTCGGCATGCAAGATATCGATTTTGTTGAAGGCAATTGGCCTAGAATGGTCGATAGTCGTAATTGTGGTAGCCGAATTACAGATTTACATTTGAAAGATTGAAAATGCCAGATTTTGATCGTTGGTCCGCAGATCGTGGTGATGAGACATTAAGACTAGATTATGACATAAAACCAGAAGATCTTGTTATAGACTGTGGTGCATATCATGGCAGTTGGAGTCGACGGATTTATGATCGCTATAAGTGTAGAATATTGGCATTTGAACCGATAAGAGAATACTTCAATATAACACAGTTGGCATTGGCCGACACGAATGCTATTATATATAACAGTGGTATAGGCCCAAAGCATACATATTGTGACATTTCTGTCAATCAAGACAGCTCAAGTTTATTTGTACATTCAGGACGTCAAGATAAAGTTGAAATAGTGTCTGTAGAAAATATCTTCCGCGCCATATGTGACCAAGATTCTGTATACGACCAGTTGAGAACAGCGTCCGGCCGCGTAAGACTGATGAAAATAAATATTGAAGGTGCAGAATATGATTTGTTAGATCACATGATAGATGCAGGATTAACAAATCATGTTGATGATATTCAAGTACAATTTCATCAATTTGTTGATGACGCTGTGAGAAGAAGAGATAATATTAAATCGCGTTTGTCAGAAACTCATCATCTGACATATGACTATGAGTTTGTTTGGGAAAATTGGCGTGTCTTGTAAAAGACTAGAATGTCATTTTTGAAGATTTGATGTTCATTAATGGATCCGTCTTCATATACTATAGAGTATTCAGGGTTAATTGACATCGCCGATTCAATAACTTGTTGTTGCGTCACCATCCCAAAATGTTCTGTCCCCATGTCTCTGACATCATCGATCACGATGACATGTGTTTTTATTGGATGGCGTTTAATTATCGCTAACTCTTTAAGTATCGGGCTGGCTTCTGGTCCCATGATGCCATCGGCACGATGTGCATCTAGCCAGAACACTATTTCTTCATTAACATCTTTAATCATATCCCATAATTGAGACTCAGATGTTCCATGATAGATACGAACTCGTGGTTCATTTTTATACATATCGACAGCATTTTTAAATAGTGCTGGCGATAATTCGACGCTGGATACATGTCGATAACCAGCATTTATAGCTAGTTGTACACCAAGCCCGTAATATGTACCCGTCTCGACAAAGACGTTTCTGTCATTTCTGTATTTCTGGAATAAACCTGCGTGGTGTATCATTCTATCTCCAATGCTGATTTTGCTAACGACATTGCTGTTTGTGATAAATGCATGGGATCTGCGTAATATTGACTATCTGTGGTCCCGTCTGCAAGAATCAAATCAGACAAAATGCTAAAAAACATTATGCCAGCTTCTAAACATTTTATCTTTAAATGTGAATTAAATAGCTTTGTTATTCTGTTTCTTTCTAGGTGATCACCTTTTATCCAACAATCCGAAGACGCATCTTTTTCCTCTAAATGTGTCGATGCAATTGGCCCCCACACGCCAACTCGATGTCCAAGGACATTTAATTGTTGTATAGCATTGATATATCGACTGATACAGTCTGCTACAACGATCTCTACATCTATACCCTTTTTTATTGATTGGTTTTTGATATGATACCTACAGTCGATTTCTCCGAAGCTGAAAAGCAATCTATCTGTAGCGGGAATCTTTGGCAAAATCTCTGCCAACTTTTCTTTGGCCCGATACATTGTACCAAACTTGCCAAGATTATAGGCTATTGGAGCGCCTAATCGATACGTCATGAACGGAGGATTACTATGGACATATGGATATGGATCAGTAATGCCATTGCATCCATTAAAAAAACAAACGTGACTATCGCCCAGGACATGGATCATGTTTATCTGCCAAGTAAGTACAACATAATTATCGTTATGATTGCGGTACTAATGAGGCCCATAAGACCGAAAGACGCTTGTGTTTTGATATGTATGCCGATTGGATCGACTACCTCAGTACGATATTTTCTTAAAAATTCGTGCCATTCTTCATCAGTTTGACCCGGACCACGCACGGGCGGACTTGGTATGATCATTCCCATTCGTCTCTCTCCGCTTTAATTGCCGGGTTGTTTAAATAGCGAATTAATTGTTTTTGAAATTTAGAATCGCTATACCATTCGAGTCTATCAAAAGGTATAGTATTGACTGCCTTTCCTTTGAATTCGCCGAATGGCATTAAAGATGATCCAAATATACGAGCTTGCTCATCTGTCATTGGCTGATCAGATGAACAATATGTATTTTGGACAGGTGGTAGCGATTTCCTCACCTCGTCCCAAAAAGCTTCAAGAGCGATAGTATCTAGTGTGATACTTGAAGCTTCTTCTACCAATAGAGAAATCACGGCACGTGCTTTTTCACGTGCCGTGATGCGGCGTTTGATGACGTTGTCATCCATTACTCTGCTTCATCTGATGCATCTAACGCATCTGCCGCTTTTTTAGATTTCTTTATTTCTTCATCTTCGCGATGGATTGCATCATAAACTTCTTGGCGATGCACTGGGATTTCATGTGGTGCTTCAACTCCTAACCGCACCTTATCGCCCTGTATATCGACGACGATTATACTAATATCGTCGCCAATCATGATAACTTCGTCTCTTTTGCGAGATAATACTAGCATCTCTATATCCTCCTGTAGTAGATTTATAGCTAGATCTTGCGAGCACAACGTATTACTTTTTGACGTATCCAGCCTTTTCAAGCTTCTTGCGTGCGTCGTCTAAAGTGCCCTTTAATGGATACACAGACGTGCCTGATGGAGTGGACGCTGTACCATCTTTAAAAGACTGCAGTTGTGCGAAGAAAGCTTCTTCGGCACCAGCTTTCTTCTTTCCTAATGCTCCGTTATAAGTGTTGAAGCACAATTTGCGAGGAGGGTTGTCTCCAAGCAAAACATGTGATTGGACGTCTGTATGGGGATCGCTGAATTTCAGCTGCTGCTTGGTCCATACTTCAACGCCGTATTGTGCGACAACCGCAAAATCAACCATAGTGGCCGTGTCTGTTTTTGGCATTTGTCTTTCTTCCTGTTGTTCTGTGGACTTACCGTCCAGGTTATTTAGTTCGTTGCTTGTTATGGCTAGCTTGCCGTGTACTGGGCATTCTGCGAAGTCTTTTTCAACGACCAACACTCTCGAACAAGTTGGGCACATAGTTTTTAGTTTGTCGCCATTTCTGACTGCAACTATTTTCCCAAGTGCGTCGGCTGGTAGTATCCGTTCTTTGTGAATACGTAGTTGTTTGCCATTGCTATCTGATACATAAATGCAATTTTTCCTATCGGCAGGACCAACTACTTCATAAAGATCGGCCGAAACTCCTCCGTCAGACGTCAGTAATCGTATCTGCATGCTATTCCTTCTCGTAGATTAAATACTATAAAATATTATAACTATAATTGTAAAGCCGTTTTTAGTTGAGTCGTAAATCTGTGTGGTCCAATGACATCTGATTTGTAAATGTCGTTGAACTTATCTAATACGAGTTCGATCTGGTCTTCGATTTGTGCTATTCGTGCCGGTGATAATGGCCCATTTGTACATAATTCTATGACGACACATGTGCGATCAAAACCGCCAACTATAGGAACTTTTTTCAGAACCGGAGCGTATGGCGGGTAGGGAGCATTTGACATGAATAATAATCCTAATATAGATGATGAAGAGGTGATACCTATTCATGAGTCTTACAGTCCTCAACCATCTCCTATACCTCAGAATCCTCCTTCTTACGAGGAGTCTGATGATTACGCACCTTTTGATATTGATTTTGAAGAGACCTAATTAATGTCTGGATTGTCTTCAGTTCCGTCTGTGCTGTACCCATCCTCGGTGGTAATGGATTTATCGCAACATATCTAAGCGACGGACACGATATTGACGCACATTGAATTAAGCTGAGACCTTTTTCCGCTTTCTCCACAACACAAAGTTGCAATTTTAGTTTGAATGTTCTTGCGAAGTATTGTCGATATTTCTCAGCTATCTCAGCATCCGAAAAAACTGGCAAGATAAATATATTCTTATCATCACTTACAGAGAATAATCTATTAGCACTGTATGCGATGACGTAGAATGGAACCTTTAATAGACGCGGGGTTTTTGTCATAATTATTAAATACGTCGCTGCCAAATTTTATCACATGGACTGTTTTGCCACAATAATATTTTTCCCGTATTATATAGCATTACTCTTTAGTAGTGTAGATGATCAATGAAACTGGAAAATATAAATCGTCTTGACGAAGCACTGGAACTGAATAGAGAATACCTAATTATCGAAGGGATTCTTTCTGATTTAGTTGCCACTGGGATAACAAAATTTCAAACATGGGTAGCTGGCCATGACAAGGTCGTTGAACAGCTCGGAATGTTGAATTATGTCAATGCAGCTAAGGAGTTAGACGTATCATTATTAGACGATTCTCCGGAAGCAGAGAAATGGTGGAAGTCTGCGGCAGATGCGATAAATAAGAAGCACGGAGGAAAAGCAACACCAAGAGAACGCGCAGAACTAATTGTAAAAGCCAGGGCAAAAATCGGCCCTATGATTAATAGAGATCTTGAAGATACAGAAGCCAGGATGGCCGAATTATATGCCAAACGTACTGGCAACAACGAAGCAGATACTGACAAATTATTTGCGCAACTATTTAGCGGGGCGTCTCCAAGACCGAGAAAAAGGAGAAAAACTAGACGTGAATATGCTATGGAGGGTATAGGTCAGCATATATCGACTGCATTAGATATGCTAGATCCGAAAAAACGCGTCCATAAGGGCGTGCAATTGATACGTGCTAGTAACAATGCAAGAATTGCCACAACGGCCATATCTATGTTATCACATAATATAGATGTGATAAATGTTGATCGTAAACTAAGATCTTCTAATAAAAATCAGGCAACAAAAACGGTCAAAGAGAAAAAACCACTACAATTCAAACGCGTCTATGAATTGGCTATGTTTATAAATAAATGCATGGCCGAATCTTCCAAGAGCAATAAAGATGAAAAATATTGGGCACGCAAAGTGCGTGATTATGCAAAGAAGCTGGGTATAAGGCTTAAGATAGAGAATCTTCCGAGACGTCCATATCCAGAAGATTTTGAAGAATTCAAACAAAAGTATGCTCCAAAACCTGTATTGAAACCTGGTGAGAAGGTATAACATGAACACACCGACAGTTTTACTCGGATCCGGCTTTATCGGAGCGGCTGCACAGCCGAAGATAACCATCAACCAAGTACCAGTGGTATCAGAAAAGAAGACTGGTACAATCAAGCCAGCCAATAGAGGAAAATTCACAGCCAAAGCTGATAAAGCTGGGAAAAGCGTTGCTGGCTATGCTAATCAGGTTTTAAAGCCCGGTAGCAAGGCTTCGAAGGCAACAAAGAAGCAAGCAGTCTTTGCTAAGAATGCTCAGAAGTGGTAATGTACTTCAGAGCTGCTCCGTATCTTAATTAACTGTAGTCGCTCGTCATGCTATAACTACAGCGATACTACGGAGCAATGATGCCCGAATATATTGAATATGATATTGTTGTACGCCTTGACGACGCCAACATAGAAGCCCTTAATTTGAGGGGTCTATGTAGGGTAGAGTTATCTGTGACTGCGACATCCGAAGAGGAGGCGACGAAATGTGTCTCTAAATACGGACATGTTGGTGCGGCCTACAGGGTGGACGAGGTTAGGGGGCTATCCGAAGAAAATAAAAAGCAACTGGTTAAAGTAGCATTTTACCGTCCAAGTTCGAGAAATGAAGAAATATATACCTATGTCATTTGTAACCGTTGCATGGCATATAGTACACACCAGCAGGTGTGGTGCGGTAAGTGTGGCTCGAAACTTGTTGCACGAAAAGGACGAGCAAGTGAGTTTGAAAAAGAAGGTTATGAAGATGGATATAGCCTAGTCTGGTATAAGAAATGCGAGAAGGATGGCTTCTTCGAAGTGAGCATCAAGCTGAAATCGAATGTAAGCATAAACCTAGCAAACGACAAGGTTGAGCCACTGGGAATTGTGGTGTGTAGAGTGTCGCTGGGAATAAAAACGCTCAGAAGACATACGGCCGTAGAGATAGCATCGAAGTACGGTGAGGTCTATCATTGCAGATATAACAGAGGCGACGAAAAGTTCTTTGGAATTATCCTGTAATCACCTTGGATCCCATATAAGGTACTCTGGCGACGGACGTTTCACAGGAATACAATTAAACCCATTGCTGCATAACGGCTTTATGCGTTGGGTTTGTCGACCACTTCAAGAATTTTCTTACGATTACAGACCATTCTATGTCGCCATATGTTTGCACCATATGGGCAATCATGTTGCGATGTAGAATGCGTAGCTCTGTTATCTCGTCACTTGTCTGCCGTAATACAACAGGCTTATGGCACCTAATAACTCTATATTCGGTGCCGTCAATAGTTAAAACGAGTGATATTGTGATGATTCTTGAAATCGGATCATAGACACCTATTAGTTCAGCACTGCAATTTGGGATATTTGTATTCTTAGCTAGCTTTTCGCGCAGCCAGACTAATCTCGTATCAAGTAAACTAGTCATAGCTTGGACCGATTTACTCCATTATGACTCGACTTGTAGCTTGGCTGATAAGACTATCGGCTGTGGCTTTAGGAAGCCCCTCTAATATGCTATCCCATTGTCCGACACCACGGAAGATTTCTATTTTATATGTTCCAGAATTGACATCTTGTCCGGCCATTGGTATAGCTCTAATACCGCGTGGGCCAGCTTTACGCATCTGAACCATTGCTTCGGAAATATTGATTGCCATCATTCACCTACCTATAAAATTTTTGGTAACTGTACTCTTTGTAGTAGTGCTTGAAATGCGTCAAGGGCGCATAAGAATGTCTTATCTTTGGTCATCGCATCGCCATATCGGCGACCAAGACCCGGTTCTAAACAAAACCACCCTGTGAAGTTGTTGACCAGAGCATCCGCAATCAGAATATCTAGCTGTGCATCACCCAATCCAGCTGGTTTCGCAGAATTCCCACTCTTGAAATCATGAATATCGATAAAACTTGTTCGCGATTTCAATAAAGACCAATACTTTACGAACGGATTGATTTTTGATCTGATTACAAGTAGTGCTGGATCTAGTAGCAATTGCCATCTTCTGAATTTGCTTAGGAAGACCGCGATTGATGCTGGCTGGTTATAATAGCTTGTACTTTCTGGCTCGAATAGCAACAACATGTCATATGATATGCTTAGCTTTGAAGTGAGCGATAACCATTTTTGGACATATTCACTGGCATTTTTATTTGTCGATGTAGTGCCAAGACCGACACGAATCGCCTTGCATTTCAAAAATTTGCATATTTGTAAAGCTCTGATAAATTTTTGTTCTTCGGCAGCCAGTTTCTCAGGATCTACACAACCTATGTCGGTAGATAACATTACTGGCGACAAACCGTATTTAGTTAGCGTGTTATCAAGTATACCTATAGCATTATCTGGCATACTTGATATGTCGCGACACCAAGCACGACGAAGGCAGACATTAGTGATTTTCTTTGATATTAATAACCAACCAGCCTTGTCTGGATCATCGAAAACCTCGTCCATATAAGCAGCTAGTTTAACGCTCATAGCTCGACTATTTGGCTGTGCTTCGGTCCGGTTCTGACCCAGTGTAATCCGAAGAATTGCGACATGTCCGACGAATCACCACAGCTTTCGTTCACACGATCAACATACCTGCCATTGTTTTCTAGCACCGGTTGCAGATGCATTCGCAACCAATTAATGACCTTGGGCGTGAAGACCTCTTCGTATGTCGTCTTGCCTTTGACGGTTCTATCGACAAAATTGATGAAATTGAGGCTATAAAGAACATTGCCTTCTTCGAGAAGACCGCCAGCAAGAGCATTAACATATTTGGCTCTCTCAGTCGGGAATTCGAAGATTCGTCTAACTTTTTTGGTGACAGATGTCATCATTGCATATCTGTACTCTTCGACAAATTCATCGAAATTATCATATCCGGCCTGCTTTGCGACTTCCTCCCATCCAATCTCTCTTGCTTCCCAATAATTGCCTGTGTAGCACTGTTCACCAGTAGCGGCCGATTCATTACTGATGCGTATTGGATTCGTGCGCAAATTAATAACGACGTTCGTGATGGCTCTACCAGGAAGACCAGCATCAGCGACCAATTGTGTCGGATGTGTTTGTCGCGATGTGCAATATGGATATTCGGCGAAGTTAAGATCAAGATCGACACCTTGTGATCCTTCAACAAGAACTCGCATACCTTGTTTTGCTATGCGGCGATTCAACTCTGTTGTTAAATCGGCAATCGTGCAGAACTCGTGTAACTCTTCGTAATCTCTGGCGAGTTTCTGTCGAGGCAATCGCATAGCCTTCGCTGCGATAGCAGCACCACATCCTTTGAACGTGCTACCGGTCTTGATAGTTTCACGTTCATATTGTTTATTTTCTTCGGTAATTACATTGGCGAGCGGGTGGATAGTAAGACGATCACGGATTGGAAATCCCAAAGATTCCAAGTTAGAGACTTCATTAAAAAGCGTCTTCAAATCGATCGCCGCACCAGCATTGATGTAGAGCTGTGTGTTTTTATTGATAAATGCTGATGGTATATGTTGGACGAGTATCCTTGTCCCATTATCGAGTTCGGTATAGTGGCCAGCATTCGTGCACCAGTTGTTTGTGGCCAGGTGGAATGGATATTTGTCGGCTAGCCAAGAATTGAGGGAACCTTTACCAGATGAGCCAGCACCACCATCTGTCGTAACTACTACCATTCCGCCTGTGTTGTTTTTATGAAATGGGCTTTTCATGTGCTTAATCCTGATTGTGTATTTAAGTCAAACATATAATATGTTTGACCACGAAATACAATGGTTGTGTGGTGTAATTGATGCGGAAGGCTCTTTTATACTTACTTATGCTAAGGCCGAAAGAAAACGTCATTGTTGTAAAATACGAAGATGTTATCTCAAAATCCTAACGACAGACAGCATCATCATACCAAAGGTTTGTGAAATACTTAAATGCCATTATCAACCGCGTCCATCAAAATTGTCAGTCCGAATAACTGGTAGCCAATTGCGATTGCTGCTTCCGAAGTTAATACCATATCTTTATACTAAACAACCACAAGCTAAGTTAGCTCTCGCAGCACTGAATATCAAAAATGGTCAGAATTCTTTTTATTCCGAAGCTGAATCACAATTATGGCATTCATATTACAAAAAAGTTCGACAGCTAAATCAAGTCGGCAAGAAAGCAATAAATGATGTAGAACCTAGAGAACACATATTTAGTTGGCCGTGGTTGGCCGGTATGACCGATGGTGATGGGACCATCATTAATGGACGTTTTGGTCTTGGTGGTCATTCCATAAAACCAATATATAAAATCTCATTAGCGCATTTGCTAACGATAGATTATTTGGGAGGTCAGCTTGGAGTTGGATCTTTACGTTCTGGTGGCGGAAAAGGTAATAAAAGGCCACTTAGGGCCATTAGGCTGATGGCCGATAAACAGCGTGAGATATTGCCGAAAATCATACCATATTTGCAACTTAAAAGGGAGCAAGCAGAAATCGCTTTAAAAATAGCCATGTTACGTCATTCATTGCCACCTGGAACCAATAGATTAGATTCAGACACTGGGGATAAGATTAAGATATTGTTAAGTGAATTGGATAGATTAAACGCATCGTCTGGTAAGTCGAGACATAAAATTACGATATGATTTTATCAGCTATGACCTTCGCTGCTATATCTGTGATTAGTGTCTTTAGTAAATCTTTACAATCTAATACAATTCTTAATGCTCTCTGAAATTGAGCAACTGCTAAGTTAGTGCGTGGTGTTTGCTTTGCAATATCTGGCAGAGATTTGATCAACTCACCCTTTATTTTGTCATCTAGCTCTTCGCACCAGCCTATAGCTTCTTTGGCTGATTCTAATTTACCTTCTGTCCATGGCATGATTCCTCCGCAGTGTTCACAATAGGCTGGTGCGACACCGATGGGACGCGGTTTCTTAATTACATTACCATGGTATGTCGTGCTGCCACGTATGTTTGTATTACAATATAGGCACTTTGATATAGTTGGTTTACCGCATATAGTGCAAAATGAAGAATTTCTAGCTGGACAACGCTCAGATGAACTGTTAATAATATGTCCGTTAAGACAGATTAATGCCACATCGTGCGTCTCATATGCCATCTCAGCATACCCTACATGATTCATCTTGTTGATTGTTCTAAATCTACCGATTAGCTCATAACAGCCTGAACATCATAGCCGTCTGCAGCCCATATATTAATCTGATCTCGATCAGTTTTATTTGCTAATTGTATTGCTCTTGGTAGCGGCAAGATTTCGATAACTTCATCAGACATTCTACCATTTCGTACTTGTCGCCTTATAGCAACTCTGTTATTCTGTTGGAGTCTCTGTTTAATCCTGATTGCTGTTTGAATTTGTTCTAAATCGTGTAACAGATTCGTTAGACTTTGGCTTAGTTTCGTTTCTACTGCTGTAAGCCAAACGTCTGATTTTGTCAATAGCTCGGCGCTATCTCCCAATTCATCGATAATATCAAATTCGATCATCTCTCGTCCCCTGAGCCATAGGTCGATCTTCTTCAGTCTCAACCAACCAATGATTAGGCATCCATACTAATTGTCCTAATAGCTCAATTCTGCTAAATCCACTCTTGGTTGCACGAATGATACCTATTTCACCGTGCCAAATGTGTTCTTGATTGTAGATGCGCACCAACATACCAACTTTGACGGTGCTATTAGTCATTTGAAGATTTTTTCGATCTTACTTGGATTCTCTTTTAATTCTTTTATTATAGTTTGAGCTTGCTTAAGGCTTACACCATATCTAGCAGCCTTGCATGAAGCTATTATCTTAGCGGAGTTTATATTACCGCACAGCTTAATTGGCCGATTAATACATGCTAGAATTGCGGCCAACGACGTATTATGTGCAGAAATATTAGCTTTAGCTTGTGCACAACGTAAATTAATGTCTGTGCGCAATAAGTTCGGAGCCGGTGTTTCTCTAATTCCCATACATAGATTATCGACATCAGCTTGTTCTCTAGACAAGCACCCTAACACATATCTGATTTCAGTAGCTTGCGGCAGATTTGTCCTAATGAAATTGGTTATTGCCAATGACTCTGCTTTTGCCATACCTTGTGGTAATATACCGAGTGCTATCTCGAATCCGTCGCACGACAGTGCATTGATTGACATGCTATGGAATTTACTGACACCGGCTTTATCACCCTTCGGCCAATCTACAGTAGTTAAAATTTTATACTTGGCTTGTCTTCTAACTCGTTGCATTGATGCATCTGCGACTAAGTCTGGATGAACTACTACTGCATTCATCCTATAAACGTGAGCTAATTCCATAGCTTCGTTTAACTCGCTCGCCTGCATGATGTCTAATTCAAGTTTTTGGCTTATGTAATAGAGCATTGTTATGTCCATTTTTGTTAATTGACGTCATTTAAATACATTACGTCAATTCAAGAACAATAATAACGACGTAATTAATCAACAGAAACGATAATAATGTCGTCTGTTGTGATATTGACATCTGGTATTTTGCGCCAGTTCATCCCACCGCCCGTCTCGTATACTCGTGCCGGGATGTCGACTAAATATCTCTCGTTGCCTCTGGATATGATAAGATTGGCGTGATCGTCGCCTTCCCAACCACCATCTTCTATATCACATTCTATATTAGATGCTATTACGTCAGATATGGCAGATTGCACTTCATCACAAATACCTCCGCCACCTACTTCGATATCGATTCCATCTTCGTCCTGATCCCAAGCATCGTAAACTTCCTGTGCCGCTGAGGCAATTTGATTACGAACGGCCAATAGCTCTTCGATAAGCATTATTTCTGTTTTGAGATTTCAACGTTCTGCTTTTGGGTGTGTCCAGGAATAGCATTATGGACGACGAAATCATTGCCAACCGATAACTGATTGTAAGCTATTCCACCACCATGAGGACCAGCAAACGTCTTCTGTTGCTTAGTGCCGTCTGGTATGATCGGTTTCGACGGCATTTTATTCTGATCCAACATCATAATTCTCCAAATCATGGACAAGCATTTCGATATCTGTATCTTTGATGTAAATGTCGAAATGTTTCAGAATGTCAATAATGGCATTTTTAACATGTTTTGTTCTTTTGATACCTGGCAAATAATGAAAACTAACTGGCGTTGTCGTCTCTGTTTCGTCTAGGATTGTAATTATTGGGTTATTTGTGGCTTTAAATCGTTGATATGCTATACCAAATTCGAAATTTGTCCCACGTCCGCTTGGTTCTATTACAAACACATATGACGCCGACGATACGCCATTATATTCACAAAAAGCTTTCTGACGTAACGATATTGGATCTAAATCACGTGGTGCCCTTATAGAGAAGATTTCTTCTCCATATGTCGTCCAATCGAATGCTATAGGAATATCTAACCTCTTAAAACATCTAACGAATGCCCTGACACGTTCCCAATTTGATAATGTAGAGGCGATATAAATCGACTTCTTTTTGTCCCATTCTATGACATGCCAACCATCGGTCAGATCTTTATTGAATTCCATCGACCAATAGTAATTGCCACCACATTTATCACATTTACCATCAACCCATACAGCTGCTGAAAATTCTGAACTACAATATGGACAAGTCAGGTTTTGAGTTAGCATAATTTATTTACACATTGTCACAAATCATTTTTAGAGCTGCGTGGTGATCCAACCTATTGTAATAATCCAGGAATTTAAATCGATTATATGAACTGCAAAAATAGAATCTTTTCCTAATTTCCTCAGGTAATGTTCGTGCTGCGTCTTCGTAATATTTGGCTTCTTCGGCGAACCTTTTTTTACGGCTATCTGCTGTGCAATCTAAGTTAACACCGTAGAAGTGTAGCATTTCTTTACCATCGACAGTGACAGCACCCATATCAATACCGAAAATATATATCTTATCATATCCTAACCATAATGCTACTTGCATTGCTGCATAGACGCTCGATCTTCCGATATTGAATCCGCTTGCCAAGTCGGTACTAAATCCAAAACCAGGGATGTTTTTTACAAAGATTGTTCCCGGTCTAGATTCATTAATCATGGTTGAGTTGAATATGTAGCCATTATATCTAGCCCATAGCTCGTTATGCCTTTTTAGCTGCGAAATATCACAGAACAACCAGTATTTTGTGGGCCATACTCGAAGGTCTGGTTTATTTATCGACATAACATCGACACGCGGATTTTCGGATAATCGTGCTGTATCGACTTCCAAAACACTCGGGCCATTGCCGATGATAACCAATATGCGACCAACACAAGTATTATGCAGCTCGCGTAGTTTTTTCGTGCTACCTTCTGGCGGATCACGAGTAATTATTTTCGTGATCGGTTTTTTGGGTTTCGAATTGGCAACTACCGGCTTAGCTGCTCCGGCGATACCCCTCTTTGGCATAACCGGCATTCGACGATTGACCGCAGGTGTCATCTTTACCGGTGTCACCGGCTTTGGACGCATCGCTGCACGCAATACCTTAGTAACAGCGGGCTGTTGCTTGATTACAGTTCTCGCTGCACGTGGTAATATTATTTCACGTTTAGCGTTATTTATCGGCCGTACTCGTAGATTTAAAATCATAAAATAATATTTTCCGGTATACCGGAAGCTCGTTAATCGATCTTGACACGAGCTTTTTGATGTGTTCTACTATAGCTTGTTCGCACCGCGCCAGCTTCTTCGACGGCTAAATGATCCGCAAAGGCGGCGAAATTCTTTTTCTGCCTCGTATCTTTACTCAGAATACTATATATACAACGATGGATTGTTGTTGTCAAAAGATTGAATACGGGGGCTCTTCCAGGGGTATATCTAAGCCTCCCACGAGCAATCTTACTTATCACTTGAACAAGAGCTTCGCTTGCGAGGTTGTTTGTTTCTTCTGCAGATTGTTGGTTGAATTTGCTTGCAACACCATTACACATCTTTGCAATGTCTTGCAGCATGGCTTGCCAACTCTCTGTCATCGTAGGTTCAAGATAATATCCTTGTGCCTTGAGCTGCTCCACGTTCAAATTGCCAGGCATGACCCACGTCACAATATCGTCTGTTGTGCAGAAAATAATATCGTCAGAAATAATGTAATGCAATCGTGTTGCGAAACAAGGATCTTGTATTTTACTATCCGGTAGTATGCCTATTATGAGAGTCCATAATACTTTTTTGATGCGCAGATGTTCAATGCTTGGTGTATTACTAGAAACTAACCATTCAAACCAGTTACGTTCGAGAACCTGTGTATCACAATATTTAGCCATTGCGAATTCCCTTTCTTTTCTTGACTTTCTAATACACACGAAGGAATGTTTGTATGTCCAAAGTAAGACAACTCTCGGAGGTCTTCTTGCGTGGGTCACTCGCAAACGTCACGATGAAGAATCTGACGAAGGAAGAACGGGCGAGAATCGACGAATTGATGGTCATTGTCGGCAACCACGAAGTGCTTGCCGGTCATCGTCAAGAATTCATTTATCAGCTAGGATCAACGATCGCTGCCGATTATCACGACAACCAAAACGCAGCACAAGAAGAATTTCAAATTGCGGTTTGGCGTGGTCTTGTACATCTACTGTATCATACTGATTATAAGTTCGAATGTTCCTTGTGCCATAGTACTTCATTCTTTAGCCAAAGCGGTCGCCCAACTCCATTTAACAGGTGCTTCGATTTCTGTCCTGTCTGTGATGGGTGTTTGATATCAGATCCATGCGAAAGCATTTTCGCTATGAATGATCCGCTCACCCAGAGCGAATATCTCTTTGTTGTTAATCGTTTGCAGAGAGAATGCAAACGTCCGCCACTTATTAAAAGCTGTATAACAGCAATTCGTGGTGCTGAAAAAGTAGAAGACCCCGAGAGAATATTAAACGACCCAGAACAGTTGAAGAAATTTTTTGGCTCGTTTATATGGAATTATTTCAGACAAATATTATTAGAAAATCCGATAACTAAACACCAAAAGCGTATAGAGATATTGATCGGCCCGGCTGACAAAATTGCAGCAGACGCAATTAATCTGCTACTCACCGATATTAAAGCTTTTCACGTATACAATGGATGTCCAGAACGCAATAAATCATTCCCATTAGATACCGCCTGCTATGCTATTGCGTGTGATCCATTGTTGCTGTCGCCATCCGATTTCTATCCACGTTTTTGGGAAATTAAGGAGCACCTAGTTGCTCTCGGTGGCGAAGTTGCTATCGACCCCAATTATATCGTAGTACGCGACATGCAAGGGCAAGCTCCGTATGCGGAATTTTCGGCATCTGTCAATTCAGAAGTTCAAATTGTGAATAATGTCGTCGGTCACCGTAGCGATGACGGTGATTCTGTCGATGTAATATCGCAATTAGAGGACCAGCACATGACTGAAGATAATGTACATGGCATCGAAATGCGTGAGATAATTGCTCACGTCCAGAAGTGCTTACCGGATGGTGATTGCAAGGCTGTCTTTCAACTGTTATATGGGGTTGGACCTATTTATCAAGAATTTGTCCAAGAATTCCCAGACACGCCACGCGTAAATCAAGGAATACCGCACAAGAATCGTATGGCGAAATTCTTGAAATGCACACCTAAAGATATTAAGAACTATCAACAAACAATCGGGGTTCAACTAATAGCACACGGCGTTGCAGTAGATCTTGAAGCCTAATTACCACTTAGGCCCACCCGGTTTACTCCAGAATTGTTGAGCCATTCCCAAGCCAGATGCTCTTGGGTGTTGATAAGGTAGTGGTATAATACGCGGTGTTAGGTTAATATAACCATCTGCATGTGATTGGAATACTCTAGAAACGAATTTTATAACTCGTCTGGGTGTTGTTTGATGCGTAGCCGACTGGTCCTCTGATAAAATCTGACCATGTTGCAGCTGCAGCGTCAATCTTTTCAACCCCATGTGAAATGTTTCACCTAAGTAGCATCTCTGATTCCCT